TAATAGCTGCCAATAAATGGCTGGCTGGACATACTACAGGAAGTCTTTATAATTGGTTACAAGAAAAGATGAATCCTAAGAACCTTGGATCTAAATATGCTAAAGAAGCTATGTCTATGGCTGGTCAATCATATAAAGGATCGAGCTATAATATAAGTGCATCTGGAGTAAAGGCTCCTATGGGATTACTAGAATCTGATATATCTACTCCTAGTGGAAAATCAGGTTATAGCGGAGTTACTTCTACAGCTAGCGCGTCTTCTTATAGTGGAGGATCTGGTTCAGATAGAGGTGGATATGCTGCAAGTTCATCAGGAAGTGTAGCTAAAGCATCTTCTGGTTCAAACGTATCTAGTCCATCTGTAAGTGTTACTAATAATACAGTAACAGCACCACAAGATGGAGTAGCTAGTATTATGGCTAAGATGTCTACTAACCAAACGACTGCTATAGTCGGAGCACTTAATAACTTGGCTACATTATTACAAAATATACTTAAAGAATTATCAAATAATAATACAGAGGCAATGCGTCAAGCAGCTGCTGGAGCTAAATAAGGAGGTTGAATGAATATATGCCTAGAAATAAAACAGGTCAATCACAGGGTTATTTTGATGTGGGTGACGAACTTATAGATGTTATGGGCGAAGGTGCTGGAACAAATGGCGCTAGAGTACCTAAAAGAAGCGTTCCTAGTGGAATTACTGCTGATGACGGTGTCTCTGGAAGTGGAGGCCGTGTTAGTGCTGGCAGAAAAGATATTCCTACAGGACATGGACGTAATAAAGGAAGTAGCTCTAGTTCAAGTACTAGTAATGTAGTATTTACTAAAAATAATACAGGTACTGGAGTAGGTAATGCTGTAGCAGGAGCTACTAGTAGAATAAATGTTAATACTAAAAATATGTTTCCAGATAAATCACCAGGAAATACAGGAAAGTCTGGTAAAGGGGGATCCTCGTCAAAAGGATCCTCTTCTGGAAAAGGTAGTGGATCTGGCGTAGGTTCAAATCCATTTGGTAATCCATTAGCAGGATCATCTAGTCATGGAGCTAATCACGGATATGCTGGTGGATGGAATGGACTGGCTGATGATACTAATCCAGGTGGAGTTTTTAATGGAGACATTGCTGCGCTTGCAGAAAGAGATAGATTTAGTAATTATGTTGGTAAAGAACTTGGTACTAATGAATACAAAAAGAAAGCTAATATGGAGATATTAAAGCATGCTGTAGATGATCTTTCTCTATTATCAGATATAGGACTGCTTCCATTTGATGATCTTATGGCTTCTATTAAAAATAAAAACATTAATGGATATGGAGATATAAAAGAAGTAGAGTTTAAAGATCATGGAGTAGATTTAGAAGGAGTTACTGGTATAATAGGACTTCCTTATATGGCTGATAATGTAGTAGATCCACCTCCTATGTGGAATGCGTCAGAACTTTCTGGAGAGCTTAATAGTTGGGAAAGTGGAAGATGTGGAAAAGACTTTACTAAGCGTGTATTAGAAAGAGGACAGTATCTAGTACTTATGCCTATAGAATTGCGTCCTAATATTACAGATACAGTAGCACTAGGACTTGCTGGAGCTACAGGAAGTATTACATCTAATATAGTAAGTGGACTTATAACTAAAGTAGATAGCGTAGAACAAAGATTAAACGTTACTTCATATGGATTTACTGCTAAGATAGCTGCAAAACGTTATTGGCGTAGTGTACAAGCTCATGCTAAGGCTATATTATATGCTCTTGGTATAGATGAGTTTGGTGGAGATTTCTGGAAAAGAGATAATACAGATAAGAAGAACTTCTTAAAGATGTATATGCCAGATTACTTAGTGGATAATGTATACGCTACTACTGATATGGAAATGACTCTTAATAATTTGGCTGACTCAAAGTCTGCAGAAGCTGGAGAACTAGAAGAATACGAAGAAGCTACAAAGAAAGCTGATATATCTGCTGAAGAAAATACTAATGCAATTGGTTCAAAATTCCAAGTTTTTGGTAAAGATGGTAAAAGAGAAGCTGCTGATGCTGCACTTAAGAGTGAAGTTGGAAAGGTTGGTAGTGGATTTATAACTAATGCTCTTGGAAAGTTTATTGGATATGATGATAATAGTAACAGCTTAGATAGTACTGGGCCTGATGTAGTAGAAAATGGAGCTCCTGTAACTTCTATGTACACTGGAAGTATGATGGCCAAGCTTATACATTATATAATGAATATAGATATGGAAGATAAAAGAATACAAACTATGCCTTATACTGTATTCTACTGTAATGGACCTATAGATAGAACTTATTCATGGAGTATAGAAACAGGTCCTTCTAAACTAGGAGAACATGCTATACTTGGTACAAAGCGTGCTGTTAAAAAAGGTATGGGTAAATTATTCAATAATATAATGTCTTCCGTAGCTGGTGGAGCTGGAGAAGGAAGTACTCAGGCAGAAGCAGAAGCTGGTAAAGAGGGAGTAGCTATGATTAATGAGGCTATGGATCCTATGCAAGATATGATGAATGAATGGGCATATCATAATAGTGGAAAGACAATGGGGTCTTTCTTAATAAATAATCTATATGTACCTAAAGTGCAAAATGGAGGAAGTAGCCAATTTGCATATACAGTACCTATAAGAGATATGGCTCTATCTTCTGATAGATATAGTCTTGCTAGATTACATTTTACTATGGCACTTCTTATTCCATATGTATATCAAACTACATATCCAAGACAGGCATTAATTATACCATCATCTGCACTATACTGTTCTGCTTTCTCTAAGGGAGTTATAAACTGTCCTAGAGCAGTAATCAGTAGTATGAGTGTAAAGACAGATAATGCATTCCAAACTACATTTGGAGTACCTACAGAACTAGATATAACTCTTACAATAGAACCTCTATACACTATGGGTATTACACCTGACTTCAATAAGTACTGGGCTGTACAAAATCATCCATATTACTTCCTTGGAGCTATGTGGAATCCTATGAGCAGTATAAATATGCTTGCTACAATGTGTGGACAAAACACTGTCTTTTCTAGGATGCCAGTAGGACTTTTTGAATTCTTTATTAAAGGTAATATAGGTAAGTTCTATGATAGTATCAGAGGAGGATATGCTTCATTCAGAGCGTCTATACGTGATTACTTCAGTTCGCTTGGAATGAGTCAAAATAACTATAAAATGATATAGAGGAATGATGTGAAGTGGGTAGTAGAGCAAAATACAGAAATAGAGATACTTCTAGAGATACGGCAGAAGAAGTATCGGTTCCTCTTGAAATTAAGAAGAGGTTTATTAACATTAATCTTAATAAAGGCCTTAAGATAACTCTTTATGGAGCTCCGTTTACAGATAGTAGACCACGGACAATGGCGTCTGGGGCCGTAGCTATGGTAAATATGGAGCTTATGAAGAAAGTATTTATACAGCTATATGAAAGAAGTAAGCTTCTACAGAATACAGTTATAATAAGTCCTTATGTAATAGTAATGCATGCGTATAAGAAAGCAACACAAGAAACTGCTCGTAAATTTAAACGAGGAGATTTTGGTAAGCGTTTACATAAATTATATGTATCTGAGCAGATTCATGACATGAGTATAAATGACGTGGATAATATGATAAAAATACATAATGATATCTTATTTGAGCCTGAGTTTAGAATATGTCTTGATGATGCTTGGAACATAGCTGACACAGATTGCTTTAAAGTATTATCAGATAACGAAAGAGTAGAGCTATACATATATTATACAGATACTATAAATGCGTATATGGAATGGAATATAATGCGTAGTGCAAAGTACTATTGCTATCTGATATGTGATAAAAACAGAAAAATCAATAATAGAACGTTAATAGAACATGTTAAATATATGAGAAAGATATTTGACAAATACCAATCTGGTTATAAGAGTGAAACTGATATCTTAAATCTTATAAAGCGTACTCAAAAGGTAATACAAGAATGGAGTGCAGAAGATATTAAGATAATGGCAGATATGACTGAACGCGTATATAATAAGCGTGATGCTCAGAATAAGGTTTTGCTTCTTATAACTAAGGGTAATAAGGTCGCTACTGATCTAGTAAATAAATATATCATTAGAGAAGAAGAAGGAGAATCAAAAAATGTTACAGAACACAATGGACTATATACGTTCTATTAGAAAACCAAATGAATCAAATGAAGATCTTATTAAAAGAGTGCTTGAAGACAAGGTATACTTTGCAGTTATAGCTAGTCTTACTCCTAGTATAAATTGTACGACTTTAAAGACTCTTTTAACTGATCCTGAATTTATAAAAAACCTATAAGGAGATGAATATAGAATATGAGTAATATGACTATAAAATTGGATATTCTTCCAGTTAGGGATAAGCTTACTACAAGACTATTTGGAGCTCTTGTATCAAAGTTTAACCCAAGTACAAATGAAAGAGTAAATGCTTCTGCATTAGAGAGTCTTGGACTTAGCTATGATTATTTAAAAGAAAGTATGGATAGAAGAGGTAAAAATATACTTACTCCTGTATTACAAACTGCTCTTGAACATATTGATTATATGGCAGAAAAATACGTTTTGGATAATAATTGCTCTTTTAAGACTACAGAAGCTAGATTTGAAAACGGATATGCTCTTGAAGATGCAGGAGATGCTGCTTTTGAAGTAGAAGACGGAGATATCACATCAGGTATTATAGCAGATATGATAGAAGATCTTTCTAAAAAGCACAGCACTGAAATAAAAGATTTGGCTAAGTATATCTTAAAGCTTGAAAAAGATAAGCAAGGTGACGATAGAGCTATGGCTGAAGAAGAGGATAACGAATATGTTGAAGAAGATGAGACTTTCGAACCTGATTCGGAAGGCAATGGTGAAAGTGGAGACGGGGATTCTGATAATCCTTTCGGCAACGATTCGGATTCTAATGAAGGTGAACAAGAGTCTGGAGAGGGCGAACAAGAGTCTAACGGTGATGATGCAAACCCATTCGGAGATGACTCTGGGGATAACAATGGCGGAGATGAGGCTGGCTCTTCTGGCGACGACTCGAATCCATTTGGCGGAGATGATAATGAATCTTCGGATCAAGGTTCATCAGACGGTGGACAGACTAATGAAGGTGGAGACTCAGATGGAGGAAATCCATTTGCTGACTCTAGCGAAGGTGAGTCTAATGATAATGGTTCCTCTGATGGTGACTCTGGTAGTGGTGATTCTAACCTTAACAGTGATAATCCTTTTGAGAGCTACATGGCTAGTGTGTCTAAAGGTACTCCTAACGCTACATTACTTGGAGCTATAGGAATAGAAAGTGGAGATGTACTTGCTTATGTAAATAATACTGTAAGTAAAGAATATAAGTCTGATATGCAAAAGCTATTTGAAGAATATGGTATGGAAAGCAATGAATTCAAAGCTAAGCAAAATGAATATGTAAAAGTATCTGAAGCTGCTGTAGAATCTATTTGTGCTTCTATAGCTACTATGTTTGGACTTGGACTTCCACTTGATTTAGGAAGACTTAAATACTATCAATAAGGAGAGGTGAATTCATATGTATATTCATACATGTGACGAGATAGTAGATGCTATTAAAAAGAAGTGTAATTTCCCAGCTAAGCCTCTAGATACTTATTCAGTAGTTTTTATAGGAGCTAATATAGACGATAAGTCTAAGTTCTTGGCTATTAATATAGTAAGTGGATGGGATAGAAGTGATGATAAGTATGGATTTGGTAACTATTTCCCTTGGGTTCATAATACTTCTATGATTAAAGATAGAGGTAATCTTGGATCTGAAGTATATTATACTGTACTTGGAGATAATCCTGAAGACTTTTCTAGAGCATTTAATAAGCTTATAAAGCTGGCTAATAGCATTAAGAAAGATATAAAGATAGATATAGAAACAGCATATAAATCTAGAGGAAGAATGAATCCTCGTGTAATAGGATATAAGCGTAGTATAGTAGTTCCTGCTGAAGCAAGTAGTATTAAAGACGTAAAGATTACTGATCACTTTGTAGAGAATAAGGCAGATGTTATGAAGATTATATCTAATAATAATACTATGGTAAGTATGCTGGAAAATAAAATGAATACTAGAGAAAATCGTTTTGATTTTCATGTTCAGTATTAGTAAATATTTATATACAATCAAAGATGTTCCTAGCCTAATAGTAAATCACTATTAGACTCACATAAATATTATAGGGGAGATTAGATTCTCCCCAAACTTTTTTTGTATGCCTAATAACTATATATATTTAACTATAAAGGAGGTGATATAAAAATGTATGGTACTATAAAACAGAAGATTAAACACTTAAGTAAAGAAGATTATAAAAATCTAAGATATCTCTGTAGGGTTTCTAAGAATCTTGTAAATGAAACCATTTATAATATACGCAATCATTACGATATTTTTAAAGAGTTCTTACCATATAATAGAAATTATCATATGCTAAAACATAGTGAAAATTACAAAATTCTTAACTCAACTACTGCACAACAGATAATTTTAAATGTGTACGAATCATTCAAAAATTATTTTGTACAACTTAAAATTATTAAACAGGGCGATAAGTGGGTTAGAAAAGCTTCCCTACCTAGGTATTTAGATAAAAAAGGATTCTATCCATTAATCATAAATGACATATGTATAATCTCAGGTAAATTAATGATACCTTATTCTCATAAATTCTCTAAAGGATATAGTAGAATATTTATAAATATTCCGCCTATACTAGAGAATAAGATTATTAAAGAAGTAAGAATAATACCAAAATCAAAAGCTAGGTTCTTCGAAATTCAATATATTTATGAAAAAGAAGTAAAAGAAAAGGATTATAAAATAAAAAATATACTAGCGATAGATTTAGGAGTAAATAACTTATGTACTTGTGTAACTAATACTGGCAAATCTTTTATAATAGATGGTAGAAGATTAAAATCTATAAATCAATGGTATAATAAAGAAAGTGCTAGATTAAAATCTATAAAAGATAAGCAGAAGATAAAAGGGTATACACTAAGGTTAGATAGATTAGTTTATAACTATAAAAATAGAGTCAACGATTATATGAATAAAGCTATTAGATATATAATAAATTACTGTAAAAATAATAATGTATCAGTGTTAATTATAGGACATAATAAAGATTTTCAAAGGAACTGTAATATAGGAAGAAGTAATAATCAAGTATTATCCCAGTTACCTTTATCGAAACTAATATTTAAGTTAGAGTACACTTGTAAAGTAGAAGGAATCGATACTCTTGTGATAAACGAGGCATACACTTCTAAAGCATCTTTCTTTGATAAGGATCCATTACCTAATTATGGAGACACAAATATATCTAAATTTTCTGGTAAACGTGTTAAACGTGGTCTTTATAGAACTGCTAATGGCTATGAATTTAATGCTGACGTAAATGGAGCATTAAATATATTACGTAAAAGTAACGTTGTAAGCCTTGAGGCTTTATACGCTAGAGGCGAAGTGGATACGCCTATAAGAATAAGGATTAAGTAGAAATATTTAATCAAACTTCTTAAAGTATAGAATCTATACACAATTATTCACATATGTTAGAGCGATTTCTATACATAATTATTCGCATATATTTAAACGTTATAAATGATATAATAATTTAAAAGGAGGAATTAAGAGAATGGCAAAGAATTTTTATTTACCACCAGCAGTAGATAGTCTATCGGGTATACCATCGAATAGAGCAGAGCTTTATAAGGCTACTGTAAAACAAGTCCAGCTTAATAAAAAGAATAGTAATATTAGGTATGGAATGAATTTTACTACTGTAGATTTCGAGAAGTTATACCATAGCGATATGGAAACTGGTAAGGGATTTATAATTGATACGTCTATTAGGTACGATAGTATAGATGATGACAGAGAAGCACTTCTATCTTCTGATAGTGTATTTAGTTATAAGTTCGGATTTAGAAGCGATGATCCACCTACTGTGCAGGCTAAAAGATGTAGCTGTAAGTGTGGAAAGACAGTATCTCCAGTCCCAGGAGGACTTTGCGAGCACTGTAATTCTGTAATAGCACCTGTACAAAAGATAAGGGGATGGATGGTACTTGATAAGTTTAAAGTATTTAATCCGTCGTGGCTTTCTAGATTTTTTAAATATGCTAAAAAGAATGTCCTATCTGAGAAGGAGATTCGTAGAGATTTGTATAACCACAGGCCTCTAGATGGAGTAAAGCGTAAGTCTTGGAATATATTTGAGCTTCAAGACAGAGTTACGCTTGCAAAGTTTATAGAAACCTATAGCGTTCCAGATATGAAAGATTATTTTCTATCTACTATAAACCAAGCTATGACTTCATATATACCTGTATTATCAAAGGACTTCAGACACTATCAAGTAGTGGCGTCTATTAGTGGGAAATCAGACGTAAGAAGTCATGAGATGAATAAACATTATATAATAATAAGTGATAACGTATACAAGCTTAATCATATGAGCGAACATGCTCCACCTGGTAAAAAGGCAATATATATTTCAAATATAGCTAAGAACTTCGATATCATTATGAATATAATACTTGATGAGATTGGAGATGGTAAGGATTCTCTTATTAGAGGGAAGACTGTATCAAAGCGTATGGATAATAGTTGTAGATGTATTATAGAAGGTCTTACTTTTAATAGTAGACTAGATGTTTGCACTATTCCATATAGAATATTTGGAGAAATTACAATAGGTCCATTCAGATCATATTATGATAGACACGGAGTAACACCTGAGGCTATTAATAGAATGAAGAATAATATACCGAATGACGACGATTGTAGTATTATGTGTAAAGTCCTAATAGACTTAAGAAAAGATAAAAAGAATTTCATACTTGCCTACAGACCACCATGTATTTATATGCTTAGTCAAAACTCAGAAGAGATAATAGCTCTTACTAATGATAGAGAACAAGTACTTAGATTTAATGCAATAAAAGTAGATGCTTGTGATCATGGAGACTTTGATGGAGATACAGAGGGTGCGTTCAATATACCAGAAGCTTCAATACTACCAACATACTTCGCATTAAATCCAAAACGTGGATGTTATAATCCAATAACAGGACTTTATAATAGTGCTTTTAACTTAATAGAAGGTCCGTATCTGGCTGTTTACAGAGTTCTTAATGTTGATGATCATGTGAATGATGAAGACGTTATGACGGAATACGAGTTTAATAAGCTTGCTACGTAGTTTTGTATCAGACAATCATCTCTGTAAATATAAAATACTTAGGAGATGAATAAATAGATGAAGAAAACAGTTATACTGAAAGGTGTTCGCTATAATAAGTATGAAGTAGACGAAGAGGGAAATATATATAGAAAAGGTTCTGATACTCCGCTAAAGAAGTTTGGAGATGGACGTGGATATCTGCGTGTTGATCTTATGAATGATAGAAGTGAAAAGGTTATGGCTAAGATACATCTGGTCGTAATGCATACATTTGTAGGAAAACAGAAAGAAGGAGTCATTATTAACCATATAGATGGGGATAAAACTAATAGTGCTCTGAATAACCTTGAGTATATAAGTCAACGTGAAAACGTGGCTCATGCTCAACGTCTGATAAAAAACCTTCCATACTTAGAAGAAGAGCTTATACATAAAATAATAGAACTTCGTGACGAAGGCCTTACTCTTAATGAAATAGCTGATGAGCTAGGATTAAAGTATCATGTAGTAAGGGATATGCTTCAAGGAAAGACTTACAATTATGTTAAACGCTGATCGAATTAAAACCTCGATTGGCGTTTTGCATTTAAAAACGACGTAATTAAATGAGGGAGTCCGACTACACAACACACGATGGTATGTATAGAAGGACTCGATCTATATTTAAGTCAAGATAACTAATTAGAAGTACAATATGTAAAAAAATCTTTATTATGAACTTTTCAACTTAATTTCTTTAAAACAAGAATTGATTGATATTTTTTGGACATTACCAACTTTTAATCAGTTTAGCAAACAGAGCATGGAAAGTGAAAACCCCCAGTACTCAAATACAAAATCTATAATATTTAATAGGAGGTACTCATTGAAATTATCTTGACACTGAAGATTGTTTAACAACGAGAAATGTTCATTGTTAAAATAAAAGGAGCCTATTCATATGAAAATTACAACATACAAGGGTAGTATTTCTGAATGGGATATAGTTACAGCAAACGTGAGCATTCTCGCTGAAGAAAGGCTTATAAGTGAGGAGACGTACAGAAATCTTAAGGAAGCAGATAGACGTGACAGAAATGTTATGATAGGAACTATTATGAGAGATTTAAGAGAGCAGGATAACTATGATCTCGTATCAGAATTTGATGAATATATGAAGAAATACGTTAATATGTTTATAGAAGAAAATGGTATAAAGAAAAATAATATATTAGAAATAGCTAAGGACGCTGTATTCTTACACAATTTTAATCCTAAGTATACAAAGTTCGGTGATTTTATAAAGTTTAAAAGAAAGCATACTTATTATTATCATATAATATTTCCAGCAACAGAAAAGAGTGGGAACTTTTTGAAGCTTTATAAGGATAATAATGGAGTAAAACTTCGTGGGGGTACGATCAATAAAGAACATAAGGCCTATGATTATCTTGATAGACTTATGAGTGATTGTGTCAATAATAATACGAAGAGTTATATAAAGAATCTCTCTATGTTTACTAAAATAATGAATAATAGTGAGGAAGAGTTAATAGTAGGAATATCAAATTCACACTTGGTTTCAGTTATGAAAGAAGTATGGAATATGATGTAATAAATAAAGGAGGAATTTAAGATGGTTGATTTAAAGACTAAAATAAAAATAGGAGATGTGTATTTAAAATTTATGAAGCACTCAGGATATACTAGATATGAGGCTGTTATAGATAGTGATGATAAGGAAGTATTAAAAGTACTAGATTCAAACTTTAATAGAATGATTATGGATAATATGACTAATGATAAGATAAAAATAGTCAGAGATAACTACAAAGACGGTGATTTAAAAAGTATATCTATATATACAGATTACCCAGATTATAATCAAGATATAAATATTCTAGCTGGAGCTATAGCTGGATTACAATTTAATAATAACTAAGGGAGGAATTAAGAGAATGATTAAAGCAAAAGAATGGGATATCGATGATCTTCGGTTAGAGGATATTAAAGTGATGATGAAAGATATGAGAAGTATTAAATCAAAGCCAGTCCATATCGAAACAGTTTCAGAACCACCTGTCGAGGCTCCATATAAACCTCGTAGAAGATTTGATATGGCTAAGACAGAATTGGTAAAATATCAGACTACAAAGCTACTTTCACCCGTAGCAGATAAGAACCATAGTATGAGAGTAGATATGTTTATAAATCAATTTGATAATATGGTAATGCCAATTAAGGCAGAAGTTCCGTTATTATCGTCTGCTTTCTATGGAGATATGCTTAGTAGAAGTAGTTGTATCTATAAAGCACGTGGTAAAGTAAGACTATTATATAAGTTTATGTATCAACGTAGAAAGATTTATATATACGAAATAAACGGTAGATATGAATTACTTGATACAAATGGTCTGATAAATAATAATGGAGTCTGCTGTATACTTAATACAGATTTAGACTTATTAGAACCAGATAAAGAATACGATATTAGTAGTGATGATGAAAACTTCTGTATAGAATATCCAGAGCAATATGTTCCATCTATGGATATTGTGAAGTTTGGTCGTAATGTAGTTACTATTAATACTATAGATAAGGATACTGCTGATGATAGTTGTAAGATAAGCGATAAAACAGCAGCAGATATGGGTTGTATAAAGATAAAAACTGTAAATATACCTCTTGATAATAAGATTATAAAGTCTGAGTTTAATAACAAGATACCACCTATAGGTAAAATCTTAGAAGAATCTATAATATTTAAGGTATCAGAACAAGAGGAAGAAGAACTTTCATTTATATCTCAGTCTACAGATACACCAGTAGGACTTGAGGATACACAAATAGTAATAGAACCTAATAGCTATATAGGTTATTTTGAAGTAACGTCTAACGAGCCGATAGAAGATGATGCTGTACTAGAGCAATATAGACAGGATTATCTAGACTTTAGACATAAAGTAGCAGATGCTCTTAGACCACTAGTTATGCTTGAAAGAGATAAGTGTAGCGATAAAGTAATAGCTTATTATGAAAACTTTATAATAAATAAGTTTCGTACTGAGAAAAAGGCTCTTACTTGTCCATTTTTAAGAATGGAGATCGTTACAGTAGATTTTGCAGGTATAGCTACAAAGCTGTCTAATGGACATGGGTGTAAGGCAACTGTACAAGAGATATTTGAACACGGTACTTTAATGGCAGAAGATGGTACTCCAATTGAAATGGTATTCTCTGTAAGTGCGCACGTTGCAAGAAGTATTACAGGATTCCTATGGGAACAATGGCTTACAGGCTTTAGTATGTATCTTACAAAGGTGTTTAAAACTCTTAAGAATGATAAGGATAAGAGTCGTCTTATAAAAGATTATAGAAAAGTCTTAGATATATTTGATCTGCACGATGCTCACAAGGATTTCTCAGATGAAGATTTTGCTACATTATTGGCACATTACGATGCTCTTCCAATAGGTATCGTACCATATGAACAAAAGCTGGATATGGAAAGTGGTAATGAAGCTATGAAGATACTTGGTAAGTGGGGATTTGAAGAACAGACTATATGGATATGTGATAAAGAAGGTAATAGAATCAGAACCTTTACTGATAAACATCTGGTAGGAAGTATCTATACTATCAGAGATATACACGATCCAGAGTATCAAAACAGTTCTATATCAGAAGTAACTCTTACTACAAAGGGAGTTCCAGAAGAAAAATCTAAGACTAAGAGAGATGCACAATCTGTTCATAGTAAGAAAGCTACTAAAATGGATGTTCAGCTTACTGCACATTTAACTGGAATGATAAATGATGCTGATCTATATCAAATGCAGATAGCTGGAAATCCAAAGCTTCATAGTTTGCCTGAATACTTGAATGCAATCGGGTTTGGAATAGAGTGGAAGGATAAGGATGATTAATATGAAATATGCAACAGTGGTAGATGGAAAAATAGAAGTAGTGGATAGTTATAAGCCACAAGATAAATATGCAATTGTATTTAAATATAATGATAAGCAAGATGTTCATATATTTAATAATTCTCCAGTAATAGCCAGTGGAGATAATATTATAATAGGAGAAAAGACTATTCCTCTTAAGGACGTGTCTGTAGTACCTATTGATGAGCATTTTGAAGAAGTGCTAGATATAATAAGAAGTCATGGCTCAAATGACATAAGTACGAGAGATATATCGGACAGATTACCAGATCCACGTGCTGTAAAGATGCATACATTTACATCTGTAGTCTGTTTTGCTATACTTGCTAATGGGCGTAGTGTTCCTCTATCTAAAAAGGATAGAACGCGTAAAGCAAGCCTTATACGTAATGTAAAGAAGCAAATAGAAAAGGATACAGAAATAAGTATATCATTGGGGTTTGAGTTGTTGACTCTGTTTGGTATAAATCCTGAAGAAATATTTAATAATAACTATATAGTAAAATAGAGGAGGAATTTAAGAATGATTGATGATGATGTAATATTAGGTGATGTTCGTATTAAAATGACAAGATCTACAGTTGCTATAGGTCGTGTATCTGCTATATTAACTAGTAATAAAAGAGCTGTTATGAATGTTATAAGTGAGAAAATAGATAAGTTAATAGAGAATAGTGTTATGAGTATGACTGTATCTAGTGTTAAAATGAAAACTCATAAATATGACGACGGAAGCACTAATTATATAGAGTTAACATCAAATTCTAATAAAGATGATTTTGGGAATATTCCATTAATAGCTGGATATCTTGCTGGATTACAGTATGATGATCTAGTATAAAGGAGGAATTTAAAGATGATATTGTATGATCGTAGAGATCTGAATAGAATGAGAGAGTTAGAAAGAGCCTTTGCAGAAAATCCACTATCGAATGAAAAGATAGTAGTAAAGCTTGAAAAGGATATATATCTGAAAGGTACGCCTGGTAGATGTATACTTAATACCTATCTATTTGAAGTCTTCAGTGATTTTAATATAAAAGATGAAGATAAGCGTAAGATGATCTATAGAGATAATTATTTCAAAGGGAAGTTCGATGATTATATGAACGCCTGTATAGATCTTATAAAAGACAAGCTTGAGAATGCTCCAGTTATGCTGGGGCACTTGCTTGGAGATATGTTCAGCTGTTTCCATAGACTTGCTATGGTTGCTAGTGAGACTCTTTCTATGGATCATAGTCTTATGGGTTATCTTAGAGCTTATGATGAAAATAAAGAATTCAGAGAGCTGTTTACTAATCCTGTAATAAAGAAGACAGACGATCCTTTTACTGTAGAAGAGAAGTATAACTATATAAATAAAGTTATAACTGAAGCAGATGTACATCCGCTATCGGATTTTATAAAGTCTGGTGTAAAGGCAAATAAGATGCAAATTATGGGATTCGTACAAGTAGGTCTACAACCAGATCAGCTTGATCCAGGTAAGGTAAAGAATAATACAATAAGTGGATGGCTAAATGGCTTGCGTAATCTTCCAGATATGGTACATCTTGATAACCAAGCACTTGAAGCAGTTATAAAGGGTAAAAATGAAGTACAAGAACCAGGTGAACTTGGAAAGCTTATAAACGTAGCTCTTACTGAAACTAAGATAAATAAAGACGTTACTAGATCTGTAGTTCGTGATTGTGGTACGCACGATTATGAAATCGTTACTATTAAGAGTAAGAAAGATCTGAAGTTCTATAGATATCGTTATATAGCAGATCCTCTTAAGCATAAAATAGTGGGATATGTAGATCTTAATAGAGATGATTTGATTGGAATGACTCTACATTTGCGTATGCTTCATCATTGTCATGGAGTAGAGTCTGTATGCGAATGTTGTGTAGGAGCTAATGCAAAGTTCCTGCAAGATACAGAAGTATTCAAGAATAATATATATGAATATGGAATGGATACTATTGGAGGAAAGTTCCAACAAGTAATATCAATCAAACATAGTAATAATGCATTCTTAAGACCAGTACTTGTGCACTATGCTGGAAAGACATATGGAAATCTGAAAGAATGGGTAGATAATTGCCCTGCTGTATCAAGCTTTATGTTTGATAAGATACAATTCCATCCAGGTACAATATTAGAACTACGTAAGGTAGGAGACAACAGATATCAAAAGCTATTTATAAATGGAGAACTATTAGATATAGTACAAGATAAGCCTATTGATTTAGATGGACTAACTGCCACTGTTTATATAGCAAATGACTCTGTATTACTTACTGCAAAAGATATACAAGTAATGCTACGTATGCACAGTAGTAATAGCCAATATGTATATCCAGAAGAAAAATGGGATAGATCGAAGCTTCGTACTATGAGTAGAGCAGAGCAAGTAAGTTCTTTCTACCAATATTGTAAGACTAAAGTGAAGTTTGATCATTCTATGTATTATGAAATGATAGTACATGCTATGATGCGTGATACAGAAGATATGAGTAGTAAACCGTCTGCTGAGACTAAGAATGTAGACTTTATACATATAAATCAGCTTACATCTTCTGCAGATAAGTCTAAGCGTATAGCAAATAGAATACATCATGGATATATAAAGGCAAACTTAAATAGTATAATACCTGCTGTAGAGCCTTGTGAAGCAGACGTATTATATAATATAATAGGAGACAGAGACTTATCTGAAACTGCTATTACAAATGAATTATATGGTGTATTGCGTAACTATAACAAGGATACGAATGTACACAATGAAAATACATATGAACAGTCAGATCGTGTAATACAAGGCTATGACGATGATTATGACGAAGATGAAGAGGATTAAAATAAAGGAGAAATGTAGATGAACTATGAGACTTCCACTGCTTGGTGGATCGATAAATCTTATATAGATACAAATACAAAGTTGAATCTCCGTAGTAAGCTATCAGTTTTGGACTTCCATACAAAAGCGGAAGTCCCGACTGCTTACTTTGAAATAGGAGATCATATATGTATACCGAAGGTCAAGATACAATCTCTGGAGAATATGATTGGCAAAACATTTATGAGAAAGTGGATAGCACCAATAGATCATAGACCGATTAAATATAAAGAGTTAGTCTATCCAGCATTAGAGCATCAAAAAGGCGTTATTAATAGTGCTGTAGAACACTTTAAGAATGATTATGATAAACGTGTTTGTGTCTGTGCAAGACCAGGGTTTGGTAAAACATATATGTCTGCTGCTATAGTACAGAAGCTTAAGTGTAAGTTTATGTTTATAGTATATAGTAGTGATCTTGTAGAACAGACTTATGATGCCTTTGTAGAATACTTTGGAAGTGATGAAGGCTTTCTTAATCTGGAAAAGAGCAGAGCCTTTATGGAATATAACTGGTCTAAGGTAAATGGTCTTTTTCTTACTCATGCTATGCTACAGTCTCTTATACGTAACTTTGGCTTAAATAATGTCGTAAACGTGCTTCTTAATAAGTTCAAGTGTGATATGAAGATAATGGACGAATACGATATGAATGTAAAGAATCTCTACTATATGGAGTGCTGGGGTAACTTTAAATATAACTTGTATTTGACTGGTACTAAGTTTAAAAATATGCGTCCAGATGATAATATATTCCAAATGATATATAAACATGCTAAGACTCTGGGAGATGATATAAGACTTCCAGTAGACAGAACGTGTTATGTAATCAATTATAAGTTCAGTCCTACTAAAAAAGAGTATTACTTGATGCATATGAACGATGAGAAGCTCTTTAAGACCCGTTATAACGATTATATAGCCCGTAAGGACCTATTACTCGACTATATCATGAAACACTTTTATAAGGCCTCTGAGAGCCTTATACGGCGTGTTGTGAATGATGGTGGTTCTGTAGTAATTTATACAGGACGTATAGAGAACTGTACTATAGTAAAGAAAAAGCTTATGGCTCATTATGATATAGCAGAAGACGATATAGGTATATATAATAGTAAGGTTTCTAAAAAGGATAAAGAGATAGCAGAATCTAAATCATGGATAATAACTACTACTCAATCTATGGGACGTGGATATGATAATAAGAGATTAAGAATACTTATATTCCTAGAGTTTAACTTTGGTATATCTTCTTATATGCAGAATATAAGTAGAGTAGCACGTATTGGAGGAAAGGCTGGATATGTATTTGAAGGACTCGATAGTAGTTTTCCTAAGGTAGTTGCTAATCATTGGAAGAAGAAGAAAGAAGATATTTATAGTGATATGTATAGTCATGTATACTATTACACTATACCAGAAGTTATATATACGTATTATTACTATGGATATAGACCAGATGAAGAGTTTGCTCTTGCAGAAAAGAACAGAAGTAAAAGGAGATAAAATATGAATGAAAGAGAATACTTATACAAAAGGACAGTAGTATTTCCATTATTCTTAAGAGTGTGGTGTATTATATTATTTACGATATTAATGTTTTTAAGAGACTTATTTGGTAAACTTCTTATATATTGTATTGGATATCCACTTGCTATAGCTGGACTTATAATATATTTCATTATAATAAAACCTATTAAGTGGATACTTGGACTGTTTATTAAGATAGAAAAGGTGGATATTTATGAATGATATGAAGCAAGTAGTCTTCTTAAGACCAAATGACGTATTATTTAGTTATGATCTTATAGCCGTAGATATCTATAATCAGCTCAGACAGCATATGAGCGAAGAAGATAGAGAACATTTTCGTATACTTGTAGAATCTGCTTTTAATAGCGATATGTATCTTTACAGTATGAAATATGCTTCTAATGGAGATATGTATTTTATAAGCGATATAGAGCGTAGTCCAGTATCAATAGACGACTATGACAAGCTTATAATAAGTAAGAAACACAGCCTTATTACAAATGATGCTTGGGAATGGCTATTTAATAGTAAATATGTAGATCTTATGTTTAGAGTCAATATATCTTTCTTTAACAGAGCTATCGCAGATATAGAAGATGGATTTAATCTATTTGTACTGTCTTTTGACGATAAGTATCCTGAGAGCTATTATATAGGAAGATATTTCAAAGATAAGAAAAAGCTGGAAGAAAAGATTATAGATATAAGAAAGCTTGGAGCGTGGTTTAAATTCTTACTTGATGAGAATGAGAATGGTGTTATAACTACGGTGTGGGTAAGTGATTCATTTGCTGATCCATATAAGATAATAGAAGCTTGTGTAGATGTTTATGGTCTAGATATAGCTTATACTGAAAGAATAATGATAGAGGCTAACTTAGTAAGTCTTAATGAAGATAATATGAGAGCTGCTAAAGAAATAAGTGAGCAAGATCATATAGATGGAAATATAGGAGTAATAAATCCATTTAAATTAGGATTACTCAATTCATTATATAATAATAATCAATAGATATAGGATCCCGATAAAAGGGATCTTATATTTTTTTTAACGAATTTTTAGTTATATATTATATAGGAGTAATATAAAATATAATGGAGGATGATCAATTATGATTAGAAAATTAAATAACGTTTTACTAGGACTATTAGCAGTAGTTCTAGTTATAGGAATTGCTGTTATGGTAAAGGGAGCTGATAATATGTCAGCTTCTTTAAGATCTTTTATATTAGGAGTGTTAGCAATGACATTCCTAAGTTTTATGATTACAACATGGCTAATAAGCTGTGTTGTAAAGAGAAGAAGAGAGAAGAAATAATCTTCTCTTTTTTTTTCTTTATTGTCTACCCTGGGAGATAGGAGACAATCTTTCTGTTAAAATTCGAATAAAAGGGAGGTATTTCCATGGCTTGGAAAAAAGTCGTCCTTAGTACTACTATGGACCAAATGGTATTTGTACAAAACACTTCTGCTATTAAAAACAGTATAGTTAGACTTGCTTTTACAGATACAGATGTAGCACCTACTAATAATAATGGAGTATTTGTTCTTAGTGGTCCTAACACTTGGAATGGTCGTATTAAGAAAGGAAGTTATCTATGGTTTGAAGAACAGCTTGGTGGTGTATTTACCTATACATCTTTTGACGTAAATCCTGTTCATAATTATAGTATAACTCCTGTACATAAGGACATAGTTACCAATAACGATGTTATAGATGTTCCAGAAGGAGCATACTTTGTAATACAAAACAAATCAAAAGATTCTGTCTTTTTTTCTATTGTAGGAGAAGGAACGTTCGTACTTACTGAAAATCAAATGCTTTCGTTTTCTTTTACAAGAGATACACAAGTAAGAATTAAAGGTACGGGTAAAGATGTATCATACTACTACAGCGAGGCACCATCTATAACTCAGCTTAGTGCTGATACGCAGAATATGATTGAGCAAATAAAGGCTTCTGTAGAGCTTCTAAAGAGCAATGTAGTTACTAGAAACGAATTACTTGAAGTAAGTAAAAAGACTCACTACGATAGATATAGTGAAGATGTATCTGCTACGATATCTGTAATAGATCCTACTGTACCAAATATAAGCGTAGAGCTTCCATTGTTAGAAACTGATAGTGATTTTGATAGTGAACCTCTTAGAGAGAAAGAGATATTGGACTTTATTATAGCTGTAAAGTATAATAACGGTACTACTCCTGTAGAGGCTGTTACTAATATAAGTGCTAGAATAAGTAAAGTAGACTTGCTTCTTCCTATTATAGATATGGATACGTATGATACTGTACTTAGTATGATACTTGAAGAGATAAAGCTAGAATGGAACGAAGATCAAGGTACGCTTAAGCCTACTATTATATTTGGAAACTGGATGAATACTAATACTAATAAATATAAGAATATAGGAGAAATGTTTAAGGCTCCAGTAGAAGTTTCTCTTAGAGTAAAGAGCGAGCTTGCTGTATGGAAGCCTAGTAACCAAGTATTTACTCCAAAGAATACTAATAGACTTATACATAGTAATAATAGATTCAATAAAAGAAGTCATTTTACTACAGAAGAAAGCTATGGTAATTTATTTGCAGACTTTAGTAGAACTCTTTATAGTAAGCATAAGAACGTTATATTTGATGTAAAGTCTAATATAAGATCTACTAAGCAAAATAACCCAGCTGATAATAGTGATGTATACACTATAAGTGATCCTAATGAAAAGATTACAATCAGATTAATAAAGACAGCTGATATAAATATAGAAGTATTGCTTAAAGACGTTACTGCAGACGATGGTCTGGTGCTTTCTAGCGTTATAGTAGAAGATTTACTAGATCCTACTATAAGCTTTAATCTTAATATGGATCTATTAGAAAAGACTAAGACTGCTAGAGTTATAAATAAAGCTGGTAATCCATATACATTTGCATGTAGCCTTTATATTCCTAAGGGAATGACTGGTGCAATATATACTAGATTATTTGAAAGATTTATAGATAACTCTAATAACCTAGGTGTAATAAAAGTAGTTACAAGAAAGGAGGACTAATAGAATCATGAATCCATTTCAAAATAATAATGGACTGCTTATGTCTGAAGAAGTAGTTAAGAACTATCTCAGAGATATAATCGTTCCGTTACTTATAAATAAAGATTTAACTATCTCGGATGCAGCCATCATAAGTAAAATAGATAGACTAAATGACGATATGATAGATGTAATTGAGAAAACAAAGATAGAAAAGATATTTGATTGGCATAGTCCATTCTATATAAGAGTACCTAAAACGTGTAGATATCCTATTACTGTAGAGATAGATGGATTAGATGCTGCAAATAGAAGTGTTTCGCTAGGATTTAAAATACCTATAAGCTTCTTTAATAACGACGATAATACTCCGCACATTATATATGCAAATAAATATAGTATAAAGATGATTAAAAAGATAGGATATGATAAGAATATAGCAGATAGTACGCTTAATAATATCTTTATTATAGAATGTCCTGAAATAGCCAGTGGAACTATAAGTACAAGATGTATAGACTCAGAAGTAAGAGAATATAAGACTGCTGATGATATACCTAATATAACATTTGCTCCAGCTACTAGAGAATTAGAACTGGCTCCAGACGTTGCTATAGAACCTATAGAACATCCTGAACAGATCCTTAGAACTCGTAGTGATGTAGATTATATAGACTTTATTACTACTGCTATGATGATGAGTAAGACATTTTCTAATAGTCTAGACGACAGAACAGCGTATTTTACACGTGATGATGCCGATAGTGATAACTTGACATTTAAGTTTAATAGTTTGGCAGAAGCTAAGGCTGCAATTCCTACTATATATGCTAGGATACCAGAACTATGGAGAAACATCAATATAGAATTCGATCCTTCTGTTACAGATATAAGTGGACTATTTGAAGGCGTAGAGCATACAGATACAGTAAAGACTATTACTGGACCTGGTGTAATAAGTGCTAATAACTTGTATAGAAATAGTAAGATCAATCATATATCTCCTGAGCTGTTTGATGGTATTCCTAGAGTTAATAATATAAATGAGGCTTTTGCTAATACTAGAAACTTAACGACTGCTCCAGCTGCTACAGATCTATTTAAGAATAGTATAAATCTGAAGAGTGCTACTGGAATGTTTGAAGACAGTGGGCTATTAGCAGATCCTGAATACTGGAAGCATAGAAACGCAGACTTTACTGGATATATTAAAAAGTCTCTAGGAGATCCTATAGGACCTGTTCCATATCAAGGGTATGCTCTTAATAGACCTTATCCTGCTACATATGATGTAAATAGCTGGGTATTTAAAGATGTAAGAGCATTCAAAGAATATCTAACTAATAACAGAATCAGAGCATATAAATCTACAGATACAGTAGACGCTACTGATTTAAGCAAGTTTAGTGTTACTATACTTGAAGGTAATCTAGATGAAATGTTTATGGGAAGTAATATAGTAAAGCTTCCTAAGACTATAGAAGCACCTAAGGCTGTTTCTGCTAATAAGTTTGCTAAGGATGTAACTACTCTTGTAAATACAGAAGTTATAGGAAATATCTTTACTAAATGTCCTAAACTAGAGTCTGTAGTAGAAGCTTTCTCTGGATGTACAGGACTTACTAAAGGATTTGAGTTCCTTGGAGCATCTGATACTATTAGCAATTATAGTAAAGTATTTGAAAACTGTACTAATATAGATAAAGATACGCTTCCATACCCATGGAGATGGAATGGACTAGACGGATATCCTGATAATATAGTAGGTATAGATGGATTTAAGAATATTCCAAATCTACCTAACTGGGTTCCTAGAGAATGGGGTGGACCTGGTACTGAAGCAGATCCTAATGTACATACTGGAAGTAAGAGTCCTATTCCTGCTGTTTCTAGTTGCTATGTAGGAGACGATTCATTCAGTCTTACATTTACAGACTTGAGAGCTGGAGATCTAGTAGAAATTACTATGGTAGATCCTGATCAAAGATTTAATGTAGTAGGAAATACTAAGAGAGTATATGCTACTATGAGTGGAGCTGGAATGATATTTGGTATATCTGATATAACTGCTGATGGGCATACTACTCTTCTTGCTACAGATTGTATTAGAGTAAGAGTAAGAGAACAAAAGCGTACTCCGATGAAGTTATGGAGTGAATACATTTATCAAGTTCCACAAATAAGACTTACTAGAGTAAATCCGACTGCTTCTACTGCTTCTATATTAGGATTTATAACAGATGGAGAGGTGTAGGATATTATGAATAGAAATACATTAATAATTAAATCAGCTACTGCAGTTACAAACGGTAGCGCTGCTATTAAAGTATGCAAGTATAAGAAAGACGAAGGCTTTGTACCTGTATATGGATGGCTTCTTACTGGCTTGACTACAGACGCTGAGAAAAAGATAACTATAAATCTAGATAGAGAAGGTGTTTTAGATACTATTAAAGGACTACAAGATACTTTGCCATTTGGATGTACTCTTTCTGTAGAGTTTCCACTTGGTACTGTTCCTATGTACGTAGCAGATATGTATCATACGAGTATGTCTGAGGCACTTCATATAATACAAAGAAGTAATCTAGACGTTAGTACAAATGATATTACAGACTTGAGAGTAGAAGGTTCTAAAGTAGTGGCTTCTTTTAGAGGAGTTAATACTGGAGAATTCGAGCTTTATGAAATACGTAATTCTACAGATCTAGATAATGCTATTATAACTGGTAGACATGCTTCTACTATAAATGCAGGAAATACTAGACTAGATATAGATCTAGGACATACTGTAGATAGCAACACGGCCGTACTTGGTAGATGGAGAACAAATGGTGAAATATTATTCAGTCCTTATATAACTGCAAGACAGGCTCATACATTGAAGTCTGCTGTTATAGAAAGACATGAAATACGTAATGGAAAACTTATGCTTTATATCTATGATAGAGATACTCTAGGAGCTTTCTATGAAAGTGGACTTGTAGTAAGAATTAAACAGGCTTCTTCTAATACAAACTTTATAGTAAGTGGAGTTTCTACTAACTTACCTAATAGAACGCTTGTGTCTATAGATAATACAGATACAGATAGAATAGTGGCTCTAGGAGGAACTGTAGATATAAGTGTAGAACTTATAGGAAGTACTATTACATCAAACGTATACAGCTTTAATACAAATGGAGCTATTCCAGTAGTTCCTACACCAGGAGCAGGTGGAAGCGGTAGTAGTACTAGTGCTAGTAAATACTTAAAGCTTAATGCTGATAAAGTAGCGTTTGATGAAGATGCTGGTATGATTTACTTGGCTTTTGACTCTTCTCACGATGCAGAAATAGAAATGCTACAACTAGATACTGCTGGAAGTACTATAAATCTAGATACAACAAGCTTTGCTCTTACAGATAGACAGATTAACGTTAAACCTACATTTGGGTTCTGGGTAAAGACGTCTTCTAATATAAACCAAGTATGGAGTGGAAAGATATCTTATAAATACAGAATTAAAGGTATGGTTGCTAAAACAGATAGCGTGACACTATCTCCAGAAAATCCTAAAGTAGAATTAGTTTACAAGACTCATATTACTGGTGGAGTGAACCTTGATGGAATTTTAAAACTAGTGCATAATTTACAACGTGGAGAATATCAAAATATAGTTCTTAAAGATATATTTATAAGACAAGCTGGAGCTAGTGGAGGATATGGATTCCAACCTATTACATTTAATCCAGGAGAAAATGAAAAGACAATAAGCAATCTAGATTTTAATTATATGCTAGATAACGGACGTGAGATGGTATATAGATATAGTGTAGCTGGAAGACCATTCTCAGCGTCTACACATGCAACTAAAGCTAATGAATAACTGATAAATAAGGAGGAATGATTTACATGGCTGGGAGCTTTGAAGATTTAGGCGAAGGCTTAATGTTTAATAACCCAGATTGGTCACCTTGGGTTGATAAGAAACATATGACCAAAATAATTAAGGATGTCGTTTACCGGGCTTGGCCTGGACTAGACGACTTCCTAGATACTCTTATAATACCACCACTTAAGCTGGATGAAGATCCACCAGATATATACGAAACACTTAATCAAATGAGAGCTCCACTTGAAGCCATTATGACTATGGTGTTATCTGGTGAGTTCGGGTATTTTAAAATGTATCACGAAGCTATTAAGACTGAATATTATGAAGAAATGCTTAATGGAGACTTAGATAGATTATGCTTTATATTCTGTATGGGTTGTAGTAAATATATGCTTTCTAAACTACTATATCATATAGATAGAAAGTTTATACCTCAATTCTTAAAGAATATGCTGATAAAACCTAATCTACAGTCTATAATAGATAAGTGTAAAAAGAGTATCTTTGTTAAGACTACTATGGAAAAGGAACAAGAAGGCTATGCTAAAATGAGTGACCTTATATTTACTATATGCCAAAATTATATGATAAACCAAGACTACGAGGCTATGGAAGTTGCTATGCTAGATCTAGAAAAGATAGAAGTAGCAGAAAAAGCAGAGCACGTTAAAACTATGGTAGATGGCTTGAATTTCTTTGTACCAGAATTCTTTGTAGAAGCATTACAATCTGAGCATCCTAGAGATGTATTAATGTATGATGAAAGAATGAAGAAGTTTACATACGATATGCTACGTGCTCATCATCTTAAGACGCTTGAAGACTTATGTCTTAAATATGGAAATCCTAGAGAGCGTAAAATGGATATGTCTCGTATAGCAAACCTACATCTACAACGTAAGGATAGACATAATCTGATGTATTGTCCAGAAGTAGATGGGCTATCTTATGAAGAACTACGTATACTAGATAGACTACGTAAGAATCAGCTTACAGAAAATGATATGAAAGTAGTAAATCGTAGTCAAAATATGCTTAATATAAAGGCAGTTATGGACAAAGAAGTTGCAGTAGGAGACGTCGTAGATATAGATGATCTTACTATGACTATTACTAAGAAAGACGGAAGTAAGAAAGTATATAATTATGGAGACAAGACGTTTAAATATAGATATAATGATGCTCTGCGTATGCTTTTTGATGAAGAAACTGCCGTGGCCGTTAGAAAGATGGCAAATTCTAGTATGAAGAATAAGCTTAAGACTACAGGTATTACTATTAAAGAGCAAATGGATGCTATAGGAAATCTAAAACCGTTTGATACACGTGATATGAGCGTACAACAGCTACTTGATCATAGAGAGGCTCAGATAGAAAAGCTTATAAAAGAATCTCCTATAGCTACGAAACTACGTATTTTCAGAGATTCCAAACTCGGTACGCCTGAACATCCTAAGCTTGAATATTTGACTGTAAACGATCTGCTTAATGAAATGACTTATCTCGTAGAAGATGATCCTACTCTGCTATGTTATAAGCTTATAGAACTAGAGCAACTTGATAAGTTTGTAGCTAAGCAAGATAGCTATATAGCAGAAGGTATAAAGATGGATATAGAGAAAGCTCGTAAGATGGATAATAAAATTGGTAAGAAAGCATATGACGAAGGATATAAGAGACTTGATTTTGGAGATATAACGTATATGGCAAATCCTGATCCTGATCCATTTGATATAGATAGAAAAGAAATAATAAAGCAATTACAAGAAGAAAACGAAGAACTTAAGATGCAATTAGAAGAAATTAAAAAGCGTCGTACAAATTGGCTTAAAGTGCCAAAGATAACTGGAGCAAGATTATAAGGAGGTAATAACGTGTACGGTACAATTATGAATAATGAAGCCTATCTGAGAAGACGTGGGCTTCCAATTATAAATAGTGCTGATAAAACAAGTCCTACTGGCTTATTCAGTAAGGATATATTTGGCGTTACGGACGATGAGAAAGAGAGTAAAGCAGCTCTTATAAATCTACATTGCTATGTAATGCGTCCTCTGTTCGTTGCTATATTCAGAACAGTACAGAGATCTATTGCTCTTTGTGCTACTTCTAACAGTCGTAGTGGAGACTTCTATATACGTAAAGGTATAGTAGCTCCCTGTGACGAGAAATATGTGCCAGAAGTAGGAGATATAGTAGGAGGAGGTCCCAGCTTCCTTTATAATAACTGGGATAAAATAGATACAAAAGCTTGGCAACAAGAGTTCGGTAAATATGCAAATAAGGAGATGAAGTCTTCTATTAGTAAGTTTACGAGAGACCAAATGTTCAAGCACCATCAATATGTTATACCAATAGCATATCGTAATGAAGACGAAGATAGTAGAATGCTGGTAAATGATATAAATGTTTTACTAGCAGATATAATACGTTATAGTAATGTTCTTGCTTCTATAGGAAATAAACAGTCTATGGGAGCAGATATAAAGACACGTGATATCGAGTGTCTTGTGCAGAAAGCATGCAACGACTATTATAACTTTATGAAAGGAAGACATCTTGGACCAAAAGGGACAGGACGTAAGCAAATCCTTTCCAGAGCAGTAGACAACAGTTCTCTTATAGTAATGCTTCCACACGTATGGACAAATAAGAAACTTGGAAAAGGACTACAAAAGTATACAGATATAGGAGTTCCGATCCATCTGCTATGCAAAATGTTTAAAGATACAGTAATCAAATTCAGCAAGAACTTCATAGACTATCTATACGATAGAAGATGTTTCCCAGCTGATACACAAAAAGACTTACTGGCATATTATGACGTAGAATTCTTGTCTGCTTCTATAGATAAAATGGAAGATCCTTTCTTCCGTGTACAAGACTTTCCTGCTATATGCAAGAATGGAGCAGAATTTGCTTCTATAGAGCTAGACTTCGATATAATAAAAGATAATACTACAAGTCCAATTAGAAAGACTCTTTCTTGGCTAGAGTTCTTCTATATAGCTTGTACTTCATTTGCAGACTTAAAGAATACAAGAGGAATAGCCACTACGCGTTATCCTGTTGACAGTCAATTGAGTCAGCAATATGTATTCCCGGTGCCTCTTACTTTATCACCTTATATGCTTAAGAGCGTAAAGGTATTAGATTTCACCTTTGATGGAGTCTTTCCATTAGTAGACGACTGGGTAAAAACACATTATGATGAGAAAATATTTGAGCAAGGAAGCCGTGTATACGCAGGTATGGCGGTAGCCTTTAATGGTTTCTTATATGAGATTAAGTTGCCCTTCATTAGAGCGATCTAATGTCGAAAGTACGTTAATTGCAGGGAACTCTCTAGTAGACAATCTGCAGCGAAAGATTTGATTTAGATATCAAGGAAACGTTCAACGCATCAGGAATTATTCCGTAGAACCCAAGCGGGAAGAAAAGCGTACCATCTCATTGAGATGTTGAAATGATCTGAACATGTATTACGAGTAATCTCATATCTCCAAACGTAATACGCTTTGTAGACACGTATCTACATCGTGGGTAGCGATACCCAGACTGAAAGCTGAAACGCTTTGGCTATAGATTAGCGACCTATAGTTTAACAACACCTATCGAAAGATATTTGGACCATGATTAATAATATAGTCCTCTACTAGGGAAACTTAGTGGATGTAATCTGGTGAATTGCTGGGAAGTCCTAAAGCTTTATCGCCTATATGCTTTTAAACGCGTTATAAGGCATCTAGGAGACGAAAGTCAGAAATAAGGATAAAGATATCATATGATGCAATAAAACCTCTAAAAACGGCCTATAAAGGCTTTAAAACGCATTTTAGAGACTCTAAGTGATATTATACAATGGATAATCAGCAGGCAAGCCTCATGGGAGGAAGCCTCAACGACTAATAGTACACTCAAGCGAGTGGAAGTGCCAGACACCTAAGTCTTATTTATATAAGATATGGTGAAGATATAGTCTGTACTATATAGAGATATATAGCGGTATATTTAGTATACGGGATTGAAAGTAGCGAGTCAATCTGAACATATTAGGGAGATAAAATATCTAATAAGCCACTTAACAGTAAAGAAGCAGTGGCTGATATAAAGAAAGCTCAAAACTCATTATTTAATATATTTGATTATGCTGGTAACTTTAGAAGAGCTACTGGTAAAGATGGAACACAAACTTATTATAGTTTTAGTAGAAATCCAAAGCCAAATGAAAAACCTAAGACTATAAGTAGTAATCATCCTCTTGTAAAAGCAGTTATGGAAGCTAAAAATGGAGATCTTGATATTGATTTAATTTATCAATATATGAGTAGCTTTGAAGTAGACTCAGAACCTGAGATAAGTATATACGATAAGGTTACTATTAAGAGATTTGGAAAGGAAATAAAGACTACAATAGGAAGATTTATAATAAATAAAATAGTATTCTGGCCGTTCTGGGATAATAAGAACTTTCCATATCATGAAATAGTATTTACTAAGAAAGCTATGGACGAGATCTTTATGGAAATCGGACAGATAATAATGGAAAAGAATGCAACTGTAGACGACTTGAATCAGGCTATAAATATGTTTACTGAATTTGGTTTAAGATTAAGTACTATATTTAATAGTAGTATTACTATACATATGATGACGCCAGGTGAAGAATATAAGAAAATGCGTGATGCTATTATGAAGCCTGCGTTTGAAGAATATAGAAAGACTCACGATATGAGTGTAGTAGAAAAGGCTGAAAAGCAAGTTCTTGATAATGCTAAGAAAATGTTTGCGGAAGACGATATGATGGAAATGTATGAAAGTGGAGCGTCTGCTGATATAAATAACGACTGGAAGACTATGAACGTAAGTATGGGTAGTTTGCCTAACTTGGATGGTACTGCAGAAGTTATAGTAGAAGATGCTCTTGCAGACGGAATAGATTTACATTATACTGCAGACTTGGCTAATACTGCTCAAAAAGGAGCTATAGATAGAGGAAACAAAACTGCATTAGCAGGAGTACTTTATAAACAGCTGGTAAATGGATTTGGTAATATATTTGGTATTAGAGGAGATTGTGGAAGTAAAGAAGGTATAGAAGTCAAGACTGGTAATAAATGGGATATATTAAACAGATATGCTATCGTAGGTGGAAAGTCTGTAAAGATTACTATGAAGAATGTAGATAAATTCCTTAATAAGAAGTTTATTATGAGAAGTCCTATACATTGTAAGCTAAAGGGAGATAACTTCTGTAGCTGTTGTACTGGAGACAAGCCATTCGATATAGTAGGACAAGATAAGATTCCAATAGGAATATATACTGCTGAAATAGCCACTGGTGTACTTAATATGTTCATGAAGAGTACACACGATCTGCATTTAGTACAATTTATAATAAAAGACTTAAATGCTTATGTATATCCTGAAAATAAGAAGAATCTGTTTGAAATAAAGACGGATCCTATAGATGGAATAGTAAAAGTATACTGTACTGAAGATATTACTTGGAGAGTTCCTACTAGTTCTATAGACGCAGAGTATAACTATTACAATGTATTGGCATATGGAACTATACTTAATACTAAAGACGAAGAATATACTCTTACTCTTGGAACAGAAGTAAAGACTACTCCTAGAGAGATTATAAGACCAAATGTAGAAGAAGATAGAGAACTTGAGGCTCACGTGATCTTTAAATATAATAAGGGTGATGTATTCTTAATACAAACTAACAGTTATATGAGAGAAATGACTACTGCTAAAGTAATGCAACTTTACTTTGGTGGAAACGTAAGTAACTTGATTCCAATAAATCTACACTTGAATACTATATACAATGCAATGAAATCTAATAAGAAAATCAATGCTGCTCAGTTATCATTCGAACTATTACTTGGAACTCTTATTAGAGATTATGATGACGTAAGTAAGCCTCAGCGTGAAACTGGAAGTAAGAAATATAGATTTATATCTGTATACGAAGTAGGGGCTACTGCAGGAATGTTTAACGGACTATTCAGTAATGATGCTAATAAGGCATTAATAATAAACTTGGCTAAGAATGAAAAAGATCAGGCTAAGAAAATCAGTCCATTAGAAAAAGCTTTAAGATATTAGGAGGAAATATAAATGGCGATAATAGAAATAAGAGATGTAAATGATATACCCAGAGCAATTAATACTGCTCAAATAGAACATATAGAAGGTACAGCTACTAAAGTTATAACTGTACCAGCTGGATCTTTAATAAGTAAAGACTATACTGGTAACCCAGTTGTAGTAAAAGAAGATACAAACTATACAGTAATAGACTGGAGTAAAGATGTAAAGCTTATAATGATGAACGGTGTAACATACACAATAAAACCAGAAGAATTACAACTATTACAATCTCAAGGAGAGTTAGGACTTAGAAAAGCAAATCCACTTGGATATTAGGAGGAAATAAATTATGTCTAAAGTTTTAGATAGTAGATTACAACAAATAAGCAGATTGATAGAAGGTACTATCTGTAAACAGACTAAACTAGCAGAGGCCTATGAATACGAGACTGATCAAAAGGCCTCGTATCTTAGGTTTAAAGCCGCAGTAATGGAATATGATGTATTATCTGATTATGATTATATGCTTAATGATGATATGTTTGAGGCTATAAATCGTAGTTTACTTCCAGAAGATCAGATATCTAAGACAGACTGGGATTACTTATATGCTTATAATGGAAAAGAGCTTAGGCCTGTTCTTAAGAATCTTGGTATACTTGATAGTGTAATGAACTACTTGAGAAGTAGCGAGATATTGGAAACTTATGTAGAATATAATCCTTATTATAGAATGCTTCTTGGAAAGCCTCCTATTGATACACCAGACGAGGACTATATCTATATAGAAAGAACTACTGTAAGAGCTGGAGTATCATCTACAGAAATGGTTCCTATACATCACTTGACTAAGTCTGAGATATTTAGACTTAAGAAAGCTGGAAGACTAGATACTCTTATAGCTCAGCATCCAGAAAAAGAATACTTGAGATATCTTGATAAGGATATAAATCTGATAGAAGCTAGAGAAGCAGGAGAGTTTGAAATACTTTATACGCCTAATAAGCGTGAGTTTACTACTTATAGAGAGATGTTTAATAATGAGCGTAAGGTATGGCTTAAGACTTATGGATCTACTTATATGATAGAAACTACTGATTATGACGAGTCTTTAGAGCTTACTACTATAAAGCTTCGTGCTATTTGTATGTTTTATATCTTTACTTATAGTAATAGTCTTAATAAAACGACTTATACTAGAGAAGAATCAGAAGATAAGTTCCAAGAATTTGGACTATCGTTCCCATCTAGAATGCCAGATAGCTATAGAGATAGTTTGACTTTCGTACTTAGTTATATAAATACGTTTAAAGGAACGAACTTTGCTCTGGATTTTATAGCACGTAAGATATTCAGTGGACTTAGACTATATAAATATTGGATAAGAAAGCGTGTAAGAGATGTCTCTACAGATGGATTTAAGTTTCCTATTGGAGATGACGGTGCACTTGTGGCTCCTAATAGAGAATATGAAGATGCTCGTGTATACGATATTGAAAAGATGAAGAAGCTTAATCCTGGCTTTGTAGCTGCTGCTTCTGCTAGTGGTGCTCAGAGTCCGCTTGAGACTACTCCTGAAAGTCTGTATCATGTAGACTTTGTATTGCGTCCTATTAATAGTACTAATATAATAGACTTTGATAATATGGAAGGTGGTACTGGAGATAGAACGAGTGATCCTAATAGTCTAGATGATCAATGGGGTGATGTAAACCATGCTAAATCTATTAAGTATATATTGCCTGAATATGAGGATTATAGTAAAGGAAAGTCTAAAGAGATAGTACTGTCTTATGATGAAGTAGTGGCTATGGATCCTAGATGGGAAAATAGTGCTCAAATGAAGCATGCTGTCTATAGTGAGGACTTCTCTTATGTAGAATCTAAATACTTGGCAGTAGATAATATCGTAAAGATAAGCGACTTTACTACAGGTATAGGAGTAATACATAGATATATACTTAAATATAAAGATATGCTACTTAAAACATCATTTCCTTACAGAAGTACAGGACATCAACATAGCTGGTTTGCTCTGTGGGTATACTTTATAACATTTATAAACTATAATACTACAAAGAATATAGATGCCCCAATAGGAGATACTGTAGGTTGGGTAGAAAAGATGCTAGATTTTAATACCATACTTACTCACCCTACTATAAGATTCTATTGGCTTAATGAATTTGCTCAGACAGGAATAGATATAACGCTTGAAGAGTTTCCTGATCCTGTAAATAATAATGACGATTTCATTAAGATGCTTCAAAAGATAGAAAGATCTATAGGACTTGCAAGATTTCTTGATGCAGTATTACTACGTGCTAGAAATCATAAGGAAGTAGATCTTATATTAGAAGTGTATAATTATGTAAGAATAGGAAATAAACAGCCAGATAAGTTTAATGCTACTGGTAATGAGGATAAATCTTGGTATAGATTCTTAGAAGAAGTAGATCCTAATCTCGCATATCATTTTGATCTTACTATATTACACGATGACGCAGATGAAATATCTATGGAAATGGATAATATAAGTACTGCTTTGCTAGATATAGTTAAGAATCAGGAAAGTGCTGCTAACGGAAGCTTCCCAGATATAAAGGAAGTTATATTCTCTTCTGGTATGATATATGGAGGTATGAGTCAATATCTACAATATATAATAAAGTTATTTAAAGCGTGGAGAGTAGAATTCTTAGGAGAAGGTAATGCTCTTATACTTATGGGAGACGATGATGATTACTTGCTTATAGTAGATCAGCTTACTCCTAACGTAAATATAAAGATAAATACTCCTAGATGGAACTATACTCAATATCATTGGGTAGAACCAGCTGAAGATAATAATGTTACATTGTGTGATGAACATGCTATTCACGATGATGTATATATGCATACTAGATACGGAGAAATAAAAATTAGTTAATGGAGGATATATATGTTTAAAACATTAAAAGATCTTTTAAAGAAGATATTCTTTAAAATAGAAGACGAATTCAAAATCTGGGATGGAAGACTTTATAAGTTAGAGACTATGCCTAATGGAGAATTTAAAGAAGTAGAACTTGGTAAAAACAAAGTACTTCTAAGCGGACTTCAAGCAACTTGTAAACATCTGTTTAATAAACCATTTAAAATACAGATGAAAAGCTTTGAAGAAAACTTATATAGCGATACAGAAGTAGTAAACGATCTTGCTAATATTACTGCTGTACCTGATGATATTCCATTTATAAAAGGATATAACTTATTATACGATGGAAGTGTAGGAACAGACGTAGTACCTTATGACAAACATAAGAAAGGATACACATTTGATCAAATGATACCTTTCAGATGTATTAATATAGAGCTTGCTAAGGGAATGATGGGAGCTCTTATGAGTAAATATGCTCACTACAGAGTAAAGACTTATCACTTATCAAATGGACAAGACGTACAATATGTAGAGTTCTTTACTAAAAAAGTAGATATAAGATATACTATAACTACTTCTGATGGAGTAGAAATTACAGTAGCAGAACCAGATGAAAACCTTATAACTGATAAAGATATAAGATGTATAGCTTCTTTTACTATAAGTGTAGAAGACGAAGAGCTATCTGAATGGTTTAATCTTAATAATAGAGGTAAGTCTGAGGCATCTGGATATAATGCAGTTGCTACTATGTGGGGTACTAGTGCTACTACAAGTAAGTTTGGTACTCAATTTAATACTATGATAAACTCTTATGTATTCAGTAGAGTAAACCATGCATTCGTTATACACGGTGTAGACGGAACTATTACTTGTATATATAAAATGAGACTTATTTAGAAGAGGTGATACTTTATGGCTATCCAAGAAATAGATTGGTCTGAGATAATAAATCAGGCCCTTAAAAGTAGTGCTAAAACTTGGGAAGCTGAGTTTCTAGCTGCTAATAAGACTACAGAGGAAAGAATAGCTGCTCTTAATAAGCTTAAGAGAGAGGCAGACTTAGAGTGGAAGGCTCTTATGACTGCTAAGACAGAACCGTTTAGATATGCAGTAGATCCTAAAGATCTAAGAGATGACTATGAGCATTGGAAGTGGAGTCAAACTCCACTTCCTAAGTCTCAATATGTATATAGTACAGATAGATACAGAATTACTAGAGACGGAAAGATTATATGGAATACTCGTTACTTTAAAGATCATATGAATAGAGATGACTGGCAATCTGATACAAAGCTTACTGGAGAAGATTTCTTTACATCTAGATGGAGTAGTAGTCCTACTGCTGTATTATATAAGAACTTACAGTCTACGTGGTTACTTGGAATGTTTAAGAAAGGCGAGGCTAATACTATAAAACAAGTTGCTAACGATTGGAGTAGCTGGTTTAAATCTCTTAAGCTAGCAGAAACAGAAGCATGGAAGAGTAGCTTTAAGGGAATAGTAGAAGGTACAAAACAGAAGTTATTAGAAACAGTCGATAGTATAGCTGGTATTAGCAGGGCTTCTGAGCGTTATAGACAGGCTGCTACTGGAATAAGACAGGATATATCAGACGCACTAGGAGAGCTTAGAGAGACTTATACAGGGCTTATAACTAGTACTATAAACGATACACTAGATAATCTTAAGGAATTAGGAACTAAGGCTATAAACGGAGTAAAGGCTCAGGCTTATGATTGGACTGTAAAAGCAGGTAAACGTAGTCTTGCTTATCTTAGAGATAGATTTGGTAATGTAGCTGGAAAGCTTAATGGACTAGTGCCTACTCCTATACTGAGAGTACTGGCACCTGCTAATAAGATACTCGGTGGAACACTGGGTAAGATAGCTAACAGATTAGGGCTCGGACGGTGGATGTCTGATGTAAAAGGAACTCAATATGAGCACGATCCTATAACAAATTCTAAAAACGTACATAGCCAGGCTAAGTTGCTTACTCAAATTACTTCTGTAGTAGAGAAAGAAGACTATGCTCATAAAAGACTTACAGAGAATTTACAAATAGAATGGGAGAAAGATCAGCTTGTAACTATAGGAATGGATCTTAGAAATAACTTGGCTTATATGCTTGAAGACTTCGGGTATGTAAATACTATTATAAGATCTCTTAACTTTGCAAGAAACTTCCACTTTGTAAATAGACCAGTACTAGAAAGTGAAACTAATAGCTATTATAGAACATATGCTTTCTTTACTAGACCAAATCTAAACTTATTTATAGATGGAAAGCTTAATCCTTCTCTAGATCAATATCCAGAAATGAAGGCTATAGTACTTACAGATCCTGGACTATATGCAGAACTATGTAGAGATGGAGCATATAAGAGTAATCTATTTAAGTTACTTAATAATTATACTAAAGAAGTAGCTCCTCCTAGACTTTCTGAAACTAACAGAGAAGGTATAATGAACATGCACGGTAAATCTATGCCTACTCCTGGTATACCAGAAATATATGGAGAAAATGATATAAGCGTAACTTTTATGGATAATAATAGAGGAGATATAGCAAAACTATTATATTTTCTTTCTATGTATAAGGAATATACTGCTAAACAAGGATTTCCTATGAGATCTGAGTATATAAAATATAAAGGACTTGATTATTTAATGAGCCTTTATATTGTATCTGTAGATATGAACTGGAATATGATAAATTTTGCTGTTGCTTATAGCTTGATTCCACCTGAACCTCCTACTCATTTGGCACAACATAAGCTAGATGGTATGAGTAAGAATGAATATATGGAAGATATTAATATGACTTTTAAATGTACTACGTTTATTCCTTATGCTCCAGATCAATGTGATGTATTTAATGTATTATCTGGATTTAACGTAAATGCTCTTATAGATACGCAAGGAGCAGATGGAACTACGCTAATAGCTACAGGACGTAGTGCTAAAACTATATTATCAGAAGGTAAATCAGAGAGAAAGCCTTTATTTAGATCTAGCTTTAAAGAAAGAACTAGTGAACACGATAGAGGAGATGAACCTGCATTTCCATTTAAAGGACTGTTTGAAATGATGGCTATATCTCCAGGTTTCTATAGAATGAGTCAAGTTAGTAAGGATAATATGAGAGATACGAGACTTAATATAAAGTTTGGATTTAGTTCTTAGGAGGGAGATATGAGTAATACTAATTTAAGAAAGCTTAATGTATCTAATAAGAATGACTATCCCTATGTAAAAGTAGGATTTTCTGGAAGAGCTTATCCAAACACTAATACATTTCATACCTTTGACTGTGTATTTGGACATGTAGTAAAGCATATGGAGAATTGGGTAGCTATTCATACAGATATAAAGCTATTAGAAACAGAGATAGTACAAAGACTACCAGAGGCTCAGCGTACTAAAGATAGTTTGAGAAAGATGCTTGCTCGTAGTATATTTCCTCGTGCTGTAGCTCTTTATAATATAGATCCTAACCATGAGAAGTTTGTAGACTTTGCTAATATGGATAGATTTGATAGAATAAATGGGAATCCTGCTATAAACTTACTTGAAGTTAGAAGACAGAGCTGGAAGAAGAATCCTGGTGATGTGTGGGATTATATGAGAGATATAGATTTAATGCTGTTTGGAAGTCCAAAGTTTCAAACAGCTTCTATATTTTTTAGCGTACTTGTAAATGAAGAGGCTAAAGCATATGAAGTATCTGAAATGATGAAGTATATATTTCCACTTGAAGTTCCTAAGCCGATATTTTATAAGAAAGAAGAATTACCTGATGGAAAGAATCCTCTTATAATTCCGTATACTTTGGAGACAGTACTACCAGATACTCTTATACACGATCTTAAGGTTATATTTAATATAGCCAAAGAGGGTACTGATGGAGATCTACAGCTATTAGAAATACTTAGACAGCACGCAAAAGATCAGATAGATTATAGAGTAGACGGAGGAAATAGACGTAGATCGTTTGTTATAAAGTATAGTGCTCCTATTACATTGATTCCTAAGTCTATAGAAGAGATCAATATAGAAGAAAGTAACGTAAAAACATTTGGTACTAAGATAGAATTTCTAGTAAATTATCCTAAGTTTTTAGTATACGGACTGTCTGCTACTATGGAAAAAATCAATCTGGATGACAAGGCTATACAGCAACAGATGGAATACGATCCTGAGAAATTTACATTTCATACAGAGATTTATTCTGCTATGTTCACACAGTTTACCGACAACAAGCTGTCTCTTTTCAATATGACAGAAGTAGAATATAGTAAAGAAGATGAAAGAATAGATAATAAAGGAAACATATATACTGCTCTTGATACTATCGACACTGTATGTGAAGATATGATAATGGCAAAGTATGTAGAGTTCTTATACGAGTGTTATGATGAAGAAGATCTTAAGGATCTTATCTATATAGAATGTAAGCGTCAAAAGCTAGATAAAGGTATTAAAGACTATGTTCCAGGAATGGAAGCAGACTTTAGAGTAAATGCTGATGAGATAATAGATCTTAGAGGTAAGGAAGGACGTATTACATATATAGCATTATACCTTAATAAAGAACACTTTGCTAGATGGAAAGAAGAGAAAGGATATGTTAATAGAAGTAATTTTAGTAATGTATAGGGAGGTATGAGAATATGACACCAGCTTTTATAGATTTTGATAAACTAGGGTTTACAAAAGCAGCTGTAGAAGTTATATCTAGACACGAAGGATTTAGAAAAAAGAAGTACAGAGATACAAAAGGTATCTGGACTATTGGATATGGATTTAATATGGAAAGTGGTACATTTTCTAAAGAACAAGTGGATAGATGGAATAAAGATGGAATAACTGAAGATGAGGCTAAATATATATTGGCTAAACATATAAATAGTCTTATACTTAAGCTTGATAGAATGCCTTGGGTTACAGCAATGAATTTTGCACGTAGACTAGCTATAGTTGATATGTGCTTTAATATGGGTATTGGATGGATAGATAGATGGGTAAATACTATAGGATTTATCAAAGCCAAGAACTATAATGCTGCAGGAAGGGCAATAAGAAATAGTCTTTATGCTAAACAAGTGGGAGCTAGAGCTATAAGAAATGCTATGGCTCTTGAATTAGGAAAGTATCCACTTCCTACACTTGGAGCTAAAGAACTACTTTTATTACAAGGAGTAGCTACTTCAAATCCAATGAAGAATGCTCCTGGACATAATATTAAAAAATAAGGAGAAGATAAATGGATGACAAAATTAGAGATAGAAGACGTTATCGTACAGGCTTTACCATAGATGATAAGAAAGAGTTTATGAATATTGCCGTAACAGAATTAGTAAGAAATGGAATAAATCCAGCCGACGTATCTCTATTATCTCCAGTTGCTATCACTATACAGGGTATGAGTAACTTTATAGATAGTATTTCTACTGTAGTTGGGAATATAGCCAGAGAAAATAGCTTGATTCATGCTCAACGTTATAGTAGTCTTATGAACCAATTAGCTCAACATACGAATGAAATAGTGATAGCAAAACCTTCTATGATAGATATGTTTGTAAGAATTCCTCTATCAGACGTGTTAATATATGGTAAAAAGACTCAGGCTAATACTTGGGAAATGACTTATACCAATGATAACGTGTGTATGATAGATGGACTTAAGTTTATGCCAGTAGAGAAAGAACATATAATTAAAGTTACAAAGAATACTGATGGAAGCTTGAGTCCTCGTGTATATGTAGATAGAGGTATAAGAAAAGACGACGTACTTGTACAAATGGTAGAATTACACGGTGTAAAGATACTGGGATTTAAGGCAACGTTTAAACAGATAGAAATAGACGTCAAAGAATTTATATTCAGTGATGATCAGCTTCAAATGTTTCTTGTAGAAGAACCTATGCCTATAAGCGATATCTTTTTATATTATAGACCTGATAGTGGAAGTCAATGGCGTAGTATAGGGAAAAGACTATACTTTACTAGAGGAAGTGAAGACTATCTTGAATATAAGATAGAGGCTCAGAATAAAGTACGTATAGATTATAAGTATGTACAAGGTGGATTTAAGCCTGCTATAGGAGGGCAGCTACGTGTAGAAGTACATATGACTGCTGGTCGTGATGTAAGAACTACAGTGCCTGCAGAGCCTCTTATAATAGAATCTCATCTTACTCACGTGGATTATGAGCCTGTAGGAGTAGATTATTTCGAGTCTACTGGTGCAAAGCTTGCTGCTATGGATAGAGAACAGCTTAGAAATAATATTATAAAGATAAACGGTTCTAGACGTAGAATAGACACTGATAGTGATATGAAGACTTTCTTGCTTAATTATACTGGAGAAAGTAAGTTCGAGCCTAAGCTAGTACTTAATGACGTAAAGCATAGAATATTTAATGTTTATGCTACCCTTTCTTTTAGAAGCGATACAGGAAGTCTTAAGCGTACGTTTACAGTTCCTACTAATACGTGTAACTTGACTATTAAGAAGGAAGATCTTTTTACTAAAGAAGTTAAAGGTACGAGATATTATTGTATGAATGATAGTCATGCTATTAAGAGTACACAGACTAGAGCTATGGACTTTAGTACGCTATTACCAGGATTTAATACTATGACTGATGCTATACCTCAAAACGTAGGTAATCTTAATGTTATGGATCCTTCTACTATAAGTATGAATTATTATTATATAACTCCATTTATATTTAGCTATGATCCTAAGGCTAATTTCTTAAGATCTTATGCTATGGGACAGTATGATATTCCTTACTTGAGTTTCTCTACATTTGAAACATATACTAATAGTAGTGCTGTAAGATTTATTAATACTTCTATCAGAGTAAATGATTACTTAGATTTTACAGATACAACTAGAACAGCATCTAGAAATGTGTACGAATTAAGAGCACAAATGAGATGTGAAGCAAACGAAGAATATACTCCTATACTAGGACAAACATTCCAAGCTACTCTTAAAGTAAAGTCATTTGATAGACAGAGAGATATTTATATCTATGCTACTAGTATAGAAAAGCAAGAGGACGATAAATGGGACGTTGTATTTAAAATAGATACAGATAGAAAGATATGGGGAGACATAGTAGAAATATCATATAGAAACGATCTGGATAATCCTGGAAGTACTGCTACAGATATGATTAGATGTAAGTCTGAAGTAGAACTAGAGTTTACTAGAGTGACTCCTAAGATACCTGCAGAGCCAGAAGAAAGAGATATGTATGGGACTGTAACTAAACCTGCTGTACCTGAGGTTCCTCGTAAGTTCCAAAAGATAAACGTTTATAGATCTACTGTAGAATTCTTTAAAGATATTACAGACAGTCTTTATATACAAACATCAATATCAGTGGATGGATTATTTAGATTTGTAGCTATACCACTAGTAGAAATGGAGTTTTGGAGATCTCCTAAGAATAGAATGAATATAATAAACGAGGTAGATAATATAGCCAAGTTTATTAAATCTGAAGTATATGACGAGCTTGATGAATATAGCTTGTCTAGTAGAACGCTACACGATAAGCTTGAAACACTGTTTAGAATAAGTATAAAGTTTACTAAAACGCATGGACTAAGCAAGTTCTTAGATATAGGAAATACTGCAAGAAGACCTATTATAAACTTGCAAGTAAGTCCTACTGCATATATACGTAAGCTTGATAGTGATTTCGACGAAAGTGGTATAGCTTCACAATTAAATCAAAAACTTATAACACATGATTATATGATGACTGACTTCAACTTGAATACTATAGTATTTAATACTATGGACAAGGCTGGAGACAGTGTGGATTGGGTGCAATTTAAGAACTTAGATAACTACCCGCCTGATCATTTGACTGTTATGAGAAATAATAATAAAGTAAATAACTGGGATCCGCCTGAAGTAATAAGTATTAAACCTGTATACGTACCTGAGGCAGATAACTATAAATTTAATATGACATTTATTGACGCATAGGAGGTATTGAGAAGTGAAAGCAGCAATGTTAATTGAGGGTGTCAAATCTACATATGTATTTGAAAGTGCTCTCGAAAGTTTAGAAAGATGGTTCGGAGATGGTCGTTATAGTGAAAATGGTATGAGTCCACCTATATGGGTTGAAAAGAGTGAAGATGAAAATGCAGCTCTTATAATCTACAATGGTGGAATTAACAATGGAAAGCATCCAAGACAAGAAATATACGATGCAGATTTCTTTACAGAAAGCTATAGCGATAGTAAGATTAATAGTATATTCTCTGCTTGTATGGATCCTACGAATAAATCTATGATGAGTGAAACAGAGGGAGTATACTTTGTAAATGAAAATAGTACAGCTAAAGATATAAAGGACTTTGCTAATAAAGTAAAGATGTTTGCAGCTAGAACTATAATGAATCCTGCTTCTATTATAGCTATGGAATCTCGTACAGAAGATCTTACTATGTTTAAGATACTAGCGGCTGCAGCAGCAGAAAGTGAGAAAGTAGCATTAGAAATAGCTCTTGAAAATGCTAGAAAGCATAAGGAAGCTATGGGAGGACTTGAAGAATATAGTGACTTCGATAGAGACGACTTTGATAGAGAGCTTGATATATTAAATAGTAAGCCTACTGAAGTGGTAGATCCTACTACATTTGAAGAGCCTGAAGGACTTGATATCGTAGCTGATAGTAATGGAGAATCTGAAGTAAGACCTGAAGATCTAGACGCTTCAGACTTTAATCAAGTTCCTGTTATTCAAGATGAAGAGCCAAATATAGTGGAAGAAGAACATAATATAGTAGAAGACGATTTAAAGCCTTCTGAGGTATCTATAAGCGATTCTGAGCCTTTAGACGATAAAGAAGTAGCTAAACCAGTAGAAACGCCTAAAAACAGCCTATTAGAGGCTCTAACAGCATTACAAGAAAGAATGGGAATTACAGAAGCTGAATTTATAAGCAGACTTGAGAAAGTAATGCTTATAGGAAAGCTAGCTGGAGGACCACAATCAGCAGCTGTAGAAGAAGAGAAAGCTCCTTTAGCTGAGAATGCTGTACCAGATGAAAATAATGTAGAAGAATCTCCTGCAGTCGCTGAAGGTAGAGGTGGAGACGGATTACATTATATAGATACTCCTGATGGAGTTGTATCTAATATTAGTGCAGATGATTTATTTGGAGATGATTATGATGATGAAGAAGATAAGAATGAGGAGATTGAAAAAGGGGCAGATGCTAAAGGGTATGATGACATGGATAGAAATGGCGAGTCAGATAAGAATGAAGCCAAATCCTCAGATCTATCAGAAGACTCAGAAGATGCTGAAAGCAACCAAGAAACGTCCAAAGAAATAAACGAAAGCCTTCCTGCTGATGAACTTATTAAAGAACTTGCTAATGAAAGTAAGAATGATGATGAATTCTTTGATATGCTTATTAAGAGAAGAACTAAGTTTGGACTACCTACTCTTATAAAGGCTGCTAATATAGATATGAGAAACTATATTTTGACTGGAGTAGAGTCTGCTGTAGAAGCCGATGTAAAATCTAAGAGAGTAGCGTTAATATAGAGATAATTATATATCTTTAGATGTGTTTCACAATAATATAAATATTTTAAAGGAGGATTACAAGAATGAGAACACAATGGATTAAAAGCTGGAAAGAACGTGGAGTACAAGGAGTTAGTGCTGATAAGAGATTAGTACTTTCTATGGAAGATTATGACTATTCATTTAGAATAGAAGAGCTTGTAGAAAATAAGTATGAAGAAAGGGGAACGATAGTAATACCACATCAATCTTCTGATGTTATGAAGTTATTACAAGGATTCTTCCACAAGGCTCAAACACTTAAGTCTAAAGTATATGTAGCCGCTGATAAGGCACCTGCTCCTGTATTATTTGATATTATGATGCCCATATTTAGAAATGGTACTGTAGATGCTCTTAGATTTACTTCTGTTAATAAAGACGATGGAAGTGGAAAGATCAAAAGAGAAAGTGTATTAGCTATATATAAGTTTCCTAGTTACGATGCTTTTAAGGAATACAATAGTAAGCCAGCTGAAAAAGGACAACTTAAGGCTATTCCTAGAGATTATGTAGTAGCTGGAATAAAGCTTAGTAACTTGCCTATAACAAATGGAAGCTTCGTATATGACGATTGTGCAGTATTAGACAGTATAGCTCATGCACTTGATTCTGCAGAAGCTGCTAGAATATGGCATCCAGTAATAAGACAACTTGATAAGTTAGGAGAAGAAAATGCAACACAACAACAATCATCTGGAAATTACACTAGTTCTTCTAGTGTGGCTACTAACAATCAGTATACAGATACGACTGACGTAAGTGTAGGAAGCGATCCTGCTCCTAAGTTAGAAATGCCTGATGATGGATATCCATTTTAATATAAGTGTGGGAGTAGAGATACTCCCATGCTATTTTTTTAAGGAGGAATGATGTTTGATTTGAACTTTGGATCTGCAAAGCTCGATAAGAAATGGAATATAGGAAACTTTATTACATCTAGCTATAAGACTGCTAGAGGTATTTCTGTCAATGGAAACGAAGCAGGCGATGTAGATCTTAATAAAATTATAGCAAGTATTAATAGAGACTTTGGACGTAATGAAAAGGATTACGACAGTCTTTATAGAGAACTTATGCTTAAAAGAAATGAAACAAAAAAAGAAGTGGCTGAAATGAAAGCCAGTAATGCAAAATTTATGGATATTATAAGCGCACAAGGTAATGATATCAATATAATGAATACTCAGCTTAGAGTACTTGAAGATAAGCAAAAGCTTACAAGTGAAAAATATAAGACTATTCAGGCTGAAAAGAAACTATGGAAAGATATGCAGGCTAAAACTGACGTGGCTAGTGATAAGCCAGCTGTTAATAACTTTATTACTAACAGTCCGCTTTCAGTAGGACAAATGGCTTCTGCTGCAGTAGCACAAGTTCCTAGAACAGTTCCTATTGCAAGTATAGGAGCATTGCCTGTAAACGAATATAAGCAAAGTGAAGACTTCCTGAAGCCTATAGCTGAAAATGCTAATAAAGAGCTTGAAGAAGCGTCTGCTAATGCTGAAAAGGAGTTAGCCAAAAGCAGCCAAATAATAAGTGCTCCTATTCCTGGGAGTGATATAGCTGTAAGCAAGGACTTGTTTGGTAATACTACTAAAACAGTGGCAGATCAGCTGGATGAAAAGATGGATGTAGTTCGTGCTAGACTAGCTAGAAAAGACGTTCTTATGAAAGATCATAATGGACTAGGACATGATTATACTACTTCTATAGATAATCTAGTAATGAATAAGACTCCGCATGAAGTTAGACTGTTTGTAAATCCTGATACTGGAAGATTCTGGGAAAAGGCTTTTACACGTGACTCTGAAGGAAAGTATACTATAGAGGCTAAGGAATATCATCCTCGTGGTATAGTACATCTTGGAGACTTGCAATTTGATATAGCTGCTAAGAAAGTAGTAACGTATTATGATGATACGCCTATAGATTTTGAGCTTGATAGAAATGAAAACCATATGGGAGAATTCTATATGAAAGAATGGAATGATCCTAAGAATGATAAGTTTGCTGTACCTACTGATTTATGTAATCAAATGGTAAGTATAATGGAAGCGTGATAGATATGAAGAAAAAAGAAGTAGACGTAGAACTTGCTAGAAGTATATGTAAGAAAGTAACAGAATTATGTAATACATATGGAGTAGATTTCTTCTTTGTAACACCTGGTGCTAGCGCTACTAGAAATAAAGGTAGTGATGCCGTGCGTAATGCTAGAGAAGCTCATATACAATGGGAATTAAAAAATAACAGCGATCCATATGAAGATTGGAATAAATAAGTATAACCCCTCCTATAATGGAGGGGAATGCATTTAAACACCTCATTGATAAAAAAATAAAGAGCCCACAAGGAGCTCGATATTCTTTTTAATACCATCTATAAAATATAGACATATCTTCTCTAACCTTGTCATAAAGATGTCTATACTCTTTAGTACTATTGTTTTTATTGTGTTCTATTTCTAAATTTCTTATTTCTTCTAGGAAATATCTAACAATATCTCCTAGTTTATTTTTCACCTCCCAATTAGTTTCTTCTTTATATAATCTTCTTGAAAACTTGTGGTGGATATACTCTCTTATTAACCACCAATTATATCTTTTATTATCCCCAGTATAATCATAGTCCTTTACTGGACTAAGTTTCTCAACCCTTTCTTTTAATGCATCTAGAATTTTATACATAACGTCATCCGAATATTTATATCCGGCTCTCATATAGTTATTATCAAAGCTTTTATCAAAATTATACAGAGTTTTAAGCATATCATCAATTTCCTTATCATTTGTAAAAGACTTTTCTGTCGCACTGAATACTATTTTGTAAAATTTATCTTTCCTAATTTTAGATAATTTTTTAGTGTAGTCTATGTATTCGTTGTATTTATTTTGGATATTTTTGAATACGTAGTACGCATTCATTTCTGCATCCAGTTCTTTGAAAGTTAGAAAGTCTTCATAGTACTCTGCCATACTATTTATACTTTTAGATAAGTCTTTACAAAGAGCGTTATAGTTAAACTCATACTCCCATAACATTTTCTTACTACCTTTATTGTAATTATATTTTTGTATAACCAATCTGTCCTCTATAGATTTTGCCTGATTGAATAACTCTTCTTTATCCTTTTCAGATAAATTTTTTTCTTAGAGCATTTTCAGCCCAAAAAGCTCTTGAAGCAGTTGCTACATCATCTGAGCATTCATAGTAAGATATAATACTATTTACTAATTTATTTGTATCCCATTTTGCTATGTTCATTTCTCTTACCTTTTGTTCATATTCTTTGTGTAATTCATTTGCCTTATTATATAACATTTCTATCTTTCTCATATTTATTCCTCCTTTTTGCCCATCGTTCCCAAGTATAAATATGAAAGACTTGGGTGGGCTTATTATATTTTATGTTACTCTTTTATAATATATAGCCAAATTTGCACTAATTATTATATCTATTTTCTACACTTTTATCCTAATATCACTCATTTCAGCTAGAAAGAGAGAACATAGGAAGGAGCGGAGATTTATCTAAATTTTAGCTATATATCATATACTGTATCCAAATATGTGTACATACCCAACCCCTCTCATTATCAACCCCTCGATAATGATGGGTATGTGCGTATTTGGATATGACTCTCTAATAAAAAGAGAGTCATCCATTTATAATAAGGTTTTCAATTTAACCTGCGATAATAGTCTCTTCAGTTATAGCAGGGTAAGAAAGGAGGTACAATGAAGAGTTATCAAATAATACTTTTAGGGAAAACTAATGGAGAAGTAATCCCTAAAAGTATGAGTAATAGAATCAAAGCCTTCATTAGAAAGAAGTTTGAAGGCGGAGCTTCTATAGAAACTCTTAAAAGTTTAATCCTACAAGCTTTTGATAGAGATAATATAGTAGGTAGCTTGACTATAAGACAGAATGGTCAAGTGTATCTTAAAGTAGGAAATTAATAACATGACCTGGAGAGGTCGTTAAATATACTTAAACGCTCCTATAGCGTTGTAAAATTGAATTTAGGAATATTGTATTAGATGCCTGAGAATGAAGAGGCTCTGATATAGTATTCCTAATTTGATGGAATACTGTATTATGAGTAGATCGGTCAGGTGTCTTCGGATATCTGGCTGGTCTACTCAGGTATTCTAATATAATATAAAATAATATTTTTTGTTGTATTTATAATAAAGGAGGAAATGCTATGTTATTTAATATGTATGAAACTCCAAGTATAAGAAGTATCGAAAATACTTGGAATAAGGTTATAGCTCCAAAGTTTGCGGAGCTAGGTTTTAAATTTGAAAAGGATTGGATCACTGTAAAGATTCAACACACTTCCATTAGTGCTTTGGCTATAACTCTTACAAAGAGAGTTAGATACTCTAAGGCAATAATGAAGGAACTGGTAACTATAATAATAAGGGAAACTAGATATATAGAAGAGGAATTCGAATATATATCTAAGCATGGAATTAAAATTACTGAAAGAGATATCTTAAAGTTTATAAGTAGTTTAGGATATCTTTATACAGTGATAGGGACAAAAGATTCTTTAGAACTAAAGAAAAAGTTATCTGAAGCTAAAAAAGAGTCAAGTAGTGATATAATTAATAGACTGAGTAAGAAATCATTAACTTCTTCAGACGATGAGGAGTTCTAAAATAAAATGAGATTGATTTCTCGCACACGCGAGGTATTTTATATAAAATATTAAAAAAAAAATAGGAGGAAATTAAAATGAATAAAGATTTAGAATATAAGGAAATTTTTTACGGACTTGTACCAAATGCTGATGACTTCGTTGATGAAGCTGATACGTGTTTAGCGTATCATGCAATTAAACATGGTAGTACTTCATTAAAGGTTATTATAAGTCATTCTGATTTAGATGGAGTGACTTCTGCAGTGAACCTAGCAGAGGCTGCTAAAATATTAGGTTCAGATGTTATTGTATACTTAGAAAGAACGAGTAGACAAGAAAAAACATCGGATATATTAGATTCTTTAATGAGTCAGTATAAAGATGTAATGAGTATCTACAAAGATATAGAAATTATGATTTCTGATAGAATGTTTATCGATTTATCTAGAGATCATAAAATACCAAGAAATATGTACTTTTCTTGGTATGATCATCATGCCGGGAATGTAATTGGAGAAGAAGTTATAAGGGAAAAGCTTGGTGATCGTCTAAGAGATTATAAAATAGCTACAGATATAAATCACTGTGGCGCTACTATCACGTGGGAAGCTATGCGTGATAGAATAGCTAGTCAAGTCTCAGGGCTAGCAGCTTCGAACTACAGCGAAGCCGTTAAGATTTGGAGTCTTAACGTAAACTTATGGGATACTTTCCAATGGAAGAACAAACCAGGACTTTCATTGGAAGATAAAATTCTTGGTAAAAAGATGGGTTCCATTGATAAAATGATGGAGTCTGAAAAGCATCTATTCCAAAAGTTAATGTTTAAGTTATCTAATTATGAAACACTTGATCATAATATGGTTTATGATTGGATTGATAACTTAGATAAAGAATACAAAGATCTAGTAGAAGAAGAATACAATGTATCTTCTAAGCGTGCTACTAGATACAATGAAAAGATTACTATTCTTCCAGCTGAATGGAAGTTTGCATCAAATGTCAAAGAACTTTGGGTAAACGATCATCCAGAAACAGATATTGTGATTACGTGTCACAAGTCTGGAGGAACGGTTTATACAAGCGTTTCATATGAAACTCCCTCATATGAAATAGCTAAGTTCATAGGTGAAAGCTATGGACTAAACGGAGGAGGACATAAAAATGCTGCTGGATTCGGATGTCTAGATTTAGCAGTATCTGAATACCTTTCAGAAGACGAGATGAAATATGTTGTAGAAGACAGAATCATTAAAGCTCTTGATAGATTCTTTGAAAATAAATAGACATAAGAAATAGTTCCCTCACACGAGGGTTATTATAATTTTAAAAATATTAGGAGGAATTATTATGAAAGTATTAAGAGAATTTATGTATAAGGTGTTCGTTGGTTGTTGTGATACGTATGAGCCTGAAGATTATGCGTTCGTTGGAAGCTGGGACGAATGTAATGATTACGTGGTAAAATATAATCACCAAAAGGAAAGCTATATCGAACCAGCTGGATATAGTAGAGGCGTTGCAATAGTTGGTCTATGTGAAGGGAGACACGAGCTCCCTGGCGTGGATGATTACGTATTTTGGGAAATTGAAGATCCAATGGACTTCGATGATCTTGAGTACAGAGCTGCTTGCTGGATAGAGGAAGCAAAGAAAGCTGAAGTAGACGTAGTGAAGTTATACGTTACTGGTCTTACTCCAGCTTTAACTTCTGTCATAAAGATGTGCGCTATCAGACATGTGACTCTGATGCTTATGCACTATGACAGAGAATCTAATACATATAAGGCACAATATGTCTTATATGCGTAATTAAATGGGATAGCCCATATAACTAGTATGGTTTCTAATTATATGGGCTTATGGTGTAAAAGCTCTAATATATTGACAGCATATATTAGAAATATCAAACCGGAAAGGAGTGATATCATGGAATTTGAGATTTCCGTTGAACAAATGGACGATCTTAAGAGAACACCAGTTCTCAATGATGGTTCAGTTCAAAAACCAAAAGACTAGGGTAGACTCCTAGTCATATAAGTACTGAGATAGTTTGCAAACTTACACCGTGTAAACATAATATCTCAGTACCTATATTATATAATATAATTAGATAAATTAGAAATCTAACTCTGATGAAAGGAGTTGATTTTAATGCTAAACCCATTTTATGATTGGTTGCAAGATTATTTTGATCCTGCTTCTTTTGAATGTATATTAAGGTTTCCCGACCGTTTTCAATATACTTTAAGAGAATTTTATAAGATTTACCTTAGAGTAATTCATAAATAACTATTATTATATGGGTTGATGTCCGATCTACATTTATATCAGAGATCTAGTTTATCTAACGTATTATATAGTATTTGTTATGATTTATTTAAAGAAAATTAAGGAGGAAATAAGAATGAGAATAAAAATTGAAATATTAAGTAATAAAATAAAGGAATACAGAGAAAAACACGGATTAAGTATAAATGATTTCGCAAGATTAGCTAAGGTATCTGGTGCGAGTATATACAGATATGAGTCTGGACATCCATACGCTACTATACAAACTGTTAAGAATATTGCTAAAGCTTTAGGAATAAAAGAAAAAGATTTAGTAGTTAATCCTGAAGATTTACAGCCTGTAGATATACATAGCATTGATACTATAGGTGGTCGTGTTAAAGCTTTAAGAAACGATTGTAGAATGAGTCAATTCCAACTTGCTAAGAAGGTTGGAATTGCTGTAAGTATCATATATAAGATAGAGTCTGGTATTACTAAGAACTCTAGGTATATTGGTGATATAGCAAAGGCTCTTGGAGTTAACTTATCGGAGTTGACTAAAGGTTTACCAACATCACAACATAGTAATAAGAAAAAAGAAGTTGAAATAAACGATACACAAACGTCTTATTATACTGATAGAATGTCTAAAAATAGTAATAGTGCTTATTATAACCCACAAGTATCTTATAATACGCGTGTTGCAGTTATAGGAATTCAATCTTTCGATGGAGATCTGTTAAATAATATTAATCGTAAGCTTAATATTATGTATCCTGAAGTAGAAGGGTATCTGGTAGTAAGAGAGATAAAGAATTCATGGACTATGTTTGTAATTGGAAGAAAGTTATATGACATGACTGTGAATGAAAAAACTATATTAGATGCTACTAAGTATCTATTAGAAGATGTAGAAGTGGATTCAGCCGAACTTAATAGTATGAGTATATTTATATTCGGCGGATTTGATAATCCGATATTCCACGTGTATGGTAGTGAGAGAGGTATAGAAGCTTCAGTAATAGGAAATAATGGATATTTTGTAGGACATTATGATTTAAATGAAGCTATTGGTAGAATGAAAGTTGCGTTAGATAAATCAGTAGGTATAGGAAAACATCAGATAGCATTATATTCTAATATGGACACTATTGTAGAGATGTATGTTTCTGGAGCATCAAATGATATTACTAATAATATCTATGAGGCTGCGTATAGATTTTTAGATAAAAGAGCTGATCATAATCAAATAGTAAGTTATATAAGAGATATTATTATGATCAATTCTATAAATAGATCTATATCTGTAGCTAAACATTTAGCCAATAATCCATTGGAGAATAGATTTAAGAGCATGTTTGGAAGTCATGAGTCACAAAATATATCATCTAAAATTACTGAATTGTTTATAGTAGTTATAGATAAGTACGACAGATATAATAACAAGAAGTATAGTTTTATAATTTTATAATAATAATAAGGAGGATTAAGAAATGGAAGCAAAAATAATATTTAATGAAATATATGGTGAAAGAGAGCTAGTAATAAATAACTTATGGAATTGGATTCATAAGTACAGTATTTATAATAGAGTGATTGCTAGAAAGAAGTATACTCTTATAAAAGGAACTGAGCATTATGAGATCCTTTTAGAAGACTTCAAAGAATCAGATCTTGAAGATATAGTAAAGACTACTATGATGTATAGTAAGACTGATTTAAATAGTTTCTTTGATAAAAACGAAAACATTGATGAGATATTAATTCCTGTAGACGTTATCGTTGCAGGAGAGATGTTTAAATACTCTGTAGGACTATACAGAGATGGCTATAAGGATATTTATCCTGTAGTTAAAGTAGGATATTAAAGTATAAAGATCTTGGGAAGGATTTAAAATATATCTGATTGGGAACCTAGACTCTTACATAAACTTAGGAAATTAATATTATCCAGCTACTGCTGTATAAGATCCTGAGAGAGAGTATGTCTAGGTTTTTATATAAGAGTAGTGGCTGGATACCTTTTGGTATCTGGCTACTACAGACACTATAAGTAGCCAGAATAATGAACTTTTTTATATTTGTGAAAATTATATATCTTACTGGAAGGAGGTAAGAGAAAAATGGAGGTTATTATGAATACACTTAAAGTAGAGCACAAGAACGGATGGCAAATTTATATTAATAGCTATACTGTTTGCAGTGCTGAGGATGACATTTCGTTCATCCCTAAAATAAATGAAGAGCTTGGCAAGTGGTGTGAACAAGTCACAATAATAAATGACTACAGGCACGTTAATTTATTATTGCCATATTTAATGAAAAAGTTGCAGGTTGATCCTATATTTCCTGTAACAGTAGAGATAATTGTACATGATGGAATTAACAGTTATGTATACAGTACTACACACATACTATAGTGATGATAAAACCGTTTATTTAGGAAACTCTTTAAGCGGTTTTATTATACGAAAAAAATGGGAGGTTAGTTTATATGAATATGATAAAGAAATTTGTATGGAAGATGGTAAGAGGGATTTTTCCTTACATTGCTACTGTAGGAGTTTGCTGTAGCGTTGTAGGGATTACAGTATATTTTAATTAGTAATATTTAAGAAGGAGTGATGAAGAATGATTAAAAAATTTGATTATGTTAAAATAGGAGCTGAATTAAAGAAATTCAGAGAAAACAGTGGTATGACTCTACACGATGTAGCAGGTAAAATTGGAGTTGTAGATAATACTGTGTATAAGTACGAGCATGGACTTGTACCAATGACTGTAGATAAATTGAAAAAGTTAGCAAAAGTATTAAATTTTGAGTTAGAAAATATTTTTGGAGAAACTTCTTTTGATGACAAAAGTCTTACAATAGGGCAAAGAGTTAGAACAAAAAGAAGAGCACTAGGTTTAAGTAAGCTAGAATTAGCTAATATACTAGGATATAGAACTGATAGTTCTATTAAAAACATAGAAGACGGTAGATACGATATACCTGGTAAGCGTATGGAAGACTTCTGTGAAGTGTTAGATTTAGGTTTAGCTGATCTTATAATAGGTAGCAAATCGAAACCAAAGAAGCAATATCATTTTAATAAATCTTATCCACCTGAAGATTTTTCGAATAAAGGAGTTGAAGAAATGAATAATAATATAATGAACAAAGAACTAAATGCAATACTACATGTAAATAGCGACAACTACACAGTTGATTTAGAGTTTGTAGACAAGTCTAAATCTGATGTAAACTCTACAGAATATATCAGATATGGTAGTCGTTTACATATAGGAATATTAGCAGAAGAAGATTTACATAAACCTCACGGAAAAGACTGTACTTGTAGAATATGCTCAACACTACAAAAATACAGTATAGCATGTGATAACATTGGTGTTCAAATTAGAGATATCGTTAGCCATTATCTTAAAGTTTTAAAAGACAACGATATCCAATCGTTGACTACTAGGAAGGCTCTTGTTATAACAGAAGCTTATAAAGATATAATTACTATTACTGTAGGAGGTAAGGACAAAATAAATAACATAAATATAACTTCTAAAGAAAATAGTAGTAATTATTATTCTGGTAATATGATGAGTGCTGGAGAAATATGCAATAGGATTAATAACATGTATGGATACCGTGTGGATAGTTATGCAGATGATGTAAGTAAGTTTATGAGCACTGTTATGAGTAACTTTATTAATAAGACAGATAACTATGACTACATTATTAGTATGACATTAAATATAAAATAATAAGGAGGAATACAGAATGAATGTAAATAAAATAAAAGAAACAATTTCATCTATATATGATAAGTATATCAATAGTGTATCAAATGATTCCAATATATATACAGAGGAAGTAGATGTTTTAAAAGCCGAATGGGAAAGTTTGTTCACTGATAAAGACGCTGCTTATATTATATTACTGATGGTTATTGATGACTTTTTAAACGATCGTTATTATTTTGAAGATGATGAATACGTTACAGTTATCTTGCGTATCAGTAAAGAATGCAAAGAGATGCTTAAAAAAGAAAAGTATAATGTAAATAGTGCCATATGTTTATTGATAATGGGATTACTATTAGCAGATTATTAAAATAACTAGGAGGAAATAAGAAATGAATATATTCAAAATTGAAAAAGCATTAAAAGGAATTTATTACGCTACAGAAAAGGAGCCAGTTAAAATAAAAGAACTGGCACCTAATATGGCATTACTTAAACTTAATTGGAATAGTATGTTTACTACTGTAGAAGTAGCAGATGCTGTATTGGATCATTATCTAAATACCTACGCAGCTGAAAGATATAGTCCATCATATCTAGAGTTTAAAATGAATCTAGATGTGGATAGAAGTAGACTTTATGCGGCTGCAGATAAGCTATGTGGAGCTACTCCTGTTGATGATGTAATAGAAGCTATGGTACTTGGGTTCTATTATAGTAATTATAACAAATTCAAAAAGGAGATGATCAAGTATGCTTAAAAGAATATTTATCATATTGATATCAGTGTTTCTATTATCGGGTTGTTTTAAAGACAACCTGGTAGTAGTGGATAAACAAATCCAGGATCCTATAAGGGTGTTTGAAACAGATGAAAAACATCCTCAAGGATATATAAAAGAAATCCCAAGACTTTATATACTTACTATAAGAGACTTGGATTTGGAAGAAAATACTTCAGTTGTAGTTCCTAAGAAAGTGTTCTTTAAATATAATTTAGGATCAGAGTTTGATATAAAAGATCTTAAGAAGGAGTGATAGACATGATAAAAGAAGTTGATGTTTTAATATATAATGACAGGAAGGGTATTTCTATAGGTGTAAAAGACATCTATAATGATACAGTAGTGCCTGTTGAACTAAGAGACTTAACAGCGTCTTCGTTTGCATCAGCAATAGCATGTGAAATATGTAAAATATATAATATGGCAGACGATGATGATAAGATTTATAATAATATGTATGACTTTGGTAGGCAGATCTTAGCAATACCTAATGAATATAGGTCTATGATAACTATCACTCTGAATATAGATGTAGTTGATTCTAAAGAAGATTTTGGCTATAGGCTGAAAAACAGACGTGAGGCTTTAGGGATGAAGAGAGAATTTGTAGCGTCTAAAATGGACGTTTCTACTAGTTTAGTTACTAAATGGGAAAGTGGAGAAAGAAAATTTCCTATAGACAGACTAGTAGAACTTTGTAATATATTAAAAACATCTCCTAATGAATTATTAGGATGGGAAAAATAAAGGAGGAAAAAGATTATGGGTGATATAAAATACAGATTATCATTTGATTATAATTGTGAAATATTTGGGGAAATGTCTGTGGAGTTAGTTAGATACGTTTTCGATAAAGATGACTTTTATGAAGATGAGCGTGTTCTACTATATAGAGATACATCACAAGAACATATAAAAGAATTCAAAAAGAGCTTCTATAAGAACTGCTCTAACTATGAATATATAGAGGATCTATTAAGAAAGGACTTAAGGAAATTTGAGAACTTAGTAGATGATATAAATAATACTATTAAGAAATTCAATAGTCTGAAAGAGGATCTAGACATCGATGTATTTAGATGCGAGGCACCGATAAGAGTATTACATGAAATCGAAGGTAGTATAATGGTAGTCGTTGATGTATCTGTGGATTCTGATAAGCGTCCTCAAGTAGACAAGATATCTGCTGTAGGTTCTAGTCTTCTTGCTAGTTGTGTCAATGATTACGAAGATTGTGTTTTAACTCCTAGAGCTATGTTAGATAACTTTATACAAGAATTAAATAAGTTGCCTAAACTTAGATTCATGGAAGCTGATATACAGGAGCTGAAGTCTATAGTTAATCAGGATATATACGATATGGTTGAAGACTTTAAGTCAAATATATCTGGCTTTAACATAAAAGTGCGTATAAGATACGCTAATGAATAGGAGGAGAATATATGAATAAAGATCTTAAGAGTTTCCTAATGGTATTTATATGTGTGGTATTATTTGTATTTCTATGGAAATTCTTTATAGTGTCGTTTATAATTTGGTATCTGTTAAAGAAAGGTACTAGATATTATTTTGAACATAAGGAGGAGTGGTTGAATGAAGATTATTTAAATCAGTAGCAAATGACAGTACAAGTATTAATGTAAAAATGTATAAAAAATTTAAATTTTAAAAGGAGGAACAAGTATGAAAAAGTTTTTGGTAATGTTGATGTTCGTTGTTAGTATGGTAGGTTTTGGTGAAGAAGTAGTTGCAGCTTTTGGTAGGGATAACTATTCTGAAACAGATATTCGTCCAGGAGTAGCAATTATTTATGATGATTTGAGAGACAGATATACAGTTTTAAGATGGGATGGAGTAGTACCTCCAAAGACATTTTCAATTGGGGATCCATTCTTTGCACCAGAAATGATGAAAACTGAATATTACGGTAAGAAGTCTTTTGCATATCTTAAATATAAAGGTAAAACTTATAAAAAGATAACAAAAGGTGAATTAATGCAACTTTTGAATCAAATAGGGTTCTACGAAACAGAAAGATAATAAATAGTATAATAATAATTTAATTAAAAAAAGGAGAATGATTAGTATGAAGAAATTAGTAATTATGTTAATGGTTGTGTTATCTATGGTAGGATTTGGGAAAACTTTTAAAGAAGCTATGAATGAAGACTTAACTGGTAATGTATGGATTACAGCTGTTATAAGATATAAGGGAGAATGGTACTATACTGTAACAGACAGAACGTACATTGGACTAGTAGCAATGGGACCTAATGATACTCCTGTTGTAATGAAATCAACTGATCCTACTTTATTACCAGGAGCTGGAAAAAGAAAATTTATAGGTTGGATAAGCGCTGGTAACTTTGAAAGATGGATGTATGAGTCTGGTGCTAATGGACAATATCCAGAAATAACTTTACTAAATGATTATAGAGCACAAATCAATAGAAGTGGGAAGAAGAACGCGCAAAAATCTAGACTATAATTTCTAGGAGGATTTTTAAATGAAAAAGGATGTTCTTATGTTGGCCGCGGTTGCAGTTTTGTGTATATTTATGATTTTAGGTGTATCAAGAGCTTATGCTCATACTAGTGATGACAGACTTATGGCATCTACAGTAGAATACACTGTCATAGATATGAAATATAATGAACCGGTTTACTTTAATAAGGGAGGAGCACTTGTACTTCTCCCTAATAATCAAGCTGTATTACTTTATAATAAGATAGAAGTAGAGGAATATGCTAAGATTAAAGAAGCTGCTATTTATAGTGAAACATATAAGTCAGAAATAGGAAGTGTTTCTGATTTGACTGCAAACGCTTTTATAATAAGATACGAAGAGCTTGGAGGTAAGTACAAGCTTAAGGAGGTACCCATCGATGGGGATATGTAAAGCGATTAAATTTGCTTTAGTTTGCTGTGGGCTATATTTAGCTATAGCCCCAGTATATAGAATAATAGATACCAATGTTAAGAATATAATAACTAACAATGGTACTCAAATGTATAAAATCAAGGAGGAAGTATGAGACTTGGGGAAAGAATGAAAATGTATGAGCATGTATGGAGACATAAACTTATAAGAAGAATGCCTGTTATAATAAGGGTAGACGGGAAAGCATTTCATACATTTACAAAAGGATTGAATAAACCTTTTGATGATATATTTATGGATGCTATGCAGGCTACGGCTGAGTATTTAGTAAGAGAAATACAAGGTTGTAAGTTTGCATATGTACAATCTGATGAGATATCTTTATTATTAACAGACTACGAGACTTATGATACTGAAGCATGGTTTGATAATAATATTCAAAAGATGGTGTCTATAGTAGCTGCAAAAGCGTCTGTATTCTTCAATCAAAGAATGCTACTTAATTCATTTGATTATGTAATTAACTCTAAAGAAAACGGAACTTACAATCAGGAATATCATGGCAAGGTCTCAAATGCTATATCTATACTTCCTGTATTCGATGCTAGAGCTTTTAATTTGGATAAGGATGAAGTATGTAATTACTTTATCTGGAGACAGGAAGACTGTATTAAAAACTCTATCAGTATGATCGCTATGAAGCATTTTTCAGATAAAGAATTACATGGTAAGTCTACTGTAGAAAGAAAGAAGATGCTTGAAGAAAAAGGTATCTTTATAAATGATAAATATGAAAAGTTTAAGCTAAGAGGAACTGCTGTGTACTATCCTATGATAAGCGAGCCTTATGATTCTGAGGCTGATAACTTAGACAGTATAGGGATTAAAATATCTAATGTTCCTGTTATAGATAAAGATGTTCCAATATTCAAAGAAGATAGATACTTCGTAGAAAAGTATGTCTTTATCGATGATGATGAATAAAGAGTCTAACTCTATTCCTAAGATAATAATTCCAGCTGATATAGGCCTGGAGTCTGATGAGGAATTTGTCTGGCTTTCTAAGCTTATTGATGAGTGGGGATGGAATTATGAACATATAGTTAATAAGCTATTTTCTGGGAATAGAAAGGATGACTTTGTTATTACTAGGGAAATAGTAATCAAATATAAGAGCGTGGATTAGTTTCTGCGCTCTCTTATTTTTTTTACGTCTTAATTAAATTTCACAATGAGGTGTTCGATTTGTAAAACCGATAATTATATATCTTATGATGTTTCACAATTAAATTTTGAAGGAGGAAATAAGAGAATGAATAGTTTAAAAATGTTGGAAGGTATCCATAAAGATACAGTTTATATTTTAGAAAATAGTACTATTCAAACTATAGGTATAAATATTACTAGCTATACTAGGCATCTGAACGAGCTCTGTAGATTTAATGCATGGACTTATGCAGAGATTATTAATAATGAGCCACTTACTGCCTGGGTTATAAGTACTATGATGCCAGAAGTCAATATAAGACCGCTTATAAGATTTAGTAGAGAGTTTATGCTTAATAATATAGAACTCTATACACCTTATCTATCTAAATGGTTAGATTATATTATAGCGGTTTGCGATGATATGGCTGATTGGTATTATGATGGGATTACTAATGCAGATATGGTGTATCTTGATAGCCTTAACTTGCCATATTATATGAAGAACAGGATTGCTGATGCTCCAGAGCAGGGAATATATAGATATGTATTTGAAGATATATCAAATGCTCTAGCTAGAAATGACTATGCTTCATATATAGATATGTGCTTGGAGGTAACAAGATGTATAGAAATATCGTCGACAGAGTCAAAAGAAGTGATATGATCTTTGCTAATATAGATAATGCTTTGAGTTCTGTATATAATAAAATAGTACATAATACAAGCGGAACATACGAAATAGATAATATTACTAGAGTAGTAGAAGATATATTGCTTAATTATCTTGAATTAGAGAAAGATCAGAGAATGGAACTTAGTGTAAAGCTCGTAAATAAATATATAGTATTATTTACTAAGCTTCTTACTATGTGTAATATAGAGACTACTGGATATCTTGTAGAAATGGAGATACCTCAGCTAGTAATAAGTACATATAAAAGTAAGAAGATAGCACCTCAACTTCCATTTAATTGCAGCTATACAATACCAAAGGTAGAAGATATAATACCTGATAATGAGTCTTATATGAATGAATTCATTAGATGCTTTACTATTATATATAAAGAATACTTTTATAATAACGATCCAGAGGAAGAGGTATTTGCTATTCCTATGTTTATGGCATATCACGTGAGCTTTGTAGATAAAACAGTTCATAGTGCTGTAAGCGACTGGTTTAGACGTTATCTTAAAGGAATTAGTAAGCCTCTTAATAATATAGATAGTTATTTAATAGACTGTATTACAGAGTTTATTCATGAACATATTCTTAGAAACTTTGATATGAATATGACACAGACTTATATAGATTTTAAAAACATTGTAGGAAGTGAGATAATGCCTTATTATTACGAGGCATCTCTTGATAGTTTCTGGTTACTTGATCAGATACTTAGAGCAGTGTATGATGAGCTTACGACCCATTTTGAAACATTGCTACTAGGGTTTTACTATAACCCACTTATGATAAGACTTATAATAGGAGTTAAAATGCGTATGTTTAAATCGTATGCAAAGAAAGTAGGTAGATATTATGAATCAATTATTTGAGTTCGCAATTAATACAAGTCATAATGTAACTGAGGCGTATAACAAGCTATGGAGTAGTACAGCTGGATTTACACTTATGACTATAGATGATATATTGCGAACGCAAAAGCATTACTTATACAATTTAAAAGGAGTTACTAGTACGAAGCTAGTAGAGTTCCTTTGTATAGAAGGAAGACTTCCAGTATATGATCCATCTATAATACAGGATATCTTTAATAGAAACACTGCATTATTTCATAATCTGTGGCATAATAGTATAATCAATCTTATATATTTTGATTGGTGCAATTATGAATTCAGTAGTATAGATGATAATGAAGTAAACTTTTTAATTGGTATGGCTGAGAATAAAGAGGAGCTTGCTAATTATATTGATAGTAGTATAGATAACTGGGTAGATAGAAACGAGTGTATTATGAATTTGAATGCTAATATAAAGATATATATGGATAAAATCAATAGTGTTCCGCTTAATACTTTACCTGGAATGAAACATAATAATATAAGTGAGGAGATTATGGAGATAATAAGAGAAGGATTTTTGCATGACGAATTCGTTATGAAAGGGGTACATGAACCACTTAACTTGCTTAGAAATCCTAAGCTTCATTCTGATATGATATATTATCTATCAGGACTTCATCAATATTATAATGAGTTTATGTTTAAACATCCATACTATTATTCTGTAGAAGAGTTTATAAATACTGTTATGGAAGATATAGAGACTGGTATAAAATATGGTGTATTGGAATATTATCTGGATGACACTGAGCGTAGAAGCAGATATGATAAAGAGATAGATGCACTTATATATGCTCATCTTACTAGTGTAATAAACAGAGGATAGATCTGTTTAAAATAATAAAGGAGGAATTAGAATGAACAAGAAGGTAAAAGGATGGTTAGAATTGGTATTAGGAGCAGGAGTTGCTATGAAAGGAGTATATGATATTTATACTGCTGATGAGGAAGAGATAGAAGAAGTTCCTAAAGAACTGGCTTCTAAATCTAAGTATGCTAATATGGAAGAAGATTTAATTGAAGAAGAAGATTTAATTGAAGAAGAAGATAAAAAGGAGTCTTGATATGTTTACTATAATAACTAAGAAACAAATAATAAAGAAGCAATTAAATCATGACGATTTAGCCGATGTAATTATGGAATACTCAAATGGTGATACTAATATAGCTATGATAGATGGGCACATTCCACATAGATTTAACTTATCTAAAGATGACAATAGTAACACTCCCAGTATAATACTGGGAGCTGTCGTTTATTACTTTATATACGATGAGTGTATTTGGATATTAGATAATTATATAGCTGAGAAGATCCTTAAAGGGAATACTATATTAGTAGGATCTTGGAGTAAAAAAGCATTTGATAATAGAATCCCTACAGTGTATTTCATAGAACCTATTAATCATCGTATTTATAAAGATTATGAATACTTATCTGAGAATGATATAAAAGAGATGATGGATTCTATGAAAGAGCTGAGTGATAAGATGAATCTTCAGACTAATATGGATCCTCAATGGCATTTTAATGCTATACATTATGTCTTAGAGTATCATAATATGAATGTACCTAAATATAGTAGGTTATATGATCATTTAACTTATATCGATTATATAGATGATAATTGGATCAATGCTAGCGATAATAATATAATAGTAGGATTTATTAATATATTATCAACTGAATTAGCAAAACACGGATTTTTAAATATGAATATAGGGGAATGTGACTTTTTCAGAAAATTTACATTGACTGATAAAGGTAGAGTATTGATGAACGCCCTTAGACTGGAAGGTTTAGATTCTGATTATTCTGAAGAATATAGACATGATTTCTGGGATAGAGACGGATGGAATGAGGAGGATTATGATGAGTACTTATAAACTAATAGTTCAATATAATGAGAATGCTTTTGAGAAATTGATTGCATGTATATTTAAATACACCTCTGAAACAGAGAGTGTGAAAATGGGTAAAATGTCAGTTATGTATATTGATGATAAGATAAAATCGTCAATGTCTTTAGAAGCACGCGGTAAGCTTAGCTATGAAGTTAGAGAGTATCTAGGAAAATACGCTGTGAATATGTGTAGAGAGCTTGAATCTGCAAACTTAGACAACGATGGTAAGTTTAGTGGAATAGAAATAATAGAGATAGAAGAAGAAGAATACGAAGATGTGATAGAGGGGTAGATTTAAAATGGCAAAGAGTATTAAGTATAAGATGCTTATTCAATATAATGATGATGCCTATGAAAAGTTAGTAGTGAGTGTAAATAGGTATATATCGAAAGTAGAAACAGAGTATCTAGGAGATATAATGATAACTACTGATGATATAAGAGAAGTAGAGTATGGATCTGATTTAGTTCCGACCGTAGATAGAGAGTTATTTAGTCAAGTTGACTACACCACTAGAACTTTTCTAGAGGATTATGTTATAAATATGTATAATACTATGGAGTCTATATTTTTATATGGAACACAGACATTTACAGGAATAGAAATCTTAGAAATAAAAGAGGAGTAAAGACAAATGGCAAGATATGCAAGTTTATATAAAGGGAATAGTAGACTTAACATAATAAAAGACGATCCAGATCTATTTCTTTTACACGCTTATTACCACAGATATATAAATAAACTATTTATACTTTATAAGCGTTATAGTGATGGGAAGAAAATATTGGATGTTATAGATAATCCATACGTACCTATATATTTGAGCAAAACTAATCTTAAGGAAACACAGGAGAGTATTCCTATAAGCTCTGCTCATTGTTATGTAGTTCCTTTTAAAGAGAAAGCCAAAGAAGCTATAAGCTTGTTATTCGAGCCTAGAATACAAAGATATAAAGATCAATGGGGGTTGTGGGTAGAGAGACCAATCTACCCCGACATTCCTTATAAAGCAGAGGGACTTCATCCTCGTTTATTTTTATATGATATACCATTACCTGAGCTTGCTTATATGGAATATGGGCTTAATCATATGGAGAAACACGGAGAATTAATATATGAAAACATCCCAATACCACATATAAGCTATGCTTCATTCGATATAGAAACTAATATAAACGAAAATGGAGAATGGATTATAAATACTAATACATTTGTAGATGAAGATAGTAAGACTGCTTATATTGATTTTTTAAAATCTGATGCGTATAGTAGGCAAGATGAGATTATAGATGATCCTGAGGCTTTTAAAGCTGCTGTAAAGGACGCTATGCGTGATATGATTGACAGATGTATCCTAAATGGGAAAAGTAAAGAAAGCGTGCAAAAGCTGTGCTATGGCTTTATAGACGATCTTAATATAAATGTAAGATGGTTTGATACAGAGTCTGAGCTTATAATGAAGACTACTGAACTAATGTTTACTACCTTTAGTCCAGATATACTTATGGCTTATAATACTACATATGATACTGGAATGTTTGATGCTCGTATACAAGCACTTGGGCTTCCAGCTGGGACATTTAACCAACGTAATATAGGATATAATGATATAGTGCCTCCACTACATTTAGAAATACTTAAAGACGGAAAGTTTAAAGGAGATAGTATAGTTCCTACTAAGCGTGTAGTGTATCTCAATAATATAAGTCATACTGTAATAAGTGATTTGCAAACTTGTTATTATAGTAATCGTAGCCAATTGCAACCAGAAAACTTTAAGTTGAATACTCTGGCTGAGTCTGTGCTTGGATTTGGTAAATACGATTATACGCATATTACGCCAGATATCACAAAGCTTGCAGAAGAAGACTTCTGGTTCCACAGTATTTATGCACTTATAGACAGTATCTTACTTATACTTATAAATAATATAGGAAGTGAGTTTACGTCAAAGCTTAACTTCTGTATGAGTAGTAAGACTAATCTGGAGGCTACTGCACAATCTAATACTGCTACTACACGTGGAATTCAAGTAGGAGAAGTAGTAACTGGACATCTTCCAGGAGTTAATATAAATGCTATACTTAAGAATATGACTAAGGAAGATCTTAATAAGATGCAGCAATTACTGGGAGTTGACTTTACTCCATTGTGGCATAGTATAAAACATAAGCCTAAGTTTGGAGGAGGAATAGTAGCTGATACTAATCTGTATAACTTTGACTTTAGAGATCCTACTTATTCAGATCACTATCTATGGAGCGAGGCTAATATAACGCTATTTCGTAGAATGACTTCGCTTGCATATGATGACTTGAAGTCTCATTATCCGACTACTATCGTCACTAGAAATCAATCTAAAGGTACGTTATTTGGAAAGATAGTGAGTATTAGGTATGGAAATAAGCTTATAGCAACTATAGATCCTAGTAAGGTAGCAGATAAATATTATGAGAACTTTGGTTCTGTAAACATGAGTATTATTAATAGAGACATCGTTTCATATGGACATCTTTGTATGGGACTTCCTAATATGACTGAGCTTATAGGAGAATTTATCAGTTTAGATAGTGATCCTAAGTTTAAGCCAAACGAAGTAATAAGAACAGTATTGAGTCCAAATAAAGATCAACTGGCTTTCTTTAAGATACTTAAGACTATAAATAATAACAGTCTTACAGATAGTGAGGAAGGATATCAAGTATCTGATAGTGGAATGTTCTTATGTAATAATGGATTTATAAACTATAAGGGCACTGGAGTAGTATATAAATATCTTAAAGGTATGGAGCTTGGTGAAGAAAGTCTATATGGAGAAGTAAAGAAAGAAGAAGTTCATATTGATAATGCTTATATTAATAAATGTAAGAGTGATCCTTTTGTTCCAGATAGCACTTGGAGCGAGTGGCATAAGATTCCTTCTCAAGAATGGAATAATATGATGGATCTTTCTGATATATTCAGTTATGAAATAAATCTTCATGGAGGCATAAAGATAAATGCTAATAAATGGCTGTTCTATTTCCCATGGAAATATTGGGATAAGAAGCTAGAAAGAGACATAGAGATCATTCCTATATACAGATATAAACACGAGGAACATAGTACTAAAATAGTATTTATGTATAATATAACTCATAGCGGAAAGACTGATACTATGTCTGTTAATATAGAACAGCACATGCAAGTAATAAAATATTAAGGAGGAATTATGTATGTTATTGACAAAACACATACTTGATAATAGAAATAAATCTTCAGAAGTAAGTAATTTAAATGAATCTGTATTTAGATTACGTAAGAATTATGCTGAGTTATCTGAGAAATATGATAAATTAGAACAAGAAAATAAAGAGTTGAGAGAACAAATCTCAACTCTAATGGCTACTATAAATATGCTTGAGAAATCTTTAGATGACTGTAGAAATAAATGAGGTGATATCTATGAGTAGTAAATTAAAACATGAGGCTAAATTAGCAGCCACTAGAAGTATATGCCATATATTTCAACACAAGATACCTTATCTTATAAAGGCTGGAATGAATGACGGTATTAATGGAATTGCTTATGAACTATTCTATAGTGCTGGTAGATGGGGTACTAGTTATGTATTTGACAGGCTTTATAAGAATATAAAAGGAGAAAACAAATGAGAATTCAGCAATTTGTATTTGGAAATGTTTCATTTAAAACAAACGGAGATCTTTATAAAGATAAAATAGATGATATATTATCTGAAGTTATGACTGCTATACGTACTACTATTACAGAAGCTTTTCAGAATATAAAGGCTCAAGCACGTATAAGTAAGAATAAAGATGGAGATAAAACTATCTATTTTGCTGTACGCTATGAGGATGTAGATAAAGATAAGAACATTTATAATATAATAAATGAAACACTTAATAAGAAGTGTAAAAAAGTGTATGATGATGCTGTAGCGGCTGCTGCAACTCCACCTACTCCGACGCCTGGAAGTCCTAGTACATCAGCACCAACTGTACCTACTGGAACTATAGACGGGGTTCTTTATGCTCAACATGCTATAGTTAGATATACAGCAGAAACAGTGTGGTCTGATATGCTTGAGGATCCTATGTGCGAAGTTAGAGAAGGTAACACTGTTAATTATCACGTAAATGATACAGGTGTGTCTAATATGACTTCTAGTATGGCTCCTATAGTATGGAGTAAAGATAAGATGAAAATGATACGTAAGACAGCAGATGTTATGTGTAATTATTGGATGGATGCTCCAGAAGCTATATCTGATTATCTTACTATGAACTTGAATATTAAGATAATTGATTGGCAAAAGAGCTTTACTAAGAAAGATCTTGAGCATCCTGAATGGTGTCTAGATAAGTATCTTCCTCAGATTAAGGAGCTTGTTTGTAGCTATGATAATATGTTTAATATGGAACTAGTTATTAATGATGATTATAATGCCTCTACAGGCTCTATAACAGGTGTTTTACGCGTTCCAGGAGCTATAAGCGATTATGGTATCCAACGTAGAGTAGAAGACGTTAGAACGGCACGTCAGAGCGTTAAATTGAAGGATCAAACTGAGATAAATAAATATAGAATGTTAGACTTAGATATAGATCTTGGAGATGGAAGAACCCTTGAATTACGTACAGATAAGAATGCTCCAAGTATGAGTAAGTTCTTCTATAAGAAATAAGGAGGCTTTAAATATGTATAATACAGAGAAGTTATTAGATATAGTTAAAAGGATTAATGAACTAAATAATATAGTAGATAATGAAGATAGTGATAAAGAAACATTCGATAAAGCTATTGATGAATTTGCAGATATAAAAACTGATCTTATGAGAGATTGGAATACAAGATTTAATAACTACGATACAGCTAGATTTGCATTAGATAACGCTTTGGACTTCTATGGCGTTATAGAGTTAGAAGGAGACGATACTTATAAATTAAATGTATATATGAAGAATCGTGCTATAGATATGAATACTTACGATATACTAGAATTTGAAAGCATTATACTACATCATTTACGCTGGGTAGTAGGATATGTGAAAAAAGAGAGTGATGACTAATGTATGAAATAGGAATGAGTACAGTAATAAATATACTTAAAATTGCAGGCAGAGCTGCTGCTATTATAATGCTAGTATTAGGAATAGTTGCATGCGTAGGACATATAATAGACAACGTATCAGATATAAAATCATATGGTAAATATTATATGAAAGAAACTAGACATGAAGAGATATTTGCTATAATTGGATGTATTTGTGCTATATGTGTACTTGCAGCCTTATTATCTATAGCATGTGGAATAGTAGTAATTAATATGAATAGATAGGAGGACGTGACATGTATAAAATAGAAATCAGTTCATTCTGGATAGATATCATTGGAAAGACTGTTCTGTACAGCGTGATTGCTATAGTAACTTTTATAATAGCTATCAAATTAATTTGTGTAACTATACATGATTGGCACATAAAAGATGAATTTTCAATGAATATAACTATATTTATATTAGCTTTGGTAGCACTGTCTATAGCATTTAATGCAGTATATTTGATATTAAATATATGGGGTATTCTAGAGATATCTGTAGTATAGGAGGGGAATAAAATGATTAATCCTGACAACACTATCATAGCTGGTATAGTTATGTTAGCTATAGGATTTGTAATAGAACTTACTCTGTTTGAGTATTTTACTGATGCGTGGGACTGGTTTGACGAAGATAGAAGAGATCTTTATAAATCAGCTGCACTTATATTCAGTATGATAATGCTTCTTGCAGGTATAGGTTCTATAATAACTGGAGTATTATTCAGTTTATAAATGACGTAATAAAATGCTTTCCCGGGAATAAACCCGGGTTTGCATTTATTTACACATCTTTTTTTTTTGTTAATATTATCCGTAATATTCTGTACCTTTATCAAGTTCAGAAAGTTTAAGTCTTCTTTCTTTAACTTCTTCATTTATAAAGAAAGCGAACTCTTTAATATTGTCTTTAGTAATAGGTCTATTAAACCAATATGTTCCTACATACGCACTGTGTTTCCAGTATGCATTAAACCCTCTTTCTACTACATCAAACAATCCATCCATAGTAAGACTGATCATATCTATTGGACTAAACTTTTCTAGATGATCTATTACCATAGCTCCAGTAAGTCCGTCTACACTATACCAGAACATATATTTTGGTGCTTTATCCCTGGCTAATTCTCTTTTAGTTTCTCTGTAAACAGGTTTTGCCTTAGGAATTTCTTGCTTTACAACATTTGCTTTCTTAAGATCTTGTTTATTTTCCTTTATTTCAGATTCAAAGTTATTAACTGGTGTTTGTACTGCGTCTGCTGATAATGTAGGAGCTGTTTCTTTAGCTTCTACTACTTCTTTTTTTAATTCTTTATTTTCTGCCATTATATTATCCTCCTAAATATTTACTTCTTCATTTTCTCTTCTGTCTAATTCGTGTTCAGCTATCTTAGCTAGCTCTAATATTTCCATAAGTTTTTGTATTTCTTCCATTATACTTTCCCCCTTCTCCATACTGATGAATTCGTATCTTTATTAAGCTCTTTGTATATAATATCAAGTACAAGTAATATACAAGGTATACCCATATAATCATCTATATTATCCTTATCTACCATAATATCTTTAAGTTCATTTAGATTAGAACATATACCCTTTATATCATTCTCCATCCACATATCTAAGAATTTAGTTATTACTGGATGAAACATTTGATAAGTTACGTGTACTGATTTAAGAACTGGATCTATAAATGATGCTGTATTAAGCATATCTACAAGAGTTATACCAGTATTAAACATAGTAGTAAGTATTAAATGATCACTCTTTTCTCTAAGATAATACTTCATATCATAGCTATATCTAGGCGTGTAATCTATTCCATATTCATCATTTATAAGATTTCTAAGTCCTAGGCAATAGTCAAATATAACAGCTCCACCTGTAGTTATAAGCATTTCATCTCCTTTTGGAGTAGTCTCGCTTATAAGAGTGAACTTTCTACCTAGAAGCTTTTCATATATAGAAGTCTTATAGTTTATAAGAGCTCTATCAAATCCATATGTATTAGTTAAGAATAATGTATTTCTATCATATCCGAATTTAAGTATATTCTTATTCTGTTGCATAAGATCGTTTGCATAGTGATTGAATATAAACTGAGCATGGTTATATATTTCTGCAGAATTATTCTTTGCATACGCTCCTATATCTCCTATAGTAGGACTAAAGCCAAGTATATCTAGCTCTGTATTATAAAATGCTTCTACATATTGATTTTGTAAGTCATCTATAATTCCAATTAGATCTGCATTAAGATTAGCTTGAGCCTCAGGAATTATAGTCTGCATTCCACTTCCTACTTTAGAAGCATCGAATACGTATTTATTTACGACACGTTCTTCCAGTTGTGGAATCTCAAACATACTAGTTTCTACATAATCTATCAGAAAAGCATCTCTATCTACAAGCTTTATAGGCATTACTTTTGTAACCATAAAAGGCTTTGCCAAGCTTCCTTGTGCCAATATTACGATATGATCGTGTTCTTTTGGAACTATAGTATTAGGTAATATTACAGACTGCTTATTAGTAAGGTTTAAAGCAAGAGCTCTTTCAGGATCTCTACCTCTATCATCTATTTCTAGATCGTCTCCACGTCCGTATAGTGTAAAGTTAGCTATCTTATCAAATCTAGTAGTCTTAGAATAATCCTGAGTAAAGTTAAGCACATCTGTATATGTAGTTTCTGCTTCGTTTATTTGATAATAATCAACGAGCATACTACCTTGGTTTATAAGTCTTGTAAATGGACTACTCGTCATGTTCTTATTAAATAGTCCAGTTATAAGTTCTTGTGTCTCTCTAGATGGTCTATTTGTATCTAATGCAGGAGAAAGGTTCTTATTTATAGTAGTAGGTTGTATACCACTAATCCTGTTGATTTTCGGCATTTATACTCGCTCCTTTCTTCTTAGGATCTCCTCCACGGCATTGATTTACTACGTGTACTATAGACTCTCCGTCTTCTACTATAGTATATGTAGCCATAAGAAGTCCTTGTACGAAACCTTGGTAGTTATCTGCAAGTGTTCCAAGTATATTATGATAACTTCCTACAAAGGCATTAAGAGCGTCTACTTCTGTTCTGTAAGAAGTGATTTCTTCGTCACCTTCATCTTTAGTAAAACTATTAGGTTTGCCATTATTATTTTGATTAGTTCCAGTATCACTGAAGTCTACAGTACTTCCTCCAGCAGATCCTGCTCCTCCACCAGTATTTCCATTTACATTATCATTTCTATCTTGTAATGATTCTCCGTACTTCTTATCATTATTTTCAGCAGCTTTATATAAGAAATCCATTTGTCCTTTAAGCTTTCTAAGAGACTTATCTACAGAAGCCTTACAGCTATCTCCACCTGTACGTATAGCTTTTGCAAGTATAGATCCTCCTTCAGTTCCTTTTCCAAGTAGTTTAGCACAGTTTACACAGTAATCTTTACTAGGATCAGATCCATTACCTAATATCCAAGCGACAAATCTATCACGTTCGTCTCCATTAAACGTAATTTCTATAGGCTCGAATCCAGTAAGTATAGTCTGTACTATCTTAGCAGATGTACTCCCACTTCCTGCAAGCTTTTTCATTTGTTGCTTAGCATTAAGTCCGAATGCATTAGCAGTAGCGTCGTCCACCATAGAAATAGGAAGTAAAGCACTGTCTTTAATAAATCCTATTAAGTTTCCAGATGCTCTTATAATATGTCCAGAGAAGAAGTTCTTAAGTACTCCTACTCCATTCTTACCACCGCTTTTAAGTCTGTTCACGATATTAGTAAAGTATGTCTCTCTTCCTTTATATATCATTTTAGTTATGGCCGTACCTGCATTATATCTTGCAAGTATTAAGTTGTTAGTCTTAGTACACTGTGCTATTATAGACAGTCTTTCATCTCTATTCTGAACTCCATTTAGTCTTTTCCCAAGATCAGTAACTCCTACTATTTTAGTACCTTTCCCAGTAACAGTGTCTTTTATAGCATTTCCTGTATTAGCTACTACTCCTTGATGTTGATTTGCATCTCCAACTACTTCCCCAGTAGCTGGGTTCATTCCACACATTTGTATTACAAAGTTATCCCAACTTCTTATATATTCTAGTGATTGCTGCACTCCTTTCCAGTCTATAGGATAAATCTTTACAGTAATCTTACCCATACGGTTTATTTGCTGAGCTCCTCCAAGTTCTGTAAGCTCACGCATAGTTTCTCCAAGTTCTAAGAAACGCTTATCGTATTTCATAAGCTTAGCCCATATGTTCTTTAGATTTTGTCCCATCTTTTGGAATCCTTGTAATAGAGCGGGATATAGAGTACGCCATTGTGATTTCACCATACGTACACCGGAACGTATCATACCTTTTACTTTACCAGCTCCTTTTACAGTAGCTCTAGTAGCCTTGGCTCCCATCTTCATAGCTTCCCATACTGCTCCTTCTTGAGCTACATAATAATCGTAATCTATAAGATCGTCTTCGAATGGAGATTCAATAGACTCAAGAGAATAGTAGTAATCTTCAAGAGAAGAAGTATCTTTATATTTATCAAGATCTATTCCAGATATCTTTATCTTAGGCATATGTATATTAACCTCCTTTATATTGTTTTATTATACGTAATTTAACAGGGATTTGTTTGAATAGTGGCTGGATAGGCGGAATTAAATAAGGTAAATTTAGTTATATATTATATAGTGTAATATAAAATATAATATATAACCCCCAATCATTTGACATATAGGATTGGAACAAGGGTTCACTTGAGGAGGTGGTTTATATGTCATTCGCATCATTAACTATGGAAAACAGAATAGAACAAGAAGTATTTTCAAATAACTCTATATTCAATAAAGCACCGGGAAACATTATGAAAACTGTAATGTTTGATCAATGTAAAGAAGAGTTAGAATCTATAGGAAGAATTCCTTATGGTTACTATGCTGTAGACTTGCTAGATGATTTAGAAACATTATTTGATAGATTCGGGAAAGAGTCTAAAGTATTACAATGGGCTCTTCAAATCATCTATATCAGTAATTCAGAAGACGATGTACTAGGATTTTATGACGGTAGTATTTCTATGAAAGAACACGCAAATCTAGTTGACTTCTTATTAACTAAAGAAGTTAAAGGATTTGAAAAATTAGTAGAAGTTGGTTTTAAAAAGAAAAACTAACTTCTATATTAAATAACAGGACTGCACATCTTGTTATTTTTTTTTGTAAATGACGTAATAAAATGCAGCTATCCCAATACTATAATTAGTATCAGGATAACTATATATTATTAAAAGATTCTACACACTCCGCAGTTTATTTCCGTGAATTGCCATACGAGATAATCCTCCAGAAAGGAGGTTGAATATGAAGTATGTAGAATGTAATGCTCTTAAAGAACTATTCGAAAAGACTTTCAATAATTCAGTTAAAGGTAATAAAAGACTTTCTGATATGTTGAACTTCTTTCATTTCAAAGCATTTAAGTATAATCACGATGCTGACGAATGGTATCTTGATATCGATTATTTAAATAGCTTTAAGAAGTCTAATAAAGCTGGATATGAATATATCTGTCTTGAATTAGGAATAGCTCTTTAAGAATAACTAAAAATAAATAGGGTTGAATTTTAGCAGCTTTAACCTTATTTATTTTTTTACATCAATTGTTGTCACTATAATTGTTCGAGACAAACACCTGTTTAAAATAATAGCATTAAAAAGGAGTGAATATATGGCAACACAAAATTTAGATCAAATAAAAGATAAGCTTATGTATATTGATAGATATATGAAAGCCGGTCGTTTTACATTCAGTCTTCTTACAGCTGATAATAAGAATTTGGCTACTATGCACGAGCTTATACTCGATTATGGTACAGATAATAATGGTAATGCATATGGAACTACTAATGGATTTCCTACAGATAAAGATGGCAAGGTTAAAGTTCCTAGACCGTCTGTCTTTGTTATAAATGAAAATGGAGAAAGAGTTAATGTAGAGACAGAATCTGCTATACAAGTAAGAAAGTTTCTAGATAATTTCTTTGAAGTTAGTACACAGAGAACTAAGTTTGGAGAACCGTCTATGTGGCTTAAATTGATAGCTAATGACGATGGTACTACTACTTATGGAGAAAAGAATACGAGAGATTTCTATGAATACGTAAGAAATAATAAGGATCAGCTTGTACCTTATATAATGCAGACATTTAAAGATGGGAAAAGAGATATACTTATTCCATTTATTACTGCTGATCACGTATTTTATGATGTAAGTAAGATTATAGCTGGAGAAAAGATTAGAAGTATAGACGATGTCTTTAGTCTTATTCATAGTATGGTTAATAGAATAGGAGAAAATCTAAGATTTAATATAGCTACGATAGAAGAGCGTATGAATAATACATTAGAAATGCTTAAAGAAAAGGCTGATATACACGACAGAGCTATAGCTGCCTTACAGAAGAATATAAATGATATGGAATCTTATTATATAGAGCTTAAGACTAAGATTACAGATATTATGGATAAAGTAGGAAAGACTTTTATAAAGAAAGGTGTATTTGTAAAGCGTGGAGAGATACTAAAGCTTAAGTTTAATCCGTCTAAGAAAGGATTTAAGCCTGCTATTGATGGATTTGAGAAGGCAGCAGATATCTATAGTAGCTGTCTGTTTATAACTGGACAGATAAATACAGCAGAAATATTCGTAGAAATAGGACCAGGTTCTCATATAGGATTCGATAAGATTGCATTCTTTATGGATAAAAATACATCACACGAATTCAGTCAACCTAATATGCGTATAGCTCAAGTAGGAAGTGCAATGCCAGATAATATTATATCATTTGCAGAACAAGCTGCTACTGGAGAATACATTATACAATTTAATTACGATATAGGTATAAATGTATGGACTAAGTATATAGACTATATGGAAATAGAGACTGCTATTCCGCCTGAAGAAGCAAAGCGTATTATGAATACTGTGCAGGCTAATAGAAGCAGAATGAATGATATTGGAGTTCTTCCTATATATAATAGTGTAGTGTGTAGAACGAGTACTACTTTCTTAAATAAAGGACTTGCGCTAGGAGATAACTGTATACTTGTAGCAGGAGATCATAAGTATAATAATCTTAAAGAATTTGACTATAGAAAGACAGTCGATAGTAGCTGGACTCCAAATAAGACATATGAACCAGTACGTGAGCAACTTGCTATAGCTACTGATAATATAATATATGATCAATTTAACCGTAGATTTGAAATAAGTTGTGGATATTGGAGACCAGGAATGTCTTTTGATATTATGGTATATAATACTACACATAGTAGTACAAGACTTACTACAGCAGATGTTCCTAATGGAATATTTAAAACAGCATCAAAGCCAAAACTTTCTGCTGCAGAAGTAGCCAGAGGTATAATGACTATAGAAGTAAACTTTGGTACGCTAATAATAGAAGAAGGATGGTTATATGAGCTTGTAGCTAGTGCTCCTGGATATGTAAGTAGTCTTGCTACGAGAGGAAGCTTTAAATTTAAAAGATAATGGAGGTAATATAGAATGGAATATAGAGTTGCAGTAGTAATACAACCGAAGAACTCTACAGATTTAGCCGGAACTATTGTATTTGGTGAACACGTTAAAGATCTTGGTACTGTAATGTGTATGGTGACACCTGAACACGATGTTATTCCTTTTGCAGATAATGATCAGCCTATGATAGATAGAAAGATTAATAATATACTGACAGAAGGAGATCTTACTGAAGAAGGAAATACTTATATACATAATTTGCCAGATCTTCCTAAGTTCGATATAAGTGGCGATGCCTCAATAATGATAGTTAAAAAAGGTGGGGAATCATTTGTACACAATGATATAGAAAAGTATATAGAAACTCTTAATGGAATATATGAAGAGACTGAGCCTTATGTAATGCATACTAAATACAAGGGCGTAGACAGAATTCAAATGCCTTATATGACTGATGAAGTAGTATTCTGGCGTATGAAGACTTATGCTAATGGAGAGAATAAATATCATAGCTTAGAAGAGCAAATAAGACATCTGTTAGACGTAGTATGTAGTGAATATAGAAATGATACTGAAAGATTCTTGAATCTTATTAATAAGTTCTATGCTTGTGGTTGCGATCCTAAGATACAATCTTGGCACAAGTCTAACTTAGATCAAATAAATAGAGACGATAAGATACTTAGACTGTTTGGAGAGCTATCGTCTCGTAGACATAATATAGAGAATATAGAAGATATATTAAATGGACTTAAAGACGATATTACAGAAGGTTGCTATATACAACAGCTGAGCCTTGATAGAGGAGCGGATAGATTTGTAAACTTAAAGATCTATAGTAATTTCAAGTTTCCTAGAGTTCGTGGAATAATACTAGGATATGATGGAGCAAATATATGTGCTGGAAGATTTGACTGTACTTCTTCTAACGGAATACCTTTATACGTGGCTGTTGATACTTGGGTAGGAAATGAGACTAATCCTCCTATACTTATAGCTCCAGCTGATAGTGGGTATACTATGACTGTAGATACTCGTGCTAAATTATATCTTATAACAGATATACCTGAATGTGTATATGAAGTATTGGACGATAGACGTATGAGTCTTGAAGAGGCTATGAGATTTCCTCTATCTACGCAGTTTAATGGAGACTTCATAAAGAATACAAAGAATCATATGCTTTATAATATAGGAGACGATACTGTAATAGCACAAGAAATAAGTATAGTAGGAGAACTAGAAGAAGATCTACTAGAACCTTATCTAACAGCCTATAGAGTATCTCATAGACTTCCTCAGCTTATAGATGATATAGATGATGAAATGATATATATAATAGCTTCTGTAGCTAATATAAATGGAAATCAGCTTATGCGTATAGTAGTAAAGGATAACTATGATAATAAGAATGTCATTTTAGATAAGACTATGACTTATAATGAGTATAAAGCTATGGCTGGTGGATATGCTTTTAGATATCCTAATGTATATCCTAATGGAATAGACTATAATGTAGAGATTACATTTGTAAAGAGAGATGGAAATATTATACAAAATACTACTTTATACGATCTTAGAACGGCTGTAGTTCGTAGTGATAAAGTAGGACTTCTTACAGAAGATCTAGAGTTTACTAGAAATGAGCTTCATATCAGAAAGTATAATGATGAAGTATTTGAGGCTGGAACTATAGTAAAGGCTATTATTACTAATGGTAATGGAGTAGTACTTTATAATGGAAGTATAACTGCAAGTGCGTCTGATGTAGCTAATAGATATATGAAGTTTGAGCTTCCTATGGATTTAGAAGGCGTTGTAAATATGAGCTTTGAAATAAAAGAACCTAATAAGTTCCAGTCATTGAAGCAAACTCTAGAACTTGATATGAATAAAGTACTGCCTAATAACTACTATGAGATTACTAATATAGAAGTAAGTAGTGGAAATATATATTTAGATCGTAACGTACTTAATAGACTACTATTGCAAGATAAGACATATTATAATAGTAGCTGGTATGATAGCTTGAGTAAAATCTACAGTGAACATCCTACTTCTATATATTTAAAGTATAATTGTGGAGCTCCTAAGGTAGAAGTTATTACTAGAATAAAGAGTATACCTAATATGGAAGATCTAGAATGGACTCAAACATATGAAAGAAGCCTGACTGATGTAAATAATAACGGTATTATAAGAAATGATAAGATCTTACTTGATGTAGATACTAATACACTTCCTTATAATATATACTTTGATAAGATACTTAGGGAAGGTAACTTCGACGATGCTTCTAGAGATGAATTCAGAGCTGTTATAAGCGATCTTATAGCTACTTATGGTGGAAAGTACGAGATTACTATAAAGACTTATGATACTTTTGATAAGCCTAGAAAGACAGTTACTTATTTATACGATAGTCCTATAAATAAAAGAATAGAAAATGCTGCACTAGATCCTGATGATATAGTAAATGAATTATTTATTACTAGTCCTACTGAAGATAATATGGTGTCTGCTATAAAGCTTAATCCAGGTATGACTTATGCTAATATGGAATTTATGCTTATGATAAATACTGAAGATAGTGCTCCTTCTAAAGATACTAAGTTATTTAGATTCTATATAGATGAAAATGGACTAGTAACTAAAGCGTCTAATATAAACTATGACAGCATAAATAGAGATGGAAATCAATATACACTGTTTACTAATGATGAGTTAGAAGATATAGCTAGTAAGCAGAATATAGTTCTATGGGTAAAACCTAGAAATAGAGATAATACTATATTCCACAGATGGTATATTGGCGGAGACGTTAATAATACTTTCTATAAAATAGAAAGAGAGATATCTAGAGCAGTACCTAAGGCACCAGGTGTTACTAGAGTTTCTGCTAGAGCTAATATAACAGATGTTATAGACTATATAAATGACGAGTATATTAGAGTAAACTTTACTCATAATATAGCTAGAAGTAAGAGAGATCAATATAGTATAAAGGTAGAGCTATTTGATGATACTGGAGCTAGCATAGAAAGTGTAGAGAAACCTGCTAATACTTGGGATGATGAAAATAGAACTGCTCTGTTTGAAACAGTAAGATATCCTAAAGACGTTAATAAGTTTAAGGTTAAAGTAAGCGTTACTAATAATAATGATCCAGGCTTTACTAGTATTAATAAAGAGAAAGAAACAGAAGTAATAGTTTATCGTACTAAGCAACCATGGTTTAGTAATGTAGCTCTTGCTAAGCTTCCTCTTAATAATCTAGATATAAAGCTTGCAGAAGGAACTTCTTATCCTATAGATACTAAGTTCTGGGTAAAAATAGAGAATGATGATGGAGAAGTTCTATTTGAATATAATGGAGCAGTTGACATAGTAGATATTTTAAATGGATATCATCGTATTTATATATCTAAGAAACCGGAAGGAGTATTTACTCTATCTGTTATAGCTAAAGAACTTGGTAAATATCAATCTCTTATATACAGAACTTCTGCAGAATTCGTATTAGATCCTATGAAATACGGAAGTGTTTATTATGATAATGATAAAGAGCTTAGTGTATTTAGATATGTTCCAGGACAAGCACTAGGAGAAGAAGTAGCTAAACACATAAAGAATATGATCAGAAGAACAGAACCTGGTAGAGAAGTTACTGCTGTAAAAGTGAAGACTGAAACTACCTCAGATACTTATACATTAGATAATCTTAAAGATGCTATTATTCCTGACGGTGCTAATATATTTATAGAACTTGAAGCTATTGCTGAGAATGAATATAGGTATATAAACGTATTCTTTAATGGAAATAGAGCTGGTAAGATAGTTGCTAAAGGCGGAGTTGTAACACAAGATAGCTGGAATGAATGGTCTGATGATTATAAATGGGTTTATGATCTTTCTATTCTTGATGATGGATTTGATGTAAAAGAGATTAATCCTGATGATAATAGCGTGGCTGCTACTAAACACGTGACTAATCCGGCTGCTATTTTAGGTATGAACTTTGATATAAATAAGATTAAGAGTATAGAAATAGATGGAGTTAAACCTAGAGAAGCTTTTAAAGATATAAAGCTTAAGATAAATGATATTAGATTGGCTGATTTCGATAGTCAAACTAAGAGAGAGCTAGATTATAGTGATGGAGTCTATTCGTATAAAAGACCTAATACTAGAGAAAATACACAAGAAGACTTTGATAACTTCGTAAACTTTGTTAAGCGTGCAGTTACTATAAAGAGTCCTACTTCTCACGTAATGTCTAGTATAATGGCTGATGGAGAAGTAGTATGGAGTGCTGAAGATCCTTATGATGCAAATAAATGGATGAAAGGTAAGTTTGATAATAAAGAACTTACTATCGTGATAGAGCCTGCTAATAAGATAGAATTTAAGGTAGAATACGTATTCCCACAAAATACAGCATTAAATTATACTAAATCTATAATAGTAAGAAAGCAAGTAGGAGAAAAGATAGACGGACCAGAAATAGACAGTATACTAAGTGATTTTATAACTGAATATGGCAATGCTATTAGGAATGGAAATAGATTAATACCTAATATACGTAAGGCTTATAAAGTAAGAATGTATTATAATAACGCTCCTATAGAGAATAATTATAAGATGGATTGCTTATTTAATAGACTTACTACTAAAACAGTAGCTCAAACATATGCAGAAGCTTGGAGTACTAAACCAGCTATTGATGGATTTGCTATAGATAATATGGTTTATACTATAAAAGTAGAGCTTATATTTAAAGATCCTACTATAGCTAATCCTAGTTTGAGAAATCATACTGCTGTAAATATAAGAACTACTAATGCTAGCGTGAGTGCGTCTAGTGGATTCTTTAAGGATTTAAGTAAAGTGTATGTATACAGAGGAGAAGATTTAGAGCTTATAAGTGGAAGCACTTTATATAATGATGTATTCTTATACATTCCTAATGGAGGAAATCTGTATGATTTGATAGATATTAGTAAGGCTGTTGTAGACGCTGGTTATAATTCTAGAGTATATGAAATTACTTGGAATGGAAGTACTAAGAATAATGGTGAGGCTAGTTGGGATAGCGAATACTATAGCCGTCCTATAGCTTATACTGATAAGAATACGAGAGTGTTTAATATATCTTATAGTAATGCTTCTAGAGCTCCAGTAGTACAGGCTATAAGAATAAAGCGTAATTATAATGGAGATGTAAATAAAGTAGACTATCTAGGTGCTTATGATACATATATGATACCGATTCAAGTTACAGATGATAGTAGTACAACTAGAGATTTAGTTGCTGATATTATATTGAATACTCCTGAACTAATGAAGGTTGTTACTAACTTGCCTGATACTAGTTTATTTGGTGAAGAAAATGTTAAACATATTACTAAAGATAATATATGGCAATTACTAGAATATCCTATGGTAATTCCTAAATATATTAATATGGATATTGAATTAGAATTTGATAGAGACTATACTGATACAGTAGGTATGGCTTATTATCCTGGTAGAGATATGTCTGATACTGATATGTTAAATAATGCTGTTGATGTTTTAAAACGTGGAAATAATTATACTGCAATTAACAGGGGTTTGCTGCCTAGAACATACGAAGATAATGATATATTATACTATCCTGATAAATACTACAAAAAGCATAGAAGTATAAATACTCTTGATCTTAGAAATGGAACTAGAGTGTCTGAAAATAAACTTAAGTTTAAAATAAAACTATTCGATGAGAATGTTTCTACAGATAAAGATATTACAAGTGTAAATTACATTACATTAGCTGACTATGTTATAGCTTATAATATGATGGCTAAGACTTATATAGGTTATAAGGCAGATGAATTAGGTGCTGATATAGATGATATCGTATTGAGAAGCTATAGAACAAAACGGTTTAATTATCAGACTCTAGCTCACGCTGTGATATTCAGCGGTGATGCTCATAAATATACTTCTAAAAGTACTACAAGATTTCATAATATATTCTTGCAAGCTATAGAACTAAGACGTGCTATAAGAGCTATTAATCCGATTAATCCATTCTTATCTACATTTGATGATGATAAAGAAAGTATAGATTCTATACCACCTTATACTTTTGTAGATAACAGACTAAATATTAATAAGGGTTATATAACTATAGATGGACATAAGGTTGCTTTAGAAATTAATGATAGTACTTTAAATGGAGATATATTCGATGCTATAGATACTTTGAAGGCTACTGGATTTGAGAAAAAAATGCATAAAATGATTAAAAATATGCATAGAACTAGAAGTTATAAGAAATCAGAATTAGCGTCTATTTCTATGTATTCTGTACAAGGAAGTATTGGAGACTATACATCTATGACTATAGTAGAGCCAGCTCATTTTGTATATCAGGCACATGGTAATGTGCCTGTTTATATTCCTGCAGCTAAAAATAATATAGTACCATATATTACAGAAGCATCAAATTTCCCAGAACATTTAATATCAACATTTGAGCATAATAACTTATTTGATTTGTCAACTTATTCAGAATTCCCAATGTTTGGTGCATTTATAAGCGATCCTTTCTTAGCAGTTAAAAATAATAATATGGTTAATTACAATATGGTACCGTTATTTAGTATGACTAACGGAATATTCTTTCCATTGCCATCTGTAAGAACTATAAATCCATTTACTAGAGAGAATCTATTTGATGATGCTGCTCCTGATCTAGAGCTTATAGTTAGAATAGAGGATTTCTATACTGATAAAGATGCGTTTAATTATAGGCGTGAGTTTGGTATAAAATTCGATAGTCGTGTAGAGCTACCAAATATATTATACGACACATCGTCAGAAAAAGAAGTCATATCTCTTAATCTAACAGGTGATCCAATAGATCTTGGTGGCGATCTCGATATAAGTGCTCACAGCGGATTATGTAGAATTACACTAATACCTAGAAGAATATCAGATATAGATATGAATCATTCAGATATTACTAGCTTTACGAATTCAGGAGCAATATCTAATGTAGTATCTTCTAATTTAGAGAATCATACAGATAAAGATCCAGATTATAAGTTTGAGCAATATGTTGGTATGTTTATTAACGACGAGCATATTGAATCAGATCCTACAGTAGTATGGAGATTATCTAATAAGAAGTTTAACGGATCGCTTAAGAATATAGGATTTACATATTTCCCAGTAAGAGGTATGATGCAATCTATACTTAAGTCTTCTATCCCATCTAATTATAAGCAAAATGGAATAATGGTATTAGAAGTTAATTTAGAGGCGATTACGTCTATAGGTAGAACTAATGGAATAATTAAGTATTATATTTTACTTAATACTAATAATGTACAAAGTAACTTAAATATCTATAGTAATAGCCAAGGTTCTTGGAGTAATGATCTAGAATTCAAAGTAGTTCCTAAAAAAGATAATCCATTTGATAGAGAGTATTCTATAGGCCCTGTATTTACTACTGGAGTAGCTAATGAAAACTACTTGTATAAGACAGATAGTAATACATTTACTATTAATATAAAGAAAAAAGAACTATATGATGAAAATGGAGATACTCTATACTGTTATGCTCCTACAGAATTAGTAGGACATCCTGTAGACAGATTTGGTAATACAAGTCCTAAATTAACAGCGTATGGATATGAAGACCAAATTTGGAATAACTATCAGGGAGCGAAGTTAGAAATAGTTAATCATCGAGTAAATGGGATAGATTATAATCATCCAGATCATCATGCTAATACTAGCTGGTATAGTGACGATAGAACTATTTATGGTTATCCTGTATACTTCCCAGTAGATGATTTTAATAAAAGTCTTTGGGCTAAACATTGGTATAGACGTATTTCTTATGTACTTAAAGAAAAGAATAGTGATAACGTATATTTCTATGATAGCACGTTTGCTTCTACTAGACTTAAGATGTATGAACCTATGCAAAGTGGACAGGCTAGATTTACTAGTTTTGATTTTGATAAGAATAACAAATCTGACACATATTTTATCAATCTATCTGTAAGAGACAGATCATTTAGATTACCTACGCTATCTTTAGTTGAATTAGGATATTATTTAAATAATAATAGTGCAGATACTAATGATATAGCTAATAATATGAGTAATCTACCATTTGATATATATAGTATACTATTTCAAAATATGAATGATCAAGATCGTAGAATAATTCTATGGAGACTCTTGTTAAATCAGCTAATCTATATGTTTACTGGATTCTATAACAAAAGATTCACTCTAGATCAAACTAAGCGTATATTAGCTGTATTATTTAATAGAGCAAGAAAGTATAGCGATATACCAAATTTAGCTTTAGGAGCATCAAGGATTAGAATCAACAATCCAGAAATAGTAGTAAAAGGATCTAAGTTTGATGAGTTCTGGAACAAATATATACACTTATTTGATAAAGTATATGATAATGATAACTCTCCTGGTAAGGCTATAGTTACAGAGCCTATGATAGAGACAGAGGTATGGAGAGATGGAAACACTATCCCACCTAAGAACGCATATTTCCGTTCTCGTAGTACTTCTAGTATGAGACAGGAAGAGAAGGGTATAGATATAATAAATGATTGGATGGATGGACTCGATGATGCAGCTCGTACTATTATTACTAAGAACCCTACTAAGAAACTAGTACTATCTGCTGATTTAGACAGTCCACTTAATCCTACATCGGCTAATCCTAATATACTTGCTAAGACTAAGGTAGGAAATACTATAAGACTTCTAGTAGAATCTAGTGCTCTTAATCATCTGTATAAAGTAGTAGACTACGTTAGACCATCACTAGTGACTATATTACAGCCTTCTAATGGCTTTATGTCTAAATATATTACTATAATAGACATTGAGCTACAAAATACTAATAGTGTAGTTGCTATTGGTAACTGGCTAGATGGCTTTGATTTAGGACGTCCTACTTATATTAGATGGAATGACTCTGGATATCTGTCTGAAGCAGACTTTAATACTGTTGCTAATACTCATACTGTAGTAAATAACTTAGTAATAGGTTGGTATAAGCCTGGTATAGATCCAGACTTTACAGCATATACTAAGAATGCTAAGAAGAGTGGATTATATCTAAAGGCTTATACTATGCTTACTAAGCAAAATGCTACAGAAAATATAAACAGATCTGAAGAGTTCTATTATCCTCTTTTTAGAACTATTACAGAACACGTAAATAGAAAGCTTGATCTAATATATGGAAATGAAACTCTACATGTCAGAACTTCTGACTGTGCTGAAGTAGTTCTTCCAAATGGAGCTACATTTATATTCAATCCATTATTAGATTACTTATTATCTATAATAGATAATACAAGCGAATCAAAACTTCATAGAATTTACTAATTTTTTTAGTAAACCGATAAATATATATATTGAAGTGTCATTTAACTACCACAATATAAAGATCACAAGCAAATAGCTCCACTCAGGCATTAGGTGTTAGTGGAGCTTGTGATTTTTATACGGCAAATATAGTTTACAATATTTTAATATGTATATGGAGGTAAAAATGGATAAAATGAAAACTGCGGCTGTTCCTATTAAGGGATCTGAGATTGGAGAGTACATTACAAAGTATGGTAAAAATAGCAAGACATACAAAACTGTACTTAATAAGCTTGAGATGGACTTACATAGAATGACATATGAAAGGCGAGCTATAACGCTGGAGAAATCTAAGAAGTTATTTGATGATAACTTTGAGTATTTTAACGGAGATACAGACGCTCTATTATTCTATCTTCGTGCTAAAACAGCATTAGAAACAGGAAATAGGTATAGTACTACAAAGTATCAATTTTATTACATATTTAGAAAAATGGGTTTATAATTTTGAAGGAGGAATTAAGAATGAGTATCAAAGAAAGAGTGATCGGAATGTTGGCAAAGTTTACAGGTATGTTTGCGTCTCAAAAGGAATTGAAGGACAGTAGTATGAATGAGGATCTTATTAGAATGATATCTAGAATAAGATCTATAAAGGATAACGTATTGGATCTTATAAGAATAGAAGATCTGGCTACTACAACTAAGTACGATATACTAGATTATCAAAAGGAGATAGAAGATTTTAGAATAGCCGCTTTAGATAGTCTAGGACTTGGAAATTATGAAGGAAGAACTCAATATTTATTAATAAATGAAATACTAAAGAATTCTTCAGAAGTAATGGATCTGATGTCAAATCTAGTTCTTATCGGAGAAACTGATAAGGAAGTAAAAAGAAAGTGCTTAGTGTTCAGTGGTCAAAAGTTATAGGAGGACTATATGAAACACTTACCATGGGTAATAGGAATAGTATATTTTTATATACTATTCTTTTTTATACCAAGTTATACAAGAAAATCAGGTAATAAAGTTCCAGATAATTATTATACTGGAGCTATAAAAGAGTTTATAATTTATCTAGTCGCTTATGCAGTATATACTTATGCGTATGATTGGCTAGAAGGATTTTTCATAAAATAAACAGTAAAGGAGATAAGGTTAAATGACAAATTTGAAGGATGTAGTGTATGCAGGATTTGCACAAATGGGATACTTAAGTTGGATGCGTATACCAGAAGGGACTAATGTGATGGATGCTCTATTTGATGACGAGTATTTTAAGAAGATACCGGAGGACGTCAATGTAAAATCTAGATGTCTGTTTGGTTGTTATACTGAGGATGCTGATAATCAAACACCTTTATGGGGCGATATATTTGATGATTGGGAACTTTATTATAGCGCTAACGATCTAAAGCTTATGAGTGATTTATTTGGAAGCGGACTTATTAAAAGCAGTGTTACTAGAGTAGATCTTAATGCAGAAGATTATAAGACATCTAATGGATTTTATGCATCTGCTTTTATAAACAGAAAGACTAATCAAGTAATTATAAGCTATAGAGGTACAGATGACATAGCTGATAAGCTTACAGATATAGATATATGTCTGTTTAATAAGTATAATCCTCAGCTGGTATGTACACATTGGTTCTTAAGACATGTACAGTGGAAGCTTAAACAAGATAAAATAGATTATAAGCTTTATTTCACTGGGCATAGTCTAGGAGGGGCTCTTGCTCAATTTGCACACGTTATAAATGGAGATAATGATATTAAATCTTGCACTTGGAATTCTCTTGGTATAGGAGTTTACTTTGTAAATAACTATGCTACAGAAGGTATTATTAATAACTTGACTATAGATATCTGCAGAAATACTTCTATAAAATATGGAGCAGATTTCATAAGATTTATTAAAGATATCTGGAAGAAGGAAGAGATACTTGATAATACTGGAAGTATATATGATGATGTATATAATTATCTTATAAAAAGTAATGTAAAGAATAGTAGTGATCTTTTTAAAGTGGGTATTAATATAAGCTTTGGATTTAAACCTATAGACTATAGTGAAAACGTAGCTATGAAAGATAAGCTTAATATTGAAAGAGTGAAGATGGCTACTATGGAGATAGTAGGAATGGTAAAGGCTGTAGCTCTATTTAAGAAAGGTATGCAATATAGTAGAAATATAGCCGAATATAATATAGTAAATTATGTATTTCCTGATGACTGGACTGTAAACTTGCAGACTAAAATCGGTAGAATAGTAGACGTAACTAAGAGCGAAGACTATTTTATAAAAGAAAGAATAGACGACGGAGCACTTAGAGTAGTATTACAAACGTTTAAAAGATTTGGGTTTGCAAAACATAGTGTAGGAAACTTTCTGATGTACTTGAGTGATAAAGGAGATCTTGTTCCTGGTAGAATAAGAAAGGTATTTATTGAAATCATGCTTAGACATATGTTTGATTATTGTATGCGTGAAGAAGGTTTTGATAAATATGTAGTTAAGAAAGTACGCAGCAATGAATACAGAGTTAAATCTACAGAATACTTTACACCTGATAGACTTCTTAGATTTGGTGGGAAATCTATTAATAACCTTGTACATAGGGACCTGTTTAAAGCCGCTATAGAGCTTTATAAGCCTAGATACATCGGTACTAGTCTAGTATATGGGGGATATAATAATATGACTTTAAACGGCATTACAGGCGATTCTGCAGTGGTATTAGGTGAATAGTATATGAGAATAAGACATAATGTATTTGATATCTGTATTTTAATGTTTTCTGCTGTATTAGTTTATCTGTATGCAAAAAAACAGCTGGAAGTTCAAGAACTTATAATGATGGAGCAAAAGGCTAAGCTAGAAATGCTTTCTAAGATTAGTATATCAGACTATGATATAGAAGAGGTAAAGGCTATAGTCCAAGCATTTAGAACAGAAGTTCCACCTGAAGAGGAGTCTGAAAGAGTGAGGCTCCCTTGGAACAATGTTTACATGCTAGTTCCTAGAGGTAGTAATGTAGACGAGTTAAGAAAACTTGTTCATAGATGTCCAGGGATAAGGATAGTATTAATAAATGAAGATGAAGGTGACGATATAAAAGATCAGTTCTTTAAGAGATCAGTCACTAGTTTTTAATAATTAAAAAGGAGAATGATTAGAATGTCAATATATTTAATATCAACTATAAAAAATGGTGAACGTAATACTAGAGTAATGAATGACATATTTCAAGTACAATTACTTAGAGCTTTAGAATACATAGATGCAGAATTAGCATATGAGTATAATACATCTACTGTTGTAAAATTAGAAAGCAAGTCAGGATTCGACTTATCTAAATTTACAGAAGTAGAGGATACTCTAGAAGAATTGATGAATGCTTTCATAAGCGGAATGAAGTTTACAGAACTTAGTAATGAAATTGAGGTTTTGTTTATAAATTGGGATGAAGTAGAGCTATATGGAGAATTATATCGTGCTACAATGAGTTCTCATATGATTATGAGAACTAAAAGTAGACGTGTAAAGAGTGTAGACTCAGCAGAAGAAAAGGAAAAGTTTATAAAGCATATATTAGACTATGGAGAAATGATTGATGGAGTTCTTAAAGATGAGTTAGAAGATGGACTTGAATCACTACTAGGATATGCAGCTATAAAGAAACCAGAAGAAGAAACTCAATGTAGAAGTAGTGCTGAGGCGTTGTGGAGACTAAGTGTGATTAAAGCTATGGGATCATTAGAAGAAAAGATAAATAGACTTACTAAGAGTTTAGAAAAGATTGAAAAGAAAGTGTTTAATGACTAAGGAGGAAAGAGAATGAATAATTTAAAAGAATTGATTACACTTAATAACGTAGCTTTATTAGGATTTCTTACGTATTTCTTATCTACAATACGGGGATGGTTAATCTCTTTATTTGTATTTGTAAAGAGAAGATACATTATGGGTGTATCTGTATCTGGAGCATATATGGAAACTAAGGTTAAAGAATGGTTGATAAATAACTGCTACAGCGAAGGTAGTAGAAAGCTTTTAACTAATAATAATATGTACCTATATAACGAGTTTAATAAATCTCTTATGTGGGGAAGTTATTTAATCAGAGTTAGAAGATTTTGCTGGGCTTATGTTTATAGTTTCCAAATAAAAGATTCTTTTAGTGGAGATGGGGTAAAGAATATGCTTGGTGTGGATTTCTACGGGATAGGAAGAACAGCACTTGTAGAGTCAGTTAAATCTTCTTTTGAGCTTAAAAATAATGACGATGATATGATTAGACTTGTTAGTAAGCTATCTGGAACATTCAACCAATTTACTACAAAAGAACCAAGAACAAATAAAAAGATATTTGGTGATTTCGTAGGTAAAGTAGATAATGCTGTAAATAAGTTTATAAATAGTAAAGACATCTATGAGAAATTTGGAAGAAAGTATAAAACGGCTATACTATTATATGGACCTCCAGGAACTGGTAAAACTTCTATCGTAAAACACGTGGCAGAAAGTCTTAACTTAGAAACTATATATTTCTTAGAGGGATTATTATCAGAAGGGAATTCTCCTGCTGTCATAGCTGGTAGCATAAATGATGACAGTGTTGGAAATACAGATAAAAATGGTAAACCTTGTCCTGCATTATGCGTAATAGAAGATATAGATAAATCTATATTAGGAGTAGGAGATGGAGATGATAAAGAGAAGTCTAGACAAGTAGCTCAAAAAGGACGTACTGTTGATAAGCTTATGCAGTTTTTAGATAGTAATATAAGTCCAAATAATATCATATTAATTATCACTACAAATAATATAGAATTACTTCCAGAACCTCTTATAAGAAGTGGACGTATAGATCATAAAATATATGTAGGGCCTCTTAATAAAGAAGAAGCTCAAGAAATGGTAAACTACTATGTTCCAGATGGAAGCTTTGGGGTTTTAGAAAACGATGAGTGGAATCCAGCTGATTTAGAAAATGCTCTATTTAAACATATCATGGATAAAGGAGAATAATTATGCACATATTAAAAGAAGGCGACATCAAACTAACATACGCAGTAGATATACACCCAGGAAATAATACTATCTATATTAGTACTAATGTAGAATATAAGGCAGAAGACGAGAGTTGTATTATAAATGAAAATATAGAGACTCTTGTACTTGATATGGTAGAAAAGATTGATTTAAATAGAATGCTTGAATTTAAGCACTATATAGAATCTACAGCTTTATATAAAATGATCCCAGGTATTAAAGGATTTATAATAAATAAAGCAGAAGATATAGTAGACTATATAGACGTACTAGGGGATACTAAAGAGTTTTCTACTATCAAAATAGAGAGTGATTTAAAGCTTTATTATGACGGTGAGAAAACTATAATTGAAAAAGTATAAGAAATATTGAGCTCAGAAATGGGCTCTTTATTTTTTTTTACGGCATTTTTTACGAAACAGATAAACATATATCTTTTTATGATGTTTTCATTAATACAATTAAAAATATAAAGGAGGTTTAGATTATGATAACATATGCACTAGTAGATAAGTATGATAAAGAAGATCTATTAGAATCGTTCAGTATTAAAAATGACGAAGGTGATATCAGGACTATAAATCTATTTAAGGATATAGATGGAGTCGAGATATCTATAAATATTCATCGTTATATGACTGATGATGAAGGTTTTAGAGTAGATACAGGTATTATGGATCATATTATAGTAGGCAAAGCTGAGAATATAAATGACGGACTTTGTATTACTAGATATGCCGAGGCCTGTAGAAAGGATGATAGTAAGTTTAAAAGACAGACTATATTGGATTTTATATTTTATGGAAAGAGTAAAGAAGCTGTACAAATGATGAATGTAATTAATAATAATTTATAAAGGAGGAATTAATATGAATAATATGAAACATTTAGTGATAATTGGAGTGGATAGCAGTTTGGGTAATAATGTTGCAAGGACTGTGAGAGATATAATTATAGAGTTTCTTCATACGTACGCAGAATCTACTGCAACAGAAGTTAGTTATTCTGGTTCTAATGGACTAGAAATCGAGCATATTAATAAAGAGTATGATAACTATGTACATGATATGCACTGTGAAGTGGAAAGTATTTTTAAGAATATCTTAAACGCTTTATACTATAATGATAGAGGAGCAAGTGCTACTGCTTACTTTATATTTCATAATAAAGATGACGACTCTAGAGAATTAAGATGTATTCAAAGATATAGTAGTTGGAGTGACTCTACAGAGAGTTATGTATACTCAAGTAGCATAAATAAAGATGATTCTTGTGAAGATAAAGTTAAGTGGTATAATGAAATTCTTTCTATTGAAGATCTAGATAGAAGAATACGTGATAAATTTACTAGTGAATTAGAGGGGTTAGTAAATAAAGAAGCCGAAAGAGTTTTTGATGATAAAGAAGAAGAGGAATCTAGTGAAATATGTATAACAATTCCTAAGGAACTAGATGAAATAGGTGATTTATTAAATAAACTAAAGATGCATATAAAAAATATATCTAGTGAAATATCTAAAGATAACAAAGGAGGAAAATAATATGAGTAATATGGCACCAGTAAGAGGAGACGATTTTAAAATTATTATAATTGGTAATATATTCCCTAAAAGGAATGAGATTAATGCAAGTATTAAATTTGAATACTGGGATGAAGAAAATAATGTTACGTTGACTGAGAATGTAATATACATGGGTGGTTCTATAAAGAAAAGAACAGATAAGGCTATAGAAGATCTTACTACCATAGTAGAATCAAGTGTTCTTGTAGATGAAACTGGAAAATATCCATCTAAATTTATAAATGATAGCTTGAATGATTTATATAATAAGGCTATAAAGCTTAGAAAAGATTTTATGAACGGTGGAGACTATACAGATCATAATATGACTACTATAGTGGTTGATACAGAAACACTTGAAGACAGGGGGTTATTAGATGAGTAAAGATTATACTCAATACACTGCAAAAGATATTGAGCTTTTAGAAGGGCTTGAGGGAATGCGTGAGAGACCGTCTATGTACATTGGTAATAATGGAATAGAAGGACTACACCAATGCCTTACAGAGTCTCTTACAAATAGTATAGACGAGGCTATAGCAGGCTTTGGTAATACTATAGAAATAACTATAAAAGATGATGGAGACGTAGATACATTCTCTATTCGTGATTATGGACGTGGAATACCAGTAGATATTCATCCAATACATAATAGACCAGTGCTAGAAATACTATGTACTGATATGCATGCTGGAGGAAAGCTTACAGCTGAGTCTAATTATAAAGTAAGTGGTGGTAATTATGGTATAGGACTTAAGGTAATGAATGCTCTTTCTGAGAGACTTCATATAGAATCTTGGAAAGATGGATATCATTATACACAAGATTTTAGTAAAGGATTTAAAACATCTGATATACAAAAGCTAGAAAAGACTAAAGAAACAGGAACTCTTATGACTTGGACTCCAGATAAGACTATATTTGAAGTTACGAAGTTTAGTAAATCTAGAGTAAAAGCAGCTCTTAAAGACAATGCTTTCCTTAATCCAGGCGTAAAATTCATTCTTACATATTATAATGATAAGCCAGAGACATTCTTTAGTAAAGCTGGTTTACTTGATATGATGGATGATATGATAGACAAGAAGGAAACTCTTCTTAGTAAGCATATCTATATAGAAGAAACTGGAGAAAAGGAAGTGCTTAAAATAGTATTGAACTATACTAATGGACATGATATGCTTCGTAGCTATGCTAATAATCTTAGAATGATAAATGATGGTACGCATGTAACTGGATTTAGAGCAGGATTTACTAAGGCTATAAATGTGTTTGCTAGAGAAGCAAAGGTTCTTAAGGATAAAGACGAAAATATCAGTGGTAACGAGCTTAAAGATGGTATGTGTGCTATTGTAAGTATAATGCTTCCAGATCCTCAATTTGAGAATCAGACTAAGACTAAGTTATCAAATGTATACTTGACTACATGGGTGGCTTCTGTAGTATATAATAATTTACTAGAGCACTTTAGAAAATATCCAAATATAGCTAAAGAAATAATAAAGAAAGCCTTGGCTTATAGAAAGCTTAGAGAAATAATAGCTAAGACTAAGGAAACTATATTGGGAACTAAAGAGAATAAGAAGTTCGGAGCATTATCTGGGAAATTGAGTAACTGTAGTAGTAAGAAACCAGAAGAATGTGAGCTATATCTATTAGAAGGGGAGTCATCGAAAACAACTGTAAAGACTGCTAGGAACCCTGTATATCAGGCTATATTTACACTTAGAGGTAGAGTTCTTAATACAGAAAACCTTACTATAGATAAAGTGTTAGAAAACTTAGAATTCAGAGAATTAATCCAAGCTTTAGAAACTGGTATAGATGACGAGTTTGATTTAAAGAAACTTAGATATCATAAAATAGTGATAGCTACAGACGCTAAATAATATTGGTGTCAATAAACCTATCTAATTGCGTGAAATAGTAGATAATTATATAGTACTAACTTATAGCAGTAATGTATATAAGGGCTATTATAAAAGGTAATAGGGATAGTAAAAAGTTATATAATTTACTTAATGCGCAGCGAAGTATGTGACGAAATTAAATGTGTAAAATATAAAATAAAAGGAGGTGATGTATTATGAAAACTATGGTGGGTACTGTGAGATTAAATTCATTAGGTCAGCCGTATTATATAGAATCTAGATTATCTAAAGAAAAATATGTAATAGAATTTAAGAATACAGGGACTAGATTATTAGCACATCAGTCATCTGTATCTACTGGAAGTATTAAGGATCCATATGCACCATTTGTATGTGGTATAGGTTATAAAGGTGAAGGTTCTGTAGACGATAGAGTTTATGATATATGGTTTGACTTATTGAGACGTGTAACCGGTAAACATGAAGAGAAGTTTGAGAGAAAATTATACGAGAATGTTGATATCGACAAGTCTTGGCTTAATTTTCAAAATTTTCAAAGATGGTTTAGAGAAAATAACTATCAACTAGGGTTACATGTAATCGATAAAGATTTATCTGGTTGTAGGAAATATGGTCCAAATACATCGTATGTAATTCCATATTTTGTCAATATGGCTATAATGTATAACAAAATTACTAATAAAAAGAAATATTTTGGAATATCCAAACATGGAGCTGGATGGTATAGCGAACTCACAACTATACTACGTGAATACAAAGTATTTCATAGTGATGATGAGAAAGCATTTTTCTGTTATGTTTATATGAAAGAGTACTACGTTAAGATACTAGCTAATCAATGTTTATTAAAAGGCATAATAAACATGAAAACATATGATGCTTTGCATAAATATAAAGTTAAACTACCAGAAGGCATAGAAAAACCAGGTTATATCGATGAATATATCGAGAGTTTATATAAAAATAATTACACATTTAAAATATTTATTAAAGATATGAAATATCATATTAAAAGCAAGATAGATCACATATGTGCTCAGAGACTATCGAAAGCTAATCGTAAAAGCGATGAAAGTAAGTCTAGTTGAAATACTAGATGAGGCAAGTAGAGTAGAGCCTTTAACTAGGTTGGTATTCAGATGATATTAGTCTGATGTAATAAAAGATCATTATATCCATATGATTCCATTAAATCGAAACGGTAGGGTACTCTAATATTGATTAGAGAGAAGATATAGTCCGATAGCAGGATATCATCATAAGGTGTGCTACTGGATGCATTCGGTTCTGGGATTCGGCTAGGACTAGTATCGTTTTTTGTTAGACATATGCCAGATATAATAAAACAAGGGTATTTATACTTTGCAGAAGCTCCACTATTTAAAATAGTAACTAAAAAAGAAACTATATATTGTAAGAATAAAAAGATATTAGATGAAACTATACCTAAGGTAAAAGGAGAATATCAAATAAAACGTTTCAAAGGACTTGGAGAAATGAATCCTGAGGACTTTAAAGACTATGTTATGAACCCAAAGGCTGATGCACTGGTTCAAATATTACCAGAAGACTTTGAAAGGCTATCTGAAATAATCAGTAAGCTTCAAGGTAGTAGTTCTGAACCTAGAAAGCTTTTTATAGAGAAAGGAGAAATTTAATATGTTAAATAGTGATGTGTTTTATATATGTGCTATATATGTTGTGAATGTATTCTTATTATTAGTAATTGATGCTATTATTGCAAATTGGTTAGATGATAAAAGAGTAGCTGAGAAAGAGAATCCACGTATAAGACTTATGTGGGCTCGTAGATGGAAGATTTGTGATAGAATAGCAAGCTTCCTTATAATTATATCTGTAATATTGCCAGTATTATGGTTATTCAATAAGGCTGTAGATATTATGTGTAAAAAGATAATTGGATTGGTGATGCGTGATGCGTAAGATATCTGCAGAAGAGTTAGCTAAGAATGACTATCTAGAGTTAGCTACCTACACTCTAGAAGATCAAGCTATTCCATGTGTATACGATAACTGTAAACCAGTGCAACGTAGAATATTATATGATATGTATGACCTTAAGGTATTTTCGTATACTAATACAAAAAAGAGTGCTAGAATTGTGGGTGACGTAATTGGTAGATTCCAGCCTACAGGAGATTCAGGGTGCTATGGAGCATTATGTACTATGGTTAGGCCTTATATAAAGAACATTCCATATATAATAGGGCAAGGTGGATTCGGTACACAAGATACAAACTTCGCCAGTGATAAAAGATATACTGAATGTAAGTTATCTGAATATAGTGAGAAATTTCTTTTAGCTGATTTAAAGAATAACTCTGTTGAATTTATTCCTAATTATGACGAAGAGGAGAAGGAGCCTAAGTATTTACCAGCTGTAATACCTGATATACTTATTAATGGTAATAGTGGTATAGCTACTCCATATATGTGTTGGATACCACCTCACAATGCACATGATGTAGTAAAACTTTGTATATCATATGTTAAAGATCCTAAAATGAGTGTAAAAGAGATGATAAATATTCTCAAAGCGCCTGATTTTCCTACTGGTGGAGTAGTTAGTCAAATAAATAACGTTTATAGATTCTATAATACTGGGAATGGAGCTTGTACTATTACTGGTAAATGGCATAAGGAAGTTCATGATAGCAAGACTTATATAGTTATAGACGAACTTCCGTACATGCGTACACAAGATACATTTATGGACAAATTATCTAAAGTTAAGGCTGATAAAGATATAGGTTATTTAGTAGCTGGTGTAGATGATTTATCTGCTGATGGAAAGATATGTATTAAAATAAGAGTTTCTACTGGTACTAAGTATGATGAACTTGTAGAGATTTTATTGAAACAAACATGTCTTAGATATAGTCAGGTAATGAATATGATGGTACTTCTTGATAATAAAGAGTATAGACTTCTTAATCTTGCAGAAGTTATGGAAGCATTTGTAGGATTTAGATCTAAGTGTCTTTATAATAAGTTCAAATATGAGATGGAAACTAATGCTAATAGACTTCATATATTAGATGGACTTGTGGTAATAAATAAAGATATAGATAAGGCTATAGCTATAGTACGTAAATCATCTGGTAAAGAAGATAGTATAGTTAAGATTATGAAAGAATTTAAGCTTACTAGAGAACAGGCAGAATATATAGTAATGATGCGTGTTTATAGACTTAGTAATCTTGAGATGAAGAATGTAGAAAAAGAAATAGACGATCTTAAGAAGCGTGCTAAAGTATTGACTAAACTTACTGCTTCTGAGAGAAATAAGTATTTAGATGAAGAGATGCTTAAAGAATGGACTGAAATACTTGACAAGAAAGTATTCAATAATAAAAGAAAAACAGAAATATTAAAAGGATAAAGGTGATCGAGTATGAATGCAGTGTTGAAAGTACAGGGTAAGTTAAAGAATAGTAGAGAGTTATCTGTAGACTTATTAGTTATAGATAAAATGGGTAATATAGTATTTCCTAGAGCTGCTATAGATAATAAGATAATAAACAGAGGTATAATAACTAGATCTGATATTGAAAAAATAACTAGTAAGCGTAATGTATACGATGTCAACCAAGTTCTTAAAGACAGGGATTTAGCAATAGATGGAGATATTATGGATGACATAATTAATATAGTTATGAAAGTAGTAGATATATATGATGATTATGAGTTAGATCATATAGTAATTAGAAAGTTAGTTAAATTAAAAAATATATAAAAGGAGAAGGGATGTAAAAATGGCAACATACGTAGTAATAGGTGTAATATTAGCAGTAGCTGTATGGATGGTAGTAGAAAGTATTATAAATAAGGATAAGATGAGTAAATCAGAGTTCTATATTACTACAGGAGCTGGTATAGTCGCCGGTTCCTTAGTTTTGTTGTCAAGATTACTATAAGGAGGTATATGATATGAAGAAATTAATATTAGGATTAATGTTGTGTATATCTATGATGAGTATGGCTGAAACTTATGTAAAAAGTTATGATTTATCTACTTCTTTAAGTTGGGATAAGAAGATGAGAACTAATGAAAAGATTATAAATGACGCTATTAGAGAAGAATACGATAGATATAAAGCTAAAGCTATCAGCATTAGCGTAGCTGGTAGATTTCAGGATAGTGTGTACATATTATTTGAGAAATAATACAAAGTAGATAATTATATATAATGTATCGTTTCAATAAAATAATTTTATAATAATTTAAGGAGGAATTTAAAGATGAGAGAATTTAAGAAACATGTTGAATTATTGGGGTATTATATTGACAAGTACAATGAAACAAAAAAAGATGAGTTTGTGATAGCGACTTTCTTGAAGATTAAGACAGCATTTAACTATGGTGATAATATGCTTTATAGAAAAACTGAGGAAAGTATAAAAGAATTTATAGAAGCTAAGGATATTATGATTAAAGGTATCGAGTTAATTAAGCCTAAGGTAGGGGGAGTCTATAAATATGGTAATGAACTATTAGATATATGTATAGACGCTATGTGTAATATAAAGCACATAGAAGACGATGCAAATAGTGTTATGAGTATTAAAACTTCTATTAAGGGGCTAATTAGTATAACTAACGCATTGGCTAGCGTTCTATTAGAACCATTAGATGAATTAAAAATGTTGCAGGATGACGCATATGCAACAGAACTTAGTAGCGAAATTTTTAGATACTTAATTAATTTAACGTATGCTGGTTTGACTGATGAGAATGCTAGATCATATCCAGATAGAGTAGTAAACAAGCTAAAAGACTTCACGTATAGATATGTAGCATCTATAGTTGAAGATGTTAAGGATAATGAAGCTATAAAGAAAGTTCTATTTGAAAAGCATGATACGTTACGTGATGAAAAGGCTTCTATCTTTGATCTGATGGTAACTAAGGGTAAATGTATGGATAAGGATTACAATGTAATTAAGAGAGTTAAAGATGATAATCTGAATGAACTTAGGGAAATACTTGCTGAATATATAAAATATAATAATAAGGTAGAAGAAGTATCTGAGAAATATATGAATATTATGAGGAATTTTCCAAATGCTTTGAGCGAAGAGTTCTATCTAGATATAAATGGAAATGATTATAACGAACTTTTAGAATTGTGGCCAAATAGTATAGCTTTTGCTAATATAGAGGCTTTAGAAAAGATGAAGGATATACTGGATAAATCTATAGCTGTTCATAATGTTTATAGTGATCTTTTAAAAGGTTTTGATAAATAGGAGGTTCTTATGCAAGTAGTAGTAATAGAAAAAAGAATAATTGATTATGTGGTTATGTTAGAAGAAAAGAATCTTAAAGCTGACGATCCAGTACACAACGCAATAGTTTGTGAGTTTATGTATGATCATGAGACTGATAAAATTAAAGTGTTACGTAGACAGCAACCTGATGAGATGTATGTGACTGAAGGTTTGGCTAGAAAGCTTATTCTGCATCCTTTATTCTCAGAAGCTCTTAATAGAATAGTATATGATAAGAGTGGTCAAATATTAGCTACAGGATTTAATGCAGATATATATGTTGAAGGAATGGATTTAGAAGAAGCACTAAACTTTTCACTAAGTCTAGATATAAAAAGAAAATAAGGAGAAGGATATAGAATGAACTTTGATAAAAGTAAAATAAAGTGGAATGGAACTAAGGTAGGAAGTATGCTTATAGATGTGTGTGATCTTGCTAATGGTGGGAAAATAGTAATAGTAAGAGACCCAAAGATATTAAGCTTGAGCGTAAATGCTAGATTCCACGTATCATCATTTGATAAAGCACAAGGAGTTCCTCATTTAATGGAACACTGTTTATTTAGTAATGTATATGAAGGAAAGTCTCTATTTCAATGCAGAGATGAGCTTACTAGATTAGGTATAGAGCTTAACGCTCAAACTAGTCATAAGGATATGAGTATAATAGCTAGTACTGCTTCTTGTATGGATATAAACAAATATCCTCTTGATAGATACTATACTAGCTTCTGTAAAGAATATGATTATAAGACTCTACTTAAGAGACTTGGAGATATATGCTATAATCTAGTAACTACAGATGTAAACGAGTCTTATTTAGAGCAAGAAAAGAACGTTATATTTGGGGAAATGCAAACTAGATATCCTGGTGATATGCAGTCTATTAGAAAGACTTCTGAATGGGCTGCTCTTCTTGGGGGAAGATTTAGTAGTATAGGTAATACATATAATCTTAAAGATATAACTACAGATCATATAAACTATATGAGAAGTAGAACTTTCTCTTGTGAAAATGTTAAGTCTATAGTTATAAATGCACCTGAATTTGTAGATATAAATGATATAGTAGATCTTTATATCACTAGACTTTGGGATGGATTATATGAAAACTGTAGTATTATAAATGGCGATCTTAGTAAGTTTAATAAAGAAGCCGTGGAGTTTGTAGATACTTATACTACTTCTAGATATAGACCAGATCCTAAGAGCTTCCTAGTTAGAAGTATACAATCTGGATACGACGGAGCAGAGTTTGAAGAAAGTGTTTATATTCACAAAGTAAAACCATTTAAGAATGCAGCTACTATTAAAGATATTATTATAAACTTACCTACGATCAAAGTAAGTTCTAATACTATAACAGAATGTATTGCTAAGACTATAGCTCAAGATTATATACTAGGAAAGCTTAATGAATACTATAGAGAAAAGCATCCTGTTACTTATGGTGTAATGAAATATATAGGAGCTTGGGCTTGGAAAGATAAGAATTATAATAATACTGCATTTATAATACAACTTTCTACAGGAGCTTCTACAGAAGATTTCTTAAAGTCTATTCCAGAATTCAAGCAATGGGCTTTTAATCATGAAGAAATAGATAAATCTATAGATAGTTGGACTATAGCTCATAAAAATGATTGGTATCGTTTTATGAACGGATATATAAATCCATATGATCCTCTGTCTTCATTCGAGGATATCAAGATTATATTACTTGGAAGTCTACGAGATTCAGCAGAAGATAAGATACATTTATTAAATGATTATACAAATACATTAGAAAAAGGAAGATTATTTCCGCTTCCTTTAATGATGAAGTTTGAATATATCATAAATAGCAGAAATCTTATTCACGATTATGTAAAGATGTATCTACATAATTGGAAGCTAAATATATTTGACTCTAATAATCTTAGAGAAGAAGAAAAGGCTAAAATAGATTTTAAAGAAAAGAAACCATTTAAGAAAGAATATAAGAAATCTTCTTTTAGGAAATAATAACCATGGGCTTGGGTATAATATTTATACCTGGGCCCTAACTATTTAATCACGACAATTTTTACTGTGGTTTACTCCACTTAATTAAATTTACAAAGGAGAGATAGAAAAATGAGTTACAGTGGTAAGTTTATGACAATCAAAGATAATTATATGCTTAATTTTAATAAGTTTCTTTCTTGTCTTACTAAGGATTACTATGATCCAAAATTTGCAGTAAATACTGTATTAAATTACGTAAAGAAATTTGAAAAGGATTCTAATCCATACATTGAAGAGATGAAGCAATGTATGACTTTCGATAACTTATTCGATGAGTTCTGTAAAAATAATTTATCAATAAGTAACAGATATGAAGATAATCTTTTTTTGTTTGTACAGAGATATGGTAAACTTCAAAAGATACTTAAGAAGATACCTGAGAAAAGACATAGAAATATTTATAATTTAAGGCAGTGGATATGTCAATGTAGGTATATATGTAAATCTTTGGAGTGGGGATCATACACAATACATTTAGAGATGGCTTTTATAGTATATTATATGAAGTCTAATGGTAAGATGAGTATAGATGAAGCATATGACATAATTCTTAATGAAGGGGTTTTTCCTGATACTAGAATCAGAAGAAATGAATTGAACTATATAAAGGCTATAATAGAAGGTGGAGTAGAGAAATACGAGCTAGAGCATAATATCTTTAAGGCGTCAATAGTACTACCTCCTGCTTCATGTGCATTAATTTTCCACGGAGTAAACTGTTTTATAAATAAGCGTAGTTTAGAAAAGAGTAATTATATAACATATATACATAAGATATCTAAGTATGGATTACAGAAGAATCAAGATAATCCTGTTTATAAGGCTGTATTTAACGAAGAGCTTCGTATAGAGCAGAATATTATATCTAGAGAAAGATATAAGGTTCTTAATCTGAGTAAGAATAAATATGGGTATTGGTTGAGTGATAGTCACGTTAATAATATATTATTATCTAGATATAGCACGTCTGGTATAGATAATATGCAGAAGAGAGTTTATAATAGACTAATGAAAGCTAGAAAGCTAGGACTTGCGTCTGATACTGGATATACTCCTCTTATGGAATTCCTTTGTATTCTAGATTGCATGAATGATATGACTGATATTCATTATGATACTATATATGAGAAGTTTGTGGATTCTGACTTGGCTAAATATGGATTTGATATTAAGAAAGATGTTGTAAAAGACTATCTAAAGAAAATGAAATCTGGTAAAGTAGTGGATGACGTTAGTGAAGTGGTATATTACAGCCAGTTTGACGTACCTCCTATAGATCTTGAAAGATGGATAGTTTATTATAGGACTCATGCAGATAATGGCAAAGCTATTCTATATAAAAAAGATAGATTCTTAAGAGAAATAGAAGAAGAAGCAAGACTTTATGTAAAAGGGAAACATCCTGTGCAAAAATCTGAGCTTTATAATAAAGCATATCGTAAAGAGCTTGATAAAGCTATGACTGATGTGTGGAAACCTATGATATATAATAAAGGGGTGATGGAACGTGTTAGTAGAGAAGTTGATAGATTCGATAGTCAAAGAGCGTCTAAAAAATAATATTACTCCAGAAGATGGAATATATGTTTTAGGTATAAGAAGAAAGAGTAGAGTCTCTTGTATTAGGAATATATTTGATATGGCTATGCTCATTGCTGTAGATAAGATAGAGGATGGAAAGCATTATTTCTATATAGATAATAAGAAAATGGAGCTTTTCCCAGAAGTAGAAGAAAAAGATGGCAAACAAATAGTACATAAACCAGTTACTATGAGATGGGATAAATGGCATGATGCTTTCTTAAGTACTAAGGCTATAGATAGAGTAGTCAATAATAAGTTTAAAAAGAATATTAAATACATAAAGCGTGGGAATAAGTTTCATACTTTATCAAGACTTAGTAGAATACTTAGAGATCGTATGGATGATTATGAATTTATATATATTCCTATAGATGAAATTAGTGCTAAAGTTATAACAGATAATCCGTATACAGAATGGGTTAGTATGAGCAAGGGGGATGTAAATGATATATAATTTAGTTAAAATATTTAAGAATAAGTTTAAAAGTAAGTCAAAAGACTTTAAGATTACTTATATAGTTCCACAACATATAAGTAATATAGATGCAGATGATAGAATGGGCTTTATAGATCATTCTATATGTAAAGGAGAATGGGGTATTCTATCTAAGACTAAGCATTATAACTATATAAAGAAGCCTAACGCTATGTCTATAATGGAAGAAAATACTTATATGAAGGCAAAGTTCTTCTTTGAGTTTAAGCTTACTGGGGAATATAAGAACGTTAGAGGAGAGCTTGTAAGACTTCTTACTAGTGATTTGAGTATACTTAGTCTTTCTAGTATTAATAATAATAACTTCTTTGATTTAGCGTTTGCTATTGAGACTCCAGAAGGAAATACGTGGGTAGTATTAGAGTTTGTTAAAGAGAGAGAAGTGTGGTATCTACATGGTGTAAATACGAGAGGGTGGTAGTATGATTAAAAAAGTTAAAGAATTGTGGAATAGTGTATTTAAAAGAAAGATAGTTTATAATAAGCTAGTGTTAGAGATAGATCCATCTATAAATAATCTTATAGCTAGAGAAATAATATTAGATCTTAATAATAGGATTATTATAGATAAAATGAAGATGTGTAGTACAGTTAAAAATATAGATTCGTTTAGATATGAATATATAGTAGACGCTGCTAGTATAAGTTTCTTTGAATATAGATACTGGCTTATTAAGCTTACAAGAAAGTTACAGGACTATCATCTTGAAAAACATATAAGAATACCATTTAATATAAAAGTGTTCTATGATATAGATGAAGTTGATTTAGATAAACCTAATATGGTATTTAAAATAGAGCTAGATAGAGTGTATGGGCATCATGATTGGAATGTTATAAAGGCAGATTTTGAATAGGGGGTAGAAATACTCCCTTTTACTTTTTTTACGCCAAATTAAATAAGCTAAAATTAGTTATATATTATATAGTGTAATAATAAAAATAATATAACCTCCTAACATCTTCTCATATGTGTTAGGATTAAAGGTTCACTTGAGGAGGTGATTTATATGAGAACTGACATATTAACTACTTTTAAGAAGGCTATAAATAATGCTAAGGCTATAGAAAGATATCTAGAAAAATGCTCTGAAAAGAGTTTTGTAAAGTACAGCATGCTAAAAGATTCTTTAAGAGAAATAAAAGATCTTAAAGCAAGAGCTATTGAAGCTCACGAAGAAATAGGTGAGATTAACGAAACTTATATCCTTAAGGGTATAGAATTTGAATATGAAGTAAGATCATTCTATGACAAAAAAATAAAATATTATAGATGGTTATTGGATCTATAATATTTAAAAAGAATTTCTGGGATAATAACCTGGCATTCTTTTTTTTTTGCCTATCCCAGTTCCAGACAACTCTTCTGTGTTAAAATATTAAAAAGGAGGTAAACAAAATGGGATCTATTTATGATCTACTTAATATTAAGTTACCAGAAGTTACAGAGCCTAAACAAGCCGATACTCGTAATATATATGATCAAATTAATAACGTTGAAGTGTCACTTGAAGCTCGTAATATACTTAAAGATAAAACGTTTAAGCTTAATAAGTCTTCTTATTATGTAGCTGAAAAGAGTATAAACGAGTCTGCTCTTATCTTTTCTTTTTTAGATAGTTATACAGATAGTTTAGAACTATTTAAGTCTATTAAAGATAGAAAGAATATGCTTCTAGTATCTAGACTTAAGTATTACTATATGCCTAAAGTTATAAAGCAAAAGCTTCCGTCTAAATCTATTATAGAGAATCTATCTAAGAGTTATAACCAAATAATGAAAATAAAGAAAGATTATGGTGTAATGCAACTACTTTCTAATGCTAAAATGATAGATGGAAAGTCTAGTTGTATAGTAGATATGAGCTGGATTACGAATGCTATACGTAAGCAGACTACTGATAAAAAGATGAGACTTCAGCTTCCAATGAGAACTGGTATACTTGAAATGTATAAGAAACAGATAGAAAGCTTCACTTCTCATAAGAATAAGATACTGTATTTTAGAAGTCCTTTTGTAAGTGATACTAATATAAAACTTACGATAATGGACAGTGCTGTAGCTACTAAAATGAGACCGATCTTATTATTTATGAAATGGTTTCAAGATGATCCTGAAGGATTTAAGGAATGGCTTGCAGCTTATAATGTTACTATAGTATTAGATGGTACGAGCAAAACTAGCTTGGTTCTTAGTGGAAATAAAAACTATATGGGGATGACTATGTTTAAACCTAAGGTAGTACTTAGACAGCTTCATATACTTGATAGTATTGCTGGTAAGCTTGATCCTGCTAAAGAAGAAGAGCTTGCTAGTGATGTAAAACCTGGGGAATTAGGTGATAATACAAACTTAGATACAGATGAAGATATGTTTGATAGCTCTAATCCTAATGAGGTTATAAAGCCTGATACTGATGAAGATGAGGATATAGCTGATATATTTGAGAATGGTTCTGATGATATAGATGATGTGAATCTGGTAAAGCCTAAAGAACTTGTAATACAAGAGAATAAAGACTTATCTGATGATATAGCTGATATAGAGATTATAGAGGCTAATAATGCTGGTTCTAAGCGTGGATATAGTAAGGACTATTTCAAGATAATAGAAGATAGTAATATGAAACCTGCTGAAAAAGCTGTAGAAATTATAGAAGAACACAACTATACAAAGCTTAAAGAAAACGTAGAGACTAAAGAAATACAAAATATGCGTAAAGCTATTGTAAAGAAATATGGAAAGAAACCAGCAGAAATGGTAGAAGTTATAAAGAAACACGAAATAAAGGATCAGGATATAAATATAGAAACTTCGACGCCTACTTCTTATAATAAAACATCTGTAAAAGATCTTGATACCAAGTATAAGAAACAGCTTGGAGACGATGATTTGGCTAATATATTGGCTGCTCCTGCTGGCTTGACTTATCCACTTATACTTAAAGGATATACTAAAAAAGATATAAGTGACAGAGAGTTTAAGGGATACGAGCTTAAAGTCCAATACGAAACTCATAATGGAGATCCGCTTGAGATAGTACTTGATGTTCCAGAAACATTTAACTCTAGTGGTAACATATTCCTTGGAGGTTCTGCTAAGCAAATAAAGCTACAGAATGCTGCTAAACCAGTTATAAAGCAAGACGAGAACGTCATTATTACTACTGCATATAATAAGGTTATAATGCGTCTTAGTGGGAAATATATAAGTATGAAGGATAAGATAGTGATATCTCAGATAAATGCTTATTATAGAAACACTAATCATACGCCTATACTTAAGGTAAAAACTACTGATGATCTTGGATATTTTATATACGAAAACCAAATCAGCTTTAGACTTACTCACTTAAATCGTCATTTCGTAGGACTTATAAGCAAAGACTACGATATAGACTTTAGAGGTAAAGGTAAAAAGAATGGTATGACTCTTCTTGGAAGATTCTATGATAAAGATGTATTACACGATCCTGTACATGATAAAATCAAGGTAGGGAATAAGACATACGATAGTATAGACTTTATCTGTAGTATACTTCAAAATGAGAATCCTGAAGCTTGGAAGAAATCTGAGCCTTCTTCTGCTATTACAACTGCGTCTTTATACACTCCTGTAGCTACTATTATGGGTACAGAAATACCAGTAGTTCTTATACTACTTGTAGCTATACCTCTTAAAAAGCTTTTAGACTTACTTAAGGATACTAATAATTTACAGTATAGAGTAGTAAAGAATACAGAAACTATAGATAAATTTACTAATAATAATAAAGACTATGGTATTATAAGATTCAGCGACTATACTATAGTACTTAAGTATAATAACGATCTTAATAACTTATTATTGAACTATTTGACTACTATGGATCTTTCTGATAAAGATACATTTGATATTACTAATATAATGGAAGAGTTTGCTGGAAACAGTAATACTGCTATCTATATAGAAAACTTCGCAGACTTATTTGTAGATCCGATTACTAAAAGAGTATGTGAGCTTTATAATATACCATCTGATTTCGTAGGAATGTTTATATATGCTGTATCTTTATTTACTACGTATAAGACTACTTATAAAGGAGATATCAGAAGCTACAGACTTATAACGCCTTCAGAAGTCATTAATCGTTGTGTATACGACGTTATATCTAAAGAGCTATCTAATAACCAAGCCAGAGTAAAGCGTGGTTCTAGAGCTAAAGTAAATCTTGCTAAAGATGCTGTAATACAAAGACTTCAGAGTCTTCCTAATATAAATGAGGCAAATGGACTGTCTGCTTTCAGAGAAATGATGGATAGTTCTCAAGTATCGTTTAAAGGACATAATGGAATAAATGAACCTAGAGCATATACTAATAATGTTCGTATGTTTAATAAAAATAACTATGGTACTGAAACTTGTGCTACTGCCTATAGTGGAAATGCTGGAATAGTAAAATATCTTCCTGTAAATCCAGTAGTAACTAACTTGTCTGGAGACTATGAACACCACGATAGTGCTAATGATCTAGAATCTTCTAACTTAATGGCCTTCTCTGATGCCTATATACCGTATACAAGATTTAACCACTGTGCTCGTAGACTAATGCAGTCTGGACAGTTCAACCATATACTTCCTGCTGCTGATAGTGATCCTATGCTTGTATCTTCTTATGTAGATGAAGCTGCTATTAAAATGACTCCTAAACATTCTTATATAGCTAGAGATAATGGTAAAGTAGTAGAGATGAATAAAGACTTTATTATAATTCAATATGACGATAAGACTACAGATGCTATATCTCTTATAAATGTAGAGCGTAATGCAGATAAAGGATACTTCATAAAGAACGACTTTATACCTAATAAAGGAATAACTGTAGGACATAAATTTAAAGAAGGAGATATAATAGCTTATAGTAAAGATAGCTATAGAAGAAAGTCTAATGGACATATTGGACTTGCTGCTGGTGCATTAATATGGGTATGCACTTGTGATGGAGAAGCAGTATGGGAAGACTCGTGCTTACCATTTGAAAGTCTGTCTAATAAGCTTGCTACTCGTGTAGTTAAGCGTGTAGCTCGTATAATGGATCTTAATACAGAAGTAAGAGATTGGAAATCTAAAATAGGGGAAGAAGTTAAACCTAACGATATATTATTTAAATATAAAGTACTTACTGATGACGATACTATTAACGAGTTATTTGCTAATATGGATAGCTTGTCTCTTAAAGAAGTAGAAGCTCATTATAAAGGTACGATAGTAGATATCAGAATATATTGGAGAGATGCTCAAAATATGAGTCTTTCTAAGTCTATGAAAGATTTTATACGTGATGTAGACGATGCTCAACGTATAAGTAATAATATGGGTAGTCTTGATAAGGTGTCTGATCAGTTTACACGTAGACTATTGGATAAGCGTCCACAAAAGCTTACTAGAGGAAAGAATAGTAAGATAAATGGGGATACTATAGAAAATGGACAAATACTGATAGAATACAGTATAGAAATACTTGATAAACTTGGACCAGGAGATAAGATAGTAGTGGATAATGCTCTTAAAGGAGAGCCTACTATGGTATTATCGAATGAACTTAGGCCTGTAGGAAGTCTTACTAGACGTACTTGTGACTTGTGTTATAGTACATATAGTATAGTAAAGCGTATGACTCCAGGTATGATACAACACGGTAAACTAGTAGCCATATTACTACATATAGCAAGAAAGAATAGAGATATACTTGGTATTCCACCTGAACCAGGATCTATTCTTGATTATTATAGTAGTGAAGATATGGTTAAAAAATATAATAAAAAATAAAGGAGAGTAAATTATGAATTACATGGATTTAATTAATTTAAATGCAGATAAGTATGAAAAAGACTTAGCTACAGAATCATTCATAGACGAATACTTTGATATGATTACTACTGAAAGTAAACTAGACTTTGGATTTATAACTTCGTCAGCTTCGTTAGAATCTTATGGAGTAGAATCTGCTATTGACGGAGGAAACTTTGGAAATAAGTTTATGTATTACTTTAGTAAACTTGGTAATATATTTACTAAGAGACAGGCTGGATTTAACCAAGCTATAACTCAAATGCAACAAATTAATACAGGAAAAATATCTAGAGGAGCTTCTACTATTGGACTTAATGCTGAAAATGCTGCAGAATACGCTAGAATTACAGAAGGATTCAACCCTAAAATAGGAGATAATAGAACTGCTGGATGGCAACAACTTATGAATGAAATGGATGCTGCTATGGAAGATGCAAGATGGGAACCTCTTAGAGAATGGTGGGAAGGATTTAAGAATAGAGTATTAGGATGTTTATCATTTGCTACTATTATATTATTTCCACTTGGAATATATTTCTGGGTAAAGGCTCTTATAGCAGAGTTCAAGTTTTATTTAGCTATATGGAATCTTGCTGTAGATAAAGCAGAAAAAGATATAATGCTAGTAAAAGGAGTTAAGCTTATAACTGCTATAGTATGTGATATTACTTCTTATATATATTATAAAGTATGTCCAGATAATCCTGCTAGATGTTCTTCTGCTGCTAATTTTACAGCTGCTGATACAGGTAAAGCAGTTACTGCAATAGTACAAAAGCTACAAGATCTTAAGACTAAGCTTAATAGAAAAATGCCAGTAGAGTATGAAGAAAAAGTTAAGGCTGCAGAAATAGTATATGGAGCAGCAGCTATGGTATATAAGGAAAAACTTCATATGGTATCTCCAGGTGGAGTTAAGGTATTAACTACTGGTGCAGAAGCGTTATCTGAAAAGCTATTTGCTAGTATAGAAGGCTACCCAGATCTAAAGATATCTATGCAAGCATATAAAGGACTTATGGTAGCTGCTGAATTATACTTCGATATAACTAATAAAGTATTACTTGACTTATATAAGATGTAGGAGGATGTGTGTATGGCTAAAGATAGAGGCCAAAGAGTAAAGAAAAACATAGACTCAGTCAAGAATATAATACAGCGTGATATAAAGCAAGATAGAGAATCATTTATAACTCCAGAGTACTTAAAACGTGCTCTGGATGCTCTGTCTGCATTTACTCCAGATGAAGGAGACAAAAAGATACTTCATAAGGCTATAGACGTAGTATTTACTAAAAACTTCGTTGTAAAGTATATAAACCAAGCTTATAGATATATATTTAACAAACCTGAGGATTACTTAGATGAGAATAAGGATGTAAAGTCTCATGTTAAATATATAAGTAAAGAAATAGGTAAAGAAGTAGATACTCTTATGGAAGATACTAAGCAAAAAGGAAAGTTAGTAGCTGCTAATGAACAGATAAAGATTATAAACTATTTGAGAACAGAAGTAATACCGGTACTTGAAAAGTATTATAAAAAGATATTATTCTTTAAATCTGAAGAAGTTGAGACTACTCCTGAACTTGTGTCTACTGTAGTAAAGAAGCTTGAAAAGACTAAAAGAAGTAAAGTAAAGATGCTTAAGAAAGCTGGAGTACAGAAAGATGTATCTAAAGGAAGTGCTGGTGATTATCAAGATGGAGGTTCTTGGCTTGAATCTGTAGCTAATGATTTTAAAATGCTTACTCACTATGATAAGATATTTACTATATGGGATAAGATTATAAGTGAAATAGATAAATGGAGTTGATGATGTATGAATTTAGATATTAAAGAACTACAAATGAAACTCAATGAAAGATATGGTAAGGAAGAGCCGTCTGTAGAGTATTTCGGTGGATTACTTCCCTCTGATAATAAATTGCTTATAAAAGAGCTTCAAGGTATGTTTTTATCCAGAGAGCAGATGTCTGTTAAATATATAAATGATCTTGATAAGTTTATTAGTAAAGCTACTATTAAAAGTGGAGTACAACAAGTTGCTTTAAATAAAGAGCTTGTGGAAAAAGTGTCAAAACTTCTTGATATATTTCCTGAATTTCAATCTACCGGTGTAAATCCTAATAGTATGAATATGAATAAGTTTATAGAGTTTATGAAGCTCGATATGGATAGTTTTGCTACTAAAATGGGACTTACTATACTGCTTACATTGTGGTTCTTAATGCCTTTTATAGGAATGCCTGCGTTATTTCCATTAATGGCTTTATGGAGTGATAAGAAAGATAAGATCAATACAGATGATTTAGATGAAGCTGTAGATATACTTATAGGACTTCTTATGACAGCTTATAATAAGGCATTTGATAAAAATATGTCTTATAATAAAAGAAACTTTAGTAGCGATTCTAAAAAGATATTAAATGACTTTAATAAGTTATTATTAGATAAAGCCTTACTAGAAGCAGCTAAAGGTAAAAAGACATATAAATTAGATACTAGTGAGAAGTTATTGCTTATAAATGCTGTTAAAACGCGTATGAGCCTGTTTAAAGCGTTTGTAGGCACTAAGCCTAGTAAGAATATCAATATAGCTAAGAAACTCTCTAAACTGCTTACAAACGATTCTATCGAGAAGTTAGGTATTGAGTTCACTTCTAAGATAACTTGGTGTATAGATGTAATTGGACTATTAGATAACCTTCAAGATATCATTCACGACTGTATTATAAATATGAGTAAAGATGTGTTTTTAATAATGGCGTAATTAAATGTAAACCCCTCCATCAATAGGAGGGGAATGCATTTAAACACCTCATTTTTATTATATATAAAACTATATATAATAGACAGTATAATAAAATTTATGCTGGAGGAAATGAGGTGATTTTTATGAAGATGAGTTTTGATAACTTCATCAGATATTGGGTTAACGATAAGAAGTTTGCCGAACAGATTATCGATAAGCCTGATAACTTTCCAAACATTATTAATGGTCTATATAAAGTATACAGATCTTATAATTGGGTAGAGTAATCTACCACTTAATATATACAGTAAATATCTCCAGAATTATTATACTTTTAGAGGTGGCTACCATCCTCTATTTTTTTTTACCACAATACACTAACACTAAACGCAAATAAAAAAATGATAATTAAAAAAAGAAATAAGGTAATTAAGATTAAAAAATTATTAGTTCGAATATATTCCAAAAGAATGTGTTAGTGTAGCTCTAGTAGCCATCGAGCATAAAATTTTGAAAGGAGGTGAAACTATATGCTTCACACTCTCATTTGTTATCCTGTAGTGCTATTCTTCATCATAGCGTTTATAGCATCCATTCTATGTGTAGCTAGAGATGTTTGCTTTGTAGCTTCTTTTTCGCCAGCCTCTTGTTTGTTAGCCTTGTTTTGTATATCTTGTATAGATTTATATTGCTTTTCTTTTATCTCTCTACGTATATTAAGAAGACTTACCCATTCGATAGGAGCAAGATCGTCATAATGTACGACGACCTGTCCTTCAAATTCTCTTAATACAGTTTCTTTAAGAGCGTTTAGTTCGCTTGTTTCGGATACAATCTGCTGGCTATAGAGAAAAAAAGTAGCTGAGGATATTCTATTGAGAACTCCTTGTGTCCACAAACTGGACATTCTCCATTATTCATTCTAGCACGCATAGCATTTCTATCTTCTATAAACTTATTTCTTCTAGTTTCTGAAGCATCTGGATTATTAGTATCGAATCTCTTTAGAGCTTCTTCATCTGTAAAGTATGTTCTATCGAAGTCGATAAAGCCTTTAACAAAAGCTTCATCAAGTATTACAGAAGAATTTGCAAGTCCTTCTAAATCAGTCATTTCATCTATAACTTTTACACATTCTCTTATTATTTCGTTAGGAGCAGTAAGTATAGATTGGAATAACTCATAGAAATCTTCGTGATTAAACTCTTCTGCTTCAAACTTAGAGTCTTTAGGAGTAAGCTTAAACGCATCTATCCAAGTACATAAGTTTATAAGCCCATTATTATTATTTTCAAGAGTATCGATCTGTTCTCCCATATAGTTTATAGCATTATACGTAGTCTTAAGATCTTCTGTAGCTCCTGCTTCAGAATAAGCTCTTATAAATTCTCTTGTATATTCTTTATAACTATTCCAATCTGGACATTGTGCTATAATGGCATCTATAGTACTTGTATAAGGAAGTTCTAATACATCACGTTTTTCATTAAAGCTTTCTACTAATAATCTATATACAAGTTCGTCTTTATTTCTGTCTTTATTTTGTATCTTTCCTACAGTAGGCTTAGAGAATATAAGCTTATAATCGAATATATCATCTTCTGCAGTAACTTTATGAAGTTCTCCATAAGTACCAGGCTTTCTGTAAGCAAGTACGATATTAGCAGGCTTATTATTTATATATGTATTATATCCAGATAAGAACTTACTGAATGGATATGATTTAGTAAAGCTTTCATATAGATCTAACTCTGTATCGTTCTTAAAGAATACTTTATTTCCACAATTTGTACACCCACATCTATCAACTTTAGCTACAGCATGGTTCTTACTATTTACTTCTGGGCTATTTATAATAGCAAACATCATTACTAATAAAGAGAAATCTCTTGGACTTACATTATATAAGAATTCATTTTTATCAGGATTTACATCAAAATCAAAATCTACGTGTTCTGCTACTATTCTTATAAGTTCGTCTATTTCATATCTTTGTACTACTTCAGATCCATATCCAGCTTCTTCTAGTAATAAATAGATATAGTTTAGTTGCTGTCTATCTCTCATTTTAGATATAAATACTTCATATCCACTATCTGGTAAGTATACTTTACGTCCAGATTTATGAGCCTCAGCATAAGCTCTGATCTTTTCTATTCTCGTACCTCTGAAGTTTTCAAGCATTTTCTCAGATGGAACCTTACTTACAGCCACGAAATTCTTTTCAAAGTCTTCTACAGGCATAGTATCGTGCTTTATACTCTTTACAGAAGCATTTTCATCTACTTCAGGAACAGTTTCTTTTTTTATCTCATCAGAAGTTACAACAGCAGTTTCTACATTAGAAATATCTATAGGATCCTTATACTCTACTTCTACTAGCTCAGGTTCTACATCTACTACTTCTTCTTTAGCAGTCTTAAGAGCTTCTTCCCAGTTTATTTCTTTAGCCTTTTCTACTTTAGGTTCTTCTTTAATAGGAGTTTCTTCTCTATCTAATTCTGCAAGCTTTCTAAGAAGTTCTTCTCTTTCTATCTCTTTTTGAGACTTAACTGGAGCTTCTTGCTTTACTTCTTCTATAATCTTTTTAGTCTCTTCTTCAGATGGGAAAACGTATTCATCTACTTTAGTTTCTACCTTAACTTCATTCCAATCTACAGGAGCTACAGTTTCTGTTAATTCCGACTTATTATTCTTTACAGATACTCCTAAATCGTTATTTAACGCGTTTATAGCCTCTTCTGAGAGGTTTAAGCCATCTAGGCTATAACTTGTATCAATATTAGTCGATTCTTCGTTTTTAGGGGCTGTAAGAGCCTCAGGATTGATTCCAGCGTTTTTAGCCATTTCTTCAATAGACTTCTGTTTAAGTCCAAGTAAATACGATAATTCCTCATCATCTCCATCTGCTATAGCTGCTTCTATCTCTCTATCTAGAGCTGTATACTCATTCGATTTAGTTTTCATCGGAGCTTGTATAACTGGTCTTCCATCTGTATCTTCTGTTATAAATGTAGGATCAAGCTGCTTTATAAAGTTTTGCATAGTTCTTACACATAATCTAGTTTGCTCTTCTTCTGTATTTCCTCTTGTTTGTAAGTTATATAATTCAGATTTAAGCTCTCTCATTACAAGATCTTCTTTAAGTGGATTCATTCTTACCTCATTTACCAGCTTAAGTAAGATATCGTTTACTCTGTTTATATTTGGTTCTGTAGTCAGAGTGTCTCTTAAATCATTAATTAATGTGTTATAATCCACTACATTTGCCTTTGGTGGACGTGGTACGTTATTATTCGTGAAATCATTCATTGTATTTCCTCCCTTTTTATATTAAGTCATCCAGACTTGTAATTACTTTCTTCTTTGGTTTTATATCTTCTATTTTAACAGTGCTACGATCTATTGTGACAGGAGTTGAGTTAGTTAGCGGTCTTGCATATTTACTCTTATCTGCTCCAAGCTTAAATGTAAACTTCTTATTATTCGTAGGAATTATAGTTATATCTGTCTCTTTATTTACTTTAGCTATATTATTTCCACTGATTTTATAGTCAAGATCAGCCTTTATTCCTGTCTCAAGATCCTTTCCTTGTATTCTGTTTATAGATTGAACTTCATTTATTTCGTTAAGTTGATTATATTTTTCCCATATATCATCGTAACCAGTCATCTTTACTACCAGATTTCCTGTACTACGAGCTACATCTTGGTAATCAACAGCATCTATAACCTTCAGTATATCACTCACATATATAGGCTTATCAGGATAAGGATCATTTTCTACAGGTACTAATAAATGAGCATGTGCTCTTACTATTCCATTCATAACGTCTATATTATAAAGTTCTGTAACTCCTCCAAACATAGTCGGAACTTCCTTGTCTCCACTTAACTCTACATCATTACTTATTCTACGTTCTTGCTCTGCTCTTACTGCAGCATAAAACTTATCAAAACTTTCAGGCGTCACTCTTGCAGTATTACATATTTGCTCTTTAAGCTTCTCAAACTTGTACTTCATATTGACACTACGCTCCATCATCGTATCGTGTATCTTAGCAAAATTACTATTTGATTCATTCATACTACGTACTATTGGATCTGTCTTTATTATTTCATCTGCCAATATGTTTACTTCTTCAAGCTCATCACCACTCAAGAATCTGTCAAGTGTACCATTCGGATTCAATCTGTTACGTTTTTCTACATAACTATTCATCACATCACGCTTTATACGCTCTATAGTGGCCTTATAACGCGTTTTAGATGCTTCGACGATATCTTTACCCACTGATTTCTTAGAAAGAGATTTAAACACGTCTGAGAGCGTTAAATCAAGTACGTCGTAATCTTGCTTTATAACGTTATATTTTTCAAGCTCACGCAAATCATTCAAAGTATTTTCAGGAAGACACTGTCTTTTACACCATTCCGATACTTCATAAGCACGTCCACCTAATACCAAATCAGCCTTTTGTAGCAATTCCTGTACGTCTATTTCAGTAGACTTTCTGTGTTGACTTATAGTATAATATAAATTAAAAGCTACATTAAGACGTTCCGTACTCTTTTTATCTTCATCATCACGTATTCTAGACATAAATTCTCTTTGTAGCTCTATTATCTGTTCTTTAGTCATATCCATTTCATATCAGCCTCCTTTTTATTTTAGTGTTATATTCTTAAATATAATTTGATTCTTCTCATTTTTCTCTGCACTCATACCTATACTTGCCATTTTACCATTCAGAGTATACACTATTTCAAATCTTATAACTCCACCAGCTAATCTACGTATAGAGCATTCTACGTTTTCATCTCCTACTAGCTTACGTATCTGATTAATGAATTCGTTTGATAAGTCAGTAAAAGCCTCAGATAAATGAGATAATCCAAAGAAGTGTTCCATTTCAAATCCAAGATCAGGAAAATCAGGAAGATTCCCACGTGGCGTTGTAATCATTCTGAATATAGATAACTGAACAGCTTCTCCTCCACGAGCTATTTGCTGTTTACCATTCGGACTCTTATCCATTTTATCAAATATTAATGTTCCCATAGTTATTTATTTCCTCCTTTACATGTATATTATCCACATATATGTATTGTGAAATGGCGTACATAAAAACCACTCCCGGTTTCCCAGGAGTGGCAGATTTTAATTTTATGTAGCAGTACAAATAAAATAAGAAACTTTTAAAACATATCGTAATTTAACTCTCTCTTAATAAATAAGAAACTTCAAAACATTTACACTGTGTATTTAACACTATCTCTCTAAAAATACATAAAATAAATTTTATATTTAATATGTGTTCAATCTTGAAACACCGTCGTAATTAACTCTCTCTTAAAAAATTAAATAAATAATTATTCATATTTTTAAATAAACACTTATTTAATTTTTTAAACTAGAATCGGTTTTATTTGTGTGTTACGAAGTTTTGTTATAATAAATTCACAAGTTTCACACTTTTTGCATTTCCAGATTAGATTTTTAAGTTTTCTGGAAATATTTTGATTACGAAGCTTTGTTTATATTTTATTTCACATTTCACAAAGTTTTTAAGTTTTTGTATTTTTCCAAGAGTTTTTAGCTTGGAGTTTGGTTTACGAAGTTTTTGTTCACGTTTGTGAAGTTTTATTCACGCTGTGAAATTATTTCGAGTTTTGATTTGAGCTTTTGAATTTTCAAGTTTGCTCAGTTTGATTTATTTCACATTCCAGCTTGTTCACAAATTTGAAATTATTTTCACACTCGGTTTGATTTCTCAGGTTTGAGTTTGAATTCAAGTTTTTCACGAGTTTGTGATTTTTACATCGTCGGTTGTTCTCGAAAAAGAAAAAAGAAAAAGAAGCAAAAAGAAAAAAGAAAATTAATTAAATATTAAATTATATATCAAAATATAATTTAAATATTAAAATAAATATATTTAATTTATTTATATATACTTGAAATACTAGAGTAATAATATCTCTCTTAAATATATTAAATATAAATATATTAATTAATTAAATAAATATTATATATAAATTATATTAAATATTATTAAATATATTATATAAATTAATTTAAAATAAATATTATATATAATATTACGAAGTAATATTATTAAATATTGTTCAACTTTTATAAAATAAAAGTTAGTCAAGAACTTTGAATTTTAAAAAAAACAAAAAATTGAGAAAAAAACTAAATAAAAATCATAAGCTTGAACAAGTTCAAGTGTGAAATAAATTAAAAATTTAATTAAATTTATATAAACAAAAACTTTGAATACAAAAAATAAAAAATATTTTGAAATTTAATAAAATTATTAAAAAAAACTACAAACGAAGTTAAGAGAGAAGTTTTTACTCAAGTATTTCAAGATGATATTAAGAACTTAACTTGTGTTTTTATTGATCAATTAAATAAATTTCAAAATAATTATTCAAAATAATTAATTTAGTTTTCATAATCATTTTTATCAATAAATCAATCTTTTTGGTATCTTAAAGAAATTTGAATTTCATAGTTAGTTATATTTGTTTATGTGTATAAATCAAGTTTTATTTCCTAATAAAAATATTAACTAATTTTAATTTTCTCAAATGTGATTATTCTTTAAAACCATCAAAAAGAGTAGAAGAATGTAATTACCTCATGAATATAATAATACGATGTTGAATAAGTATTATTATATTCAATTGCATTTTTTTACGTCATAAACACATGTCGTAATGCTGAGGCATTACGTAATTCATGGAATGTATTTCATACAATGCTGTCGCGTCCGCGGCGGTGATTCTTTACTAATTTAGTAAAGAATTAAATTATAATATATTCATAATATGTGTTATATGTGTGATTGCGTTTAAACGCATTGTGATGATGTTATTTGATGTTTTAATATAATTATGATATAAATTATACATAAAATAAATAAAACGTTAAATAATGGTGTATAAACGCTTTTAAATTGATGTTGCAATGATATAGAATATTAATATAAATGGAGATTTCTGTATTTCACAATATAAATATGTGTATATATAACAACATAAGGAGAAATAAATATTATGGAGAACTTTATATTAAATATTAAGAGATTGTGGTTTGTATTCAAGACATATGTCTTTTTACAAATAGCTAAAATATCGATAGATGTAGATGAAGAAAAGAAAAAGGAGGATTTTAATAATGGGAATAGTAAATCATAGACCGATGGATCATAGTAAGCCAGAATGGCGTAATGCTATGGATAGAGGAGAGAATCTGAGTGAAAGTGCTAAAAAGGATATGCTTTTTGATTTGGAAGCTAATAGAAAAGAAACGGGTAAAATAATAGATGAAATCGGTACAGGTATTAATCAAGGCTGGAAAGATATACAGGTAGAGACTGGAAACATTATAACGGACGTTAAAGGCTCTATAAAGGCCGAAAAAGAGGCTCTTGAGAAGGCTGCTATAGATTCATATGAAAACTATAAGAAGCAGTTTAATGATGGTGTAAAGAACTTAAAAGACGAGGCTGAAAGAATAAAAGATAACTGGAAGAAAGAAGCAGAGAATGCTAAAGATAGCTTGATGAAGGTTAAAAAGGACTTGGAAAGCTTGGATTGGAAGAAGCTTGGGGAGAATGTTCAGAATGGATTTGTAAAGTTTGTAAAGACGAATCTTAAGGATACTTTAGATATAGATGTAGATAATACGGGCGTTCCGCTTGTGCGTCAAATATATAATGCAGCTGGTAAGGCTATTATAAATGCCATCAATAAGAACTTTCCTGCACCGCCTGCTAAGCATTGGGCTTGTCCTGCACACGGTTTATTTGCTCAAATTGGAGATGTGAATATGTATGATAAGACTGGGTGTATATTGGAATATACGGAAATATGTGATTATATTAATAATATGTTTCCTGTTCGTATGCTGGTAGTAGAGGCTCCGATAAACGTAGTACAGAAGATCTTATCAAGTAAAAAGAAAGAAATAAATGGACAGAAGTATGCATATGATATGTTGCTATCGTGTAGACCGTTGACGGATGATGTATTTCCACAAATACCTATATTCTGTGGGAACTTTGTAGCTATACTGAAGGATAATGATAATATCGTAAATATCAGTGAAGTTATATCAAAGAATACGAATCTACAGCAAAATGACTTAATATCTGCTCAAAAAGTAAAGCTAACGTTTTATATAACTACGGAAAAAGAGATAGAATTCCAAGCAAGTCCGATGATAAACTACGTATTGGATAATCCGAAACCTATGGAAATCATCAGTAGAAGCTACGAGTTGGCAAATCCTAAGGGTAAAATACTGATAAGCCAGCTTGAAAACGATGTAGATATGGGTAAAATTGTAATACCACATATGTCTTTCTTGGATCTGGTAAAGTTTATAGATAAAGAAATCGGACTTTATAATACGAAATACATGGAGTTTTATGAGAATGGACTGTATTATTTACTGAATACTAATAATATCAGCAAGATTGGAGTATCGTGTCCTCCTAAAGAAAGTAAGATAGAGCTATTCATTAATAGGCATAAAGACGGCAGAACGTATCCTAAGTTTATACAATATCGTAAAGCCGATAATAATACATATCAAGTATCGGTAGATGTATCAGAAGTTTCCGTAGAAATCCAAAATGATTCTGTATGGAATGATAACACTTTATTTATAAAGCCTCAGGGTTATAGAAACTACTATAATAATCCTATGAGCCACCATACGCATACTATCAGAAAGATAACAGGAGCTGCTCCACTTAAGAAAGATAATACTAAAGCGGTAGAACTTATAACCTTCGATATGATAGGATTTCCTATAAATAACGTAAGTCCTCTTACTCGTGTATTTACTCTTGATAGTTCTGATAAGTCCAGAATATACCGTGTTTGCTATAAAGAAATCGTTATTTCTAGTCATACTTCTACAAAAACGCGTATAAAAGCGTTCAGAAGACAAGAAAACTAGAACAAAATTATCGTATGAGAATACTTAGATACCTTTTTAAATTCTTTGCATAATTTTTTTATATGAAAAATTTTACATGTTTTAAAGAGAATAATTATCTATTTCGTTCTTGATCATTTTATCTTGCTTTAATACATTCTTGGTATTGAGAGCATTTTAAATTCCTTTTAAGTTATTAATAGCTGGATTAGTTTCCAGCAACTTATCAATCCAAAGTGTGTATATTCCCAAGATTTGAACTCAGCATTTCTTGGGAGTATACCAAACTATATAATATAATTAAAACAGCGAATACAGAAAAGATTCCTTAAATAAATTCAACTAATTCTTTTTTTAAGATATTTAGAAGTCTAGTCATAAAAAGTAATAGAATATTGAAGTTCATTAGAAAACTCCGTTATGAAGCTTAGAAATTATGTATCTCAAATAATAATACAATACTAACAGGGTAATATAAGATATTTTTTTATAGAATTTATTCGTATCTTATTTATCCATGTATTCGCTGTAGTAACTATGTTATATGAAGTAAACGCTGAAAATATTTATATAACCAATAATTATATATATTATAGCGTTTCATAATGTGATATAGACGTCTAATATCAAAACAAAAAAAAATTTAAAAAAGAAGGAGGAATGATTTGATATGGAAAATTATGGAAACTTAAACTTTATGGAAATTATGAAGGAAGCTGAAGAGTACGCACCACAATACTCTTTGGAAAAAACTGTCATAGTTGACCAAAATAAGCAAGTGGGGTTGACATTTGCTAACGTTAAGGACAGTAAAGTAGAAAAAGTTGAAGCTAAAGTGGGAGATGAAAATGCTGAGAACTATTTTGCTATTACTGCACATTTGAATAAAGTGTATATGGTAGATCCAATTACAAAGCAAAAAAGAGAAAGCGAATATTTACAATTGGATACTATTAATATGGCTAATGCTCTTGAAGCTTTCGCTGCTAGCTTAAGAATTGCTAATGCTGCTCTTACTACTATGTATACTGCAGCTATGGTATCACCTGAAATTATAGCTCATAAAGATAAGCTAATATATACTGGTGACTTCTTAGCAGCTATATTACTATCTAAAGACAATGGTTTAGATATTAATACTTACAACGACATCATGAACGGTCTTAAAACAGGACTTAATAATGATAGCCTAAGAAGCATTGGTTTAGCAAATGACGGAATTGCTAAGTTTAATGCTCAAAGACAAGTATGTAGATTCTTTGACTCTATCAGAAATAGAATACTTAAGAATGGACATGATTGGGCTAAATTTGCTGCAAAAACTCTTAGAGAAGATGCATCAGCAGTAGACGTTTCTACAGTAAGAATACAACCTACTGGAGCTGCACCTTTAATAAAGAAAAATGCAGACGTAACTCCAAAATCTTTAAATACACAAGACGTAGGAGCTATAAAGATTCAACCAATTCAATAATAGTAATTAAAAAAAGTTTGGTGGGGATTCATTTCCTCACCTTTCTTTTTTTTTACGTCATTTTGCATAGAAACAAATACGTGTTTTAAACAAACTTTATTATTAAGGAGGTGTTAATGACGATGGATGAAAAACAAGAAAAAGCTAAAAAGTCTTATTTGAAGAAAATGGGAACTGCTGTACGTGGACACGTTACTGAAGTATTTACAGATATAATAAAGAAAGGCGTTGATAATGCTGAAGAACTTCACGGAGTTAAAGTAAATACTCAACAAAAGCTGGATGATATTATGAAGGCTGTATATGCTCGTGCAAAGAAAGATAGTAGTAAGCTAGGTATATTTGCTAAAGACGTAAAGGAAACGTGTAAAGAAGCTTATAGACAAGCCATATCAGTTGCTCTAAGAGAAGCTAATGACAAGAAAGGTGAAGGCGAGTATTCTGAAATAGGAGACGATTTCGATCTTGATAGTGATGACTTTTTAAAAGAATTCGATATCGATTTCGACGGCGAAGATCTTGATGATGATGACGATAACGATGATGAAGAAGAAGATGGGAATGAATCTTACGTTGGAAGACTTATGAAAATGAAGCCTAAAGACGTTTCTATAGCAAATGAATCTGTAGACTTTGTATGGAGTCTTGAAAGCTTTGATAAGTCTACTTTAGCTGGAAGTGTAATATTATTCATAAATAAATGTATCTTATATTACAAAACTCATACAGACGAAATAAACCTATCTGAAAAGAATCTGAGTGTATTATCTTGGTTAGAATCTAAAATAAGCTCAGAGGAAGGTAGAGCCTCTTTAATAGGCCTACTATCGACTGTAGATCATGGCGTACACGTGCCAGATGCTACTGTAGAAACTACTGAAATGGTGCAAAATGTTTTATCTGAAACTATACCACCTGCTTATATTAAAAGAGTAGGTATGGAAGATGAAACTAATGAAGAAAAAAGATTTGATATATCTACTGCGGATGAAGAAGTATTGAGAGAATTAGTACAACTTGGAGCAGTAGCACAAGACATCTTAGATAAGTTTAATCAACCATATCAAGATGACGAGGCTATAAACGCTTCTACTATGATACATTCTTTATTTAATGACTTAAGTAAAATGTATAATATAGCTATGAATGAAGGATCTACTGATGGAAATGTAGTAGTGGATGCTCTTACTGCTATGACTAAAATGCCTTGGAATTACTTAGAAAAGGCTATACTTGTAGATTTATCATTAGTAGATGAAGAGCTTATTGATACCGCTAGACAAGCCATAGTGCTTTTTAGTAATATATTAAATAAATAACAAAGGAGGATATCTAAATGGAAGATATTGAAAACATAATAGATGATTTCGATGATGTTTTAGAAGTCGATGATGAATCTACTGCTGTAGAAGATATGGAAGACTTTATAAACTCTGATAGCGATGCCGCAGAGGCTGCTATATTCGATACATCTGAAATGCCTGATGAATTGAGATCTGAAATTGAAGAAATCGAAGGTAGTATGGCTACATTTGAAACTGAATTCGAAGTAGCAGATGCTGAAGGAAATCCTAACGCTGTAATAGATCCTACTGCTGATTATATACCTGAAGACTTTGATAAGATCGAAGAAAGAATGGGAGTAGACCAATCTGTAATAGAACACGAAGAAGTTCTAGATGCTACTACTAATCTAAATGAAAACCTATCTCCAAGAGAAATAACTGGAGAACCTACACCTACGCCTGAAGCTGAAAATGACTTAGAAGGAAATACTCCTGAACCTGAGCCAGTTGAAGCTGAAGCAGAATGCTATGGATGTGGAGAAGAAGTTGGAACTGTAAGTGGCGAAGTTGCTGCTACAGAATCTGATGAAGTTGAAGAAGAATACCCAAGTGAAGATAAGGAGGAAAAAGACGTGGAAGAAATAAAAGATGAAGAAGTTTTAGAAGAAACTGTTGATGAAGCTCCTGAAGTTGAAGAAGCTGAAGAAACAACTGAAGAAGTGGAAGTTGAAGATGAAGTTGAGGAATCTCCAGAAGCTGCTGAGGATATCAATACTGAATCTGAATCTGCATTACTTGTAGAAATGCAAGATAACTTTATGATGGATGGAGACGATTTAGAAACTGCACAAGCAGCTGCTGAAGAACAAGTTGCTGAAGACTCTGTTGACGAAGGAACTGAACAAGAAGAAGATGCATTTGCTAATGTATCTGAAATGGCTGATGTAAACGTTGGAGATTCTGAAGAAGAACCTACATTCGTACACGAAGGAGAAGAAGTAAGACCTGGTGTTACATCTGAAACTCCTGAAGAACCTGAAGCTGTTTCTAATGAATCAGTTGACTTCAATAAATTCTTAAAAATCGCTTTTAACAGAAAATAATTAGCTAACAGATAAATATATATATTTAACTGTATTAACGATTTAAAAAGTTAACTAATAAATGTACATACCCTGATACTCAGAAATGATTATTGGGGTATCTGCATTTATTTACGACTAACGTATCCCAGCGGTACAGATTCGGACTAGTGTAATATAAACGATATATTGATCTAGCTTTGTGATAAAGACATCGCCTATCAATGTTTGTAGAAAAGCTAACGATGAGAGTCTGCTTGGGGAGCTGTCTAATTTTAACTTATTTATGAGAGAGTAATTGATAGCATGAAAAAAGATTAATACAAATAATAAAAGAAAGGAGGTGTTATTAATGAAAGTAGTAAATATAAAATCGATGATACATGATCTATGTGTTGAAAATCTTCCACATAAAGATGCCCGAGGAGTTGGACAGCTCCCCGTAGATTCTCTCTACGGGCTGGGCATGCATAATATCAGGAGATATTTTACACAATATGGTTATGTAGTTAGACCGGTGTAATTAAGGCGGGAGCCTTAATGCATGCCCCGTTATCTGTTTAGATAATGTAAAGGCCCGTAGAGAGAATTTTTTATATATTTTTAATAATTTAAAAGGAGATAAAAATATGGATAAAAGAGTTAAAGATGTGAATTTTGAGTTTACTATTGGAAGTACTAAGTTAGAAGTAGATATAGATGAGTATGATATAGGTATCAATGTTTTATCTATTACGGCTAAACCTATTGATACATATGCTGAAAATAATAAATATAAAACATTACTAGAAGACATGCATGTATTTATTAATACACAGCTTGCTGGTATATTAGCATCAAATAATATAGATATAGTAGGAGTTCGTAGTAGAACTGCATCTGCTAATTGGTGCAGTTTAAGATTCTATGTAGACCATTTGGATAATATAAATGCTTTTAAAATACTTTTTAAAGAAGCTCAATCAGATGCTATGAGTAATGGTCTAATACCATTTGGTAGTGAGTTCAGTAGTGTTACAGTATTAGAGTATCAAGCAGCTATAGATGCTCTTAATAGTATCGTAGCAAGAATGTTATCAAAAGGTTACGAACTTGGTATTCAAAACAGTAATGAGTTATTAAATATAGGTTATGATGAATTATGTGATGATTATAAGGAGGAAATTTAAGAATGCTTATAAAAATGATAGAAACTGAGAACTATACTACTATAGTCGATAATAGGCATGAGCGTACATACGTGTATGAAATATATAAAGACAGTATCAAAATAGTAAGAATTACAGAGAAGTATAAGGATTTTAAAGATCCTATACTATATAATAATTTCTATAAAATTGATATATTAGTAGAGGATGAGAAATCTGTAAAGAACCTATTGAGAGATATAAGAGTTATGAAAGAAATTATACACTTTAGTAGTAGTATAATAAAATCGTATGAGGTTGAAATCGTTGATGATTCTTCTGAAGCTATTGAAAATATAATGGAAGATATGTATCGTAGAGATGTATTTAGTAATAGATATCTATGTGGAGAATTACTTGATGATTAAAGGATAGGAGTGATATTATGCCAGATATTGATTTCGGTATGAATGAGTTTATAACTGTGTTTGCTATAGCAGCAGTTATAATATTTCTTATAGCTAATATAATAGATATACGTAAGAAGAGAAAAAATGAAAAGACTAGAGCGTCTGACTTTATAGAAACTTGCAAGCTTATGGAGGCAGTTATTAGAAGAACTTCTGATAACCCTAATTTTGATAGCTTTAAGCTTAGTGAAAAAGAAAGACAAAAGTATGATAAGCTAGCGTTAGATAAAACTGCTGAGGATATTCTAAAGTCATTTAATAATAAACATAATAAATAAGGGAGAACTTTATGTTAGAGTTTTTAGACTATGTGTTACTAGTACACAAATGGGTTTATATAGTTGCACCTATAATTATAATCCTATTTGTGTATTATATAATAAGAAATATGAAATGAAAGGGAGAATGATTAAGATGAAAGACTTTGATTTAGAAATGTTGACTAGTGTTGATGTTATTAAGTGTAGTACATATGGGTATGAATTACCTGTTATTTGGACTGAGTATAATTTATTAGCTGATAAGGTTATGTATAGATTCGCTCCGTTAGCAAATTATATAAATGATGATGAGATGATCTTATACAGAAAAGGTGAAATACCTGTACTAGATTTAGATAAAAATCTTATAACTGCTGATGCTCTGTATTCTGTAGTATTAGATATAAGAGGAGAAGACACTGTTACATTATTATACAGATTTAATTTCGTTACAGATAAACCTATTAGTGAAAAAGCTGTAGAAGCTATAGCTGATGAGCTAGTTGAGCATATAAAAAATAATGAAGATATTACAATTATGAATTGGTTTAATATTGGTGATAAGCCTAAAAATAAAAAAGTTGTTATGACTGATGGATATCTAGAAGTAGCTGCAGTCTATGATATTATAAAGTCTGTAATATAAGAGGAGTGATAATATGAAGCTTATATTCTTAGACATGGATGGGGTAGTGAACACTATTGAAGATAAGTATTGTGTTTCTTTAGATCTTCATATGGATTTACTACATAGTCAAGATTATCATAGATGTCAATTTGATCCTAGACTTGTATTTAACTTTATAAGATTTCTAGAGTTTTGTAAAGATAATGATATTAAAATAGTTATATCTTCTACTTGGCGTATGGGAACTACTGTTGAAGATTGGAATAACTTCTTTAATAAGCATTTTGGAAGAATATGTTCTTATAAGCTAGATAATCTTGTAATAGGTCTTACACCAGTAGACGGTAGAGATCGTGGAAAGCAAATACAAACCGTAATAGAATCATTATGGCTTATGTCTGATATAAATGATACTACAGACTATATTATAGTAGATGATGATACAGGTGACATAATTCCGTATCATGATATGTCTAAAATTATCAAAGTAGATCCTACTAAGGGATTAGATGATGACTGCTTACAAAGAATATTTAATAAGTTTAAAGGAGATGACAAATAACTATGGAAATAAATAAAAGAAAGGAAAGAAGTTATATGAATTTAAATATTGAAATTGATAAGGAAACTCTACTAAAGTTGGTAGAGATTTGTGATGAAAAGAATGTTGGAATAGTAGAGTTTATAGAAAATACTATAAAAGATCTAGTTAATCCTAAAGAAGAAGTGGAGTGTGAGAATGGAGCTTGCTCTATTCCAGTAAAAGAAGACTTAATGGAACATGTAAACTATCACCATTCTTTTAGTATAGTTGACGGTGTAAAGTTAGAAGACGAAAAAAAGGTAAAATATAATGTCTTTACTATAATAGGAAATGGAGCTACTAAAGAGTATAATTATAAAGTTATACCACATGAAATGCACGATCCTGGAGAAAAATTTCCATCTTGGGTAACTGCTATGTACTGGAATTCAGATGAATCTGAAACATATTATGAAATGAGATTTAAGATGAATCCGAATCAATTGGGATTATTAGCAGATCCTGGATTCATTGCAGAGATTAAAAATATATCTGATAAAATAGTTGCTACTAGTGAATGTGAGCTAGCTCTATCTAAAAAGCCTATAAGAGCATCAGTTCGTGTAGCATCAGATATGGTAGAAATCATATATGAAGCAGATGTTGAAGAAGATAACGAAGAATATTATAAATAAAATACTATAAAAAAGTTATCAAAATAGCATAACAAACGTAGATGTTTAAATATAATTGATAACATATATTTAACTTCTATTTTTGATTTCGGTATAATAAGTTAAGTCACTGCCATAACTTAAACTTTTACCACTGGGGGAGATTAGATTCTCCCCATTATTTTTTTTACGCCATTTTACTCCAGACAATTTCTATATGTAAATTAATTTAATAAGAGAGGAGATGAATATTTCATGAATAAAACCCTTATAGCTGATATCTATAATAGAAAGTCAACTAAGGATACTGATATATTAGTCCAAGAAGCTATTAATGTTTATATAAATAAGAATATAGCAATACTTACAGACGGTCTTATAAAGCATACTCCAATTATTTCTAATAATACTTCTATAGCAATAGGAAAATATTATAATATTACAGAAGACGATTGGAAGGAAATACAGAAATCGAAGGAGTTCTTTAAAGTTAAAAAGCTTTCATCTGATATAAAGTTTGGTCTTATTATGAGTTACGCTAGAACTAAGAAGCCTATATTTATAAACTTCTTATTCTTGATATTCTATACAGTAAGTCTTAAGACATTCTTTCCTAATGGAAGATTTGATAAGAATATAATGAAATATACAGTAGATCAGGCAGACGGACGTACAGACTTTAAGAAGTTTAACTATAATCTATTACTAGTACTTAATAAAAAGGCTGAGACATATATAAATAGCGATCTTAAAAAGATGCCTAAAGTACCTACAGATGCACAACTTGTAGCTTGTATGCAAGCTTGTAGAACTCGTGTGTACGATACTATGCGTATTATTGCTAATAAATACTATGAAAACTTTAACGATCCAGATCTAAAGATACAACTTCGTTATAGTACAAACTTAGACGGTACTGATAATCTAGATATAGGAACAGGAATATTTGAAAATATAAGATCTAAATCTGTAGATAACTTGGCCTATATTTCTGATAAATACTTACAGGCTATAAATCTATCGTCTAATAATGTACAAAAACTTCGTTATAGACTAGTATTTATATCGCAATGGGAAAATATGTTTGGTTCTATTTCTAAAGTAAGTAATATGATGCTTAATGAGTGGATGAATCGTAATAGAGATAATATGACGCTTAAGAACTTTAGAATGAACTTTGTAAAGCAATTTACAGCTCCACGTGGAATAGATCAGATACGTGATGAGATTGATGTAATTGTGTTTGAGATGCTTAAAGATAAGACAGATGATGAAAAGAAAACATTTAATAAAATAGAAATGGCTAAATATCTATATAAATATATCTTATTAAATTTACATTATACTGCGCTTATGATTAAATAGGAGGTGAATATAGATATGCTAAGATACGATAAAGCTACAAATAAAATATATTATAACGATGTAGAATATAAATTACAAGGTAGAATAATATCAGTTGCTGATAAAGGAGACTATCTTGTGGTAGTTGTGAATGAATTTGGACATGTGAATATGTACCAATTATCAGAAGAAAATGGTTCTGTTAAATGTATTGGGATAGGAGTGAGTTAAAAATGGCTGAAATAAATGACGAAAAGCTACAGAAAGCTATAAAGAATACACTAGATATATTCGAACAGCTTGATCCTGCAAATGCAGATAGAATAAGAAATGAAATGGAAAGTATGACTAGGCAGGAACTAGTAGAATATTTGATAAATCCTATGCAAATATACTTCGATCCTGGGAAAGAACCTAAGCCTACAATACTAGATAGAATTATAGCAAAAGAAAAGATTATACTTACAGAGCAAGTAGAAATGCCTCATATCTATAGAAATAAAGATGGTAAAGGTGTTCTTACTAGAAAGAAACTTACAATACTTCCGCTATACGCTAGAGCAAATCAACAAATAGCGATGAAGGAAGGTAAAGCAGCCTCAGAAAACGTTACACGTAATATAGCAGGACAAGTTACAGGTAAAGCAGCTAAATCTGGACAATTCTCAGACTCTGAGCTTACAGTTACAATAGGACATGATATGAATAACGTTATGCGTGAGCTTATGGGTCCTGCATCACACGACTTAGTAAGTAAAAAAGAAATGAAGCAATCTATAATAAAGACTGGGGAAGTATCGCTTAAAGATCTTACAGATAATAGTACGAATAAGAAGTCTCTTAGATATTTCTCTGAAATACTTAAGTCTATGGACATTGATACAGATCTTATAGACGCTCCAGAAAGATGGTAGGAAAACAAAACAAGTGTAGATCAATGCGTAGACATCAACCCACTGTTCTAATTGATCGACATGCTAATCATTCTTTGAAAATATGAATAGTTTAATTCTTTTACCTATTCATTTTTTCAGCCTTCTTTTTTTATTTGATACTCAGATAAAGATTAGATTCTTTCTGGGTATCATATACATTTATTTACGAAAAAAAAATATACAATATATAAGTGTAGTAGTAAGAATTTGTATATAAGATAAAGTTAATTACATAGTTTTAACTTTAGATACTCTCATTATGATTTTAAATAGTTCTGGAAAACTTCTTTTAAAATCATTTAAATATCCAAAATTAACGACGTCATAACCAAGTTTATCTTTTATACTATGATTAGCTATAAAATCATCTAATATTTCTTTATAATTATAACCAATTATATTTAAAATTTGGTTATAATTTATAACTAATGATGTATTTAAATCATCGCTATTTATCATATAGATCATATTATCACTCTCCTTTCATTGCAATGGGTGTAGATCAATGCGCAGATGGAGATAATAATGTTTCTTACTACTACATTTTAATAATATATAGTTATCCCAATACTAAAGATATTGGGAAATACATTTATTTACGTCATTTTATCTTTACAAATTATGTGTGATCTAATACAAATAATGGAGGTGAACTTGTATGTTTGCTACTGGAATAATAATAGACTTAAAGAATATTAAAGAAGAAAATAGAAAAGAATTCTTTATCTTAGATAAAGCAGTAAGATCTTATTCTCTTGGTAATAATAGTGATTTTAATAAGCTCGATATAAAAGGAAGATATTGGACTTTTACTGTAAATCCTAGTAAAGATGTATTAAAGCTTCTCTATAGACATTATAAGAACTACTGTAAACAAGAGAAGACTAGTATAATCGTATATGAATACGCTATAGAGAATGATGAGATTAGCTATAAGAATATGGGCCATCCTGAATACGATATATCTGCAGAGTTCAAAATTAATATACATAAGATAGATATAAGAGAAAACGAAATGATTGATTACGGAATAGACTCTTATGATTTCCAAAAGGATATACTTAAAGAGGAAGATCCTTTTGTAACTATACTAATCATTAATGATTATGATAGAATGGACGGTATTGTAAAAGAGTTTATACTTAATGATTATAATAAAATTAAAAAAGGAGAAAGAGTAAATGAAGTATGAGGAAGCTATGAGCATTGTATATGATTATGAAAACTGCGTTAATAAGAAATTAAATGACGCTAAGTTAGATAAAGATATATCTCATTATAAATCTATATTAAATATAACTAATAATATATATGAATTCATAACATCTATATACACCATAACGAGTAATACTGCTATACTAGATATAAAATTTACAAATTATTATGTTACTGTAGTAGCAGGTTCTATCTCTTATGGTAAAGACGAAGAGATTACTTATGATAACGTAGAAAGAATAACTTCTATATTATTTTTCTATACTCTTGATGAAAAGCTAGCAGACGAGAACAGTCACCACGCATGCGATCTATTAAGTTATAGATTAACTAATGGAAGAAAGTTTCCTACACTGTCAGAAGAATTTAGCATACTGATACGTTATCCTAGACTATATAAGGAGTATATTAGAACCGTAGCTCCTAATTTTATAATAGGTCCTAAAGTTCTGGCTAACTTAATAGTAACTAATAAGAAATGGTATAATGAATTTTTTGGTATGGATAATGCATACGATACTATGAAAGATATAGAAAAGACAGTATCTGAAAATGATGCCAGATTTAGTATTCAAAATAGCACTAGTCAAGATAAGTCATTTATTAAAGAATGCTTACTTGAATTGGCTGATAAATTAGGAATTGATTTAAATGAACATAAAATAAACAGTTAATAAAAAGGAGAAATATTATGAAAGATTTTGTAAAAAGAATGATAAAAGAAAGAGATGAATTAAAAGAAAGAATTGATAAAGCTGAAGATTTTTACCACAAAGCAGATAACGGCGATGATATTACTCTTAGTAGATTTGAAATGGAATGCTTATATGAGCAAATAGATTATATGAAAGACTATTTTAGAGTACTTAATACTAGAATAGGGTATTATGCAGAAATAGAAGAATAAGGAGTGATGATTAATTATGGCAGTAATTAAAAATGCAAAAGACTTGTACAGATTTATACCGACAGGATTTACAACATTAGATATAATGTTTGGAGAAAATATTAGAGATCCACAAACATTTAAACTTACATCGATTAATAGAGGATTTGAACTTGGGACACAAGGTCTTATAGCTGGAGAGCAAGGAACAGGTAAGTCTACACTAGCACTAGACGCGGCTACATTTGCTATCAATATGGGATTTCCATGTCATAAAGTAATAGTAATAGATGCAGACGGTACTGTATATAAAGAAAACCGTATACGTAATCTATCATCTATAGAAAATCCAGATGAGAAAATAGCAGTATATTCTCCACTTGATGTCGTAGAAGATATGTGGGATGTGCTTGTAAAAGAAGACGAAGAATACAAAGCTCATAACTATAAGCCTGTAGAGTTCTTTAATCCCTTAATAAATAGAAAAGTAAAGATGATGCCTTATGTCGTAGTAATAATAGATACTGTAACGTCCCTTAGAGCATCTCTTTATAGTGGAGATAAGACTATTAAAGGAGCAAAAGATATATTTGCAAACGAAGGTTCTCTACAAGATAATAAACAAATGGCCAGACTTTGTAAATCTCTTAGTGGACTTTTTGACGGAAACGTAGCTTACATTTGGGTAGCTCACTTAAAACCAAATGTTTCTATAGACGGAAATCCACCATCAAGAGACTTTAAGTCTGCTCCAATAGATAAAAAGATCTCTGCTCCAAAAGTACTTAAACAAAAAGTATCTTGGGCTCTTGTACTTTATAAGACTATAGATACGACAGATAGAGAAAAGCATGCTCAAAAAGATAACGTTATAACTAAACTTAATCTGGATCCATCGCTTGCACCATTCTCTGTACTCGCAAGGTTCTGGAAATCTAGAACAGGAACAGAAGCACAGACTATTACAGAACTTCCTAACGTAGCAACTAAGTTTGATAGACTTTATAACTTGATTATAGATTGTGATAACTTAGGAGTATTTAAGAAAGGAACTGGAATGTATCCATCTGCTGAATATCCTCATATCTTTAAAGACAGAGATGAAGCAGCATCTAAAGCTATGAGTACGTTTAAGCGTGAAGCTAGAGTTATGGATAATTACGACAGACCATTTAACTTAATGGAAGCTAGAATACTTATGGATTATACTGGTAATGATGAAGAATTGATAAAGAGAAAAATCAAATTCTTATCAGCTTGTATGCAAAACTTAGAAGCTAGACTTAGCTATGAACTTGAAGTAAATAATAAGACTGCTGATGAACTTGAAGATAATGTAAGCAAACTTAAGAATATGTTTAGCCTATTAGGACAGATAGAAAGAGTAGATATACTAGATCCTAGTAAGGTTAATATGCAGTCTACTGCGGAATTAGTAGATAAGGATATAGCTAATGAAGGAAGTAATGATAACTACAGCGTAGAGTCTAATAGTAGTGATGATGATTTTGATGAGTAATGAAAGGAGAAATAATGACTGATAAAGAAATATATAAATCATTAAAAAGAGATTTTTTTGTTAAAGAACTTGAAGCCAAAGGGATAGACTGTTCTGGTCTATCTCTTGAAGATGTTTTAATATTGGCTGAAGAAAATAATATAACTGGTATAAATGATATAAACCCAGAACCACGTGAAAAAACTGCTGAAAAAATTCAGGTTACTCAACCTGAAGAGCTTCTTAAAGATACAAATGTATTTGAGCCTATGCCTGAAGCTAAAGTAATGGAAGATGTTCCTGAATTAAAGAAGGAAGATTTTATGGAAGAGTTTGCTAAAGAAATGGACGATGAAATATCTAAAGGTAGAGAAGAAATAGAAAAGTCTAAAGCATATTTGGAAAATCTATTAAAATCTAATGGTATAGACACTAAGGACTTAAGTTATACTTATATGCTAGACTTAGCTGCTAAATTACAAAAAGACTTAGAACCTAAAGGCGAGGAAGAAGAGAACGTACATACTGAAGAAAAACATATATGGGATGATTCTGAAATATCTAAAGATTATAAAGAAGAACCTAGCGAAGAAGCGACTATTACAGTTCCTAAAGAACTAGAGCATCCAGCTATTGCTGAAATACAAGATTTGATTAAAAAAGTAGATTCTGTAATAAATCCTAAAGAAGAACAGCTTACTAGAAGACAGAAAATACTTAAAGGATTCTTAGTAAAAGAACTTTCTGCTATAGAATCTGTTGATAAAGAGTGGCTTAAAAATGCTCCATATGAAGACATTATTAATAAGGCAAATGAGTTTCCTCATATAATAGATGTATTTGGAGCAAGTCCTGAATTTGAAGAATATAAGAAAGTTACAGAAGAAGCTATAAATAAAGTTATAGATTTCGTAGCAGGTCGTCAAGAAGAGATGCTTAGTGATATAACTGAAACTAAAATAAATGAAAACTTATATTATAATCATTTCCCTGGAGCTATAAATGAAACTAATTTACGTGAGATTAATAAACAGCTTCAAGAAGAGAAAAAAGCTAAAGAAGAAAAACATACTAAATATATTAACGCTTTATTACTTAATAAGAGCTTTATGCAAGGATTCTTGTATAGTAAAACAGATATAGGTGTTCTTAGATTATCTAATATGAGCTATAATGAATTACTTGATGAATGTAAGAAGTTTATAGGATTTAAGAATAGCTTAGAAAATAGATTCGATTTTATTGAAGATCCTGAATGGACTAGAACTATGAGTGATATAGCTAAAAATGCTTGTGATTGTGCTGAAGAATATACTTCTAATGATGATGCATTGACTATAATAGTACCTAAGAATGAAGACATCCTATGCTCAGCTATAAGAAATATATGTGAGGATTATATGTGTGGACTATTCCCTAAATCTTTTGAAACTATAGCTAAATCTGTAGAAAGTACTAGATTGCAGTTAACAAAAGAAGAAAACTCATCTAATTCTAATGACGATAAAATGACTGTAACATTCCAAGGAGAAACTACTGTAATTCCGTATGGTAATATGCTTTATAATATGGTATGCGAAGTATTATGGTATCAAACTAAGGCTAATCTAAAGTTAGAATACTTAGGAGACGTAAATATATTAGCTCATGCTATATTAGGAGGTATTAAGAATCCAATAGATAATATAGATAAACATGATGTGGATAGAATTAAAGAATTAGTACAAGCACTATCTCTTAAATTCTGTATAAATGAATCTGAATGCAGGGTAAATACAAATGATTTATCATCTGTGTCTACAAAAAAACTTACTGACGAGTTATTTACTAGAGGAGGAATAGAACCTTATTGGCTAGGTCCTAATTCTACATACACACTAGATATATCTAACCCAGAAGACAGTGTTCATACTAATATGTATTTTAATGGAGCTGGGCCTCTATGGATTATATTTAATTACGACTAAAGAAGGAGATTGATAATAAATGAATTTAAGACTAGCAAATGAAATAGCTTCTAACGTATTACAATCAGTACAACCGTATGGAAGTTATCTAACTGAAAATCCAATTAAATATATTAAGATAGTTCCTATTATAATAGAAGGATTAGATTGCGTGGGTAAAAACACGCTTTCTAACTCTATCTTAAGTAAGATTAAAGAAGAGACTGATGATGTAATTATGCTTAGTTTCCCAGACTACACATCAGAATCAGGAAACGAGATACTACAAATACTTCATATGGAAGGAACGAGATCAGCTCTTCTTGAGCAAAAGCTTTGGACTCTTATGATAAGAAATCGTATGGAAGCCCTTGCTAAACTACGTGATACTTATGATGTAGAGAAAGACTCTGGTAGAAAATATTATCTGATACTTGATAGATTCTTCCTATCTAACTTAGCATATGGAGTAGAACCTCAAGATAAATCAGAACTACTTGAGCTTATAAACGATAGTCCTGCTTATAAATTGGCTGAATTTGAAAGCGATACGTATTTTAAATTCTTTAATAATAATGGAGAAGGAGTATCTATTATACTTTCTTATAATGAAAATGATCCAGATAAAGCATATATACCTGGATTAGAAGAACTTATAAAGAAGTCTATAGCTATACACAAAGAATTCCTAGATAAAAAAGAAAATAAAGATAGTAATGAAAATATGAAAAAACAAGCTATCGTATCTTCTATATATGATCTAGAAGGAATAGACAGAAAGTTCCATAAAGTAAAACACTTCTTAAGATACAGACCAAATGAAAGTCTGTCTGATGACGCAGAATCTAGAATAGTACCAGAAATAATGGAGGTATTAAAATGATACATAATACACTTACACTATGCACTAAAGTATGTGCTAGAATATTATTTGACAATTCACCGAATAGAAAAGTTCTTGATGAATATACTAGAGAAGAGCTATCTTTAATAATAGAAAGAATTAAAGTTATTAGATACATACTTAAGGTTAAAAGATTCAATAGAACTAATATAGCATTATTTAAAGTGCAAGAAATGATTCATAAAGTACTTTGGACTTTAGGCGTATATGATCTAGAAGTTGTAGCATATGAATTAGAAAAATATATAATGAGTAATGCTTTATATAATGATGTAAAAGAAGCAGCATCTTTAGATATTAAATATGCTTATTCTAAAATAAGAGACTCTGACGCATTAGATACAATGTATAGTTTATTTGATAGTTCAGTGGATCCTAAATATATAGATAGTGTACTAGAGCTAGGAGAACATATACTTACAGAATATAATGAATATTTATCTGAAGATATAATTGATATAATGAATGATAATGATGCTGTAAAATACATAGCAAAACTTGTATATATTGATAATATCGTTCTAGATCATATTAAAGAACGTTTGAAATAAAAAAAATAATACAATCTATTAATGTAGAAATAGTATAATAGATCTAGATTATTATTTAATAATTGTAAAAATATAAGATTTTATTCAAAGTATTCTACATCATGAAAAGCGTTTTCATGAATATATGAATACCATAAACCTATAAGCCAGTTTTCATGAGCAACTGGATTATTGATTATGTCTTCAGCAAAGTCTCTGCTTTCATCAGAGAACCATGATCTAATAAATGATTTAAAGTTATCATTCATAATCATAATATAGCACCTCGATTCTCTAGATATATATTTATTATACTATTTCTGCATAATGATATATAATTATCGTTATATTAAAAAATACTAGAGATCAGGTGATATATTTTATTACAATATAAAAGTGTAGAAATAGTATAGTATAACTAGATTTAATATGTTTATAATTAAATATTTATTTAGATTTTTCTTTTAGATATGCATACCAAAGGCCTATTAGCCAATTAGCATGTATATCTGGATGAGCTAATAACTCATCTGCGAAATCTTGGTTTTGTGGTAAGAACCAATTTTTCACATACTTTTCAAATTCTGGATTTGGAACCATATTATCATCTCCTTTCTCTAGATATAAATTTACTATACTATTTCTATGTAATTATATATAGCTATATAGTTACTATTTCTTATACTAGAGATTGGAGATCTATAAAATAATCGTTAATAAATGCATTCCCCCTCTTCGTTGAGGGGGTTTACATTTAATTACGCCTACTCAGAAATCAACTTTCCATATTCGTACTTTATTAGTTTTCCTATTTTCTTTTTAACGTTTTCTGTATTAAGTAAATATAAAACTAACTTTTTAAATCTTAGTTTAAATGTAGGATCTTCGATTTTTTTAGTAGTCATTGCTACTATTCTTTCTACAAGCTTATCAAGTTTTTCTTCGCTAGATAAGTCTTCTTCTCCTACTTTATAGTTTTGCCAAGATTTTTGAACTTGAGCAGAAACTATTTTCTTAAGATCTTTACTTGGTTTGTAAAACAAGAAGTACCATGCTGCTATTACTAAAACTACTAGTAATACATATACACCATAAGTAGTGAAACCAGCTACTAATGCTGCATAACCGTCTTCTCCTAGGACGTTTTTAAATCCATCAAGAATTGCTTCATACATGTTTATACACCTCCTTCTTTGTAGGTTTACAAAAAACTTGTTTCCACAGACAAATATACCACGGTTGTATCGAAACAACCTACTATGTGATATTAACTAATTTTAAAGAAAGGATGTGAATTAAATTGATTTTAGATAAACTTAATACATACGAAGCGAGGTTTATAGACGAGAATGCAGAAGCAGTTGCTATAGTAAGATCTATATTCGACGGAGTTCTACACGACTTTGAAGTAATAAATGAAGCTGCTTATGATTATAAAAAGAATGGCGATAAACCATACGAAGATTTCATTATGGAACTTAAAGATGATGTGTCTCCTAATATACTTAAAGAATTTTTATCTATGGATATATATCAAGTATGTCATATATTAAGTGCTATACATAGTAGATTGCGTGAAGCATCTAGATATGTAAATGTATATGGAACTCCTAAATATGGAGATCTAGGAAGAGATAAAGACGACATTCTGAATTCTCTTCAACATTCTCTAGTATATGGAGATGAAAATGAAGTAGGATTTAACGTAGAATCTAACTTAGCTGTATTTATATATGATAGAGATCTTGAAATATTTCCTAAAGAAGAAGTGAAAGTATACGATGTAGAAAGCTCTTGTATAGTAGCTCTAGATGTAAATGCCGCGTTTATAAGACTTCTAGCTTCTAAAGATAAGTTTGGTATAGAATTCGAAGCTCTTAAGAAAGATATAAGAATGGCTATATTCTCTAAGATTATTGCATACGGATTTAGTATGAGAGCTATAGTACATATGCTTAAAGACAAGTTTAAAGAAGGGGGATACTTCAATGATATGAATATTTATAGACTGCTTGAGCTTACTTTTGCTAGATGGGCTTATAGTACTGTAAATAACTTAACAGCGTATCAAGAATACGGAGTATCACTAGACAGTCTTATAGATTATGTAAAAGCACAAGCAGAAGTAGATATTCCAGTAAAAGGAGTAATGAACGTAGTAAATCTTGGTATGGCTAAGCTTAGAGGTAAAGAATACCTTATGAGAAGATCTATAGATAAGTATATAGAATACTGCAAAGAAAAGTATTCAAACGACTATGTAACTGTTACGCAAAATCCATATGCATCTAATATGCCTATGAGAACACATAGAAGAATAAAAGTATATAAAGACAGTAATCATAATTATGGTGAATCTTTCCCAGAAAGACTTGTGGCTGCATACGAAAGCTGGAATTATCAAGGAGATAAAGCTGCTGCTTTTAATTTCTTTGGAATAGAAGCTCTACTTAAACCTACAGATCCTAAGTTTGCAGAATTTAGACGTAAAGAAAGACAAGAAATAATGGCCAAACTTACATTTACAGAAAGAAAGCGTTATACAGATCTTGAAAATGACTTTATTATGCTTAAGGCTGCTGTTACAAATGCAAGTACGCAAGATAGTCAACATGTACTTCTTAAAAGATGCGGAATGCTTCGTGATGTAATAAATCTAGAACTAGAACGTACTAATAATGAATATCTAGCTACTCTTTTCTATGGACTTGATAGCGATATATTCAGTCTACAATCAGATCTTTCTGACAGAAATATATTCAAAGAAAGAAATACTAGATTATACGGACAGCTTAAGACTACTAATAAATGGGATTATTAGGGGGTAAACTATGTTTGCTACTGCTACTCCTATAAAGAGTAACTTACTTTCTACTCTTAATACAGATCAGACTGTAGCCTTTTTAAGACATATGCGGGATGTAGGTATAGATCTAGATCAAATAGAGCTTATAGATAAGTTTACATATAAGTCATATATAGAGCACCAGCAAGCAGTTATATTAGATGCCAAAAAGAACCACGAGTATGAAGCAGATATGAATAGTCTCGTAGATATATCTGAAGAAGAATTTAATAGCTATAAGGAAATGTTTAATGAAGTCTTTACTTCTTTCTTTGCCGAAGGTGGAGATATTGAAGAAGATAAAGGCTTCAAATTTCCATATAAAGAAATCTTCAATGGAAACTTTGCTACATTAGATAAGACAAAGCTTACAGATATGCAAAAGCAGTTATTTAATGTACAAGGTCTGTTACCAGAATGTTATGATATATATTACGATGCTGAAACGCAACAGACTATTCCTATATTCTATGACTATAGTACTGTAAACGAAAGCTTTGTAAGATTTGCTATGTCTCTAGAAGATCTTAGAGATAGAACTGGGATAAATCTTAATCCTAATCTTCCTCTAATACTATTTAATAGAAATCTTATAGGACAAGACATGCACAGTCCTAACCTGGCTCCAGAACTACAAGTGGCAGCTGCAACTGAAATGCAACAGAATATGGTATTTTACATGCGTGAATGTGCTCGTATAACAGATGGTGCTGGTAACCAAGTACCTTATGAAATGACTATAGGAACCTGGACTATATTGTGGCTTTATTGCCAATGCTTTAATACTTATAGATGTGCTCCTCGGCAAGTAGGTAAAACTACAGATATAAACTGTATCAGCGGTGGAGAATTTGCAGCTGGATCAGAGGGTACTAAAATACTAGTAGCTCACTTTAAGGCAGAAGATGCTGGTAAGAACAGAAAGATGATGATAGACTTTGCTAATATGATGCCTCCATACTTGAAGTTTCATAATATAGTAAAGAAAGTACAAAAAAATAAAGAGATGTGGGAAGTAGGTCCAGATATGACACCTTCTCCTAAATCTAAATATATAAATAATGTATACAAAAATAATCAGATTATGATTGCATCTGCTGGTACGACTGAAACTACTGCAGAACGTGTTGGACGGGGAGAGACTTTTGAATTCGGTATAAATGACGAAATCAACTTCGTTCCACATGCAATTACAATGACTACTGCAATGCAACTTGCGAATTCTACTGCCAGAATGCGTGCAGAAAAAGCAAATAAAAGATACGGACTTCATTATATGTCTACTGCTGGTAAGCTTAATACTAAGCATGGACGTGAAATGTATAACTTTATCTTTAATAAAATGTGTAGATTCGATATTAAACTATTTGAATATAACTATAAAGATCTTAAGAAATACCTAGATACAAATGGAGAAAAGAACTTCTTTAATGTTCAATATGGATATAAAGAAATGGGATTCAGTGAAGAATGGCTATCAGCTCGTATAGCACAAACTGAAAACCGTGAAGCGTTTAAGACAGAAATACTTATGGAATGGTTAGATGTTGACAGTGCTGCTCTTCTTAATCAAAAGCAAATGGGACGTATATCTCAACTTACTAAGAATCAGGCTACAGATACGTATATATTTGATAAGTATTTTAATATATTATTCTTTCCACAAATGGCTGGAGACTCGTTTAAATCTTTATTAAATAGATATAATACTATTAATATTGGAGTCGACTTAGCACACGGAACTGGGAATGACAGTACTGTATTCTTTGCTATAGATATGGAAACTGGAGAAAAACTATTTATGTTTAAGTCTAATACTATGACTTCTACAGAAGCCACTATGTTTACTAAGAGATTTATGAGACATCTTAAAGAGATAAATCCTGATCTTAATATAATACTTACTATAGAAGTAGAAGGTCCAGGACAATCTGTAATACCAGATCTTGCTAAAGACGAAGTGGTAGAACCTATGATGTTTGGTATAAAGAAACTATTTGATGGGCATGCTGCAGACGTACTTGTAAAGAGTACTACTAAAAAGCTTGATTATAAGTCTTATATAGAATATGGAGTAAGAGAACGTACTTATAGAGATTATCTATATGATAAGCTTTTATTCGAACTTGTAGATAAATACCCATATGCTTTTTCACACGAAGAAGCTCTTGTACAACTTTCTACTCTTTACAGAAAGAATAGTGGTCGTATAGATCATAAACCAGGGGCTCATGACGACATACTCATAGCTACATTACTTGCATATAGTCTTATATTCAATACAGACTTCAGAAAACAAGTAGGAGATCAGTTCAAATTCTATGTAGATATGAGCAAAATTAAGATAGTATCTATTATGCAAACTGTAAATATGTTTACAAATGAAGAGTCTTTGTTTACTAAAGACGAAGGAGAAGTTTCTTATAACCTAGTTCCTATGGTAATAAATGGTAAACAGTTTACAAATGTAGAGATATTTAAAGTAAAAAATGGACGTAAAGTCAAACTCTACGGAGATGAATATACCTACGAACTCTACTACGGAGCTCTTAAAGATGATCCTAAAATACAGAACAGGCCAATGCCTACATACGCAGATTATCTTCAAGAAGAGCAAAAGCGTGCTAAAGGAAATGTTTCGAATGGATTTGGTACTAAACAGAACAAATCTAAATGGTTTGATATGAATACTAAAATGTTTTAAAAAAAATATACAATACAAAATGTGAGAATATATTATATATTAAGATATCTAATACAATGATAAGATAGGCAATAAGAATCATAAACACGATTATTTATGATAATATAAAAATAGATTAATTCAATAACTTAGATATAAAATCATAAGCAGACTTATCATTTTTACTTAATTCATTTAAATAATGTTTATTTAAATACGGATCAAGTAGGTTAGATGCATCTACTTTATTATTGATATAATCTTGTGCTACTAATAGTTCCCTGGAAGGTTTTATATTATTAGCATTATTATATTCAACGATGTTATTAAATCTAGTAATGAGATTTAAATAGCGATCAGTATTATCTACCATAAGGAATCACCTCGTTTCTAGATATAAATTATAAATATAATATATTCTCACACTAATAATATATAGTTATCGCTGGAGTAAAATCTGGCGATATGCATTTTATTACGCCATTTATAAAAAAAAGTAGAGCTCAGAAGAACCCTACTTTTCCATAATGACAACTGCAGAAAATACCACAGTATCATTATAGTTAACTACAGAGCAAGTGCTATATTGTACTGTAGTTAAAACAAACCCTTCAGAAGATCCTTTATCTAAGACCTTTTGAATTTCCTCTTGTAGATCTCCACCAGATCTACTATCCACAACAAGGTGGTAAGTCTTGTATAACTTCATATAGAACACCCCCTTTCTTATTTTATTATTCGTTCTATATATCATAGATATATAGCTATCTTTATACTATTTCTAACCCCATATCCCCCATCCAAACAACTTTTTATGTAACAAAATTAACACAGTAAAGGAGGTAAATGATGTATAATGTATCTGAATATATACTAGCAAAGCGTTCTGCGTATATTACAGAGAAAGCTCTTGAGAAATCTCTTACCTACAGATCTTTTAACGAAGGAGAGAATAAGCCTATATTATATGAAAGATTTAAACCCGATAACTTCTATAAAGTACAGAAGAACTTCGAGTTTTTAATAGAAACTATCTTTCCTGGAAGTATAGTAAAGAAATTCGTTTCTATTAATACTAATATTTCTCTTAAAGCTATACCGCTTTTTATCGTAGAAATATTTGATCCATACTTTATTCGTATACCATTTATAATAACGCAAGATTCAGTGCTAGCTATATCTGCATTCGGAAACTCTAATACAGAAGAAATATATAAGAATAAGTGGTTTGGTGAAATAATACCTACTCACGTATTGGCAGAGATAACTCAGCCTGAAATAGTAGATCTAGTTCAACGTCCTGTATATGTAAACGAAACTATGACTATGACTATAGAAGAGATAATAAAACTTATAGTAGAATCGTATGCAATCGGTACTACGGATGCTGATCAAGTACTTTCAAACAACTTCGACTCTATATCTGCACTAGATATAATGGAACTTTCTGTAGAATCTTCTGTATTTAAGCATATAGATAAGACATTTGGAACAGAATCTATACTACAACTTGACAAGGCATCTGCAGAAGATATAATAAGTCCTACTGATTTCTTACCTATACAAGTAGAACATGGTGATACTAATGCCTTTGTATATGTAACTTCTAATGATAAAGGAAGACTTAAAGTATCTACTTCGTCTGAAGAAGCAGAGCAAACTACTGTAAAAGTACCTAAGTCTGCAGTCAATACTATATTAGTAGAGCTTGACAGTCTTACTTATTTTATATTTGATGATAAAATACTTATAGAACAAAAGGACGGACAGCCTATCGAATGGAGTCTTTTTGATATAACTGCTCTAAATGAAGAAGTAAATGATGCTCTTAATACTGTAGGAACAGAGGGCTTTATAGGAACTATGCGTGATGTATACCAGGCTATAAAGATATTTGGTCTTAGAAAAGGAAGTCTTATGTATCAAGTTTTTATGAATATTACAAAACTTCCTCGTAAATTAGCTGCTTGGGTATGGTCTGCTCTTAAACGTGCAATGAAAACACGTAATCAACGTGAAAAAGAAGATATGCTTGAATTCCAAGAAAAGCTTCTTAATGATGAGTTTGATATTATACTTGAACGTATTAAGATGATGAGTGAAAACTCTGTTAGATCTTGGGTATGGACTATAATACTTGGTCCTATATACTTCTTACCATTTATGTATATATTACAACGTAATGCAAATCGTACTAATAAGCTTCGTGCTATCGAAAGACTTGAGTTTAAAATAGACGGTCTATTAGAAAGACACGAGCAAAAGCTTGAATACGCAAAGCAAGAAGGAAATCCTGAAGAAGTTGACAAATTATTAGCTGAAAAACATAATATGGAATTCGCTAGAATGAAGCTTATAGAATTTAAGCGTGATCTAGTTCAAAAGGACAGAATTCGTTATATGACATTTAATAAGGATCTATCTATGAATGGACGTCAACGTATAGATGCTCTAATGCAAAGTGGTTCTTACTTTAACGTAGGAATGAGCAATGGACAAGGATATACAGTTGAAACTAGATTAGGTGGACTAGACTAGGAGGGAGGAGGACTGATGTCTTATGACATTTATAAAAAACTTATGGCTTGCTCTAATAGCTCTAATTGGAGTATGGGTAATCAAAATTCAATCAAGAAGACTAACTTATATGCTGATAAAATTGGAGAAGAAAGTCAAGGCGCGTTTGAAGGAAGATACAGAGACTACAGATATATAGATGATACTCTTGAGGCTCTTTCTCTAAACTATCCTATCTGGACTATATCTTTAGAAGAAGATAATCCATTTGATGGAATTGGTGAAGATTCTGACTTCGGTGGGGATGAAGATTCTGGTGCCGACACTGGCGGAGCAGATGATAATCCTTTCGGAGGAGATGCCGCAGGTTCTGATGATGGTGGAGGTTTCGGTGGTGATGATAATCCATTTGGTGGAGACGCTGGTGGCGGAGACGACGGTGGTAATCCATTCGGTGGTGGAGGAGACGATGATTTCTTTGGTGGTGGCGATGATGATAGTAATGACTTCTTCGGAGGCGGAGATGATTCTGATGATGGAGATGGAAAACAAAAGAAAAAAGAAATCAAACTCAACAGAAAAGAGATTATCGAACAGGAATATGACGTAAATAAACAAGTTCGTTCTATTTTCCCAAAGAGATTCCTGGAACTTCAAGATGTAATAAAGGCAAATATATCTATGTGTGAAAAAGTCGTAATACAAGATGCTTCTCATATAGAAATATTTGATAAACTTATAGCCGAATATAATAGATTAGCTAAAATAGTGGATGATTATCTTGCGGTTATAATAGAAAAACCACATGATGATATATTTTCTACTTACTTTACTATATTTACAAACTTATCTAAGTTGAAAGACATTTACAACGATTTATTGAACAATGATGAAAAATTGGGCAAATAACAATGTGTGTGTTAAACCAGAAAGAACAAGGAGGTGATAATATATCATGGAAAGAATATATATGGATGAATTCCATTACGAATCATACGATAACTACAAAGAAGCTTTAGAAGCCTGGAGTGAAAGAGCCGCGCATACACAATGGGAGCTAAATGCAGCACTTGACTACGATATCGGAGTAGAAATGAATGGACTTTCTGATATTTTGTTATTTGATGAAAAGAAACTAGAAGAATATATAGGTACTGAAGGTATAAAAGACAAGGTTAAAAATATGGCTTCTAGAGTAAAGTCAAATCTTACAATATGGATTAAAAAGTTTATAAACTTCTTCTTTGCTTGGATAGTTAATTTCTTTAAAGGAGTCGTAAATATTCGTAAATCACTGAAAGCTGGTTTCGATAAAGCAAAAGCATACGTAAAGAAAATGAACGAAATGAGTGGAAAACTAGGTAGTAATGATAAAGATAGCGAAGGTGAAAACAAGACTGTTAAAGTAACAGACGCATCTCCTTTATTAATCAAGTGTTTATCTACTGTATTAATATCTTCATACTTACTAGGAAAACTAGGACCATTGCTAAATACTGTAAAATCAGACGTGCAAAACGCTGATAAAGTAGATAGTGAAAGTGGGCAAGGTAAAACAATAGATAAAAAAACAATAGAAGACATAATTGATAAACTTTCAGCAGGAGTGATCGCTCTTGGTGGAGGAGTTTCAGCTTGTGATCCTAGAGATGGTGATTATTTTACCGTCCTTAAAAATGCTAAATTTAGTATTGAGACTATTGCTAATGATGTAAAGTCTCTTGAACCTGCATTGAATAAGAAATACAAGGATGAGCGTAAATCAGGATTTATAGCTAAGCAATGGAAAAAAATAACTGGAAAATCAAACGAAAATCCAGATGATTCTGAAGTTAAAGATTATAAAGAAACAATCGGAGCTATCAAAAACGTTCTTACTGAAAATGCAAAAGATATGGACGATTTAGAACCTGAAGAAATGGAATATACTAAGGCATTTGCTATAATAAAAGAAAGTTTAAATGCTTTTATTAATATAGCTGGCGCTAATAAATCTTTATGGAACTTCGAAAAAGTTGCAGAAGGATTTGAAAAAGTACGTAGAAGACTTCTACCGCTTATAGATAAGTATAATCCAGAAGATGACAAAGAGTCTAATGAACTATTCAATAAGATAGCTAGTATAGGAAACCTTATGAGTTCAGTTAGTAGTAATGCTAACAAGTGTATGCAAAACGTTAATAAGTATCTAGACACTGTTATAACTGATGCTTCTAGACTTGGAGCTGCTATGACAAGTGCTACTGGTAAAAATTAAAAAGTTAAATAAACAAAATATACCTAAGGAGGATATAAATAATGAATATAAATCAATTATTGAACATTGGTAATGAATCAGCTGGATATGAAGGTCCAAAATCATTACTTGATGAAATGATGGAAGAAATCGGATTTGAATCTGATATCGATAATGCTATTTATGAAGCTGACGCTGCAGCTGTAACTTCTGCTGCTTCTATCGTAGAAAATGTTTATGCTGTTATGGCTGAAAGAGAAGCTGGATTAGAAGGAGCAAATCCATTAGAAGCTTATAAAGGATTTGGATTAGAAGGAGCTTTAGTAAACTATGTAGGACAAGAAGCAATAACTGACGTGGTTTCAAGAAGAGCTTACTCAGGAATTGCTCAATTAAAGTCTTTAATCAATACTTTAATTGCTTGGGTTTCTAAAATTTTAGGGTTATCTGCTAATACAAAGAAAATCTTCAAATCTTTAGCAGAAAAAGCTAAAAAGATAAAAAAAGAGTTAGTAAAAACTAAAGCTAGTTTTGTAGGAAAACTTGTAAAAAATGGTGATAATAAAGAGCTTTCTAGAGAAATAGCTGATTATTTAGGAGAAGCTAGAGCAACTAATGGAAAATTTGGAATTAACACTGTTTTAGATGTATACGATTTAATAAAAGGAAATATGGAAGTAATACTAGAAGTAACATCTGTAGGTACAAACGGTGATATGAATACAACGCCTGGAAACAAACTTACTAGAACTGGATCTGATTTAGATATAGATAAGAAAGATAGTTATGCAGAAAGTATTAAAAATTGGAAAGAAGATACTAAATCTGAAGTACAGGGAGAAGAATTATTTACTGTAATAACTAAAGGTTTAGATGCATTGACTTCTGCTAAAAGTAATAAAGCTGATATTACGAAAGCTGCTGATAAAGCAAAGAAACATTTAGAAAAAATAAGAAAAGAATTAGAAAACAGTAATAAAAATACAAACACTAATTTAAAAACTGCACATGAATCGCTTAATAAATGGATAAGTATTGTTACTACAGATGCTATGTATATGAATATGTTTGCTAAATTCTATGTAAAAGTAGCTGATGAAATATTTACTGATGCTAAATGGCTAATAATGAAAGCTGCGTAATTAATATAAATAAATACTAAGGAGGATTATTTAAGATGATGAATAATTTTATTGCTAATATAAAAGCACAATTAGGAACTGAATCTAGCATGGATGATTTCGGTGTAGAAAAATATGCTGGATCTGAAGTTGCTGAAGAATTATTAGCTTTAGATGACATGGAAAACCTATCAGTAGGTGTAGAATCTATGACTGAAGCTATAATTGGAATTGGACTAATGGACCAAGAAGCTGCACTAGAATCTCAAGGATTAGATTTATCTGGATTCGCAAGATTTGAAGGAACTTTAGGAAATGAATCTTTAACTAATATGGTTAAAAGAGGAGGATATAACGTAGTTATAGCTGTTAAAAAGTTAATTTCTAAGATATGGAAATTCTTCATAGCTATAGTTGATTTCTTTACTATATGTGATGGAAGATGGAAATCTTACTCTAAGCTTGCTAAAAAATATAGAGGAAAAATAAACTCTCTAAAAGTACACGCTGGAGAAAAAGAAGAAGACAAAACTTATAATATCAGAAAAGTTGGAGACGCTGCAAACCTTATTAAAGGAGCTATTGATGGAATGTCTGTTATCAAAAGAACTGCTCCTACTGGAAATAACGCATTAACATATGGTTATTCAGTATACAGATCTGTTTATGATACATTTAAAGCGGTAGTTAAAGCATTTGGTGGAACTTTACCAGATGTACCTGAAGTAGATGCTGCTGTTAATGACGGAGCTAAAGAAAGACTAAATGAATTTAAAGAAAGCTTTAATGAAACTATAAAGGAAATAAGAGAATCTGACGAGAAATCTGCTGATGAAGCTAAGAAAGAAATTCTTGCAGCTCTTTATACTATAGAAACATCTTGTAAAAAAGACTTAAAATGGTTTAAAGAATATAAGAAAATGTCTAAAGATGTAGAAAAAGCTATAGAAAAGTTAGGAAAAGGAGAATCACAAACTGTTCCTGAAGAAAAATTAACAGCTTACTTAGGTGCTGCAGTACAAATGATGGCAGAATTTAAGAAAATATTTAATATAGTTATGAAAGAAGCTGGATCTTGTATTCAAATGGTTCTTGCAGATGCTGCTAAACTTATCTCTGGTGAAACTAGAATAGGTGACTAATCATCATATTTTAAATACAAATACATAAGAAGCAAATTCCTATGTATTTGTATTCTTATCATATATTTTAAAATATTAATATTAAGGAGGAATATCCAATATGGCAATTCATGGAAATAATTACATTTCTGACGTGTTGGCTAACGATATAGCTGGATTAGAATCACTTAGAGGTTTTATGGCATCTAACACTTCTGACCATAATGCTATAATCAAAAAAGCGTTTGGGCAATACGGAGCAGAATCAAACATAAAATTAACATCTTTACTAAAGAAATATATACCTACAGTAAGTCAATCTGACTGGTTAGATAGAGATCAAAAAATCACTATATACCAAACAGATATTACTAAAGGTATAGAAGCAGCTGCTAAAGAATATGCAATGAGTACTGATAAATTCAACTCATTACCTACAGAAATCCAAGCTTCTTTACAACATATAAGAAGACAAAAAGTAGCTTTAGAAAATGATATAGCTAAAGGTATTTATAATACTCCAGCTTTAAAAATGGCTGCTAAATGGAAAATGGAACACACTACTGAAGCTTTAGAATCAGCTTTATTCTCAATATTCAGTGGAGTTAAAGAAGCTCAAATAGGTAAATTACAACCTGGAAACGCTCCTGCAATGGAAAGCTATTCTTACCAAGCAGCAATCGTTTATCCAAAATTAGAAACTCAAATACAATGGATAGCAGCTTGTGCTACTATGTATAACAAAGTTTTAAAAATAAAACAACTTTACAATAAATTTACATCTATTCCAGTACATACTCAAATTCCTATGTACCAAGTAGTAGATCCTGATGATCATACAATCAAACATGAATTTAGAAGAGAAGATGTACTTGCTTTCATAGATCCTAGATCTCAAGATAAAGCTGGATCTAAATTAGAAGGAATCTCTAAGTTATTCAAAACATTAACTAAAAAGATCTCTATAAAGAAAGCAAACTTCAGACAACTTATCAAATTAAGAAGCGACTTAGTATTTGCTCCAGGAACAAACGGAATACTTGAATCTCAAGCTACATCTGTTGCTCCAAACGTATCTGCTATTACAGCTGATGAATTAGTAAGATCAGATTTCTATGTAGAAAGCTTAGAAATCAATGGACAAAAATTAGGTCCTGTATATGATGTAAACGCTGGATTAATGTTATCTGAAACTAATAATGAACAAGACTACAAAGGTAAAGTATTATTAGTAACTCCAGATAAAAATAAACCAAATGAAACATACTACTTAACTGTTCAATTCAATGGACAAGATCAAACTATAATGGTAGCATGTGATAAAGCACATGGTTCAGCAGCTGCTCATGATGTAGATGCTATTGATATCGAATTCAAAATCTTAGATCCATTCAACATGTGGAAATCTACTCCTGAATACATCTTAAAAGAAGAAAGAGGATATTTAAACGCTGGTCCAGAAATCAAAGAATGGATTCCTGTATTAAATGATCAACTTGAAGTCTTAGATGAAAGATTAGGAGGATCATACTTCGCAAGAATTATGAACATGGCTACTGAATTCATTGGACAAAGAAAAGAAATAGTATTCTTCGAAGGATACAAGAAAATGAAAAAATCAGTTATTGAAGAATATACTGGTGCTGATGAACTTGCTAAAAAGAAAACTCTTTATGCAACTCAAACAGTTGACTTACAAATAGCTACATCTGTAAGAAAGATTGAAACTATGAACGTACAACTTGGACCTGCATTCTATGCATTAAGCCAAAAATACAGAATAGCTTCTCAATCTCAAAAAGATGCTCAAATCAACATGTTTGCTTCATCTTACCACTTAGGTGTATTTGCTGGTAAAATGACTACTGTAGTAGGAGAAGTTACAGAAGCTTCTGATGACAAATTCTTAGGAGTAAATCAAGAATCAACTGTAAATATCTTAACTATAGGAGACGATGTAAAAGCTCCTATATCAGCTATCGTAGTAGGAACTGATAAAGGTGGATTAGAAGCTAAGACTACTGATAGTACTGGAAACCCATTATCTCCAGACCAAATCAAATATGATTTCCATATCATACCTTACTTCGCAGAAGCTAATATTCAAACTATATTAGGTACTGAAACTCCTATCAGAGTTACTAATGATAATGCTCAAAGAAACCCTAAACATCCAAACGTTCCTGGATTATGTATGGATTGTACATTCAACTTCAATACATTAAGAGGAGCTGCAGGAGACTTTGCAGTATACGGATATAATACATCACTTATACCATAAGATATAATATAAAAAGAACGGAGGACTTCACTAACACTGGAGTTCTCCAATCTTTTTTTGTTTGAATTTTTTATAAAGGAGGAAATATGAAATACGATGAAAAAATCATAATGGAAGATCGTATAGCTCCTATGGGACAAAAGATACTAAGTGTAAAGGCAGATAGAATTGGTAGTGGTGTAGGTATAGAGTCTGAAGGATATACTGGAACTAACCATAGCACTGCAATAGAATATATGCTTAAAGGTTTGACTCCTGATCTAGTAAGAAGTATTAGAAACGGAGAGTCATACTTAGTATTTGAAATAGAAGCAATAGATCATAGTAAGCCTACAAGTAATAATAAGCTATATCCAGCTGATGTATTCTTAAGAGGTATGGCTAACTATGGTTTCCAAAATCAATTGAGACTTTCTGGTGTACCTGGTAAGGATTGCCCTTTCTTACAGTAATGTGAGATCGAAAGTGTGTTAAAAGCTGGAAGTTCCTAAGAGCCTATCAGCCTATAAGGTAGCGAAAGCAGAAACAAGTGATAGGATGAATATAAGGTTAAATCCTAAGTATTCGTAAACAATGGATAATCAGCTCTACAAATATGTAGATCAACGACTATCTCTTAACGAGAGTAAAGCCTCAAGCGAGGAAGAAAAGCACACACCCTAATAGGGATTGATTTAGTCTGAACGATATTAATAATGTTCTGTGTTAATATCCTTTCATCAAATAGATGATCGTCTAGTGAAAGCTAGAGAACGAAGTTGAAATACTTCTGTAACTAGAGTAGCGACTAGTTATTAACATATATTGGAGGCAGAACACCCAGATCTTATAATTGATAATAAAGATCCAGAAGGAGCTTTCCAAGCTACTATGCAAAGATTACATAAGACTCCAAAAGAGAATGTAACTCATAGAATAATAGCTTATAGACAAGCAAATGATAAAACATACTTTACTATAAAGACTTCTACAGTAAATCCTACTATAGCATTAGAAATGCTTGCTGGAATAGCTCCTGCATTCTCTATACGTACAGTAGGAAACTTTGATAATAGCCAGTCTCCTATAGTAGCTAGAGAAATAGAAGTTATAGGAATAGATTATGTAGCAAATCCTGCGAACTGGGGATCAGCTTTTACTGGAGGACAAGTACAAGTATATGATACAGTTAATATGAAAGTTATTAATCTAGAGCTTGTACAACGTACTGCTGGAATGTTTGGAACAGAATCTTCTGGTTCTATACTTAATAAATTTATAGGAAATGAATCTACTGTACTTATAGATCCATCTAATCCATCTGTAATAGCAGTAAGAAATCCTATTAAAGAAAAGAAAGAAGTATCTTTTGAAGATGCTATGAACTTGACAAAACTTAGTATATTTAAAGAATTCTAGGGAGGTGACATTCTCTATATGAATATAAATGTACTTATAGATAAGATAAAAAAAGACGTAGGTCTAAATGGAATACTAGGAGCTTCTTATAGCGATACTATTATACGTGATAGTATTATTAATAATAGTCTTAAGACGTTTAATAGAGTGTCTGGTTTCCATATAGTACTTAATGTCGATAGTATAGTAACGTTCTGGAGTAAGCAAGTTATGGGAGGAGTATACTCTTATAATGACATGGCTTACAGAATTCCAGACTTAATTATGGATAGATTTAGAGAGCTTGGTGTAGAAATAAAACGTGCTTTCTTACAAGATACGCGTAGATACGGACTTATGAACGGATGGAGTACAAGTATAAAGAATGACTTACCATCGTGGACTGCTAAGTCTATAACTAAGCAAAATATAGAAAAACCACAAATAAGCTTCAGGCCTCCTGCTTCTTTAGTAATGAAGAATATGGGGCAATATAATACTCCGATGTATGGAGGATATTATAAGGTAGTAATAGAGTGTACGCATCCTAAAAACTTGAGTACTATTACTATAGGTCTTGAGCAATGGTTCGAACAGTTGTGTAAATATGATATAATGGTAAACTTATATAATAATGACTTGAAGAACTTGAAGATAGAGCTTGGAAGTGGAAGTGTGGATCTACAGCTAGATAACTTTGCTAATGCTGAAGGAGATAGAACAAACTTACTTGAGCAAATAAGACAAAAGGCTGCTATAGATCAAATAATACTAACTTATTCATAACAAGTAAAGATGTAAACTTTTTTTGTTATGTTAAGATTATTATAGGGGGATTAGATTCCCCCAACCCATTTTATTACGTCAAATACAAAAAAAAAAGATAGTTGAGCTACTACCCTTTAGTGACCAGCATGTCCATAAGTTTATGACGTCACTCATAAACCGAACTAGTACCCGACAACCACAGTACTGTTCTTATAAGGCCTCCACCACCCCATGCCAACCATCGAGCCTCTCACACCTCCGACACCACTCTTAACCAGCCTTAGCTCATCACGCCAGAATCCCAGATGTCTTTGCCATGCGACAACCTTCAGCTACCTGCATCAATAGCCTGTCATCGGTCTCGATCCAACACATTTAGTTAAGTAGGGAGATGAGCTTCCCACGTATTAAATTAATGATAATACCTCATTTTGTGTTGGTAATAATAATAACTATTATTATTACACTTTATGATATATAGCTAATTTTTTACTAAAAAAAAGAACATTATAGACGCACAATATCTATAATATTCTTTCTTTTTATATGTAAAGGAAATTAAGAAATGACTTCTTTATTAAACACACTAAGCTCTCTTATGCATTTTTGAATATCTTTCACAGTTTGATAACCTAGTACATCTCCTTCAACAAATTCAGGTTCATAGTTCACACTATACCTTCCTTCGTCATCCTTTTTAAGAACAGCTACTTCATAAGTACCGTTATCAGAATAAAGATAAGACCCGGCAACTATGCTTAGAGCATAGCCATTATCGAACTTAATAGTATAGTGTTCAGATCTCACACCACTAGGTCCATGATCTTCAAAAAGTCCACCACATAAATCAAACATTTTTTCATTCAACATAAATATCATCCTCCTCATTGGATAATCAAAAAATAAAATATAAAATATAAACGTATTAACCATTAATACACCTAAATATATATAATTATCGGTTTGCTAAAAATTCTCGTAAATAAATGCATTTGGGAGTATTTCTACTCCCATCATTTTTGTGATTGTTCGTCTAAAACAGACTCTTTGCTTTTACTTAGTTTAACTATCTCATCACTCTTTATTAGAGCATCACTATCATCTACATATTCAAATCTTACAATAGATCTTATTATATCTCTTCCTATCTTTTCATTCACTCTTGTAGAAAGAATAGCTACTCTTTTTATAACCTTACCTTCAGCGTGCTTTATATGATATATCTTAAAGTTACATTTTGTAAATAGCTTGTCAATATTCAAATTCCTGTCTATAGTCTTCCTAAAAGACAGAACTTCATTATAAAATATATTAAGCATATCCAAGCAGTCATCAAGATTAAGTTTGTTATAACTCTTATATTGATTTACTATATTATCCCATATATTAATAATTCTCTTATCTGGTACAGATCCGTCATATGTATATATGACTACAGAGTTATCTTTATCTACAGAAGCCTTAAGTTTGTTAAGTTTAAACATTTTCCTCATCCTTTTCTTGTACATTCTTAATATATTGATTTACTTTCTCTTTGATCTCATTTACTTCTTCTAAAGTCATATTTGTATAATCAAGTTCGCTTACTTTCTTACTCACAGTCTTAAGAGCATTAATTAAGCTATTCATATTCTCTATACTCTTTATATTAACGTCTCCTATAGTAATATTTATTATAGTATCTATATAGTTATTTACTCCGTTAGTTCCGTCTTTATTTTCTGTTCTATGAGTCTCTGTCTTTATTTCTACATTTTTAACATTTATCTCAGGTTCTGGTGCATTTTCTTTAACAGTATCCTGTATATTGTTGTTAGTAGCTTTTATATTCTTAAAGCTATCTTCAACTATATCTTTGGCTACTTTAAAGCTAGCCTCTCTTTCTTCAGCTTCCTTATTGACTTTCTTAAACCAGTCTAAAGTTTGATCTGGTATAACTGACTTAAGTTTATCGCTATGACGCATAACACCACTAAGGATGCTGTTGAATATATTGAAAATTAATTCAAATAACATAGTAAAAACAGTGTAGAACATATGAGCTGATAGTTCTAAGGTGATCTTAAAAGATTCTAATTTTGACTCTTTACGCGCCATTGTATCACGTCTCCCCTTTGTTGAATTTTAACATGCCATTGTTTTGTCCTAAACATAATTGTTTAACTAATAACTATATATTCTACCACGTTTAAAATGTTTTATAAAGGAGATTTTTATGCGTAAGATATTAATAACATCAGATTTACATTTTGAAAGAATAGAGGAAGGTTTAATTCCTAAAATAAAAGATTATATAAAGGCTACTATTGAAAAGCATAGACCTAATATATTCTGTATAGCAGGAGATACTGTAGACGATGCAAACCTGCGTGCAGAGACATCGGAATTTGCTCAATTAGTAAGCTTTATAGATGATATAGCAAAGTTCTGTAAAGAGAAGAATACTTTATTTATAATACTTAGAGGAACTCCAAGTCATGATGGAAAGGTTATGGAGAATGTCTCTAAGATATTAAATAACTTTGTATATGTAGATGAAATGCAGAATGCTAATATACAGGGTATAAGTATGCTCTTAGTTCCAGAACTATATTACAGTAAATATGAATTATTTAAAGCAGATCTAGATAAGTTTCATAAATCAGACGTAGTAATATTCCACGGTATGATGGATTTTGCTATACCTGCTTTAAATCAAATAGATAGTAAGTTTAATATGGGACGTTCTATAGTAGTAAATAGTAAGGATTTCATAGACAAAGCTAGATATTGCGTAGTCGGAGGCCACGTTCATAGTGATCTTTCGTTTAAAAATATATATTATACTAATCGTATAATAAACGAAAGAGGACATAGTGCTGAGAATAAAGGATATGGATTAAAACTTATAACTCTATATGAATATGATTATAAGTATGAGTATATAGAAAATCCATATCTAATAAAACACGAGTATATAAATCTAGACTTCGTTAATAGTACTATAGACGTAATACTGGCAAATAGTAGAAGAGACTCGTATGATAATGTTATATTTAATGTATCTCTGGATAATAGCGAGAGTACAAAGTATAAATATAATATATGGAGAACTACTATACCGGCAAAATATATAAAGAAAACTAGTGTAAAGAATACAGAAGATAGAAGCTATACTATGACTAAAACTGTATTAAAATCTCAAGACGCACTTCATATACTTACAGATATCTATAAGGAAAGATATGGTAAAGAAATTCCACAACATATTATAGATGAAATAATAGGAAGTGATATTGAATGAGAAAAGAATTAATTATAAATATAATAAACTGTATACTTCAGGATATTAAAGATAGAGCATTTATATCTGCTTCTAATCGTTGTATTAATAATATGAATGAAGAATATAAGCAAGATAAAGACGTAAAGCTCTTACAAGAACTTCTTACTACTATATTAGATGAAGGTGTATGTGAAGAGAAAGAAGCTCTTTATATAGTATCTCAGACAGAGTTTTCTGATGAGATAAAAGTAAGCATAGACGATCATGCTTCGTATAGTAAGCGTTATAGAAATGATCTGCTAGATACTGTAAATGCTATAAGTATAAAGTCTAAGGTAGAAGATACTGTAGATGTGTTGACTGAAAGTTTGTCTACTATAGAATATGCGAATAGTAGTAAGAAAAGAGTAGAGGCTCTTAGACAGTTTATGAATACTACAGACGAGCTTTATAAGAAAGTTAATATGATTAAAATAGGTTCTGCGTCTTCTAATATAATGATAATGGATCCAGACGACGATACTACACACGGTACGCTTGCACCTGTATTAGTAGATATGAGACAGGCTGTAACTAATAGAATAAAGACTATCCCAGCTATAGATATGCTTTCAGGTGGAGGATTTACAGGAAAAACGTGTATATTATTTGGAGCATATACTGGTTCTGGTAAGTCTATGATCTTACAGAATATAGCGTTATACGTTAGTAAATCTAATGAATGTACTATGATAAATAATGAGTATAAGCCATGCGTACTTTATATAAGTCTGGAGCTTACAAGAAAACAGCTTATGGTAAGACATTTACAATGGTGTGGAGTTTCTATAAACGAAGAAGAAATGAAAAAGATGACTGATGAAGATATAGAAAGACTTGTACTTGAGACTAATAAAAAGAGTGGACTTAGAATACCAGTAGTATATATAGAAAGACTTACAGGAGATTATCATACTACTATTAATGAAGTAGAAGACGAGTATAATAACTGTGTAAATATTGGATTTCAGCCTATAATAGTACTTATAGACTATGTAGATAGATTAGACGTTTATAGTGTAAAGCATCAGCAACTTGGAAGTACGGGTGGAGAAGGTGCTGCTTTGCTTAGACAAAAAGTAAAAGAATGTAGAGATATGGCTGTACATAAGAATATCCCAGTAATAACAGCAGCACAGCTTTCTGGAGAAGTAGGAAACCTTATAGGAGAATGCAATAAATATAGTAGACAAGTCGATCCAGTTCTTAACTTTGGAGCAGGTCTTTTAGCAGGATCAAAGCTTTTATCTACAGAATTGGAGCTTATGATATTCTGTCATAAGACTTCTATAGAAGAGCGTAATGAAGAAACTAATCAAATTACATATCAAAACTTTATGTCTATGGGAGTTAAGAAAGACAGAGACGGTATTTCAAGATATATATTATCTCCACGTGATATAGAGAATGAAACTATGTATGTTCATTATACAAAAGGACTTCGTAATGCAGGTCCTGTAAGGCCTCTTATACCTAATAGTAGTGAAATACATGTAGTAATGCCACTCAATAAGTTTAGAATAGCAGAAGATGACTATGGACGTAGTATAAGAATGTTCTATTTATCTGACGATAGTACTATGAGTTACGAGCCATTTAACTTAGAAAATAATATAACTCTAGACGAATGTATAATAGACGAAGAGTTTGAGAATAAGAAAATGGAAGATGAATTAAGAAATATGTAGAGATTATTTACAAAAATGATAAATATATATATTTAAGTGTATTAAAACTAATTTTTAAAATAAATAACTTAAAGGAGGAATTTAGAATGATGAATGCCAATCAAGCACAAATCACAGATTTTAGAGATAATATCTCTAATTATTTAAAGAATGTTTTACCACTAGGAGACGGATTATATGGAAGTAGAACTACTCCGTTCTCTGAATTTGTAGGTAAATTTTATAACCCAGCTAATTTTGCCAATATGTATGATTATTCATATAATATGGTAAGTGATCTAGGAAAGCCTATAAGTATCAGACCTTATAAAATGATAGGTGCTGATAATATAGGTAACTCTGCAAATGTATTAGATGATTTAGTTAATGAAGTATTTAACTATACTGTAACTGATGATACTACTTCTCTTATAAGAAATCTTATTAGAAGTAATTATGTAGCAGCTTTTCCTAGAAACGATGCTGGAACTTATTGCGAAAGCGATATAAACTCGTTTAATACTAATAATGATCCTAAAACAGTATTGAGTTTGCTTTCTAGAATGGCTCCAATAGCTATGGTTTCTGCAGAAAAAGATACTGTAGCAGGGATGCTTAATAACGGATTACTTGATATGCTGAATACACTTAAAGCGAGTGGTAATATGAATGCATATAAGCTAGCTTTAAAATTATGCAATATATCAGAATCATATTTTGCACTAGCATCTGCTGTAAATAATATGGTAAATGCTTCGCTACAAATAGTTCCACAAGTAGCGATGAATTCAGTGCAACCTGGAAGAAGTGTAAACATAGGAGCAGTTGATATGATGGCTCCAGTCGTTGATCAAAACATGACATTGAGTGTTCAACAAATGGTTCAACGTTATGTAAATGATATTAACTCAGTAGCACAATACTTAAATAATTCTCCACAAGGTGTAAACTTATATAATAATTTAGTTACGATTGGAAGCAACCTACCTGAGCCTGTATTAAATAATATACATACTATAGTAAGTGGAGGATTAATAGATCCAAACTTAGCATATAATCTTAATATAGATGAAGCTCTAACTATATCAGTAAATGCTCAATCTAATCTATATCCACATATGGTAATAGTGTTAATAGCATACATCTTATTAACTGTACAAGGACAAAATGCTAGTGCATACTTATCTGGAATAGGAATACAAGTATACTTTAGTGTAATTCCTGATATATTAACTAGTATGTCTGAAGATATTAAGTTTGGGGAAATAGTAAGAACTGTTCTATGTGCTAGAAATCCATCTAATGGAAACCTAGGAAAAATACTAGATCACTATATCAAGACTAGTCTAGCAAATAGAAAACCTGTAAGATTACAAGATGTATTACAATATACAAAAGCTACAACAGGTAATACAACTAACAGCGTAACTGTTAGAGACGTAGCAAATTATTTACAAGCTATGGAACCACAATTCTACGGAATAGCTAATCCTGAATCTCTAATGATGTTTGCTGATATATTATATAATTTAAAACTGTAGGAGGTTGATGATGGCTAAAAAGAAAAATCCTAAAGTGGATAAAGTTGAAGTAAAGACTAAAGAAGTAGCGTCTGGTACTGTAAAAGGTACTGGGCCTATTTTCGAATACACTGATGAGGATTTTAAGCAATGGTGTACGAACATATTCTTAAAGAATAAAGGAGATACAAAAGAAATAGACGATGAATTTGCTAAGATGAAGAATCTTACAGATGAGGATATGGATAAGCTCCTTGAAAGACAGGATATGTATAATGAAGCCATTGATAATCTTATGTTGTTTTTGGCTAATGAAGAAAAGTCAAAGCATCCTGAGATATTTGTAGATCCTGAGAAAGTGGGTGCTGTGCTTGAAGATATAGAAGTCCCATATGGAAAGAAGATTACAGAGCTTGATCCAGAGACTCTTGACGAGTTTCTGAGTTATGCAATAGCTTCTGGACGTATGATGGAAGTTGAGGACTGTCTATATCGTGAAGATCAAAACTATGAAACTGCTACATATGGAGCAACGATGAGCGATGCTCGTAAAGTATATGGAAAATATCTAGAGAAACTTGAAATGTATGGATTGATGTCTGACGTCGATAGAGAACTCTGGGAAGCAGAAGTAATTGAAAATCATGCAAGATTATTCCAAAGTGGAAAGCTTAATGATTTATTAGAAGTAGACGATGGTGTGTTTGTTCCGAAACCAAATGAACATCCGCTTAAAGACTGGGGATTCACTAATGAAGAACCTGAATTAACTATGCCTGACGAGGATAACGTTATAAAGGATCTTGAACCTAGAGAAGAGACGATTGAGTTGACTCCAAGCGCGCGTGAGTCATACATGAAGCAAACTCTAAATGAATTCGCAGAAATAAAGTCGGATAGATTTGGTGTAGACGGACATACTATCGATAAGGATTATGACTATGTTCTTAAAGCAGCTGCTAGAGTACAAGCAGATAATACGATTACTCCAGTAGCTAAAGAAAGAATAGAAGAAATGTTTAGAAGAATATCGAATGATGATGAATCGTTTACGCATCTTACTGATGAACAGCTTAAGGCATTATTCTATGTACCGAAGCATGCAAGATGGTATCATAGAAATATTGGTAATGGTCTTTATAAAAGAGATATGTTAGCAGATGGATATACAGATGAAGACGGATTAGTAGAAAGAAAAGATAATGAAAGTATAAAGATATCCGAGTTAAAGAAAATTCGTGACGAAAATTATACATATATTTTGAACTCATTAAGCATGGCTGTCGACACACTCCATCCAAAGCTAATAGAGTTTTCAAAGACATTATCACCTGAAGAAATGTCTATGTTATCTGTAATATTCAAATCAGCTAATATAGAATTTGACGACTTACATATAAACCATACAGGTTTTGCACCAGCAACATCAGAGCTTCTTATAAATGAATTATATGAAATACTTGAGGCTATTGATGAAACTCTTATACCTGGTGTAAGAACTGCAAAAGATGTAGTGTTCTATCTAGATAAGATAATAAACAGCAAAGAAACTAAGATCAATATAACTGAGTATGTATACAAAACACTTATTGACTTAGCTTATGTAGGATTTATTAATCCTAATATGACAGAGTATATCTATACAGCCACAGCACTTTCTATGGCAATAGAGTACTTTACTGCACATCCTTTATATAAATATTCAGATCATGTCTCTGGCCAAGAAATAATTGTGAATATGTTAGATAGGATAAATGCAAAACACGGAGATAAGGTAGATCCAATGGGACACAAAGATATAATGTTTCTTGAGGATCAAGTAGTAAGAGATAATAATTTAGGAGGAATAGAAATGGTTAGATTAGAAAGCAATACTGCTGCAATAGAAGCTACGGCAGGATTGAAGCAAAACGTGGGAATAAACCCTGATCAGTCTGGAGCATTTTTACAAGCTTCTGGTTCTGTTTGGGGGGATGCTAATACAAATACAGTAACGTTTCCAGCTACACAAAGCAAAGTAAAGCCATCTGTAGTACATAGAGACGGAACACCTGGAACAAATCTGTTTCCAAAAGCAGATGACAGTGGGTATAAAAAGCTTTTAGCAGGAGATAGAAGTGGAATTCCATCAGTAGTAGGAATGCCACAATACTCGAATAACTTCTCTACTACTGGGTTAGTAGGAGTTCCATCAACTCCACCAGTAGCAGTGTATAATGATCCTATGATAGATAGAGATATATCTATAGGTAGTGGGCATTTATGTGGACTTCCAAACTTTGCTTGTACAGAAGAGTTCTATTATATAAACTCTAATGAAATAGCAATAAAATACGCAGATGGAAGAGTTTACATAGTACAAGGTAGATTTATACCTTTAATACAAGAAATATATTCAATGCGTAGAAAAGAAATAGAGGATAGTATAAAATCTAGAGGAGGATTTATGCAACCTTCTGTGTACGGAACGTCTGATAAAATTGATTTTGGAATGTGGAACGGCTTTCCAGCACATATAAGATACAAAGTATCTTCTGAGCATGATAATGTGTGGAGAGCTGAATTGGTAAATAATAATAGTTTAATTAATAATAATAACTTAGGAGGAATCGAAATGGGAAAAACTTTACAAGGAATGGAAGGATTTGGAATTGGAGCACAAGGAATGAATAATGGAATGACATCTGCAGGAATGGCTATGGCTGGAATACCAACAGCAATGAGTAATGGTATGAATCAACCAGTTAACAACATGTCACCAGCTGCACAAATGACTAATGTATACTCTGCACAAATCAATGGACAAGGATTTAATAATATGGGTGCAAATAATATGATGAATAATGTAAATGATAATAGTAATGCTGTAATTCAAGCTTTACAAGCTCAAGTAGCTATGATGCAACAACAAATACAAGCTTTACAAGCTCAAGTAGCAGCTATGAGTGCAAAACTACAAGCTACACCAGCTGTAAATAATGGATTTAATAATGGTTACAATAACTACAATACAATGGCTACACCTGCTATAAACAACTTTGGTAATAATGGTATTAGTATGTATACTGCTAATAATCAAGTACAACCTATGATTAATAACGGATATAATACTCAAATGCCAGCAATAAACAATTTTGGAAATAATGGAATGTATAATGGATATCAAGCACCAGTAATGAATACTCAACCTGGATTTAATAATGGATTTGCTAATCCTAATGCTTATAATCCAATGATGCCTGCTGTAAATAACGGATATAATATGAACCAAGGTTATAATGGATTTAATGTAAATCAACCTGTAACTATGCCAGTGCAACAACCAGCTCAACCTATATACAATGGAACACCTAATTATGGTATGCAAGCACCTATATACAATGGGCAACCAACAAATATAAATGCTTTTAATACATCTGTTGCTCCAATAGTAAATGGAGGGCCTCAAAATAATGGTTTAGTTCCAAATGGATATGGTGTTACAACTGGTGGATATAATTATACTCAAGGATTAACTCAAAATCCATATGCTATGCAAGCACAAAGTGTTAATCCACAACTAGCTTCTTGGTTAACTCCTCAAATGCAAAATGATCCATATAGAGGACTTACACCAGAACAAGCTAGATTAATGCAAGCAGCAACTATTCCAGCTAAAAACCAAGGTGGTCAAGCTAAAGGAAGAATAATCTATTCTTAATAAAGTAAAGATAGAGGAGGATTAATATGTATATAAGCATTACAGAACTACATAATGTTAATGTAGTAGGAAATAGTTTTAGAATAACTGAGTATTACCCTGTTGTTAGCAATGGGGTAATTACTGTTCCTGTAGAGCAAGATAGAATACATCCGTGCTTTATAGAAGTATACAATAGAAATGCTCAGTTAGTACAGTTAGGACACATGGTTCCTATGCCAGGTAAAATAGACGCTTCTTTAAGTCTAGAAGAATATAGAGCTGGTTTAGAAGAACTACTTAATAATATCGTATCTCTATATCCAGATATGAATATCTATGTGGATAACATTGAAAAGATGTACAGTATGTGGGTACAATCAGGTCTGACTTATTGTATAAGCGGAATATTGAATGTAACTACACATGCTGGGGATATATATATGAGTAACTTTAAAGAATTCTGGATACCTGAATTCGATATTGGGACTAGAATATCAAAGCAACAATTCTTAAACTCTGTAAAGAGATTCATACCAGAAATCACATCAAGTGTATTGATGAGTGATGCTCTTTACAAATTTGCAACTGAATATATAATGGATGACGACGCTTCTATAATATTCAATGCAAACTATTCTACAGAAGAAATGACTAATTTCATTACAGGACTATTACCTAATATGACTGCAGAGAAATTGCTTAATATCATTAATTCTAGAATAGATGTAAACTTATTATATGATTATTATGATCATATGGGAAGACTTAACTTTGCACCAGCAGTAGCAAAAGCATTATTATATTATCATGCTAATGTTATAAATGCTACTCGTACAAAAGTAAGAACTTCATTTGGTTTACCAGAAAATAATATTGATATGGTACTTACATTACCTGCTGATGCTTATCTAAACGTACATGCGTCAAAGGATAATGCAGTTATTAGTATAATGTAGACTATCGAATCTTATATGGTTATCAGTTATTTTAGTAAAACGATAACCATATATCTTTGGATAGTTTACACTATTATAAAATATTAATTAACTTAAGGAGGAATTTAAAGATGAACATTAAGAAAATGTTAAAGTGCTTTGAAGCTGAGCTTAGCACAATGATCAATTACCAAACAAGAGAGAAGTTAGCAAACTTCTTGACTCAGCAAGGACTTTCCGTATACGGAGGTCAAAAGAGACTAGTTGTCATGGAACCGACAGGAAGATACGTGTATAAAATTGCATGCGATCTAAACGGTATACAAGATAACATAAATGAAGTTGCTTGTAGTGAAAAACTTAAGGAACTTTCAGAAAAAGGTCTTATCAACAGAACAGATCTTACACTTTTTGCATTGGCTGAAGTAGAAGACGGAGATCCATTTGTAATAAGACAAGAACTTGGAAAACATTATGAGGATGACGTTAAGTTCAGAGATTTCTATAATAGAGAAAGACAAGTTAGAGGAGATAAATCTTCTGCTGACATATTCCCTATTTATGTAAATAACAATGAAATCTATGCGTCTCAATACAACAGAATAATATCTATATTATCAAAGTATTTTGTAGCTTCAGACGTATCTATTACTAGAGAACCAAGAAACTACGGATTCAATACAAACGCAGATAGCTTGATATTATTTGATATGGGATCTGTAATACCAGTATTTACTAATAATTATGGTCAATTAGATTATCCAGAATGTCCACATTGTCATCAACATAGCCTAGTATATGTTCCATTTATACTTGGTAAAAATGTATCTTCTGATACATTAATGGACATTGGTGGTCAATATGGATGTACTAATCCAAATTGTGATTTAGCTATAGGATCAGAAGTAAATGTAACTGTAGCGATCCCTACTGAAGTAGCAGATCAAAATGTGTTTAATAAATACTTTAGAGAACATATGCCTGAAGTAAATATTATGAACTTAATACATGGATTTAGCTGGCTTCCACTTAATCCACTAAACGTTAATAGTATAGTGGAACTTAAGAATGATATCTACAATGCGACTAGAGGAGCTATTAATATAACTCATGAATCAGATATGATAGCTATTTGGAATAACTATATGACTAGAAGTGCTAGTATTATTATATCTGCTATACCTGAATTACTTGATATGCCTGTGGTAATGCAAGGTGGATTTAAAGCGTATAGTCAATTCTATCAAGAAATGATGAACTTTATCTTATCAAGAGCTCCACAAACTTTTGATAACGTAATAATAAGACACTTAGTATCAATGTTATATTTAAGAGCTCTTACATTACAAACTAATAGACTTGATATGTATGCTGAATTAGTAGAAGCAAATAACTTGATCTTCTTTAGACAAGTTATGGAAAGATACATACAAATGCCAGATCAAGAAGTAGCTATGTTATTTAATGCACTTAAGGGAATATAAGGAGGATATAGATATGAAATTTCAATCAAGAAGTAATAACGCAGGAGGAGTGGTAAATGGGTATAATACAGTTACTACTCCATCATATAACCAACCAGTAGTTCAACCACTAGTAACTACAACAAACTATGGATATAATAATCCAGTAGAAGCTCCATCACTAATGGGAATTTCTATCAATAGTAACTTTGCTAAATCTGCAAACACAGTTACAACTGCTAAATTAGCTAGTATATTTACTGATATACTAAATCTATTACCAGATTCAGCATCAACAGACTCTGCTATAAATCATTTAAAGTCTTTAGTGCAAAACAGAAAGCTTTCTGTTGATAAAGATATGCATCCAGTAACTAAAGTATTTGCTGAAAAGATCGATGCTGGACTTAAAGATTTATTGGCTAAAGACTATGTGACTTTTGATAAAGTTATAGATGAAATCATAGCTAAAGATACTCCAGAAGTAGCACCAGTAGCAACTACACAAAAATCTAGATATGCTGCTGGAAAAGAAAATCATCTTTATGATTTCTTTAGAGCTGTAGTTAACTATATGAATAAAGAAGGAATTAAGAATGTAAATAATTCTGGAAAGTTCAATAAGATAGTTACTGATATGATATCAGATACTAAAGCAAAGAAATTCTCTGATATCATTAATAAGTTCAATATACTAGAACTTCATGAAGATTTTAAGAACTTTTTAAGAGGAGGTATTTAGAATGAATGATTTAGAATTAGTAATTTGCCTATATAGAGGGCTTGCAGAATATGCAAGAATGAATGATGTTGACAGCTGGAACCAAAAGAGACTAATAGTTTATACTCCAGTAAAACAACATGGAGACTACTGCTTTACTTGTATCGTAATTAAGGATCTTAACTTAATTACTACTATTCCACAACTAGTAACAGGAACTTATGATGAAGTTCATGCTGTTATAAATGAGTATAGAAATACTCCAGGAGTAAAAGTTATGGAAATAGAAAATGAAACATTGAAAACTAGATTCAGTAGTAACTATAGCATAATACATCCAGGTTCTAATATATTGGCTATAAGTGGTAAGGATCCGCTTGATATAATAGCTTCTGCTATTGATAAAGCGTTTGAAGACTACATAACTGCTATGGAAGAGTTTGTAAGAACTTATCCAGGAAATAATGCATATAATTTAACTATGCTACTTCCAAGTTGGACTTATAGAACTAATACAATGTATAAACCATTCGGGTTTAATCTATTCACTTCTACATCAGGTATAGATGTAGTTCATAGAGGAATAGAAGTAAGTCCTAATGGATCATTACAATACGTAGGTAATACACAACTTTCTGGTGAAGTTGTAAGATCAGTTAAACACGATAATATTAAATAGAGTAGGTTGACAACTCCCCACTTTAGAGACAGAGTAAAATCGGTTTCTATTGTGGGGTAACTTTTTTATAACGAAAATACCAGGAGGAATAAAATGAAAGAGTTTAAAATGGTAGTAGAAGATGAGAATAATCCAAAAGAGATTAAAAGCATGTTTGATCTGTATGTCGTATGCAGACATTCGTATGAAAATTGGTTAATGAAGTCAATACCGAATACTACAGATATATTTGCACTTAAGAAAGAGTTTGAAGCTCTTAAGATAAGTAATATGTCTGAAGAAGAGTGTTATGATCTATTAGATAAAGTAGACAAGACTAAACTTATAAGCGATTATTCTTTATACGAGTTAGTGTGTATTCATAATGCATGTACTAGTCTACTAGTATTATTATGTAAAGATCTAGATAAAGACAGTGATCTTTACAATAGTATAGAAGCTGTAGAAACTATATTAGCTCAATTATATAATAGATATATAGGCTTACCAAAATCTCATATAATTATTACATATATATGGAAGATGGGATTTCATTTACCATCAGGACACGAATATATAGATGTAGTAGATGAAATGTATAAATATGATTATACATTTGGTAATGAAAAAGTGGTTAAGTATGCACATGAACTATTTGATGATATAGCTAAAATATATGGAGGTAAATAATATGTTTGACTTATTAAGATCAATAGGAGACAAAGTATTTAATAATGGGGTGAATAATGACACGAATAACCTGCAAAAGACACAAGATCAAGTGATGATTGAATTACGTAAGATGCGTGCTGTCGATAAGACACTTAAAATGCTTTCTGGAACAGATTATGACGAAGATCCAATAATAAGGGCTAAGAATACAATAAACGGAAAGTATGATAAGTATGTAGGTGATTGGGATTTATTTATAGTTTATAAAGATTTATGCAAATTATTAGTAACTAAATTTGGATTATAAAAGGAGGTTATATGGATATAAATACAGAGATAGCTCTGAACAGGATTGAAAATCAAATAGCTCATTTACAAAGTTGTATTGATGCTATTATGAATGAAATGGGAATATGTGTGAATGGTGAAGAATGTGTTGATGAGGATTATGATCCAAGATACGATGATTAATTAATAAAAAGGAGAAGTGATATAATATGGTTATTACAAGAAAAGAAAAAGCAGGATTTGGAAAAGACAAGGAAAAAACATTAGAACTTATAGCAAAGCTACCTAAAGATATAAAGGACGCAGCTTTAGAATATTTAAAAGGATATTCTTCAAACAGTCCAGTTATGAATGAGCTTATAGACTCAGCTGTAGAAGCAGTGGCTTCAGGAGCATCTACAATAAATACAATAGAATTACCAAAAGGAGTTACACCAGTATCATCTAATACAAATTCTTCTGATAAAAAGATAGGTACTAATATAGCTTCTAAATTTGGTAAGCCTTCATTTGGAGAAGCTATTAATACTTTAGCAACAACTTCTACAATAGCTCAACTTGAAGATGGTGTTGATGGAGGTTCTAAATATGTTAATGCTGAAGAACCTGTATCAGCTGCAGCTGCTGTAGTAGGAAATCATATAAGTAACCTACTAAGAATTGCTGGGTTTTAATCCATATCTAAAATAAAGAGTTGAAATATACTCTTTATTTTTTTTTATTTATTGTTTAACAATGCTAATTTTATGTAACAAGCATTCTGTCTTTGTTTATTTTATAAAACAGATAAACATATATATTAAGATGTTTTTAATGATATATAATTTAAAAGGAGGATTTTAAGAAATGATTAAGTTTAAAAGGAAAACAGACGAGGTAGAAAAACTATACTCTAAATGGTTTAATAGCTTCCAATTTACTGGGTTTTTAAATGAGAAGTTATTGAATTCGCCAGACAGAGACTTCTGGCAAGCAATGTTTAATGATGTATTTACAGACTGTTATACATCATCTATCTATGAAGGAGTGCTCGTAGCATATAAGGAAATACCCTATAGTGAAGCAGTATTGCAGAATGCTATCCTTCTTACTAATAACGACGAAGATATATACAAGCCTACAGAAGACGTATATGCATCTTTATATCCAAGTAATGTAAAGATCTATCGTTGTATGTTTGCTATATCACCAGTAAACAGCCCGTCGGCAAAAGTAGGAGCACAGCTTTATAATACACTAGAAAAGCTTAAGAGAGACGATAATGGAAACTTTATTGGAGAATTTGCAGGATGGACTCCTGTTCCAAATGTATTAAACTTCTTTGAAACTCAGCTTTCTATCAACGAGTTTAATGTAGATAAGTTTAAGAATGAAGAAACATTATTGGCTCAGCAACCAGTTACCATTATAGTACCTATACAAGAGCGTACAGGATATTATAATATAAATGGACAAGATAGAAGACCTCTACTTGGAGAAACTTTCTATTATAATAAGACTATATATGGACAACTAAAGTTTTTATTTAAGACTAGAAGTAAGCGTAATTTTAAAATATATGACGCATACTTCTCTGTAGGTATTTATACAAAGAATAACTACAATAAAGAAATATTTTATATAAAGTTCTTTAAAGAACAATTCGTCAATCCACTATTGGTTTTTGAAGACTATGAGACAGAAGAGCTTATGAAACATTTATTGAAGTCTGATCTTTCGCCTAAAACTCGTGAGATACTTCTTAATACTTATGAGTGCTATTTACTCGAAGTAGATCAAGTTCGTACTAAATACAAGAATAAGATACCTACTCTAGTAAAGTATATTCAAAAGCCTGATGACGAAGGATTTGAGAAGAAAAAGCAACAGCTTCTAGATGAAAGACGTAATAATATAGATTATGAATATGTAGAAGACGTTGACGATATACTTATGGATGAAGATCTAGAAGAAGTAGATGGAACTAATAGTATAAAGACAGATCAACCATTTACAGTTAATAGAAATACTATAACACTTAATCTACTTTATAAGCTTATTATGGGATATGATGGAAAAACTTGCTATTCTTTCTATAGTCATCTTGGAACAGAACTTCTTAAGATTACAGATATGAGTAAATCTGGATATAGAGGAGGAAGTAAGGCGGAAACATCTGTACATCCAAGAGGAATGCAGATATTTAAAACTATGGCATCTAATAGTGATATTATGATGACGAATGATAACTGTAATCCAATAGATATATTCAGAATGGTAGCTTATAAGAAAAAGATACTTGAAATGGGTACAAACTCAAGTAAAGGTGGAGGTAAATCAGCCTCTCTTCCAGATCATGAAAGATATAGATATTTTGGAGTTAACTATGGTATAATAGATAGTCATACTGTAAAGAGTCCGAAGACATCTGGAATACAAGGTAATGCTAATATATTACAATTCTGGGCTGATAGATTTATATATAGAGATGAATATGAAGTAAAGTTAGATAAATAAAGGAGTGAAATGATTATGAATGGAATGGATAATGAAGCATTTCGTAATGATATAATGAAATTTATTAAGATGCTTAATAAGTGGAGAGAATTTACAGGTGACTACGAAAGAGAGCCTTTAATAAGCTATAGATATCCTATGACTATTAGTGTATACATACGCGCTGATATACTGTATCATCACGTAAACATGTATAAACAAACACATAAGAGTAAGTGGATATCTAAATATTGTGATTTAGTTATGGGTATAAAAGAGACCGAAATACCTCATGTTTATGAATGTGTTAGAGCGTATAATAATAAGATATCTAAACTAATAACAAGAAAAAGAGGAATGATAAGATAACTTAAGAGGAGGAAATTAAAATGAGTATATTAAAGAATGAGAAGGATGAATTAATTGATATTTTAGAGCATATAAAAGGTGATCCATGTGAAAATGCTTTTGATGATCTGATTTTTATGTTCTATAAGATAGATGTAGTGCATCGTAAAATGGACAGAGCGTTAGATAAGCTTAAGAGAGTATACAGTTCTAATACTAGTACTGTTTTAAGAAGAAAAGTGCTAAAAGAATTTAAAGAGCTATTATCATACGTAAGTTTATACAAACCGTGGGTATATAATAGTTATTATGTAAAACTTAGTAAAGATCTAGCTAAACAGATCACACGTAAAAGAGGGAGAATATGAGAATAATATCACTTGAATTTGTGAATCATGTTAAACTTGGAACATTTAAAATGAAGTGGGATAATTCTATTATATCTATAGTAGGAGCAAATGGAAGTGGGAAATCATTCCTACTTTCATCTGTACATCCGTATGGAAGCTCTGATAGATATAATAAGGCGTATCCAGTAATTCCAGAGAAACCTGGATATAAGAAAATAGTCTATGACGTAGATGGAGTTTTATACGAAACTATACACGAATACGTTCCACATAAAAATACTCATAAGTGTAAGTCATATCTTAATAGAATAGTAAATAATAATACTGAAGAACTTAACCCTACTGGGAACGTAGAGATATATAAGGACTTAGTATATAAGCATCTAAAATTCAATTCAGATATATTTGATATAGGCTTTATATCATTTAAAGCAAATGGTATAACTGGTACTCCTACTAATAGAAGAAATGTACTAGAGTCTACTGTAGATATGAGTCTTCTTAATAAAATGAAGTATAATGTAGCAACTCTATCGTCTTCACAAGGAGCTCTAGTAACTATATCAAAGAAGAAACAACAAGAATTACTAGAATACGGAACTGTAGAATCTATAAAAGAACGTATAGATAAGTATAGAGCAGATAAGGTTATATTTGAGAAAAAGATACAAGAAATAGACACTAATATAAATGCCACTAGAAGCTCTCTAGAGGGCCTAGAACAGCTTGATGAGGCTATCCTACCTAGTATAAGTCTATTGATAGAAACGCTGTCTAAAACGTCTCTAAACGATTATAATGAGCTTTTAAACGCCTATAATGAAGCGAGAGCTAAATTAGACACTATTTCTAAGAGAAGTGATGATTTATCTAGGATAAAAAATGAAATAAATGATAATATGCTTATGCAAAAGAATAAGGTAGAATTAGAAGAAGCTCTTAAAAAGAAGAACGAATTCTCTAAAAGTTTATTCGATAAGCTTAATAAGTATATAACAAATCCAGATCTATTTGGTGTTCAAGATGCTGAGAAAGTTATGTCTGATTTTATAAAGATACTTGGATATGTAGAAAAGCTATCTACTCCTATAAGAGTAGCCGATATAAATGAGCTTATAAAGAATAAGAATACTGAAATAGAAGAAATGCAAAGTCTTATAAATAAGTTCGAGAGAGCTCTAGATCTATCAGATGGTAAGAGCTATACTGTTCCTTATGCTGATAACTGTAATACTTGTGAGCTTTATCGTAAGTTTATAAAGACAGGAGAATTCATAAAGAATAATCAAAGAGCTTATGATAGTAATAAGGATATTATAAAGACTATAAAGTATGATACTGTATTACTAGATAATATAAAGGCTGTAGGAAGTTCTGTATGGAGTAATAATATGAGTATAATATTTACACCAGAAGTTATAAATAGATATGGTCTTAAGGATATAAATGACTTTCTATCTAAGAATAACTCTCCAGACGTACTTCAAAGCTTTATAAATGCTATTAAAGATACTTATTATGACTACTTAAGATCTAAAGAAGAGGCTTCTCAATTAGGTTTTAATATATCAGAAACAGTTTCTCGTATAAGAAATATAGCCTTTGATTTAGAAGAAGTAGAAAAAGAATTAGAACTTCTTAAGACTGATTTATCTAAATATAAGTCTATAGCAGAGTCTAGAGTGTCTGATATAAGTATACCAGATAAATACAAATACTTTAGAGTACACGATCTTATAAAGCTTTCTAATGATATAAATACTTCTAGAGCTAAGATAAAAGAGCATACTGTAAGATATAATGAGCTTTTATCTGAAAGAAAGGAAATAGAATCTAAAATAGAAGAAAACACCAGAGAAAGAATAACTCTAGAGCTGAAGCTTTCTGAACTTGAAAGTATATCTAAAGAGCTTAATAAGTTCTTAGAAGATAAAGAGATTATATCTAGATGTAGAGAAATTATAGATAAGAATATACCTATAATGCTTCTAGAGAATAATCTGAAGTTCTTACAAGATATGACAAATGAAATACTAGTAGAGAATAACATTCCTATTCAAATAGAAATAGATATAAATAATAATGTTATAGTTATTCCTTGTACTATAGAAGAATCTCTTGTACCAGATGCTTCCATGCTTTCTGCTGGAGAAACTTGTCTTGTAAGTCTTATACTAAATGCGTGTATACTACATCTACTTGGATATAATATAATGTGTCTGGATGAAATAGATGCAAATCTAGATGTAGAAAGACGTAAGCAATTTAATAATATAGTAGTAACTATTATGGCAAAACTAGATATAGATCAAATATGCTGTATCAGTCATAACATAAGTAGTACCATAGATTCTGCTACGATAATACAGATAGGAGAATCTCAATACGAGGTTTTATCAAAAGATATAATAAAAATTTAAAAGGAGTGAATGGCAGTGGAAGATAATTATGTAAGCGAAATCATAAGAAAATATCAATTTTTGAGAGTGGGAAGAGGAATTTCATTTAACTCCAATGGACAAGTCGGTACACTATTCTCAAATTCTCAACTAAAACCAGATACACTTGCAAAGATGGCAGAAGGACTGAATCACTTCTTAGAATACTTTTATCATACAGATATAAATAAGTATGAGCATATAGGTAGATGGATGTTTATGAAAATACTTTATATAACACAAGATATAAAGGAAGTTCTTAGACCAGATCTTAATAACTATGACTTTAATAGAGATCTACTTATACGCCAGTATATTCTGCCAGATTCGTTTATACTAGAATATATATGTGAATATGTGAAAAATTGTTCCAAAGTCGATGTAGACGAGAATGAGGCTACGACAGAAGTTACTCTTCGTAATGTAGACTGTGCTGTATTGCATGCTCTTACTGTAGTAATAAAGTTTACTTATATACTTACTACAGAAATAAGAGGAGATAAGCGTTATGAAGAAATACTATCAGAGTATATAGATACTATACTACACGATATAATAAAGACATCTGAAAAGTATTTTGATTATAATAACGACTTCGATCTAGACGAAGAACACAACCACATAGTAAACTTTATGTTTAAACTATATGAAAGAGAATGGACAAAGCAAAATACTTCATTCCAGCTTAAGTTTGAAGAGATAGGACGTGATGTAGTAAAGCTTTCACTTACATCTATGACAAAGATATTCACGTCTTTCAGAAAATATGTTCCATCTCTAATAGATGTAAATAATCCTAAATACTTGCCAGAAGATAATCAAAAAGTAGCCCCAGTATATTGGACTATAGATAAAGACTGGACTGAATTTGCTCTTGTAAATAAGAATATAATAGGATATGTTCGTAATACTACGAATAAGATCATAAAGAAACAAGACAGTAAATCAGTAATACCAAACGTTAATATACCAGACTTTATGCAAGACGTATCTTCAGACGAGTCATATGTACATAAAGAACATGCACTTTATTATGATAAGAAGAAGTTTATGTATGAAAGATCTAAGAAAACTACGCTTAAAATATTTACAGATGCTATAAAGACTCTAGATGAGCTTGATAAAGATAACTCTGTAAATACAGATCTACTTAATAGTATGAGTATAGCAAAAACACACGTACTTAATAGATATATACTTAATAAAATACTACTTGCACTTACTGGAGACTGTAGAATATACGTAGATCAACTTGGAGCTTTTTCTAAATTCTTATTACTGTTATTCTATGAAAGAGTGAAAAGACACCCAGAACTTCAATTCTTACAAACTATAATAAAATGTATGACTATGATGCCTACTCATAGTTGCTTGTATTCTCTAGAAGATATAGGAGAAAGCTTGAAGAAGTTTGGAATACACGATGTAGCACCACAAGTATTTGCAAAGCTTATTCCTGTTTATGTTAGAAATGACTATTCTGATTCTCCAGACTTGAATGATATGCTAGATTTCTATGTATTTATGTCTAATCCATCTAGAATAAGAGCTCTTATTTATCCTGATAGATATGAAGAAGTAGATATTAATCCTAAATATGAAAGAGATAGAGTGGCAAATGAATATGAAGCTCCTATCTTAAATGAAGTTATGGAGGCGATAGCTAATGGATTTAGGGCAATCGCATAAGCTCTTCTTAGACTTTGTAAGAACAGAGCTTAATGGAAAAGGAGGACATTATACAGGATGGATAAAGATAGATGGATCTCGTATATGCAATGAATGTAGTAGACATAAGCGTAAGACTCTGTATGTAATGCTTAAGGAAGGGTTTAGGCCTTTCCTTAAATGCTTCAGAGCGTCGTGTGATATAAAGCGTTATATAACTAGAGCAGATTTTCAAGCGTTTGGCTTTAATAATAAAGAAGCTATAAAGTCTCTATTAGACGATACTATATCTTATAATAGTAAGTCTGAAAGAGATGCCTCGACTGGAGTTCCTTTAGTAATAACAGACGATGTCTTTGATAGAGTACAACAAGATTACTTTGAAGCAAGAACTAATGTAATACTTGATGAGAATGCAGGAATTATATTTAGAGTAATACCTAACTTAGCAGAAGCTATAGCAGAAACATATGAAGATAATCCTGAAATAGTGGCAAAGTTTGGAGAGACTAAGGTAAAGTCTAATAAGCATAATATAACATTTGCTACTGAGAATTATAATATGTTTTTCTATAGAGATATATTTGCTAAAGATATAAAGCTTAAATTCTCTACTGGTACTACAGAACCTTATAGACTATATACATCAGAAAAACCAGAATATCTTATAGTAGCAGAAGGAGTATTCGATATAATAAACGTTTATACTAAATATGCAGTAGTAGATGATGGAGTCTATATAGCAACAGGTGGAGCTCAGGCTATATTTAATGAGATATGTAATACTTATACTCAGCATATAGAAACTATTAAGAATCTTGTAATATTTGCAGATAGCGATATAAAGCTAGGAGAGAATAAGTATACATATGATAAGAAGTTCTATAATAACTTATTTAAAAGACTAAAAGAAACACTGGGAGAAAACGCATTCCAATCTATATATCTTGTATATAATAAGAAGTCTAAAGACTTTGGAGATATGCGTGAAGAAATACTTCCAGATAAAATAACGATAAAAGGAGAATGATTATGGATCCAGTAATAGCAAAAGTAGTAGCAACAGGACTTATAACAGAAGGTAAAAAGATATTAGCTCATAAGAAAGAGGCTAAAAGAAAGCTTCCATCTGAATACGTAAGGGTGATATCTTGTACTAAAACAGTAGAAGATAATATATATCCTATCGAAATGCAGATAGAAGAAGCGTTAAATGATGTCATAGCTCAAGAAGCAGATAGAGGAAAACTTAAGAATATTACTAGAGTATTCATGAATTATAGAGCTGATATAGGGGATACTATAGTAACGGCTATTCTTATATTTGATTATTTGGATAATCCTGGTGAAGAAGAAGTAGTTTATCCAAGAGATATGGAGGATTAATATGAGCTATGTACGTATAGTAGATATAGAAATAAATAAAGATGATATTCCGCATAAACTTAATGATGTATTAGAACGTAGAATAAATGCAGTAATGGATAGTGAGCATCCTAATGTAGCGACAAATTTAAAGATATTAAGTAATGAAGATGGATTATTTGGTATGGTAAAATACAAAGTACTAATAGTATTTAATAGAGAAAAAGGAACTTGTATTATTTAATAAAGAAAGGAGCTTAATATATGCATAGAGTATACCCGTTTCAAAGTAATGCATCTTCTGCAGAGTATGATAAGAGATATAAACCAGATCCTGATAAAGCTACAGAATGGCTTAAACTTATATTAGAATCTAAAGAAAAGAAGGAGAAATCATGAAGCAAGAGATTATAACAGTATTTGGAAAAAAATATAAAGCTGTAGCTAAGTTCTCTAATAGAGAAGCAGATATGATAGAGATAGAGCCGTTGACAGAAGTAGATGAGCTTAAAGATAGAATAGAGTCTTTAGAAAGTAAGATAAAAGCATTGGAGACTATATTAACGACACTTGTGGATGACTTAAATAATGGAAGAGAACGTAATAGACCATACAGTCCTAAGAATGATATTGATAAAGAAATAGAGAATCTTTATTATGCTGGAAAGGGTAGTTTTAATAAAACAGGAGGAGAGCGTTAATGAATAAAGATAACGATTTTGTAAAAAAGTTTGACTATTGGGATACTGCCTATAATTCATTAATACTAAATGTACATGATCATGGGGTATGGACTGATAATAATGTGAGAACTAAATATGCTGATGGAACACCTGCTACATATAAAGCTATAGCTGGAGTATGTTTTAAATTAGATAATAGTAAAGATAGAGCTTTCTTATTAACTACTAAGAATGTATTATGGAAGTCTGCTATAAAAGAATTATATTGGATTTATATTATGCAATCTAATAATGTAACTGAGTTAGAAAAAATGAATTGTGGAATTTGGACAGCTTGGAAGAAGCCTGATGACACGATAGGACCTAGTTATGGAGCCGCTGTAAACATTCCTACATTCGGATACAAGAATCAACTTGAATATGTAGTAGAAACTCTTAAAAAAGATCCTAATAGTAGAAGAGCTATGATAAATCTTTGGATACCTGAAGATCTACACAAAATGGCACTTACTCCATGTTGCTATAATCTTATATTTAATATATTAGACGGAAAGCTTCATATGCAACTTAATATCAGAAGTTCTGATATTGCACTAGGACTTCCATTTAATATATTCCAATTCCAAGTATTACACAAGCTTATAGCTCATGAAGTAGGCGTAGAACCAGCAGACTTTATAGTAATGATATCTAATCTACATTATTATGATAGACATGAAGAAAAGCTATTGGAGCAAATAGATATGCCTGTATATGGAGATGCTAAACTTAGAATAGAATATCCAGATTCTATATGGGATTTTAAACCAGAAATGGTTCATGTGGATGAATACAAACACGGTCCTAAAATAGATTTTGAAATAGCGATATGAGGAGGAATTATGAATTATAGACTTAGTATAAATATACAAGCACCACACGACGATGCTGATATAAGAGGTCTTATGGCTCATTGTATGGAGATGATATTCGGACTTTATATATTATCTCATACTGGAGAGAAAGAGTCTATAAAGACTTATGTAAAGTATCTAGATAAGAGCGAAGGTGAAGCAGACCTTATAGTAGAGTTTGATAACATAGTTAAAGACGATAAGTCTGATATGTATAAGCTTGCCACTGGAGTTCTTATCAGAGAAGAAATAGAAAGTAATAAAAGCCTTTATGATTACATAGAAAGTATTGAAATGGAAGATTTGAGTACTTATGATAAAAGCATTATACTCTAGCATATGTCAACTAATTAGAACTAACTTTGACAGACCGCAACCTCTTAGAGTAGAGCATCGGGTAGAATTTACTGTATATTTACGTGATTACTCTAGTGTTCCTGATGCTGATGATAATATTCCATATAAAAATACATTAGCGCATATTGGAATGTTATTAAGAGAGACAGCTGGACCTAATGTATCTGAGAAAACTATAATGGACTCTATGAATGTATTTATAAAATATAGATATCCTGAATTAAATGATGTAGTGGAATCTATAAGATTTATTATAAACGTTGAGGATTCTAAGCAATTCAGAGATAGATTATACGATTGTATATATAACCATAGATTAGATCCTAATGGCTGGTATGTTAAAAGTTATGAGTTAGATATTCTATCATAAAGATTGGGAGATTAATTTCTCCCTTTCTTTTTTTTTTATTCCGACTTCCATTCCAGACAATATATAGTATACAAATTAACAAATGAAAGGAGTAATCATGGCTAAGAAAAACAAGAAAAAAAGATCGCAGAATGAAGATCTTGCAACGAATAGTTCTCTTAATGCTTCTCAAGTAGGACCTGTTAAATTACCTGATCCTATTCCTAAGGAAGAGCTTATAGGAGTTTCTAAGCAAATAAATCCTTCTGCTTCAGATAAACCAGCACCTAAATCTGCTGCTGATAAAGCTTTAAAAGAACTTCAAGAAGTAAGCGAAGTTAATAGAAAACTAGAAAGAGAAAACCTAAAGCTTTCTGGAATACTTGTAGACGGACTGGCTCCATCGGAAGTAACTCTAGATAACGTTACAGCTATAAAGAGTAACCCAGACAGTAGTATATTTAATCTAGTTGGTAAAACAGCTAAAAGACAGAATATGTCTGAAATTATCAGTAGTTCTTTAGAAGAAAGACTTCGTAGTATAGTATCTTCTATGCCTACTGGATTATATGGAAAAATACTTCAAGCTAAATATAATAACTATTTAGAAGAAAACCTTCCAGTACTTAAGCAATCTGCTACTATATTTATAGATGACGTGTGTAATGGATCGTACAGAGGATCAGAAAATGGAAATGTAAAGCGTTTTAGATTCTATAGAGAAGGGGTAGAAATTACTGATGAAAAGCAAGTAGCTAGAATGGAGGCTATACTTAATCCTACAGAATATGATAGAATAGCTACTAATAGAATACCTTTTAATGATATAGACTGGCAGACAGATTATTCGAGTTGGAAGGATGGTTATAGTCTAGTAAGACTTATACCTAATAAAAAGATAGCAAAAGAACTTTATCTTAAATATGTAATACGTAATGTAAAGCTTAAGAAAACTAAAAAGAATATAGAAAACGATATGAAAGAAAGAAACTTTACTCCTCCTGGTGTATATGATATTACTGCTAATACTAATATAAAAGAAAACCTGGATGAGGCAAGTTTAAAGATACTTAGTGCTAACGAAGCAGCTTCTGCTATGGGATCTTTCCTAAATGCTAAAGAAGCTTTCAGAAGACATTTTGATGGAAACTTATTTGAATATAATGAGTTTATGTACCATAGAGACGAATCTATAGATAAATTCTTGACTAGATCTGTAGAAAGTGCTGTATATCCTATATATAATACTGCTAAATATAATATAAACGAATCTGCAGATATACTAGCAGACGATAATATATATAAAGGATGTTATTTTACATATGAACCTTATAACTATACTATACCTACTTTATTAGAAGTTACTGAACAAATGCGTACTGCGCTATCAAATGTACAAGATAACGGTATAGAATCATTTACAGAAGCCTTTGATAGTATGAATCTTGATAATATGACTGTCAACGATATTTATATGAATAGATGGGAATATAACGATGAAGAAGAAGATAATATAGGAATGGAAGCTTCTGGTATAGATCTTATAGATAATCCTGGTAGTATGAACTCTGGAAGCTTTAACGAAGCTACTGGTGTAAGAAAGAATGTAGAAAATAAGATAGCAGAAAGAAGTATAAGCTCTGCTCGTATAGAGAAGATGTTTGAAACTATTACTGGAGAATCTATAGAATATCTAGATAATACTCGTACTATTCCTATACTTGTAGGAAATAAGCTTATAGGAGCATTCTATATAGAATATACACACCAAGATGTAGAACACTATATGGGGCTTAGACAACTTATGAATAGTAATATGGTATCGTCTTCTGATACGACTGCCTTTGGTATAAGAACAGAAGAACAAGAAGAAACCATAGGTAGACTTGTATTTGGAGATATTATAAAGCCTCTGGTAGAAAAGAATATGGATACTAAATTCCTAAAGAATAACCCAGATGCTCTTAAAACTATACAAACTCTTCTTAAGGAAAACGAAGTATCTGAAACAGCTACTGCAAGTACTGTAGATAGACAGAATGGATTTAATCTGTCTCGTATTATATTTATTCCTGCAGAAGAGCTTATATTTAAAAGAAATGGTAAGACTGGACTCGGAGAAAGTAGATTTAATCTTGCTCTAGTACCTGCTAATGCTGCTATATTAGGAAACGAATCTTACCTTGCATATTTACTTATAGATAGTAAAGGAATGAGCTTTATTAGTATTCCACAAGGACTTTCTGAAGTACAGGGGGAAGAAGGTACAAATCCTCTTATGGATCAATTTAATGATATGCGTATTACTCGTACAAGACTTAGAGATCTTACGCTTAATAACTATGATCTTGGACACAAGATGATATTCCAGCAAAAACCAGATTCTGGACAAGATGTAAGTATTAATACTATACAAATACCTGCTCCAGAACTAGATGATAACCGTATTCAACAATGGATACAACAAGCTACGGATATCGTAGGATATAACTCTGCATTATTCAATTCTGTAGATGGAAGTGTAGAGTTTGCAAGAAATCTATTTGAAATGAATGAAATGAAGATGCTTCAATTGCTTACATGTCGTTCTAATAAGATAAGACCTTCTTCTGAGCTAGCTACAAGACTACTTAGACTTAGAGATCCTTCTTATGAAGATATTACTGTAGAATGGGTAGCTCCTCCTATAAACAGATCTAATACTCAAAAGCGTTCTGAACAAGCTAAAGAGATATTCGATCTATACGAAAGCTATAGTGGAGTTATGGATAATCTGTATGCTGATAATGAAGACTATGCTCTAGTAGTAGAAGAAGCTAAAAAGCTGTTACTTCAACGTATAGCTGGAGATGATCAAATCATAATGGATATGATAGATAATATTATTAAGCAAGCTAAAGAAAAGAAAAACGTTGCACTTGCATCAGAACTTGACGAAGAAGATGGAATAAAAGGTAAGAAGAAAAAAGAAGAATCCGAAGATGAAGAAGAAGAACAGCAAGAAGAATAATATGATTAAGATCTGGAAAGTTATTATATGGCTTACCTTTGTATCATTTATGATTCGTTATTACGATTATAATTCGTTTGAACCTGTCGTAAAATCAAGATACAAACCTTCTTTTTCTCAACAACCGTCTCTGTAAACCAAGTTATGAAATCTTTGTAAGTATTATTCGGAATTCAATACTTCTGTATAATACTGTATAATATAATTAAAGTAATACATTAGTTTAGTAGACGCACATAAATAATATAATCTAGGGAGCGTTAAACGTCAATATCTTAGAAAAAAAAAATATAAAATAAATAGTATAAATAATATTCAACAATTTCAACATAAAGGCTTAAATCGTATGTTAAGTCTTTTATTTATCTAAATGTTCAACAGAGAAATACATCAGGCTAAGAGACGTATCTAAATAAAGTATGAAACGATTATAATATGTGGTATAATACGATACTTGTATTCCGAATACATATTTATAAAGTTCATATAAAAAGCATTAATATATTCTTACTGTATAATTATGAAAATATTATAAAGAAAACTATTTCTATTTGTGTGAAAAGTATATAGTGTTATCAACCATGTAAAAATTAATATTCATAATTATACACTAAATGAACCAATAAAATACTTAATGTGCATATCTAGCTCCGAACCTCTAGAATGCACGACTCAGGAAATCTCACCTGTGATGACAATTTGTCATCTGGAAGCTCTAGTAATACCAATCTTATAAATATCGTATATTTAATCCTAACTAAAAACTAAATTTGTATAATGATTTTATATTTTATAATTCCAACTCAAATATACTATATTATAATATAAGATTGGTATGAAAGTGCTCCTATGCATTTTTTTACGTCATTTTATTTGAGCAATAACTATATATGTTACGATGATATTAATAAATTTAAAAGGAGGATTTAAGAATGATTTATAAAATTTATACAGAAGATGGATTAAGAGCTGAATTAGAGAAATGTATGGACTGTGAAATTGGACCTAAAGATAAGATGGTGAAAGTATTAGTAAGACAAGCACTGCAGAGATTTCACGATCATGGAATGACAGGTGATGACTTTGATAATGAAAGAGTGCATAATTGCATTATAGATATAGTCAAAGATAACTACGATAACATACCTAAGCTTATAAATGAGTTTAACGGACTAGTAATAAGCTATACAAATCTATTTGACTTCAGACAACAGATGAACCCAAAGACTATTAATGAAATGTTAGATGAAGCACTAGATAGATTAAAGGAGATAGCAGATGAGTAAGTATCTGAATAAGTTTAAAACAGACTGGACTAATACAGTATCACAACAGCTTGGAATAAAGATAACAGATGCAGAAAATATATTTGATAAGTACTGTAAAGACACAGAACTTGATATTTATAACTCTGTAAACTTTCAGACTACAAATATGTTCTCAGCGGATTTCTTTTATATAAGCCAGCTTAATTTCATATTACAAGAGAATGGCGTTCTATTCTGGAAGTATAATAAGAAAGAATCTGTTATAGGTAAAGAGATAGTTAATAAGATGGCTATCAGACAAGAGTTTAAACGTCTTAAGAATCACTATACAGATCTTGGAGATAAGATACAGGCATCTATATATAAAGGCATGGAACAGCGTACTAAGATATTTATAAACTCTTTATATGGATTATTTGGATATATAGCAAGTTTTCTATATAATATAGACGTGGCAGACTCTGTAACTACAGCAGGACGTAATGTAATAGGAGTTTCATCTTGTATTACAGAACTTTATGGTGGAGACTTTAAGTTCTATATCGTAAATGCCCATTTAAAGCTCTTAGAGCACGTTTTAAGCGAAGATTGCGATAAATTGAACCAATTATATACCTTAGAGCCTAAAACGACGGAAATGTGCCTTAGAAGCCTTCTAGGAGCACATTACGATAATTACTATGCTATGAATCTGTTAAAACAAAGAATAGACAGCATGACTCAAAATCAACGTAACGTACTGTATTATAAGAATAATCTATTAGAAAGTCTACAAATACCAGAGATACGTTCTGTATTAAAAGAGATTATAGAAATCGCCCTTAATAATAACAGCCTTATATTAGATGTAGATGGAGGACACTTGTGTAATCCAAGTAAACATCCACTTACTAAAGAGCTAGTAAAGAAGCTCAATAATATGCTTATAGATATATGCTATGGATTCTATTATTATGATGGAGACTATATAGATGGTGTATATCAAGAAAATATGGAATATGTTGTACGTAATATACAACGTAAGAAGATTGCTCTGATGGATACAGATAGTAACGTTACTGTACTTTCGCATGAAAAGGATTATTTACTTAAAGAGTTTGCAGATATAATAGGAGATAAAAAGGACGACAAGAACTTTAGAGAGATACTTCTTCCTATATTGGCTGCAACTTGGTATATAAGTGCAACGCAACATGGATTTAAGCTTTATAGTCGTAATGTAGGAGTAGATGAGAAGTTTATTCCTATGATAGACTTAGAGTGCGAGCTTATGATGGAAGATTGCCAGCTTACTATATTTAAGAAGAATTATATATTCACAAGTATACTTCATGACTTCCTACTTAGAAATGAAATGGAAACTCGTGGAGTTAAGTATAAAAAGTCAGATTCTAATAGATATATGGCTGGTAAAGTGGCAGATATTGTAGAGAATAAGATAGTGGTTCCGTATGCAAAGCTTGATTATAAGGATCTATTTAATATAATGAAGACAGACGTAGAAGATCTTAAACAGTATATAACGTCTCTAGACTTTATAAAGAACAGTAAATCTCTAGTAAAGATTAAGGATCCTTCTACTCTTGCGTATGGAGAAGCCAGACTTAAGGCTATGAGATTGTGGAAATCTCTTTATCCAGATGTAGATATAGAAGTACCTGGTGTATTTGGAGTAGTAAAAGTAGAGCTTACTGACGAACTATTAGATAACATACAAAATGATCACAAGGATATATACGATGTATTCTATAATACTGCACAAGATCTACACGTATATGCCTTTGCTAATAAGTGTAAGTCTGTAGAAGAAAGATCTAAAAAAGGAGAAAGTAAAATAGACTTTACATCTCTTTCACCAGAAGTAAGATCTTATATTCAAGATATACTTAGTTCTGTAGCAAAGTATACAGATAAGATAAACTTTCTAGAAGTTAAAAATGATGTACTTAAGATGTATAATAAGTTCTATTATAGTAATGATCCTCTTAATAAAGAAATAAAGAAGATCTTTAACTTTAATACAGAGTTTGAAAAGAATGTTTATAAGTATATAAAAGAATATATAGGAAGATTAGGAATACCTACAGAATTGGATAAGATGCCTGAAATCTTGAGTATTTATGATGGAGCTATAATAAGCAATGATATAGTATCTGAATATGAACAGCTACTTAGTCCTCTAGTACAAACACTGGGGCTTATAGTGCTTAAGAATAAGAAAGGTAATAAAATAACTACAAACGTGTTACATACGTTTTAAATAATAAAGGAGGAATGATTGAATATGGTTAAAGAAAAAGAGGTTAAGTACAGACTTATATGTATGGATTGGATTGCTGGTGAATTAAAGTTGGCTAGGAATGAAGTAATCGATTACGTTATCGAAGCTCAATCTACAAGTGGAGAAATTATACATCAAGATCTTTACTGTGAGGAATTAGTAAAAAGATATAAAAACGATGTAGTTATAGTGTTAGATATAGAAGGAACTATAGTATCTCCAAAGAATATTCCATATGCAGCGTATATATTTGAAAAGTTCTATAATTTTACTGAACTTCCCTTCCCTATAATTCAAGTATTGAAGGATGAACCTATGGATGACCTAGCTAGAAAGTCATATAATAGTATATGCGAATTATGTAAAATGAATATGAAGAAAAGATTAGACGTATTGAATCACGATCTAAAGATACATAAAGAACAGTTAAAGACTCTGGAAGAAGCCGTAGAAAACGCTCAAACTGAATATGATATATTATTTGGAGAGTAAAGGAGTACGTTATGATAGATAATATGAAAGAATGCCTAGATAAGTATGATGATATCCTATATAGATACAATAGTAAAATCATACTAGATAAACCAAAGTATATTGATAGTATATGGACTGACTTTATAAATGATCTACGTATGCTAGGTATGAATGAATCTACTATCGAATTACTTCCTAAATCACTAGATTATAATAATGGAATTAGCGGAAGTATCGGAGAATATATTGCTAATTATGACGATTTAGAAGAGATATATAATTATTTCATAGTCATGTCTGAGACATTGTATTATACAAAAGAATACATATGGAGAACTCTTAATAATATATACACAGATGACTCTATAAACGATATTTCAGTAGCTGTAAAGATTATGATTATATATAAGGAATTGACTAATATGAGAGAAGTATCTATACTAATTAATCACCTTAAAGCTATATGTACTAAACATAAAATAGGAATATTTAAATACGATTCCATATAAATATAAGATACGAGAGGACTAATAATCTTCTCGTATTCTTTTTTTTTACGACGTAATAAAATGGAAACTCCCCAATATTTCTATCAGGGAGCGTCCATCCTATTTATTATAAGCTAGTTAAGTTTCCTAACATATTTACTTTTCTTAATGATTCTACTGAATCTAGTACAGTATTAGCACTTATACCAAATAATGCAGTATCTTCACATATGAATGCTTTGTATTTTCTAAGCATTTCTTCTCCAAGTTCTTTAACTCTGATATTTCTATCGTCTATTACAGAAGCGTGGAATGTAAAGTTCATTTCTATAATTTGAGGTGATGTAGCGTCAGCATTGAAGTTTGATAATTGCGCTGTTTTTGGCACCATTAAGAACCATAATGCAACATAGTCACACTTAGTAAGAGTTTTGTTAGGTTTAATATATAACATACCAGCACTGTGAGACCAGTTGTTAAAGTCTTCTTTAAGTCCGTTATATGTAGCGACTCTTGTTTGTTCGTCTGATATAGCGTTCATCCAGTGTCTAGTTTGTTTAGTTAAGAAATATCCAGATAATTCAGCAGGAACTCTTAAACTGATTTCGTTAGTAGGTTGTTCTATTGTAGTAAATAGAGGTGTACTAAAGAATTGAGTTTTATAAGTAGCATTTTGGATATTGAAGTTTATATCTTGTATTCCGTCTACAGATGTAGCAGTTTGACAGATATAGTTCCAGTATCCCTTAAACGCTTTATTAAGCATAGCTCCATTAGGAACGTCTGTATATATTTCTGGATAGTAAGTAGGAAGTAAAATAAACATTGATTTATCTACTTGAGTAAGACCTATCAAGTTATCTTTTGAGTGATCTAGGAACTCACAAGAGATCAATGATTTTCTTCCATTAGCACTAGGTTTAAGCCAGCTTTGGACATAGAGACTGTCGTTAGCTATGACTTCTTGCGCTAGTACTCCTGATTGTAAGTTAGCAGGTGTTGCCATATTTCATTCATCTCCTTTCTATTCTTCAGACTTCACATCAGAAGAGTTCATGATGTGTTCTACTCTGTTATTTCTACTGTAAGTATGGCCAGTTGTAGATATTCTGAATAATACTACTTGATGTTCTTGTTCAACGTCCAATGTACTTATTTCGGCAGTAGTTATTACTCTTCCTCCGAAATGTCTTGATGGAACTATGATAAGTTTATCAAGTTCTTTCTTCATCTTATCTAGGTTTTCTCTTGTAGGATTAGATATTTGTCTATCTCTAGCAAAGTTTATAGCTATATTAGATATTCTGTTGAAGTGGATACAGCTTCCTACGTTTTTCATATTAGATAAGAATTTAGGTAAGTAAGCTAAATCTTCACCAAGAGCATAATATCCAGTACTTCTAAGAGTATAATACATTATACATTGCTCAGCAAGCTTAGTTTTGATATTATCGTCTTCAGGAATACAGAAACCTGTACCAGCAGATGCATTAAGCATCAAGCTGTAATCCTTAGAAGAGAAGCTATCTTCAGTTTGGCTTGTTAAGTATGCATATAAACTTCCACCTTTACCTAAGTATTCATACCAAGAGTTGAATCTTGATTGTCCTCCAGTAGTTTGGTCGTTAAACATCCAAGAACCAATACATGGGTGCATGTTGTAGTTCTTTAAGTCCTTTTCAAAATAAGAAGCCCATTCGTTTAAAGCTTCAGAAGCAGTTCTTATTCTGTTTTGTGGTGTTCTGATGAAAGTCCAGTCTGGTCTAGTTTTTTCGTGATGTATAGCAGTTTCGTTATATCTAACAAGTTCAGCTATAATATTTTGAAGTTCGTTACTGTAGTCGTCACCGAATACAATACAGTCTTTAATAAGAGCAGCATCGTATATAGCAGTATCAACTCTTCCTTCAAATACATCTTTAAGCATTTCATCCCAAACTCTATAGTTTTTAAGAGTTTCAGTCGTACCTGGAACTTTGTAATTGATTACTTCATCCATATCAAAGTCACCATCATCAAGAACTTCTTGAAGTTGTCCAAAACTTCCTCCGAAGAATTGAAGCTTTTCAGGACAAGATAATACGCTTAATCCAGGAACTGGTCTAGATGTAATTACCCATTCTCCAGTAACTGTATTTCTAACTTTATCCACTAGTCTAGTAATATTCCAGTTAGATAAAGGAGTTTCGTCTACATTTGGATTAGTTACTACAGGTCTGCTGAATTTAGCAGCTAAGTCATCGTATCCTTTAAAGAATAATTCGAAGTTAGCCTTAGATAAAGCAACAGCTCCAGCTCCTTCAACATCTGCAAGTAATCCTCCGTCTACAGCAGTCATAGCATCTTTTACTTTCTTCTTAAGAATAGTCATAATCTTAGCTACAACACCTTCAAGTTCATTTGATACTTTTCTACTTAATAAATAAGCTTCGAAAGTTTGAACTTCGTTTGTAATAGTAAATGGAACTTTACATGTAGCTATAGCTCTATCTCTAAAGTTATAGTTAAATGTCTTTCCTATACTATAATAGAATGGAGTAAAGTCGAAACTATGTTCTTCACTTACGTCATTTTCTCTTATAGTACATGTATAATATGGATATCTATTAGATAATCTATCTGATTTAGCATAGATATTTGCATAGAATCTATTTCCATATGTTCCTGTACCTCTATAGCAAAGTCCAAATATAGGATATTGGATAGACTTTACATCTGTAAGTCCTTCTAATACAGCTTTATAAGCCTTTTTCTTAGTATCATCAGGATGAGTGTTTAAGTGAGTTTCTATTTCGTTAGCAGTTACAAGAGGTTTCTTAACTCCTGCTACGTTTTTACCTCCGTATAAGTTTTGCTTTTGCCCGTCATCTTCTTTTTCAAGTTCTCCTTCAAAACTTCCGTCTAAAGTAAGTCCTTTTAAGTGACATGCGTCAAATCCAAACTCATATAAAGGAATTTCTGCTTCTTTAATATCACTATCAACTACAGCTATAGGCTTAAGTTGATCTTCAATTTCTTTTTTATCGAAACCAAAGTAATATCCTTGTTTGCTTGGTTCAGAAACATCGGTATTTTTATACCAGTATATTTTTTGCTTTTTAGGACTAGATAAATCGTCTTCGTCACTATTAGCTTTCTTATTGTAAACTGGATCTAGTACTAGAGCTACATAAGCATTTGGATAAGTACTATCAGAAGTTCTCATGTTTACATATCCTAAGTTAAATCCACTTTGAACTGCAGCAAGTGCCCAAGTTCCCATAGGACCATATTTAAGAGTATTCATTTTACCGTTAAGTTTTATGAACTTATTAAGGATATCATTTCCTTCAACATAGATCGCTTCACCAGTTATACCTTTAGGTGAGAAGAAAGGTTGAAATACACCATAATTCCCTGCATCTATTTCTTCTTCTCTTTTAAGAGAGTTATCTATAAAAGTATAGACTGTAGACGCAAATGGAAGTGTATTTTGAGGACCTGTTCTCATTACTTGAGGTATTTTACTAGAACGCATTCCTCTAATTGACATATGCAATTCCTCCTTTGTCGTTAAATTTCATTACAATTGCCGATAATATTTTTAATTAAAAATAGTATCATAAATATAAGCTAAGAATTTTGGCAAAAAATAAATGCATACTCTAGTATACTATAACCGCGCAATATACTAGGAAGTATGTTGAAATATTATTTGTCTAAAAAATCTTAACAACATCATGACAGAACCATTGTTTTTAAGCGAAAATTATGACAAGGAATGATGTCATTTATTTTAATTTTTAAGGAGGAATGTATAAGCATGTTTAATAAAGTAACAAAACAGTACATCGAGAAGCTTAAATCTGAAGGCGGACGCGGAGTAGACTTATTCTCTAACTTTGCTCATTTAGAAAATCATACTAAAATATTAGTATTAGACAGTATAATAGATCACGCTAAAGATGTATTTGGACCATATAGCGGAGTCTACGGAGAAGTAATACTTGATTATAATAACGTAGCAGAAGGAGAATTCGTAGCAGATAACTGTCAATATGTAAAGACATCAGATGGTGCATCGTTCTTTAGTAGAATAAACTTTGGTAATAGATACGGAGTTACTATACTAAAAAGCATACAGCAACAAACAAAATACCTAGCTGGATTCAATGATAACACGTCTAGAGACGGTACTACATCGCTTGCTATGCTTGGAGCCTTGACCGCTAAGAACTTTTTAATGTATAACGAACTTAATAAAACAGAAATACCTAAAAATATAAGAACTCTTATTAAAGACGTAATCGGATTTAGTGCTACATCTCTTATGAAAGATGATGCTATAAAGATATATGATGCAGATAAAAAGCAATATCTTAAATCAGAACACTTTGATGGATTTAACTGGGCACTTAATGCAGTAAATACTACAGTAGGAAATACACCAGGATTCAGAGAAGCTTTTGAAAGAGTTATGAAAGAATCTCTTGAAAGTGGATTTGATATTACATCTACATATATGCTTAAACCAGAAAAGCGTGTAGGAAACTATAAAATAGATATAGAAATAGAAGCTGGTATTAAAATGAAGACTTCTGCTCTATCTCAAACTAAAGTAGAAGCGTTTAAAGATAATATAGCACATACATTTATACTTGGTGGATATATAGCTCCACACAATAGTAAGATATTTGAAGCTATATTTAAAGAATGGTTAAAGCAAGTATGCTTGACTAAAGATGAAAACGGACTACTTATATATAGTAAATATAACAGAAACTTTAAAGGACTTCCTCTTATTTTAGTTACAAGAATGACTGCAGAACAAGAAGACTTCTATAAAAAGCTTACTACAGAAGGTTTCTCATTTAATATGAATGTAAATGGACAACCTGTAAAAGAAACTATAAGACCTATTATAATGCTTGCACATGATTTAGATAATAAAGTACATTATCAAGATGCTGTAGATGTTTATAATGAAATACTTATAGATCTTAATGCTGTTAATAATAAGCTTAATAGCTTGAGAATAGCTCCGCTTGAATATGGTGAAAAGGGTATTATACCTCCTACTGTATTAAGTAAAGCAGAAGATATGGAAGCTGTAGCTAAAATGCTACCTATTATAGAAGCTGGTAAAGTAAAAGTAGATAGATGTGAGTGTGAATGGGATGACGACGGTCTTAGTAAAGATCTTAGCGAACCTGTATTATTTACATATGATGATTCTAAATTCGTACTTAGAACTTCATTTGACGGATGTACTTTCTTAATGAGCTCTGAAGATGAAGAAATAATAGAAAGAATGAAGCTTAAAAGAGAAAGTCTGTTTAATATGAAGAATAACTTCAGTGATACAGCAAATGCAGATATGAATATAGACGCTAGAATAAATTATATGAGTGGGATATCTCTTAAACCTGTTATATATGTAAGAACAGACGATGATTTCCATAATTTCGTAAATCTACTTGACGACGCTCTAGGAGTATTCCAATCTGTACACGTTCATGGAATTATGCCTGGATCAAATAGCTGGGTATTAAAGCGTATAAATGCTCTTAGAGAAAAAGTATTTAAAGAATCTAACAGAGTTATAAGCAAAGTAGTACAAAATAAAGATCTATTAGAAAAATACGTTCAATATGCAGTAACTTGTACTGATCTTATATATGAAGCTTATAAAGAAGCATACAGATATATAGATAGAGAGAATCCAGAAAAGAGAATCGATGAATACTTGAATGAAAAGTCTTTTAATGAAGTATATAACGTTATTACTGGTATATATGATGATTCTATACTAGAAGCTGCTAGAACTACTTCTGACGTATTTATCGGAAGCTTGTATGTAGGATTTGATTTGTTAGATCTTACTAGAGTAAGAGTTACAAACTATAACGAATGGATGGAAGTACACAACAGAAATAAAGAATTTAATTACCATAAATCAAATGAAAAAGGAGATACAGATGGAAAATAATAAGAGACCAAATATGTACGTATGTAATAGAAGAAACCAATTTATAGCTAACTTGGCTACATTTGTAAGCGCTAGATTCAATGTAGATCAACTTGCAACAGAACTTGATAAGAGCCAAGAAAAGCTTAATGAGGCTATAGAAAGAATTCAAGCTAGTGGAAATGATAATTTAAGAGTACTTGATCTTACTAAAGTAGGAAATATAGCTGATAACGAGTTATTCTCTGAAGATTACGATGAACTTATAAACTTTATTAATATAAGTAAAGAAAACGTTAAGACTCTTGAATCATTAGATTTTGACGTAAATGATATGAGTTTTAAAGACGTAGCTCTTACATGTTATCAAGTAAGTAAAATACCAGCTATAGTAGCTACTACTCTTATGAATACATTCTTAAATGAGAATGCAGAAGAAGAAGTTACAGACTTATATGTAAATGCTATTGCTAATATCTGTAGTGAAAGAATGAATAGAGAAAGATTCTTAACTGAAAATGGACTTATACCTGAAGGAAAGACTTGGCAAGACGTTACAGAAGCCTATACAGAAGCATACACTAACTGGGTATTAGAAGAAGCAGTAAGAATTATTATGAGACTTAAAGCATTTCCTATGTCTTCTGTAGCTATTTATCCAGAAGGTGTAGCAGAATGTAAAGAAAATATAAAGAATATTCTTCCTATTGATATAGATACAAGCTTCCTAGATGATTATGGATATGAAGATCTGAGTGGAGATGTATTTATGAAGAAGCTTCAAGAAGTTATATCTGATATACCTGGACTAGACGTAGCTGGAAGAAGAGATATGTTTATGAAAGTATATCAAGAAATAGTAAATATGAATGATAAAAACTCTGTAGGAACTATAGCTACTGGACAAGAGGCTAATAATCCTCTAGCAAATGGTAATATAGTTACTGCTGTAAACTTACCAGAAGCTACTGCTCATATCTTTTTCTTAGCTTCAAATGACTTATATGATGAAAATGGAGTAATAGAACCTGCTACAGAATATCTGATGGATATAATTGGAGCTGTATTTGATAAGCTTGAAGTTCCATATGGAAAGTATACTGCTGCTAGAATACTATCTACATTTATACTTGCAGTACCATATGTAATTGCATCTTCTATGTTACTTAAAGCTAGAGATAGAAACTTTATGCAAATAGGAAATAACTTAGGAGAATTATTAATGAATACTCTTGCTGAAAGAGAACAACTTGCAAAAGAAGCGAAAGAAAAGGGTGATACTGATGGAAACATCTAAAGACGACGTATTATACACAGAAGCAGATATAATTGAACCAAATAAAGAAGAAGAAACTAAAGTAGCAGAAGATTCTCTTAAAGAAACATATAATAAACTCGAAGCTAAGGATGAAGATTTAGGTGATAAACCATTTAATGGATTTGAATATAAAAATCATGCTTTAGAAGAAGATACAGTTATAGTTGAAATGCCTAGAGGATTGGGTAAAACTGAAGAACTAGTAGCTGTAGATACTAGCAAACCAGTTGACAATGTATCAAATGACTTTATTACAGCTCCATTAATAGTAAATCAACCAGAAACTAAAGAAGCTATAGAAAACTTTGAAAAAGAAACACCAGAAGGCATGGTTTCTGTTGTATTAGGGCCACATTCTGCATCTGTAGAAAAAGTTGACATGATCAACTTAGACGAACTTATGGTAGGAGTTACTAAAGATTATAATCTAGATAGCCTTAAATATCCTGAAATAAAGAAGAATATCCTTAGAGCTTTCGGTACTCTTAAAAATATCCTTATAGATAATAACGATAATATAGAAATGACTAGAGACGACTGGGATAGATTCCATAATAACGTAAGTAAACACGTATTAGTTCTTAAAGATAGAATGGAAGAAGTAGATAAAATACTTAAGATTAAGACTAATGAGTTCAATGCTTCTAAAGCAAGACTTATGGGAAAACATGAAGATATTAAAGATGTAGAAGACATCCTAGGTCCTATACAAATAGAGCTTACTAACTTAGAAACTAGAAGAGTTAATATCCAAAAAGAATATCAAGTTATGAAAGCTATCAAGACTCAAATCTTTGCTAAAGAAAAGAAATATATCAGAATGTTTCAACACGTACAACTTATGATAGCATTGTGTGTAATGTTAAAACAAAAGATAGCTGGAACTACAGAACTTCTAGATGATTTCTGTGCTAATCACGATGAAACTACTAAACAAAAGCTACATTCTTATATCGAGTCTATAGTTACTGATGAATGGTTAGATAAACCTATAGATGAAAATACTTATACAGATGAATTAGCAGAACTTACTGAAAATAGTCTAGATGAACAAAAAGAACAAGCAGAATACTTTAAGAACCTTGCAATAGGAACTATGTATAAAGTGGCTGAGATGTTTGAATGGGATATTCCGATTAAACCTAATGACGATGCTCCAGAAGCAGATAATTTAGTAGTAAGTCAAATATCTAAGAAACTTATGAATGTAGTAAATGGAACTGCTCCAGAATCTTCTAGATTTACAGCAGAAGACAAGCAACAACTATTCGATCTTATAAAGTTTACAGATATCTTTATAGGACAAGGATTAGAAAAGATGCTTGAAAATACAACTGGCATAGCAGACGACTTTAAGAAAAATGCTCTTAAATTCAGACAAAAGCAAATGGCCGTACTAGGTAAACATATGTTTAAAGATCTAGATTGCACAGAAGATAAAAAGAACAGACTTATATCTGCAGTACTTTTATCTACATGCAAACTAGATACACTATCAATAGTATTCTATTTAGTGTAATTTTTTATCACAATAAATGATGTCTAGGATATAGACATTCCATTAATCATACCTCGGTTCTCTTTACTTATATATGATTATATCCTTTCCTGCACGTTTCGATATAATTACTTTATAATATTAAGAGGATCGAGGAACTCATTTAATGACGATTTTTTTAATAAAGCAATAAATATATATATTTAAGTGTATCTTTATAATACATTATTTTAAAATATTAAAAGGAGGAATTTAGAAATGAACAAAACGTATTTAATTAGCATGTTACAAAACTCTTACTCGCTAACTGTTATGATGGGGGCTCTTGTGAGCAGCGTCGATTGGTTAGATAGGAAGACACTATTACTTGAGGATGGTGAATTAAAAGAAGACTGTCTAACAGTAGTAGCAAACGCAAAGGATACAGCAGATACTAGTTTAGTATTTACTGTAAAGAATGTTATGAATATCTATGATAAGGTCTTTGAAAATGATAAGCTAGTAGAAGATTATATCTATGATAAAGAAGGATTGAATTTTATTAAGAAGCTTAAAGAAGACTTCGATAAAGGTATGGATTCATCTAATCTAACACTAGATGATAAGATGAAGGTGTATTTTGTTGTAACAGATATATTTCAAGCATTTAAAGCTAGAAAGATAGATTCATTAGATCTTACTGATAATGAATTTATAGATAATTATGATTTTAATGCACTAGATGATTATCTATACTGTGCTAGAGTCGATCTTGAAGTTATGTCAACTATATCATTTAACAGACTTACAGATTTTATAGTAAAAGACTTTGGATCTGATATAGTAGATATAAATTCTACATGTGTAGATATACCTTTATCTGATATAATGGATAAGATGAAGTTCTTTGCAGATACAGTAGAACCTCTTATATCTAGTAATGATGTAGACACTGCAAAAGCTATATATTTGATTAAAGAGCAAATAGAACGTCAAATAATACCTATACCAGCTCACACATTATCAGGTATATTATCTTATATGGACGAAGAAACTATGAATGATTTTATGAACTCGTTTGATAAACCAGAAGTTACAGATGAAGATAAGGATAACTACATGAAGTTCATGAGAGATGCTCTAGATAAAAATGGATGGAATACTAGAATGATTATAGTTCCTGTATCTATGGATAAATCTGGAGAACATTGTGGACTTGTATCTTTAACTGTAACATATGGACATTATAACATAGTTACTAGTAAGGCTTACGACTACGCAGTGAATACATTATCTTCAACTGTAGACGAAAATCTTAGAGATTCTATATTTGCATCATACTTTATCTCAAACTTATTAAAACCTGTATTAGATGAAAATAAAGATGAAATAATAGAGAAAGTTAAGAAAATAAAATATTCGACTATCTATGACTTAGCTAAATCTCATACACAACCTAAGTTAATATCACTAGATTCTTTATTAGAAAGAGAAGATCTTCCTGATGAACTTAGAGTAGAAATAGAAAAGATCATCGAAGATAGCAAATCTGGGGAGGCGAATATTCCAGGTGAACTAATGGAAGCTATAGGAAACTATATAGCAAAATCATTTGAACTTGAAAAAGAATTAGATGAAGATGAAGAAGAAAAAGAAATTTTATATAACTAAGAGGGAGGAATTAAGAATGGAACAAAAGGTAATTGATTGGATTGTAGACATAAATAGAGTAGATTGGAAATTACATATAGATAATACGTATACAGATGGACGCATAGCTTTGACTATGCGTTACCTGGCTTTTAACTTATTATTAGATATTAATGATAAGCTTAAGATTAAATTTACAGACAGACAGATAGCTACTCTTGTAAATACTGTCTATAAAAATGCTCGTAACATAGCAAGACTTGGTATAAATGGTGGATATTGGAAGTTTGATGAAGAGTTAGATGAAACATTATCTGCTATGAAAACACTAATTGATTTTTATAAAGAAAATAAAGGCATGGCTAATCCTAATATATACTACGATAGTCTGTCTAAATTCTTAGAAGAAAACATAGCTAGAGAACTTGTATCGGCTTTTAGTATGTATCTTAAAGCTATAACTGATGTAAAGTGCGTAGTAAGAGATTCTTCTGTATTAGACGAAGAAAGACATAATAAGTTAATCTCTCTATTTACAGGAATAATAGGAGGATTAATAAGTCCTGAAAGCTTTATGTATTCATATATGGATGAAACTAATGAGCTTGAAGATACTATGGAAGCTTTTGATTCTGCGTGTGCTATTGTAAGTGGAGAAGAAGTTACTTATGATAGCGTAACTCTAGATCTAGTAAGACGTAGAACACCTGAGCTTATACACTTTGTAAAGAACAGAACAAATCCTGCAAAGGTCGATCCTAAGATGATAAAAGAACTTAGAATTGCTTATAGAACTAAAAATAACTAGGAGGAATAATTATGAAAGATTTGAGCAATGAATTAAAGTATAGAATGAGATACAGCCTAGAAACACATAATCACTTATTGGGAATAAAAGAATTTTTAACACAAGTTTTAAAAGAAACTGAAAATAAAGAAGACAGAGAACATATAGAAAACTTTACTAAAATGTGTGAACTTCAAATAAGTTATAGCTTATCTAATATAATGTCTGCTGTAAATAGAATAACACATTTAGTTAAAGATGAAAATATCAAAAAAGAAATAGCAGAGTGGGAATTATATAATAAAGTAGTAGATGTTGTAAATAGTGGAGATGTAGATGTACCTATGTCTGAGTTTGTTACTTATAAATATATGATTAATACAGACTTAGAAAACATACAATACAGATTTGATAGAATGCTTGATAGTATTGATAAGAAATCTTGCCCTGCGTATAAAGATACAAGATCATCTCTTATAAGATCAAATGCCTTTATAGGACAATTCTTCCAAGAATACAGACGTCTATCATCACATGTATCTACAATAAGAGAAGCCATAGTCCCTATGTATGAAAAATACGGATTAAAAGTAGAAAGAGAAGAATTCGGATCGTCTATGGATTTAGAAAGCTATATATACATGTATAAGCTGTTCTTAATAGCTATGTATAAAAGCGAAGAAGCAGAATTAAAGAATGTTAGTATGTTATCAAATCTATTAGCTGATAGTATGGCTAAGGTTATAAATAATGCTATGATAATGCTAGATTCGTATGACTTAATAGACACTTCTAAATTCAACGATATGCCTATATCAGCAGCTATACAAGAGCTATCAGAAGAATACTCTGCTGAAATACAAGATATGAGTCTGACTCATATAGAATATGTAGCAAACTATAATATGGAAAATAAAGTTCCTAATGCAGTACAAATAACTCTATTAAATGAAATGGAAGGAAAAGAAGTTACACGTAGTACTGCTGTATTATATTCACAAGCGGACGTTATGCTTCCTTTATTATGGTATGACGTAATAAAATGGATGGTTGCTAATATAAATGAAGACGATAGCGATGATCCAGAAGTTGCTATTAATATGATAGTAGATAATATCAAGTTCTTATTGAGTAATAATGAATACATAAATAAGATGATCGCAGTTCATTCTGCAGTTAATGAGATAGGAGAAATATTAAATTCTGAAGAAGAGGACCCAAAACACTGGAATTAGTGTGTTATAACCAAACGGGAGTGTGTAACAGCACTCCCACATATAAATTAAAGAAGGAGAATGATGATAAATGAATGGAGAAATGAAGATAAATGTAAATGGAGTAGATATTATACTTGAATTTGAAGCAAGTGAATTTGGACTATTAAATGAAATTATGAATAAACTTAATGAGGAATTTAAAGAAGAAGGAGATGGTAAGAATGCTAGCAAAAATTAAATTTAATTCAATATTAACAGAAATAAACATAGATAAAGATAATACAAGTGATTTTATTGCCTATATAAAGAAAATAGGGAATAAACCACAAGTACAAGTAAAAGAATTACTTAATGATCCAAATCCTATTATGTGTTATATAGGAGATCAAAGAGTTATACCTGGTACAGAGACTCCTTTGAATGTCGTAACATATACACTAGATGAATTACAAACTAAAGATCCGTCTGCTATTATGGTAGAATACGATCTAGAAGGAAAGAGATTTATAAACTGTACGCCACACGACGTGGTTTTTCATTATAATAAAACAGGAGAAGTAATAGTGATGAAACCTTCTTCTAATCCTATAAGAGTATATACAGAGCTTGAAAGAGATGCAGATGACGATAATATTTATAATAAACAGAAAAAAGTTAGAGTAGAACTACCTGCTCCAGTGGATAACGTAGTCTATGTAGTATCTCAAGTAGTATTTGGTATGCTTCCAGAAAGATCTGATATTGTATATCCTAATACTATACATGCAGTTAGAGATGATAATGGTAGAGTAATAGGAGTTCATAGCTTTATACAAAGATAGGAGGATCATAATATGACTACAACAGTAATTCGTAAACATGGTAACATAAGATATGTAAAAGATGATAATGCATTAAGAAAGCTTGTATACACAGACAGACTTCTTATTCAACTTTTAGTAAACGATTACTTTAAATATATGGGTAGATTTAGATCTGATATAGTAAGCAATTATAGTAAGCTTAATGAAGATCTGTCTAATACAGATATAGATGCTCTGGTAGAAGAATATTCTACTAAGGCAGATGAAACTGCTGGAAGATTCTTTGAAAAGCTTGCTGTTGCTATACGTGTAACGCAAGTGTCTCTTTTAATGGATTATAACGCCTCTTTAAGCGCTTTGACTTATTTTGAGGCTAAGTATCAACTAAGAGACAGAAACGCGTTAAACAGTGGTATAACGCCCTTAGAATTGAATTATAGGTTTACTAGAGAAATTCTTAAGGCTATTTCATGTATTTTATATGAAAATGGATTTGAAGAACTTCCTATTAACTTAGGAGACTTCGTAAACATTATAAATAGTATACAAAAATTAGGAGATAAAACACTTACATTTCCTAGTAATAATAAAAAGACTGGGTATGAAACTGAGATATTACTACAGTCTGTATTATTACCAACATATTTAGATAGAATAAGTGATTACATAATTATAAAAGGAGATGACAGAAATGCTAACTAAAACAGAAGTAGCTTCAACTAGAGCAAAACTTATGGATGAATACAATGAAATCATGGCTCAATATATTAGTGATAATAATATTGATGATATAAAAGCTGAAAAAATTCATGATGATAATGTAGAAAGATCTAAGATTATGATAAGCAAAAAGATGCTTCTTATATCTAATGACGAGAAGCATATAAGAAAACTTCTTGAAATGAGAAAAGATCTAAAGAATGATGATGATAAAGACATTCTTAGATACTGCTCGTTCTTACTTTATATAATTGGAGAAATAGATACAATAATAGATAGAACGGATACAGAAGTGATTGAAAATGCTATAGGAATAGTATTAGCTTAAAGGAGGATATAAGAATGGAAAATAAAGAATATATGAATTTATTGGCTGAAAATGCTGATATATACAAAGCTAATTGGGATAGTATAACTATGCTTATATTTGATAAGCTTCGTAGAGCTAATCCTATGACTAAGTTATCAGACATTATGGATCATGTAAATGATAGTTATAGTAAATATCTAGCTGAACATGGATATGATGCTCCTGACTCTGTAGACGAAGCATTAGAGCTATATGATTCATTATCAACAGAATTTGATAGTGCTGATCCTTATAACTATACAGATCAAGGAGTATTGTGCTATCGTATATTGGACATACTTGACTATATTATAGAAGAGACAGATAAAAACGTTTGTAAAAAGGAAGGAGATGAAAATCAAATGCATGATGAAGATTTAGAAGAAGAAGGATTTACCCCAGATGATTTCAGTGATCCGTCTGAGTATGAAGAACTTACTGGAGAAGAATGGTATTAAAAGGAGGTTTAAAATGGGTTTGAGTGTCATAGAAGAAACTTTAACCAAGGATTTAGACTTTGTTAGAAGTGTATATATTAAAGTACATGGATTGGTATGGTTTGGAGAATATCAGGAAATATCAAAGAAGTACAAAGATTATACTATAGAGGAAATATTTAACCTTTATAATAGTATAGCTGTAACTGACGAAGAGTCAGAACTGTTTAAAGCCATTATGTATGATTATTTAGATAATACTTATAAGAAAATTAAGGAGGAAATTAAAATGAGAACAAATTTAAAAGACAGATTACACACTTATAGTGATGTACAAGAAGAAATTAGAGATTGGAGTAAAGAATTAGGAAGCGTTATAATTAATACTACGTTTGATACTGAAAAGACTAAAGAGGAAATAGAAAAAGAATGTCATGATCGTAGCATAGCGAATTATGAGCTTTTCAATTTAAATTTAGGATATGTAGAAGGTGCTGAAACTACCTTAGATTCATTATGCGAATATATGGATAAATTAACTGATTACTATAATAACACACCAGATACTAACTATACAGAAAAGGTTAATATTATTCACAGAGCAATGGATGTTCTAGATACAATTGGTGAGCTTGTGGAAGAAAAGGAATTAGACGCTATAAATAAAGGTATGGAAGAAGCTTAAGGAGGAATAAGATTATGGAAAACAAGGAATTTAAAGTAGACGCAAATTTGGTAAAGGAAGTTTCAAAAGAAGTTTTTGAAGCAGCAAATGATTTATTAGAAAAATTGAATGATATGTATCCTACAATAGATGATAAGATTACATATGCAAAAAATATGAAGGATGCTGTATTAAAAGTATTAGCAAGTAAAACACCATACGGTGCAGATTCATATGTGAATAGTCCTAAAGTACGTATAGCGTATAAAGAAATGAATGGTTTAATAGAAGGAGATTATTTAAAATATGACTATAGCAAAACTGCTGAGGAAAACTTCTTAGAGTTCTTTAATAAAACTCTAGTATATGCACTATGTATACCTAAGTTAAATCTAGGATCTCCAGCAGCTAAAACACATAAGACGTCTATGATATTATATGCAAATGAACTTGCAAACATAATAGAAGAAACTAGAAATAATCAATTGATTTATAACCCTATTAAATCAATGACATTGGATGATGTTGAAGCTGGTCTAGATATAGTAGAAAAGAATTTTGAAGAAATCGTAACGTGTATTGCAGATGCAAGTCATCAAAGCAAAGAAGTTGTATTATACGAACTTCATGATATATACAATGACTTCAAGTTTAACTACATGTGTGAAACAGAAATAGATATGGAAAGAGCATGTACATTATACGCACGTCTTCAAAATGAGTACGTAAAGGTAAATCATTATGATTATGCTAAGCGTGCGTCATATATTCAAGCTATACTTGATATACTTTATTACTTTAAGGAAGAGCTTGAAGAAAATGAAGATAAAACTGGAAAAGACTCTGATATTAAGAAAGAATCTAATAGTGCTATTCCAAACTTTATAGACATTGTAATAGATGGTTTAGATGACAATGATGACTTTTAGGAGGTAAATTATATGTATAGTATGAATATACATGATGTACAAGATGTAGAGCAAGCTCTATGTATGTGGTCGGATAGATTAGAAGAAGCAATATCTGCTAGCCCTAGACCTAGAAAAGAAGTAGAATTCACAATACATAATCAAGCTGACTTATACTTTATCAGAGTAGATAAATCAGAAGATCTAAAAACAGCTTATAAGAATCTTGAGGCTATAGAAGATGAATATGATTACTTTGACGATAATGATGTGGAAAAGCTTGCTATAATATGTAAGCGTGCTATTAATCTGTTAAATCACATGGCTCCAATGGTCGATGACGAGTTTGATAGACAAGTTAAAGAACGTATGAATGTTTTAGATGAAATAGAAGAAAGAAATAATCTACTAGCAGCTCAACTTCAACAAGACGAGCTAATAGAATTTCAAGAGGCTCAAGCTCAGTTTGAAGACTGGGAACAGTATAAAGCAGATGAACTAGCTAAAGAGAAGTATATGGAGGACTAATATGTTAGAACATGTAACTAAAGAAAAAGTAATAGAGCTTTCAGATAAATATAGAAAAGAGTATAAGAAAAATCTAGCTATACTTGTAGCACCTCTTTCGTTAAATCCAGCTCCGATAAATGATAACTACTATAAACTGATGAATTTCTATAAGAGTGTAGATATGTTCGATGTTAATGACAGAGATAAGGTAGATGCTGTTAATAAACTTATAGATGATTTAGATGTTAAGAAAACGGCAGGTATACATATAGGATACACTATGCCTCATATTCTATACATCATAGAGCTGTTAGGTGAGATATATGATGATCTAGTTAAAATAGATGCTATACTTGATTGCGATTAATCGTTAATAAATGCATTCCCCTCCATTATAGGAGGGGTTTGTATTTTATTACGTCATAATCAACTCGAAAGGAGGTGATTATTATGACATTGAACGAAGTATATAATATACTTCTATCGAAATATAATAGCTTAATGAATAATAGATACACTATTATATTTCAAAGAGCGTCAGATCAAAAGTTCCTAGGAACTGATATGACTCTTAAAGGATTTTTAGATAGTCCAGACTCATACAATACAGAAGACAACCCTCTTCTTAATGAAATAGTCGTAGGCTTATTTAAAAATCGATACAATATTATCTTAGATTCTACTAATGCAGTAGTCTCTATAGGATAATATCATAAGTGTATTCCCCTTCATCTAAGGAGGGGTTTACATTTAATTACCTCGCTTATGAAAGGAGGTGATACACCATGAACATAAGTGATATTCATAAAATATTGACTACAAGGTTCAATAAACTTATGAAGGATCGTTTTTCAATAGTGTTTCTAAGAAAGTCCGATAATACATTTCTAGGAACGGACGTATTAGTTGAAGGATTCTTAAAGGATCCAGACTTATACTATATCGAAGACGATCCTAAATTATACGAAATCATATTAGGATTGTTTAAAGGAAATTACAAACTAATAAATGATTCTATTAATGGTATCGTATACGTGGGTTAATATATTTTATGAAAGAAGGTCGCTTATGAATGATTTAGCATAAATAAATGCAGTCCTCCTCAACTAAGAGGAGGATTCACATTTATTTTTTTTTCATACTGATTCTTTTCGGAGGTGATCGAGCATGACCTTTAGCGTGAAATCTAAGGTATTCCACATATACCAAGACTAATAAGCGTAGAGGTTCGTCAAATACGCTCTAGATATAATTAAATATATCAGTCTGGTATACATATATATTTTGTTTAGTCTTGCAAAACATCTGATACATATCTGTAGCTTGTTTGGATACATCTATAGTTTCAAGTGTCTCTATAAACGCATAGCTATCATCTACTGTAGCATATTTAGCATTTTCGTATGTACATACTGGGAATGGAACTAGCTGACACAAGCTAGCATCCCAAGTATTTTCTTCATTTAGAGCATAATTTACAAGACTCATATTGATAAGATCTGGATCTATAATATGTTTATCTGGGTTAAAGTTCCATATATAAGTATTAAAGTCTACTATTATATTATACAGATTAACTCCAGCAAACTTTCCACTAGCTACATTTATATCACAACATACTACCATTTTATGTCCTACATTACTAGTATAATGTATATTAGTAACTGTAACACAAGTCATACTATCTAGATATACATACGGTGGTAAGTTCTTATCATTATTATTAATATATAAATAAGGCATCTTTAGATAATAATTTCTGAATATTCTAAAGAAGATATCGTCGTTATTATAAAGTCTATTATACATATCGCTTACTATATCATGATAAAGACTCTTTGGTACTATTATTTGATATGATTCTCCCAGCTGTTTACTCATATAAATATTTATTATATCACTACTACTTATAACATTATTAATACTTAAATGTATAGCTGTACTTGCAATACTACTCATGTCTACAGTTTTACGCATTCTAGCTATAGCTCCATTAAGTTTTTTACTAGGAGCAAGTCTTCCATCTGCATACTCAAGCTTAAGCGTCAAGTTATTATTACTTAGATAAGCACGATGGAAATTCTTATTTTCTATACTATCTATAAGCTCGTCTCCAAATATTACTACTACGCTACTAGTTCCTCTAAGTAAATATAGAATATTATTAAACGCATTTATACTTATATTATTAATAAATCCTACTACTATTACCTTATATTTAGTTCTTATATCGTTTATTAAATCAGGTATTTTATCCATAGTATTAAATACATGAGCATTTACATTATTGACTACAAGTGGATAATTAAAATAAGTACACTCATTCCATCCTGGAACTCCGTCAAAATTATCAGGCATTAATACTGTATTATTAGCATCATCATCAGATATAAATAATATATCGTCTGTATAACACTTTCCATATAATAAAGCTTCGTTTCTAAATAACCATGCTATTATTTCTGCGTAAACTGTTTCTTTTTTAATATTGATGTCTGCACACATTGATATTAAACTTCTGTTAAGATAAATCTTATTATTTTCTTGGATCATGGTAACTGTCCTCCTTCTAATAATGTGTATTTCACACCACGCTTGTCCATAAAAAGTTCAAAACAATCGCCTGTCAATTATAACAATATAAGGAGGTTAATGATGGCTATAGATGATCTACAGCACAGACTCAATCAAGCAGGAGCAATAGAAGTATGCTACCTAGTAGAAGAGTCAGCAAGAATAACAAATCATACATTTAAAGTGTGGGTTCCATCTGTCATGGGAGGAGTAGATAACTCTAAACAAGAATTCTCTTCTAAAATAAATACTAAGCAAAATATAGCAGAAGGGGCTGTAAAGCCAAGTCAATTACAAGAGAAAGGTTATATAGTAGCTCTTAACGAATGTCCATATGCATATAGATACGATGGATATATTCCACATTTTAAAGCAAGTAAAATACATATAGCAAAAGGAGAATGGACATCTGGTAATGCAGATTTATCTGGTCCTACTACCCCAGCAGGTTGCGGTCCACATACTCACGAGACTACTGGTACGCACCAAGCTAATAATGTAGAGTTTACAGACGCTACTTTAGAGGGAATTGATATATGGAATTCTACAGAAGTAGACTTACAGAACATAAATAATAAAATCATAAGAAAAGGACATAGAATGTATGGTTCATTTGTAAACGGAGGAGAACCTGGAGAATTTGTAGTATTTGCAATATCGAACGTTACGCCTAAATTCGATGCAACAGAAATATCACCTAATGCAGATAGACCAGATACTACAATAGACGGAAAGACTAATCCAAATAACGCAGAAATGCCATAAAGGAGCGTGATTTAACATGGCAGATAAGGCCTTTTTAGGAGTTAGACCATATATAGAACAGCCTCTACTTACATCAGAAGAAGCCACAAGTCTTAATATAGCTAACACCCTGAAAGAATATATATTTAGTCAAGCATCAGATAATAACTTGCAAGACTACAGTATGTATAAATTTGACACTAGAGATAATATAAGTCCACACGGAAATATCTTTAGTGATTTCGTTTCTTGGAAATATGCTCATCCAGAATTCTTTAAGATATTTAAGATGGGTAAACACCAAGCAGCTATGATGGAGTATAAGCCTAAGCTAATAGCTCAAAGTTTATATGGAGATAACTCTTTATTCTATACTATTATGATATTCAATGATATATATCACGAAGCAGAACTTACAAAAGAAAGACTAGAACATCAAGGAATAACTGTACTTAGTGAAAAAGGCATAGAAGCATTGAAAGAAATAATGACATTTAAAACTAAGTATGAATATAATGAGGACGATCCCTTTGCTCCATCAGATTTCTAATGGGAGGGTAATGATGATATCAGATATAATACATAATGATATATTCCTTACTCTTGTACTATTTATTAATATAACTATAATGAATAAATACTTTGGAGATAAGAATCCTATAAAGATGCCTGCTACTATTACTACTACTGTAGTTATAAGAGCAGCTTTTTCATATATTACGTCTGATCCTATATTTGCGATGCAGATGCTTACAGGAGTACTTACATTCGTAACAGCGGTATTTATATTTATACTTGGAATTGCAAAGATTCTAGAATGGATTCAGAACCTAGACTTTGAATATTTAGGTACAGTGTGCATAATGATCACATTTGTATTATCTTTAATATTGCTGCAGGCTCTTAAGTATAAAGATTTCGTTAAGTTATTTAAACATACAGAGGGAGGATAATAAAAAAGAATGAGACAGCTTAATAATATCGATCCAGAAGAATTAGACCACGTCTTACAACAGTTTACATTTAAGAACTTTAGTAATGATATGGCTTTATTCTTTATGACACAGAACGTTGACTACAATGATCTATTTAAATATAGCTCTACTTCTAATAGTAAGTTTTATAAGGATGTATTTACTTACATGCTTGCTTTTATGGTAGACAAGGCCAATACAGGAAGATTCTCAGAATGGATATGGAATATTACTAGTAAAATGTATTGGACTACTTATAGAACTGATAATGTATATCCATTTGAAGACTATTATACTAGTATATTCTTTAGAGATATGTTTAGATATCTATTACAAAAAGGAATGGATATACTCGTAATAACTACTATAGACGCTCTTTCTAATAATCCAGAAGTAGATCCAAAGTGTATAGTAGACCTTATAGTATTTAATAAAGAGTTTCGTACTCGTAGTATTATTACATATATGATGCAAGTAGACAGACTTTCTAGTACTGATATACTTAATCTTATACTACTTGAATACGACAGAAGTAAGAATCCAGATACTCTTATGATACTTATGGAAGAATATGCTCTTACTAAGGACTATTATATCGATCTATTAGACACTCTTAAAGATATGTATACTGTAGTTATGAATGAAGAACACAATAAGCGTTATGTTCATATAGCTCCAGTAGTTAAATCTAAGTATAATAAAGCTCTTGATTTAGTAAAAACTTCTATTACAAGAGTAATAAATCAAGATGCAGATCTAGATATATATCAAAAGCTAGATGAAGCAGCTCTTACACACGAAATGAATCATGATATACGTAGAGCACACTTGTACAGAAGTATTAAAGATTGGCTTGTATCTGAAGAAAGATATAATACTAGACAGGCTTCTCTTATTTGGTTTGGATATGAAGATAATGATTTAATACTTACAGAAGATGAATACAAGCTTATAGCATCAGATATACTTATGAATGAATATATGCGTGACGATAGATATCTATCTGCATATGAGATATTTCTACGTGTATATAATCTAAACAGATTTAGATTCCTACAAAATGAACAAATGTATACACTTAGAGACGAACTTATATCAAAGCTTTATCGTAATGGATATCCAGTATATATGGCTCTTAGAGAAGATATAAAATATCTCATAAATTTTTAACAAGTATTTGATATAGTTATTTTACAAAACAGATAACTATATATTTTTTTACAGTTATTAGTGCATTGCATTGATGAATATAATATATTATAATCAAATTAAAAGAAGGAGGAATTTGGCATGTCAAAGAAATTTGAAAGACCTAGTCAAAAAGTAGTCACAGCTACTGAAGAAAAGGTTTCAGTTCCAGTAGCTAATGTAACTGAAACAGTAATAGTATCACCTGTGAATGATACTAAAACATTCGTAACTTACGAAGAAATGATGAATAGTGAAAGAGGACATAATTTTAATAAGAAGATTATTCCTCTAAAATCTGAAAGAGGTTTCTTATCTGAATCTACAGATAGTAATGAAATCGTTAGTCTTTCTGTAGAAGATCTTACTTTTATCTCATTGAGTATTGATCCTAGAACATTAGAAAAATACTTAACAGGACTTGCAAACGATAGACTAATCAAATCTATTAGAGTATATAATGGACCTAAAGGACCATACTTATACGCAAGTCTAGATAAGAACATAGCAATAGACAGATCTGAAAAGACAAATCTACTTGAAGTTCTAGACAGAAGACTAAATCAAAGACTTAATGTAGATGGAGTATCTAAAGGACCTCTTAAAGTATTATTATGTACAGAATACAGAGCTAACTTAGTTGATAAGGGAGATGAAATCGGATTTATATTTGATTTATCTACAGCTATATCAATGTTCATGTCTTCTCACGTATTCAGTACTGTACAACTTGATAGCCTTAAATTGAATCAAGCTATCTCAAATCAATTCAGAATATCTGATGAGATAGTATTTGAGGGAGGAAAAATACAAGTAGCTTTCACATTTACTAATAAACAAGGAAGCACTTTATTACTTAAACTTCCTATGGAAACTATAGTAGGACTTAATTCATCTATGAGTCTAGCTAAGTTTAAAGACAAAGTAGACAAATATCTACAAAACAACGTAGATACTTCTGCAAGAGTAGAGTATATAAACTTTGGAAAACTTCTTAGAACTGAAGCAGTAAGTGGACTTACTCCAGCTGATGTTGAAAAAGCTAAGAATAACCAAAGACTTATAACAGAACTTTCTGGAAATGCAGGAGCTACAAATGGACTTAACGTAACTTCTGTACCACTTGTATTACTTGACTCTGCATTTAGTCAAGATAGACAAGTATTCCATAACTCTACTTTAAATGAATTGCTTAAACCAATTCCATCTAGAGAAGGAGTAAAAAGAGAACTTGTTGCAAGAAGACTTGGAAGCTTGCTTACAGATGATATTATGAGTTTTGCTATAAATGATACTGCTATAGCAATCTTAACAGATATCGTTAAACTTGTAATGACTGTAGAACTTGGTGGAATTAAAGATTTTAGAATGTCTGTTGTAACTACAGATAATTACCTAGCTTATAATTTCACTATCTAGTATTATATACCCCATTGATAAGAAAGTTCTTATTGATGGGGTTTTCTTTTTTAAACTAAAAAGGAGGAATGTATTATGAGTGAAACACTTATGATAAAGGTAGAAGATATGTGCATCGCAGTAGATAATCAGCTACCAAACTTAGAGAATAATGCTAGAACAGTAATACTTGGAATACATGACTATATAACTAGTCAAGACATAACTATAATATATCCAAATACATTCGTACAGACATATGCTGACTATCATTCATTTTTCAATAGACTCGTCTCTGCATTTGATAAAGTAGAAATACTTCCAAAGCAACGTGAGTTTATAATAGACTACTTTAGAAAGATATTATTTGATATAGATTTGAGCGTGATAAGATGACAGAAGAGCTTAAGAAAGATATAGTAGAAAGAAAAATTACTTCTGGTGATAATTATATAAAGGCACTTCGTAAAGTAGTGTATAATATGTTTGATCTAGATCCAGTTGCTATAGAATGTAAAAAGATATATATAGACGTTAATAGCTGTCTATCTATAATGTTTAGAGGAGACCAGTATAATACAGAAGAATGTACTAATGAGCTTCAGAAGATACTTGAGAAGTTTATGAATGAGATGATACTTAATAAGATACAACTGGTATTCTTATTTACGCTAGAACCTTCTCAAGCACATATAGACGTCTTTCCAGATTGGTGTAAGGAAAGATATTCTAGAGTAAATATAATGAAATCAGACTTTTTAAAGAAGTTCCTAGTAGCTATTAAGTCTTATAGTGAAAAGAATAACAGTATAAAGCTTATAAATACACATAAAGTACATCCTGCACTAGTAGTATATCAGAACGAGGTAAAGAATAAGAAGCGTTTTCTAGTATTATCTAAAGATCTTGTATTTCAATGTTTAAATCTTAAGAACTGCAGCGTTTGGAATGGAAGTAACTTTGTAGATATGGATAATCCCAATAGAGATCTCCCAGACTCTATAGAACTTGCAGAACCAGATATACTTCTACCATATGCACTAGCTCTTATGGGAAGTACGAGAGAAGAATTTAAGGGAGCTCCTCTTTATGGTCCGTATAAATCTTCTAAATATATTAATAAATACAAGATAGAAATAAAGCTAGGAGTAGACCATCCTCTCAAGGAACATCTCGACAAGTATTCTGTGCTGTTTGACATCCATAAACTATTGGAAGTTAATAAGCAAGATATACCAATAGTGTAAAGGAGGAATAATATATGCAAGGATTTTCAGGAAAGAAAGTTTGGAAATTTAAGCAAAATAGTAATAAATCTATCGACAGCTCTTGGATAGAAGATAAGAAGAATGGAACTTTTATCTATAGAGATATAGATGGAAAACCTTTATATGAAGCAACTTATGATAATAATGTACTTTATGGAGAAGTCAAAGCCTTTAAAGATACAGGAGACATAAATTCTTCATATAAATCACAATATAATGGGTTGCACTCAGCGACTCATTTTTTTAACCAAAAAAAGATAGCAGACTTTAACCTTACATCTAAAATATACGTAGCAAATAAAGATCAAGAGCTTCCAGCAGTGGGAGAATATATACACATAAAACCTCAGGATGGAGTTCATCCAGCAGAAAAGTTCCCAGGAACAGTATGGGATCTTGTATCTTCAGACTTTATACTTACGTCTGATAAGGCTATGTATAACTTAGCAGAGCTACCTAATCTAAAGTTTACTATAGAAAATAAGAATGAAACAGATATAAATACGTCTCCATTTACTCTAAAGATACAGACTACTAAGCCTATAGAAGCAAAGTATAAAGATCTTTATAGAGCAGTAGTATATGGATATGGAAATTCTGATGATGGTAAGATATATTATAAGCGTCGTATAATACCTCTAGATGATACGGGAACTGCTATTATAAGCGATGTTAGAATATTCTTTCCTACGCTTATAACACCTGGTGTGAGATATAGTATAGCTGGTTGGCTTATTTCTCCTTATAGTAGAAGTGACGAGACTAGAACGCCTGCTAACTTTAATAAGCTTCTTGCACTAGTAAATACAAACAGTGAAATATACTTTGAGAAATTTAACTGGGGGAAAATATCTAATCCATTTATAGAAGAACAGACTATAGTACACGATAAGGCAAATGCTATGTTTGGTAAGAGAGAAATGGTATATTTATGGAAGCGTAAAGAAGATCATATGGGAATAGGTCCATATCTTTATACTAAAGACTTTAAAGAATACGATAAAGAAAAGCTATCTCGTAGTGGAAGTTATGTTGTAAATGTAAACGAATATGACGATCCTTATTGTGCTCTTGATGGAGAAGACGTTATTTATAACCCAGATGCTATTCATCCTATGATAAAGCGTACTTATAAAGCAGGAGTTCTTAATAATAAGATAGAGCTTTATAACGAAGCTGGGGATCTATATAATGAAGTATTACTAGATGAAGATAAGAATATTAAAGCAGGAAGACTGTCAAACTTCACTCCAGATGGTTGGGATATGCCTAACGACAGACTAGTATATAAGCAAAACGTACAGAAGACTTCTCTTATACCTGCGTTTGAGCCTTATGTAGATTTAGAAGAAGGAAACTTTACTACGATAAAGCCTTCTAAATTCGATGCTCCACTTCATGGTAGTGGTACTATAGCAAACGTACAGGGTGTAGAAGACATGTACGATAATCTACACTTGCGTAATATACACGGTATACCAGATAAGAATATTACCGTAAGAATACATTGGGGACACGATTCTACTCCTCAACAAAGAGATTTCTATACTACTACAGTTATAAGTAATAAGGATCCAGAGTATTTTCTACCTTATCGTACTTTTGCTCCTTATCCACTTATAGAAAAGATATATAGAACTCAAATACACGATAATAAAAAGCAAGTAGCAGAATTCAAGACTCTACCAGCAGATCTAGATCTTATACTTATGCTTAAATCTGTAGATGCTGTCGTAGATAGAGAGACTGGACACTTTATAAATAATCTATATCCTGGAAGTAAGTGGAAATATGGTGTAAATACTCCATTTGGAAATCTTATAGAAGGAGAATCCATAGATATATATCCAAGGTTCTATATAGATAAAGTAAATGTACAGAATATACCAGAAAACTTTGTAGAGCCTGAAAAGACAGAAGAAGGACGTGTATTATTTGATATAGGAGTATCGTATAATGCTCTAAACAACACTGCTTCGGACGTTCTTCCAAAATCTCCTGTAAATCTGTCATACGAAGTTCGTGGTATAGATATAGGAAACTTCTCGAATGAATATGTGGATAGAGCTCTTAGAACAGTTCGTATTGGAGCACTACTAGAAAGCTTCCATAGTAAGATGGGAACTGTTTATGCAAATCAATATCACGGTATACGCGGTCTTAATAGAGATCTTAGAGCAAAGATTCTTAATACTAATACTATTACTAAGTATATTCCATATGTATATATGTATATATCTTATAATGCAAATGGACGTAAAGTAGAAATGGAAACGCATAAGATAACAGAAAATCCATTTACAGCTGTACTTACTGAAATGGAGTTTAATAATCTGCTTAATTATAATGGAACTATACACATAATTCCTATGTGGAAAGATCCAGAGGCAGCTGCTACTACTAATCCATATGCTTCTAACGATAGTATTAATATAAGTATAGATTGGGGATATGATGATAATAATAACAGACTTAAAACTATTAAGAATATAAACTTACACGAAATGTGGGAAGATCTCCATAATACTACAGACCTATCTATACGTATACCAGACTATACTAAGATAGGAACTAGAAAGCTTAGAAACTTCTTCTACAGACTTAATACAATACAGCCTACAGATGTTCATCTAAATGCAGATCAACTATTACTAGATGAAATATCTCAGACTCTTATTAATGTAGATAAGAATAACTATACAAGTTCTAATACAAGTAGCGTCTATGATGCTAATAAGCGTCCTGATGACTACGTAGGAAGCGATCGTAGTAGATTCTTTATGAGACGTAACTATATGTTTATTTCTGATAATAATAAATATCTTAATAACTACAGATATAATAATGATATAGTATTTAACATAGATGTAGACGAAATCCTAGAAAGACCAGACAGAACGTTTAATATCTATGCTCTTTCTACTAAGCCTTATATAGCAAACTTCCATTGGAATAAGAAAGTTCTTAATAATGGAAAGTGGGACGTAGTAGATCAAGTGTCTACTGTAAAGGGACTACAGCTTGATGAAAGAGTGACTAATGATCCTACTATTCGTAATATAATGACTGCTATAGCAACTAGACTTAAGACAGAGTCTCATCCAGACTATAAGTACTTTACATCTAGATATGCTTATTATAAGTCTCTTGGAAGCGATATAGCAGCAGCTATCAATAAGACTATTCCTAAATCAGCTATAAATCATGAGACAGCTACAACATCAGATGCCTTTATATTCTCAGATCATATGGATAATTACCAAGTAATGAATGATAAAGAAGTATACGATTCTAGCTCTGCAAAGCAAACTTGGTATAATATTTGTAAATATCTATCTCTTTATAGAAATAAACAGCTTACATACGCTTCTAAAGTAGTATTTAATCCAGATATGCAAGTAGCAAATCTATCTCCAGATTTCTATGATCTGTCTCACAATGTAGATCCTAATATATTATTTACTGGTGTAAATCACGTATTTGATCTGTATTTGAATATTCCTACTCCTGATGATATGAGAAATATTAATCCTTATAGCGATAACGATATGATTTATATTAAATGGAGTAATGCAGATAGTAATGATAATGCTATAGTAAAGATATCTATGCGCAGTCTATGGGATTTTGCATACCAATCTAATCAAATAAGACCTAAGCAAAAGCTTAAAGAAGCCTTCCCAGAAGGTATTACTATAGACATAGCGTCTAGACTTAAAGAATGGGTTCTTAAGAATCCAGATGCTATCAGAAGTCTTATGACTAAGTTTATAGGAAATCCTAATAACTATTTAAAATGGCTTAGAGATAATGCGCCAGACATCTATACATCGTATTTTAATGTATTAGACGAAGATGGTACAACTTATCTTAACAGTATTCCAGCTATAGATAACTCTCTGATAGGAACTAATATATGGAATACTTTTAGATATCTGTCTAATAAGCAGATTAGATTTAAAACGTCTAATAAATATGTAGACTTTGTATATGTAAAAGACAAGGCTTATCCTAATGAAGACAGAGCCTTTCTAAAGCTTCCTATTAGAATGAATCTCGATGATTATATAGAAAACTACCCAGATACTCCTATGACATTAGAAAATAACTTTATAGTTCCATCTATAAAGACTCTGGCAGTAGACATTCCTAATACATCGTGGGTATATACAGAGACAGCTCCTCCTACTGGAAATGGAAGACTTCTTATGAGTAACTTCTATGTTCTGTCTCCGTTCAAAAAAAGTAATCATAGAGATTATAATGAAATAAAAGAACTTAATAAAGACTATGCTCTTAGACACGTTTTTGATGTAAAGCGTAATACATTCAGAGCAGATCATATGTCTTATGTATGGGATCCTTCTCGTAGTTTCCTAGGAGAACTTGCTACATACTACAGAACTCTTGACGTAGGTTCTAAGACATTTGATATAGATAGACTAAAGGCGATAATTAAATATCCAAATCCAGCAATACAGCTAAATGAAACAGACGACACTATGATAGTAAATGTTAAGTATGAAGTTCAAGAGCAAATACATCTTCCAGATATGCGTCCTATGACATATATAATAGAGCCTACAGATTATGATAAGATTATTCCTATGATAGATAGATATAATGACTTGCAAAATAATAGTCTGCTAAGCTTTACAGAACCAGATGGAACTAAGTCTAAGCTTTCAGATATACTCGTAGCTCTTCCAGAAGCAGTTATGTATGAATGGTATATGTGGACAGGTATTCTTTCACAATCTTCAGATCCAAATGGGTATTATGCAAGAAATAATATAGATTGGTTTAATACAGATGCTCTTAAATATGGAAGCAATATAGTAGAATTTATTACAGATAAGCTAGTAACTCTTAGAGCTAAACACGGACTATCTACTACAGATAAGTTTCCTCGTACTATAGAAGACTTTATGAAAGCAAAGTTTAATATCTATATTATAAGTGATCCTATTAAAGATCCTCCTACTCGTAATACATTGGACGAATCTTATGTATTTGCTACTAAGGAGCGTATATTTACTAGATGGATACATATGAAAGATAACTTTACTCATATGAAGGATTATGCAGTATATGTGGCTATGAAAGTAAGCGGAGCTGATTTCTTAAATATGAATAACACACTTAAGATACCATCAGTAAGTATGACAAATAGAAATCCATCAAACGGATATCCAGCACAAGTGCCAATGGTAGATTTATTTAAGGATGTAGACGGAGTAATGAGAGTAGGAACAAGAAGTAACCCAGTAATGATAATAGAGTTAGTGGTTGAGTAGAGACAAAAAAAAAGAAGAGATCCGAAGATCTCAACTTTTTTATTAAGACCAGATGCTAACTTCCACATCTGGTCTTTTATTATTTTTATAAGTAATTCTAATGCGAGTAGGTCTTACATCCTCGCTTTCAACGCATGCACATTCCTTTGAAACACGTGTTAGAGCTCTTTCAAGCTCATACTTTTCTAAGCTTGCAGGAAAGTCACCACAAGCTAAACTATTTATAACATCAGAGAAGTGAACTCTTCCACTTTCTGATTTTAGATCTGAGCTCCAATCTATGTAGCTCATTTCATATGCAGGATAAGATCCCACATTAAATCCGTGATCTTGCCAACTTATATCAAAGCTGGCAACATCAGCTAAGAAACCGAAGCTTCCTAATTTTAATTCTAATTTATCTACTAATTTTTTCATGTTTGTCATACTAATCACCTCCCAGTGAATATCACCATTCTCCCATCTTTTAATGTATGACATGATGGGTGGCCAAATTTTATATTTTATTTTCTATATATCATAGATATATAGTCAATTTTAGCTTATTTTTTCCACCGTATTTGCTGTATTTTAGACAATCGCCTGTTAATCAACAATAATAAAAACAAAGGAGTGAATAATAATATGATAGGAAATATAATAGGACCTATATTTAACCTTTATTGGGATATTAGAGATACGATCGAAAACAAAAAGACTGGAACTATCGGATCAAACATCATAACTCTTCCATGTCTTGTATCAGAAGATCTTCCTCTTGATACACGTAACTCATATTGTAAATCCCTAGAAGTAGTATACGCTGCTGTTATAAAGTCTATTCTATCTATAAGAGAGCGTTCTAGATTTGATAGCTCTGCTAGAGATATCTATAGAAGTCTTCCTATGCTTACACCTTATGATAAAGTGAAGTATAAGAAAGATATGCAAACTCTAATAGAAGTATCAGACTGGTTCTTTAATAGAGAATATACTGGCAGACGTGCTATAGATGTATTTACAGAATCTTATATAAGAAATGTAAATAACTACTTCAATAAAGAATACGATCTTGGTATGGAAGCGAATGAAATGGTCTACAGAGAAAGTAGAGCAGGAGTTCCTACATACGTAGAGATAATAGTCGTAGTAGACGCTCTATCTGGTAAACCAATAGAGAAAAAGATTACAGTAGGAGTAGAAGTTAGACCAAAAGTCGTTTCTAACGTAGAGCTTGTATCTATGTTTGTAAAGAGACTTCTACCTAAAACAGATGCTAAAGACGTCGGATTCTTTACTAGAATGAAAAATATCTTTAGATTTAATAGCAAAAGACCAGAAGTATCTAAGGATGCGCCTAAGTCGCTATACGATATGATGAACCAAATTGAAGGTATTAATAAACCTTTCGTTTGTGTACTTCTTTCTGGTACTGCAAGAGATATGCTTTTTGACGCAGGAATTACAATAACAAATTCTGCTACAGTTCAAAAGATATATGATCAACTTCCTATAATGTCTATAGGAATATACGATACAAATACAGACACAATACAGGCAGCTCTTACTAGAGATTCTTACTTTGTAACTAGAACAGCTGGAGAGTTTAATAGTGAAATATCTAACTACGAAAAACAACTTTCAGAAATGGTTAGAGTTAATAAGGTTTATGGATAGGAGGAGTCAAATATGAGAGGTAAATATGCACCAAAGATGTGGGAAATGCTTACTAAATATGGCGTAGAGTCAAATTGGGTAAAGCCTCACAGTAAAAACTATATCGGTATGGAAGCTCTAGAAAACGAGCTTGAAGCAGCCGAAGAAGAAGCAGATAACAGTCAAAATGAAACAGAGCAATATGCAGAAGAATTTGAAGGGATGGGTTCAGCAGGCGTTGACAATGATCTTCCAGACGCTGATACAGAATTAGATAATGCAGATTCAGAAGAATCTGTACCAGAAGACAGTCCAAACTTGCCTGATGAAACAGGTGAGCAGAATGAAGATTACGGATTTGGATACGAACCAGCTACATCAGAAGACGATATGGCTTGGGATGATAGTGTTAATAGTATTGATGACACAGTTAGTGAAGCAGATGCTATTAATATGGTTAAAATTATCACTACACATACTAACCAATATGTGTCGAACATTGAATTAATAGAAAAAGATAACCAAGGACTTATAGAAAGAACTGGAGATATTAAGCAAGCTGCTTTCTATAATGAGTTTATACAACCAGCTAATACTATACTTAATGTAGTATTTAAAGATACAGACATTATGCGTAAAGTTAATAACTTCTTACAAGTAATAGAAGACAAGCGTAAAATGAGTGCTATATGCGGTACGGCTGAAAATCCATTCTTATACGAAGGTATACAACTACTTGCGATAGAACTTTATAAGTCTCTAGTGGCTATAGTTCCTTTCTATGTAAAGAATGCTACAAGCTTAGAAGACACTATTTCGTCTATGAAACTTGAAACTGTAAATACACTTATACAAATGGCACAAGATATCTGCGACGTAGATAATCTATTTGGTACAAAGATATTCTATGTAGCTCCAGTTGTATCAGACGTTACAGGTAAATCAGAAGAACTAGCTGGAACTAAGTATGCAAACTTAGAAAGCTGTATGTATAGACCATTTGGAAGCAGAATGATGTATGCTGGAGAAAGCATTATGAACCTAGTAGAAATTAAGAATAATAAAGCTCTTCCAGAATATAGTATCTTATCTAAAATGATGAAAGTTATAAGCGGACTTTGTGTAAATCTTAATATAAAGGAAACTTATAATGAAGTACTTGAAATGGTAAAGAACGTTCTTAATAGTGGAGATAGCGAAGATGCAGAGTCTCTAGTATATGATGCTTGTGAAAATCTAAGAAAGCTTGTATTCATTCCTCAAATAGAAAAGATAGCAGATATGAATAAACAAGAAGAAGCAGACGCAGTAGGAACTGATAATGCAGATGAAATCCCAGATGATATGAGTAATATACAAGTAGATCCTGGAGAAAACGGAGACGTAGCTACATTAGAAAGTTATATGCCAGAAGTTTTTAACAGATATTTTAAATAATAATGATAATTTAAAAGAAGGTTGATTTGAATATGAGAATGAAGACTATAAAGAAACTTATTAGAGTACGTGATATATTGGATAAGAAGATTAATGGTACTCCTTTAACAGATGGAGATATAACATTTACTCTTAAAAATGAAAACATGTTTACAGTGGAAGCTATAAAGTCTAATCCATATGCTACAACATTTGTAGAATTTGCTCAGAGACTTGAAGAGAATGCTCGTAAAAGACAGCTTAAGCAACAAGAAGAAAAGGAAGTTTCTAAAAATGAAGCGAATTCTGAAAAACTTGAGGCTCTTAAACTTAAACTAGAGAACTCAGTTGCTAGATATAAATCTATGATGAGTAAATTCGATAAACTTCCAGATATAGTAATTAAATAGAACAACTTTTAATGTGATAGAGTAAAAGGCATTCTAGAAGCAATCACTAGAAAGCTGTCTATAAGGTGGAGTCCTGACGTCAACTTCATACGTTTCTTATCACCGTACGTCTAAAATTTGTGACTCTTATCAATAAGTGCGACGATATCTTCCGCGTAAGAGAAGAGTGTCTTGATTGCCGAGGTAGATCACAGACTCCTGGCGAGTATAAACTTTTTTATTAAGTCCTGCCTTTTGTTAAACCGAGAATGGTTATTGTTTGGGTAAGGTGCCTGTGTAGACAGGTGATTCGTATAAACGTGGGTAAAGACGTTCCTACATAACGCGCGTATTTTATAATAAATGTGATGCCCAGCGGTGTTAAGTTGGGTATTGCATTTATTTACGTCTAATACAAAAAAAATATACAATATATAAATGTAATGTAATAACTAAATATATGGACGAATATTATGATTTTAAATGTATTTCTGTTTAGTAGTCTTCATTATAATTTCGAATTCTCTTTTATAATGACTTCTAAACTCATTGATATATTTAATATTGATGAATTTATCGTTATTAGTGTCCGCGAAATTACTAATAAAATCGTCTAGTATATCTTTATCAATGATAGATACGAGTTTAGAATAGTTTACAGATAATCCGATACGTAAAGTATCTGCATCTATATAATAAATCATAGTATATCAATCCTCCTTTTATTTATAATAAGTGTGAGTGTTAAACCAGTATTTAAATAAAGGAAAGAATAATAGTTATCACATTACATCATAATAATATATAGTTATCCCATTATTAACTTAGTGGGATATTTCATTTTTTTACGCCGTTTACAGAGAATTCGAAACAATGGCCTGTTTTAAAACAAATATGAAAGGAGATGTTATACTTATGTATTTAGGAAAAAATCTAGAGGCTTATAGTCAACTTATTAAAGATAATGTTTTCTATTATGCCTACGAAAACCATCTTCCTAGACCTGTTCTAAATGAAGCTATACCTCAGTGGGTTGGAGAAGTATTCAACACAGCCGATATTGATACAGAGCTACATTTAGATCTTATAGAAGACTTAAAGACTCTTGATATATACGATAAGATAAAGCGTGATACCGATAGATTCGTTATATTACCAGATGTCTTTAGCTCTTATCCTATACCTCACAAGAAGTATACAGACGATATACCTGTCGCTCGTAATCAATATGACATAGACAGAAAGAATATCGTAATTATAAATGGAAAGCTATTTGAGCTTCATAGAGAACTAGCAGAATTCGAGTATTATTATAATCATAATGGAAAGTTCTATTATTTCTATAAGAATAATCCTGATATGCAAAAGCTATTTGATCCTGCTAATATAGGAAAGAATACTATAAAGAGTATTACTATAAAGACTACTGGAGCTTTGACAGATAGAGTAAACTATAGAACTTGGAGTATGAGCTCAGATCCAGAGAAAGGGTTTGCACTATATCTGGATAAAGATAATAAATGGATTAACGATAAAAACGCACTAGCAAATAGAAAAGAAGCTGCTTGTATCTATATAAATCTGCCATATATAAGTCTAGATTATGATACTATAAATTCTAATCCTGAAGCAGATATACCAGGACTTATTAATATATCTCCTGATATGGGACTTAGACCTAAGTGGTTTAATTATGACTTTGATAGATTCTTTATACAAAATCCAGATACTATATTCTCTACTTCTGCTCTTGTATTGCTTAAAGATGGAAGTTATCATGTAGAGAATCTATATCTGAATAATAAGGGTAAATATGTAGATCGTATAGACAAGCATACAGTAAAGTTTGCTAAAGATCCGAATATAAAAGAGATTATAATGTTTGCTATGCCTTATAAAAAGCGTAGTTTCATTTCTCCAGATACTGCTTACTATAAAGCTATAAGAAAGAATCCACTTGTATCTGAATTTATATCGAAGTATAAGTGTGATACTACAAAGCTATACGAGCTATTGAAGCGTAAAATGTGTACTGATGTAGAAGATCTTATAGAATACGGATATAAATATGATCTAGATGTACTTAAGGTAATACAAAATACCTTCCCTCGTGTAGTAGAAATATCTAAATATGACGTGCAAATACACCAATATTATGGACATTCTACCAGAGAAAACGCCAGCTTTGTATACGAATATAATAGAGTATGGTATCGTAATATAGAAGAACAAGCTAAGAATACTATATTCAGTAACCCTACTTTATGGGATGAATTCTATAAAAGACTACAGCTTTACAGTATGAATGAAGTTATATATCAAATACAGAATATATTTGACTATGCAAAGCTTCTTATAAGAAAGAAAGATAAGCTTAATTTCATTCATAGCTTGACTAACTTCAGACATCTTTTAGAGAATCTAGTGAGTCTTATGAAGAGCTATACTGATAGAATAAATATCTTTAGAGACTTCCCAGAGTATCCGACTGTACTGGATTTCTTTATAAATCTTAATAAAAAGCCAGATGAATACTACTATGTAATGACAAAGACTAGGAGAAAGACTACAGAAGTGGCCGCTGATCATATATTCCATATGCCTAAAATACTAATAAATGTATGGAATCCACTACAAAAATATCCTGCTCTTTTTATTAATAATATACTTTATCCAATAGATTACAAGATAATTAAAGATCATGATATGGATATACTTGTAATAGATCCTAAGAATTTCTATGAGTTTTATGTAGATGACGATCTGTCTATATTTACAGATGTAGATAATTCTAATCACAATGGAGCTCAAGTAGAAAACTATATAGAAAGAGAGTCTACTTATCATGGAGTAGGACACGAAGTTCCTAATGAAAAGAATATAGACTTTATCTATAGTGTGTGGCTTAAGAACGTTAATAATGTTAAAGTAGTTCTTGCAGATTTTACTGAAATGGTCGATGGTGATGATAATAAACATATACACGGACGTATAGCTAGAGATCCAATTACTTCTTATGCTGTAGTAGACGAGTTTTCTTCTAGTAAAGTTAATAAGACTCTTTATAAAGGAGAGCCTTTTGTAAATGGATTACTATCTTCTGATACTTATAATAAGAAAGATAGTGAGATTCCATTGAACTTGACTGTTCCTGTAGCTGTTTATAACTACGGTCCTAATAATATGAATGGTGGAAAAATCATACATGATAACGGAGACGTCTTCAGAAATCTTGATACTTGCTTGGCTGTTACTAATGCAGATTATAAATATCCGTCTGGAGAATATAAGAGATTCTTTGGACTTTCTAGAATAAATCTTGGTGATAAATATAATATATTTGCAGACTACAGTCTAGCAACTGGAAGTGGATATACGCTACAACCGCTTCCTAAAGACTTACCACGTGATAATCAGCTGGTGTGTTTTAATCAATTTGGACTTGAAGTGTGTGATGATGTAGATGTTCTTTCTAGAAGTTATGTAGATCTTAATGATATAAGCTACGACTATGATCGTAATCATATGGATACACAAACTGAAAATCAATGCGTTTCTGTATTTGCTCCGTCTTATAAGTCTGTAGAATATGGATATGATCTTAATATAGACGAGAATAGAATAGACGCTGGTAATACTTTCTATAACGACAGAGTTATGGATAGTAATGAAGTAGTAGAGCTATTTGATCCTGTTCCTAATAACGCGACTTCTTGGCGTCCATATGATTTACAAGATGATAACACAGTGTATATTAAGACTCTTGCTATTAGATATGGATTTAACGAAAGAAATGTAGGAGCTCGTGACATTAGTTCTATTACAGAGACATCTAGAGTTGATATGAGTCCATACTTGCGTTCTGACGCGTTTAGAGGCTATAATCCGCTTGATTTGCTTATCAGTGGGCAAATACTCAAGGATATGCTTGAAACGTCTAAAATGACCTTTATAATCGATCATACGACGTCTCAGCTATGGGATCATAAGTCTACACCGCCTACAACGTTAAATGATTGGCGTATAGCTCCCCACAGTGCTGTATTTATTAATAGTAATACAAAGTACACGTATCCTGATAATCCAGAAGATAAAGAAGTCACAGTAACAAACTTTAATAGAATACCAAAGAATACCTTGGTAGTTAAATATAATACAGATATTATGAGGAGGTTAAAATGAGTCTGAAAAATAGAAATAAAACTTATGATTGGGCTAGATTCGGCGGAATTGAAGAAGATGAAAGTCTTGATGTAGTAAAATACGAGATTGAAATTCAGTTTCCTATAAGATCTTTTGACTCTACTAATAAGATATATACGTTTGAGCCTGTTCCTATAGACTTGAATGATCACTTGTTTGTAGTACCTCCTGCATCTGTATACCATATTGATTGGGGAGATGGAAATAACAGAATGCTTAACTTCAGAGAATTTACAAACGACTGGAACCATGCTTATAGTAGAGAAGATTCGAATAATAGCGATGCAGTAAGATTTACAGTTGTAATAAAAGGACATGATTTGATACAGAATAAGAATATAGAGGGAAGTGACTTTATAAATCAATTTAAAGTTATATTTCCTTCTACATTCTATAACAGCGAATGTCTGATTATAATAAGGAGTGTAGAATAATGAGTAAAATAGGAAAACGTATAAAGAGCGTTATACTTAAAGGAAAAACATTTTGGAATTGGAAGAAAGAAGACGATATAAATGTTAATATTCCAGTACCAAAAGATTATAGAAATAAAGTATCGTATGAAACAAATGTGGAATTCGTTTTTAATAGAGAAATTATAGCATCTTTTAGTTATAACGATCCGTCTCAAATTCCAGCTATGGATGATCTTATACCAGCTGGATATAAGCTTTTATATGATACAGAGACTAATATACAACCGTATAATAATAACAGATTTGTATTAGTATACGATTATTACGATCTCATAGTACATTACAGAGACGAAAGAGATCCAAATACAGATGTAAAAGTTTTTAAAGGAACTTATCAATACGGAACACTTATAACATCTAATATGATAGATTGGCCTATTGATAAAGGTGGTAAAGATGATTGGTTAGAATTTCCAATAGGAGAACTAACATCTGCAAGAGTTACAGATAAATATGTGTATGTTTCGGAAGGCTCTAGTTCTAAGCCTGTAAAAAACAAAACACAAAAGTACAGAATTCATTTCTTTGACGAAACTGGATCTGAAATGAAGCATTATTATACAGATCAGATTATTAAAGAAGGAACTCCTCCTTCTCCATATCCACCAAAAGGATATATAGTAGATCCTGATAGACCTTGGACACGTAATCCCGATAATAATAGGGAAATCTATGTGTATCTTAAGAAGAAGATTTGTAGAGTTATAGTAAAGGCTACTGTAAGTAATCCGTCTAATATTAAGAATAAATATTGGAATGCTATACTTGGGGATAATATATTACTAGATACTAATAAATACGTAGGAGAAAAGATAAATCCGGCTACTTTATTTGAAGGATTTAAGAATACGCATAGTGCTAAGCTTAAAAGCGTACAGATAGAAGACAGTGCTTATAATAGTATGGCTGAGCTTGAAATAGAAGATAGTATTACGATTACTTTTAATTTTAAAGTTATAAAACAAGATTCTTACATAAGTACTCTAAAATTATCAGCTGCTAGAGAATCATTCAAAAAGATTAATCCTTATTTTGACTACTGTCTAGCTACTGTATTATTACCAAAAGATCAGCTTACTCCAGATAATGCATCAGGAGATACTCTAGAACGTACTCAAACTAATATAACTTTGAGACCTGGAGCTGGACTAGAAACTACTTGGGACGGACATATTGTATCGCTACCAATAGTGTATGATAAACAGGCTTATGCTACTGTACCTAACTTGATAGTTCCTAAAATAGAAATATGGAAAATTAAAGAAGGTGTTAAATCATTAAAAGAAACATTATTAAACTTTAATGTAAAGACGCTATTAGGGTCTAATGCTATAGGAGCAGAGAAAATTGGAACGGGAACTACTAATTTCGTTAATAAAAAGATAGCATCTAATATAGCTAAGTATCTTGTAGATGACATGAATAACACTGTATGGAGCGATCAATTCTCGTATGTGTATGCAAATAGCCCTGAAGTAGTAAATAGTGGAGTAGATATAGAAATAGTTATCGAATGGCCTGACGAAGTTCATAGTTATACTCATAATGAAAATACGGTTGTAGATGTGAAGCTAATTCCTACAGCATTATTACCGATATTAGACGAGAGAACTGTTTATACTGACGATGAGATAAAAGAAAACTTAACTATACAAGGTACAGACTCTACTGATGAAAATGTAATACAATCAAATCTTAGTTATGGAGTTTATACATATATAGATCCGTTTGCAAGAAAAATAGCTACAAAAAATTTATGTGCAAAAATAAAACGTGGATTAACTAGTGATGAATATAAGAAATGCTATCCAGCAACTATAGAAGCTATTAGAGTATTAGGTAATAACGTTATAAGTGAAACACTAGGATTCTTATACAGACCATATGCTATATATCAAATACTGAGTCATCCAATACCAATGATATCAGAAGTAAATATAGGTGGATTTAGTGGAAGTAATCCATTTTTATCATCTACTGTAGACTATATGCATAATATGAAACATAGATCGGATGATACGTTAACACAAATTAATAAAAATAAGCTAGAAAACATTACTCCTGAATTAATCAGTATGGCTTATAAAAAGACTGTTAATCCGGAACTATGTGCAGATAACCTAATGGTTCCTATTTTCTGGCAGCATGAGCGGCTTAATTCTGATCTAGCAGCAATTGTTGGATATAATGAAGAAAGAGTATTTCTATTTCCATCTGTAATGGTTAAAATGTTTCCTGAGGAAGATACTGATTACTATGACTCTGGAAATGAGTTTTTAATGTGCTTCGGAGCTTGTAGTATCGAAGATTGGTTTAAAGTTTTAACTATATCTGGAAATAGCAAAAAAGTCTTAATGGTTAGCTGTGTACAAGATTTGATTACATACCAATCTGGAGGAACTGCAGGTTATTATATTACTAAAGAAAAGGATGCACGCTTTAATGAAGATGAGGTGCTTAAGTATATAAATACTAGTCTTTATCTAAGAGAGGAAAATCAACCTTATGCAAAAATAGAGTATAACGGTACTGATTATATAGGAATACGTGTGTTACTAGCAGCTCCATATAAAGAAGATAATAACGTATTGAGTACCGATATTACATTCGGACTGTTGGAATTAAATAGATATATGAAAAAGTATGAAGATAAAGATACTATACGAAATATATATTGGAGAAATCATGGCGTATACAACCCAGAAGATGTAGTGGAAGTTAATTCTCCATATAGAGGTTATCTAAAAGGTATTCCTATATTTAAAAACTATATTAGAGATGAATTTGCTGGTATAAATGGACTTACTGATGCTACAGACTTCTTTATCGTCAGTGGATGTAAATATTATCTTCTATCAACTGCAGTGGAAGACCGTAATGCTCCTAATAGAGATTTTAGAAAAGACGATGTAGTATCCGATTTTTCTAACCTAGAAGGAATTAAAGAGATGATAGCTCGTGGCGAAATTGATATGAACTTCACAGGAGAATCACTGGTATTTAGCGATGAGTCGGTTATAGATTGTATAATAACAAATGACAATATGCCATTCATAGGAAAGCTGAAAGATATTAAATGGCATTTACTGAAACACGGAGATAATATAGTACTAGATTTTGATAGGAAATATGGATTAGCTGTAGGAACTGAATATAGTAGAACTTGGATTATACCTGATCTAGATAAGAGATTTAATTATAGATATGATTATGATACTTATATGAAGATGTATATAAACGATAGCTCTACGTGGGCTGTTCCATTTTTCTCAGTTTTTAGCTATGGTATGAATGGTAGTGATATGTACTATCTAGAATATGGTAATAATAAAACTAAGTTAAATGTGTATAAAGGCTTTGATACTTCTGCGCAGACGCGTAAAACAGTAGGGTATGGTAGTCCTACAGATAGAACTAAGGCTGAATCTATATGGTATAGTTTACTTATGTTTGATATTATGAATAATCCATCTTATGATGATCCATATGCTAGCAAAGTAAATATTATAAATAAAGATAAAATAGTAAAGTATAAGTACAAACGTTACCCTAATAATAACGACATAGACAAGTATGTAAATATTCATCTTTATAATCAAACTACTGTCGACGGTGTCATAAATCTTACTACAAACAGATTTGATTATAGATTTGATCCTACATATATTAACGCTAGAATATATGGATACAGTCTGTATGAAGTAGCTATGAAGCTGACTAATATGTATGATTTCTACGATAATAGAAGAGTATTAGTACAAGATACTAATAGGATAAATAATAGATTCTTATTTAGTCTAAGATCTAGTAAAACTAATACATGGTATACAATAAACGATACTAACGAAAATAACGCAATTGATCTAATAAAAAATAATGTACTTGATTCAGGTAAGAATTATAGAATAATACATCCTAATATAGTAACAGAATTCTCTATGGAAGAACGGGTTGAAACGCATGGTGCGTATAATCCAGTACTGAATAAAAACGATACTATAAATGGTATAGGTAGAGATACTCCAAACGTACCAGTAGGATCATTTGGTCATGGATTATGGAATCAATATACAGATGAACAGATACCGTGGAAGCGTGCTTATAATCCTTATACATATATGAGATATAATGACGGAACTTCTACTGGAGTTACTTATGAAGATATATTTAGAAAAGCTTGGGATCCGTATACTGGTTATAGAGCGTTTGGAATTATAAAGAAATATGATCCGTATAACAGACGTATGATAAATAACTTTGGATTTTCTTATGATGATCCTCGTTTCTTACAGGCATTCTGGTTTCATCGTACAGCTAAAGCTTACGAAGTTGGAGGATTTAGCCAAAGCCATCCTTACCATAAAGAACTACCTAATCCTACTCCAAACAATTTATGGGAAGGCTACACTCCTACAAATTACTTCACAGTTCAAGATGCTGTATATATACCTGAAAATAGAACTACTAATTTGCCTAGAAGTAATAATAAATATTATAGTATAGAAGTTAAAGGAACGTATATATTTCATCCAATGAATTTAAGGCATTTGGTACACCCTCTACAACGTAGTGCTTTTCTGACTGTTCATTTAATATGGAGTGGATTAGACGCGCCTAATCAAAATACATATGGAATTCCGTTTTCTGTTATATACGCAGGTTATATTAACTTTAATACTTTTGAAATAGATAAACGTAAACACGATAAAGAGTCGCTGAGATTATATATAGCCGAATGTATGCTTAGAGAAAATAGTGGTTACAGAACATTCTTTAATGATTTAAGATACAAATGGATAACTTCTACTACAAAATGGTATGATTATAGATTAAATAATATTCTAGATTCTCTAGTAATAGAATATGAAGAACATTTCGACGACTCGAATCCTTACTACGAATTCAGGATAAGATCATACATCAAGGTAGAAATATTTAATTCTGGACCGCTAGACTTCAGCAACGATCATCATCAAAATGTTCGTAATTATAAGTCTATACCGGCAGATGGAACAAAAGCCACCGCTATATCAGCATATATGGGTGCTGTAGCTAGACGTAGTAATGCATCTCCTTGGTGCTCTTGGAATGAATACTTAGAAGCATCTAAAAGGCTGTCGTCAATACACGTAGTTAAATCAGAAGCAAATCTAGACACAGATACACCTGTTATATATAGTAATAAATATAGTGTGTTTAGCGTTGAAGAAAATGGATGGAGTTCTTTTGATGGGCAATGGCTGCCTAAATGGCCTGTAGTTATACCAGACGCGATATTACTTAAATCAGGACAATATAGTTTTACTGTAGATAAGAGTAACAGTAAATTCAATAATGTTAAACCAGGAACACTATTCACATTCTTTTCTACAATGGTACATCCGTATTATTGTGGATGGAGAGATAGTAGAATAAGAGCAGTTGAAAATGTTAAGTTTTATGGATCTGTAGACTTTACGATGGAAAATCCGAGCAGACCTATTACTGATGAAAAAGATCCAAATGTTTCTTTTTCTGGATTGTATAGAAATGCTATTGAACGTTCGTCTTATAAACAGACTATGTATTCAGGACTCCTTAGATGGGCTAGTGGTATTATAGGATGGGGTAACGCAACCATATTCAATAATACAAATAAGGCTAATATACTACGTAACTCTACTAGACAAGCTATATACTTTAAATCAACGCAAAATTCTGCTGAAAGATCATTCAAAGCAACTTTTAAGTATACCATTGATCAAGCTGGATTAGATAATGATAATACTAAGTCTATGGTTATGAATATTAGAAATGTAGATTGGAATAATCCAAATGGAGTATATGTTGATGTTAATCCTGCTGCTATGGCTATGGTTACTCCTACTAATAGAACTGAGTATGAACCGCAAGCATGGTATTGGAATTTTGCTAGATTTGACATTAGAGATTATGGAGCGGATTACTTTAATAACGCGTATAAATGGAGTTTTGTAGATAATGGACAAGATGATTTCGATCTAGCATTTGGAATAAATGAAGATTACGAACCTGGAAGATTTACAGTAGGTATGACTTTTGAAGATCGTCTAAGATAACCTTCAGACAATTCACCTGTCTAAAATCAATTATAAAGGAGTGAAAAATTATGTCGCAAGCTAAAAGACAAAAAATAAAATATGGCGACCCTACAGATTACAACAAAGCAGTTGAATCTGGTGCCATTATCCCTAGAACGCCGTCTAAAACTTCAGACGAGCTTAAAGCGGATATTAAAAAAGGGTATCTTGTTCCTAGACCAGGACAAGCGGACACACACTTATCACACTTAAACTTCAGTCATGAAGCTATCCTTAATGCAGCAGCACTTGATAGTCAAGAAAAAATCGCAAGAAGATATTATGAAGCAAATATCGATATGATCAATGCTACAAGAAAATCAGCTGGACTTGCAGAACTTACTGTAGATCAAGCTGTAGCAGCAGCAAAAGCAGTATATGATGTACTAAACGGCAAAGGAAAGGAAAGTGACGAATTGAAGAGAGATATCGAAGCAGGAGTGATAATTTACAGAAGACTTAATAAAGATTTAGAAGAAGAAGTTCTTGCTAAAGATGTAATAGGACCTGGTGGGAGTTTATCTATAACTACAACAGTTACTAGTACTACTACAATAGGAACTTCTCCAGCAGCTGTACCAGGAAGCGAAGCTCATGGTCGAGTAAGAAGATCTACTACTGAAGAAGCACCAGCTCCAGAAACTAGTGGATCAACAGAAACAACACAAAACGGTGGTACACCAAATAAAAAGAACAAAGGAGATCAGTCTAGTGAAACAGTAGCAACTGAATTACCTCACGTTGCACCTGACCACGGTACGACTGAAACAGGTAGTGCTGGTGAAGGAGCCAGGTCCAGCAGTGGCAGAGGAACAGGGGGATCATCTGTAGAAGAGAGCAATAGTGGAGTTACACCGACTCCACATCCAGTTCAACCTCCTGTAATAACTCCAGAAGCACCAGTTGTGACACCTGAGGCTCCAAAACATAAGCCTGAAGAAAGTGTTCAACCACAACCTGAAACACCAGTTACCCCTACAGTGCCAGAAACATCTACTAATCCAGAGGCTCCAGTAGAAAATAATCCTACTCCAGAACCTCCTGTTCATGTTGAAACTGAAGAAGAGAAATTAGCTAAATATACAGAGGATGATTTCTCTGGGTCAACTGCTTCATGGTATAACTTCGAGCATCCAGAAATATTCTATAATGCATTACCAGCTGACTCTACTATGCATTTAGAACGTGGTAAAACATATAGATTAGTAATGTTGAATACTACTACTAACAAAGCAGAATACGTAGAAGTAAAACATCCTAAAGATATATTTACTAAACACATACATGCAAATAATACGGATTATGGATTAAGACCTAGTGATGCACCAGTAGAAGGTGAACCATATAAAGATATAGTAGTATATGATTGGGGTAATCTAAATGAGTTAGCAGATGACGTAGAACTTCAAGAATGTAGTGGAATGTATTATACTACTAATGAATCATTAGTTCCTGTATTTGATTATACTAAAGGACTTAAGTGGTATGATTTCGACGATGTTTCTAAAGTATACGAAATAGACGATTCTAATGAGCATTCTGCATTAACTTCTGAGTTTAATCTAGATGTTAGATTAGCAGGTGAAACAGAAGTGAGAGTGCTTAATATGCCTGTATTTAACGACGTATTTACTACAGAAGTAGAGTATGATGGTAAAACTTATTTAATAAGACCACAAGATAACTATACTGACGAAGCACATGTTAGAGATATAGTAATGGTAGAAAAGAGTAAACTACCTAATGCTGCACACGTTACTATAAAGACATTTAACGATGCTCATCTAGTAGTAAGCAATAGAGTACTTCATGTGGAAACAGATGAAGAAAAGCTTTCTAAATATCATGAAGAAGACTTCAGTTCTAGTCATATGTGGTACAACCTAGATAATGTTCATGTTATGTACACATTACATAATAATGACTTATCTAAAGTTATTGAACGTGGAAAGACATATAAATTAGCTATGTGGAATACAGAGTCTAATAAAGCAGAATTTGTAGAATTTAAACATATAGCTGATGTGTTTACTAAAGTAGTACACGCTAATGAAATAGATTACTGTGTAAGACCACAAGACGTATATGTAGAAGGAGATGAAGGAAAGGATATCGTATTATATGAAAAATCTTCGTATGATACAATGTCAGACCAAACTCTAGAAACTATGGTAGGAATAGTATATCAAAGTCATACTGCTAATTTAGCTCCTACTGTATACGAATATAATAGTCAATTTAAATGGTATGATTTAAACGACACATCACACGTTTATCTAGTACCAGATACTTATGCATACAATAACTTACTAGAAAACTTAGAAATCACTGTTAAAGATACAGCAACAGATTCTGAAACTAAGATGACTATACCTAATCCATCTACTATATTTACTAAAGATGTAGAATATAATGGTAAAACTTATGTGATGAGACCTGAAGATGAATATACTGAAGGTGGAGTTGAAAAGAATATAGTTATAGTAGATAAGTCTATGACGACAGGATTTGCTGTATATATGCAATCTGTATTAGGTGGTATAAAGATAGTTTCTAATAAAGCTTTAGTTCATACTGCTTCAACAGCTGAAGATCCAGCTAATCCAGTAGTAAATGGAAAGAAATTTAGTGAGTATACAGAAGCTGAATTTGACTCTGCTACTACTTACTTTGATTTAGAAGCACCAGCTGATGTAAATGGAACATTATATACATTAAGAGCAGATGCTGATAAACCATTTGATTTGAATACAGCATATGATTTAGTAATGATGGAAGCAACTAGTAAGAAAGTTAAACTTGTGCATATAGATCCAATTCTAACTACATTTACGCATGAAGTGAAAACTGAATCTGAACTTGACATTATGTTAAGACCTCAAGATGCTTATGTAAATGGAGTTACTAGAGATGTAGTTTATATAGATAAGGCTGCCAAAGATGAAGCACGTACTGTAGCTACATTTATGCACTATGTAAGTACAGATAGTATGACTAACTTAAAGCCATATGAAGCACCATCTACAACAGAAACAAATCCAGCTCCAGAAGCAGGAGGTTCTGAAAATAGTAACGACCCAGTAATTCAAGGAAAGAAACTTAGTGAATATACTTCAGATGAATTCTATAAAAGTTCTAGTATAAGAATTCCTGAAGAACCGGATGATGATTTCTTAATAAGAAATGCAGATTTCAATCTTGAAATATCTACAAATGGAATCATAGAAATAGCAGTGCAAGGTAGAACTATGTATGGAATTAAAGCAACTACTGTAGCAGATCCTAAGACTGTGTTTACTAAGAAAGTGCTTTACGGAAGTGAAGAATATTACATTAGACCTGAAGATGCGTACGATGGACATAATAGTAAGAGTATCGTAATAGTTCCTAAGGAATTCCTAGATATCTGTCCTACTACACTAAAGAATTATATGGATCATTCAAATACTGTATACTCTGTATCTAATACTGACGTAACAGACCCAGATGCTCCTGCACCTAAAACATCAACAGCTCCAACACCTGGAAGTAGTGAAACTGCGCCTCCTACTTCAGACGCACCTAAGACTAATGAAATAGATTATTCTGGTCCTAACTTATTTAAACAAGTTAACGGAGATTACGTATTCTTAGATGGTTCAGAAATCAATTATGGTGGAGAACACGATAATTTAGGTAATCTAGATAATCCATACGATATGTCAAAAGAGTACAATATAGCAACTCCATACAATAGCATACCTATGGAAAAACTAGTTAATAAAAATATCATAGTATATGGACCATCTGGTGAAAAAGAAATCTTTATGTTCCCAGATTTACAATATATGTTCGATACAGAAGTTAAAGATAACTGGAATACTACATACTTAATTAGATCGCAAGATCTTTACACAAATAGTAGTGAGTCTAAACCTATATTCGCTATAGATAAATCATCATTAGGTGAAAGACCTTTATACAGTTTAACACCTCATGAATTATTATATAATGGACCTTTAGTAAATAGACAAAATGATGAATTTCATCAATAATAAAATGGGAGAGAAGCTTATTTCTCTCCCAAATCATTTAAACAAGGAGGATACGAATAATGAAACTTAGTACAAATAGAATTCTGCTAAGCCAGACAGATCTTTTTACAACTGTAAATAACAATAGTTCTAATAAAATAGATCTTTCTTTTACAGAAAAAAGATATCATCTTAATCCTGAGGATTTTAAGACTGAACTTGAGCTTATACGTAGCAGAAACTATCCGCTTCTTAGACAAGTACTTAATGCAGTAGATACAAAGCAAATAGTATTATGTAATAATAATAACTTGAAGACTTCTGTAGTCTATGTATTTGGTACTGATAAGTCTGATAATATAAGTACTGTATTTATTAATATGGCTAGATATATTACTACGGCACAAGCTGTGGATCCAGCCACTGGAAATATAAAGGTGAATATAAGCACTGCAGGTGGATATGAAGAGCTTTATAACTTACTTCTATCTGCTTATATAGGACTTAAGGCCAAATTAGTATACAATAATAGTAAGGCTGTATCTATACTGCGTAATATTTATGCAGATATCTTTAGTCAACTTATGTCTAAATCTTATGGAAATCCACTAGATGGAGAAACATTTAGATTTATAGTAAGCCACTTCTTCTATAATGGAGATATAAGTGGACAAGACTTAGGAATGCTTCTTAAATATAACCCAGATAGAGTAGCAGCTCTTATGCTTAAATATCCAGGATACTTTGAAAGACGTGATGGAATACAACTATCAGAGCTTATAGATCTTATATGTAAAGAGTTCCCTTCTCTAGCTAGAAATGATCTTAATACACTAGGATTTATAATAAATAGTGCGTCTAAGATAGGAGATAATGCTCTTTATATACTAGATAATAATGCTTATTTCTTAGCTATGTGCGTAGCAAAGTCTCGTAGATCTAAAGTGTTCACTGGATACAGCTTAAAGCCGATTGAATCAGATAGTAGTACATTACTTGCAACTGTATATCAATCAGTAGTATAGAGGTGATATTTATGGAAAACGAAAAGAATATTCCTCCTGTAGGAAGTATAGTATTTATGAAGGATGATGTTAATCCTGCTGAAAACTATCCTGGAACTGTCTGGGAAGTAGTAGAAAACAACATATACTTTATTAGTCAGGAGAAAAACGAAAAGGTTAACGATGGATGGAAATATCCGTTTGAGAAACCTGTTTCATGGGTAAGGGTGAAATAAGATATGAAATATTATTATTTAGCAAAAGACAAGCTTATCAATGAAGAAATACAAGTATTAAAGGTATCTGGCTTTAGTTTATCAGATGAAAATGCAGATGCTCTTTTTGGAATAGGAAGTTGGGTATGCTACTTTGGTCCTAAACTTCCAGCTAGAATGAAATATGATGTTGCGTCAGGTAATATACAAGTACTTACTGATGATGCTCCTAAGCAACACTTGTATGCAGGTATATCATTACTTAAGGGTGTTGTAACAGAAGATAAGTTCGATCCTTCTATGTTTGTAAATACGAATGATTTGAACTTCTTAGTTCCGCTTAAGTTTGGTGGAACTCCTGCATTTACATATCCGCACAAGTCATATTTTATGACATTTAAAGCAGATGGTACTCCTGTATCAGAACTTATGAAAGTTATAAGTGATCAATATATACAACTTACTCCTGCTAATATAGACGCTCTAGTAAAAAGAGCTCTTAGAGTAGAAGGTAATATAAGTGCTGTAGGTACTATAAGCAGTGCATCTGATGTAATAGCAAATGGCAGAAGTTTGATAGGAGCTCACGATAAAGTAAATGCACTAGAGCAATACGTTTATAATATGAAAGACGTAGTACCTCCTGGTGTAATCGCAATGTTCCATACAGGATATATTCCATATGGATGGACTGTATGTGACGGACGTGCTGTTGCAGTAGTACCTCAAACAGCCACATACAGACGTTATATTAGTAGTGTAACTCCAGATATGCGTGGATATTTTGTCCGTGGATGGGATGGAGGTTCTGGTAGAAACTATGGAAGAGGACCTAGCAGTGTACAAACCGATGCTGGACGTAATCTTACAGGAACTATCACTAACATAGCTGTTCATCAGGACGGATATGCTACTACTTGGAATGGTGTATTTGCTGGAAGTTCAAGAGCTTGGATTAACAACGACGGAGGAGAATCAAGAGACGGAGTGCATATAAACTTTAATGCAATATACTCTTGGGGATCTGATCATGTAGCTGATGAATTTAGACCTGTGAATTTTTCTGTAATCTACGCAATTAAAACCCACGAAACAGCCCGGAGTGTAATGGACGCAGAATTCCTACAAGAACTATATGATAATCTAATCGCTTGGAAAGTAAACAAGGCTGGAGATACTGTAAACGGATATGTTACAGTAAATGGAAACGTTACATATAGAGGAAGTCTGACTGCAGGAACTATTTTCTACGTAGGATATAACGACTATGCAGAATGGTTTGAATCTGATATTAAGAGACCAAACCACGTATATGCATTTATGAAAGACGATAAATATAAGCTTGCTCTACAAAGAGATAAGGTTATAGCTGGTGTTTATAGCACGTCTTGTATAGATCCTATTGGAAATCCAAATAACGCAGTTCCTATTGCTCTTATGGGTAGAGTAGAAGTTATAACAGATGGTATAATAAATGTAGGCGATCTTGTGACAGTATCTGATAAAAAGCCAGGACATATAGTCAAGTTTGGAGGAAGTGGGGAAATCATAGGTATGGCTCTTACTGACACAAAGAACGATCTTACTAAAATACTTGTAGTATAACACATAGCAAAGGAGAAGTGAAAACTTATGGCTATAGATGTAGCTGCATTTATGAATCTTCTTAATACAAAATATGATAAGACTGGTGGAGACGTAGGTCCTATGACCATAAATGGAGATCTGAGAGTAAATGGCTCAGTAGTTCCATCTGGTGGTAGGGCTTATGGAGTTACCTTTACGGACTATGCAGAATATTTTGAAAGAGGAGAACATACAGAAGCAGGAGATATAATAATGCTCAATATATATTCTGATAAAGAAGAATATATTAGAGCTAGAAAGAATGGAGGCCCTATAGTAGGAGTTCATAATGACGACTTTGCTATGATAGTAGGATCTAAGGCAGAGTATGCTGATTATGAGAATAGAGCCGAACTTAATTTACAAGATCTTATACCAGTGGCTCTTAAAGGAAGAGTAATGGTAAAGGTAAAAGGTAAAGTAGAAATCGGCGACGTTATTGTAGCTTCTGATGAATATGGAATTGGAGTAGTTGATAATAACGTCGTTGATAGATTTTCTATGGTTGGTAAAGCTATAGAAAGAAGCGATGATGAAGGAATAAAGAAAATAAAGATACTTATTAGGTAGGAGGTGGGTATATGCCAAGTGATAGTGATAGATATAACAGTGGTAGAGGAGAACGCGATGATAATTCGTATTACAGATCAGTCTGGGTTAAAACGCCTACTGGAGATTATGGGGGAGAACCAAATTATTTATCAGCAGATGTATTTAATCTTCTTATAAATGAAATGCAGACTAATAAAGATAATCTTGTAAAACGCTCTACTCATATAATGCATAATCAACACATTAATACTAATGTATCGATACCTGGATATGTAGGAAGTGGTACAAAATACTCTGCTGCTGATTGGAATAATGTGTGCAATCAAGTCGCTGTACTTATAAGTGATACTAAAAGAATTTTAGGAAGCTCTATATATAAACATGGGATGCTTAGTGTAGATGTTATTAATAGATTTAATAGAGAAATGAGTGGTTTAATAAATGTATCTGAATCTGAGGCATACGCTCTTAGGTATGGAAGTGGAGAATTAGTTAGTAGTGCTAAAACGCTCACTCGTCTTATAAATATAGTAAGACGTGCTAGAGTACACTGTACGTGTCATATAGAAAACTATAGACCATGTAATCATTGCGAAGCATATAGATGTAGAAGAGATGGATTTGGTTGTGGAAGCGATAGATAGAAAGAGGAACGTTATGAAAGACTTTTTTAATAACATAGTAGGTATTGAGCTATTTACTACTAGGGCATGTAATATGAGATGTACGTATTGCTATGAGAATAAGCCTAAGTATTCTAAATTTAGTAAAGAAACTGCTGATAATATAGTAGAGCTTATTAAGAATCATCCAAATATAAAGCATTTAGACTTATTTGGAGGAGAGAGTCTTCTTCCTGAAATAAAGGATGATTTACTAGATTTTCTAAAGAAGGTTGCTTCTGTTAGAACAGACTTAGATATGTATATTACTACTAATGCACTGGAGTCTGAGAAAGTTCTAGATGTAATCGACTATATGATGAATACATTTAATAGGATAGATCTACAAATAAGTCTAGACGGATCACAAAAAGCACAAGATATATGTAGAATAGATAACTATAAAAAAGGTACGTTTGATAGAGTATTTCAAAATACTATCTTATTACTAGATAGATATAAAAATGTACCAAACATTCATATCAATATACATCACGTAATATCTCTACAAAATATAGATTACTTAGTAGATACAGTAGCACTTGATAATAAGTTATTAGAGATCTATCCATATTTACTCATATCTTATAACAGTGAACATAGCATCAATACTAAACCTCATGATATAAGAAAGCTTTTAGAAATATTAGACTTTTTAAACGAACTTTATCTAAATGGAGATCTACATCCAAGATTATGGGATAGATTTATACATGCAGACGAATTCTTTTATGAAACACAGCCAAGATGCAATCTGATGGATGCTGGAGCTATAATAGATACAAACGGAGATCTTTGTCCTTGCCATTTCTTTAGTAAGAAAGATAAGCACGATTTCTATAATATAAATACTAAGAAGTTTGATCAAGAGAAGTATGATAAGGCTAAAGTATTTGCTACCGAAGTAGAAGTATCTTCTGAGCTAAATATAGACTGCTCTGATTGCGTTTCTAAAGGATTCTGTCCATATTGTGCAGCAGCGTCATGGCTTGCTACTGATAGTGAATACGCTGGCTTAGTAGGAAGTACTGCTTGTAGCTACGCTCGTACTATAGGAGAATGGACTATTCGTATATATAATGATGGTATTAGAAATGCTGCTGATGAAGAGACTAAGTCTAATATGTTAATAGAGTATAACAGATTGGCTGATATAGTAGAAGCAAATCCTTCTAAGGATAATATCAGAGATCTTTTATTTTATAGAATAAAATGTAAACTTAATGGACTATATGAACCAGAGGAGGTGTAATATTATAATGAATAGAATACCTGTAAATATAATTAAAAAAAATAATGATAAATTTATAAAGAATGCCACTACTCCAATTACAGAATTCCCTCCATTTCTTCCTAGTATGAATATGAAGAAAGAGTTTGTGGACTTTGTTTCTAACGATGGATTACTACAAAAGCAATCTACAGCAGAAGATGGATATAAAAACGCATATGAAACGCTTAAGTCTATATCAAAAGATTTCGGTAATCACGTAGGAGCATTTAGAGTAAATATTAATCTTATAGCTACTATAGTACCTAAAGAAGAAGCCGAGCTTGAGTATAATGATGATTATGTAGAAAAGGAAGAAGTAGTAGAAGCTGAAGAAAAGCCTGATAAACACGAGTGTCCAGAATGCAAGGCAATTATAGATGCTATAAACAGTGGAAAAAAGATGATAGGAAATATCAATCTAGCTAACACTGCTATAGAATCTCCTTACGCTGTAATGGAAACTAAGAGTGCTAAAACAGAAGAGATATCTATTTATATGGATAACTATAGCTTTAAGCTTACTTCTTCTGCTAATCTTACAGATAATAAATATAAAATAAGCATGCTTAAAGTATCTAGTATAGAAGTAGATAGAAACTCTGTAGAAGATACTATAGAAAAGATTAAAGATATGCTTTATCCTAGAACTACTGATAAGTATAAGCACTTCATACTAGATTATAATGCAGATGGATTGCTAAATGATATAGAAGTAGTTTGTTATGGAGCTGTAACTCCAAATGAAATTAAAACTCTTATAGAGACAGAACTTAGAATAGCTCCAGTACATACTTCAGGAGATAATGTATTATGGATTCCTATAAGATATACAAAAGAACCTTTCTTAAACTCTATCAGAGGAAAGAATAGTACTTCTGATATAGCAGAAAACTATATAGATACTGTAGTAGGGAATATACGTATAAAGAAAGACGATAGAGTAAATAATAGAGAATATGTAGAGCATCATAATGAAATCAAATGGCTTGATAATGTAGTCTTTGGTGAAAATGAAGTAACTCTGTATATAAAATAAAAAAAAAATATATACAATATATAAATGTGTGTAATAATTAATATATTAGAAAGCTGGAGACGATAATAAATATCTAAATATTATTATATCTATCTAAGATCATAATAATAGTATCCTCAGAGAATTCTTTTAGAAGCTTTGAAATCATCTTTTTAAATTCTCTAGGATTTAACATATATAATCTTATAAGAATATTACTATAGAATAAATCTTTATTTATCATATATTATCACCTCACTAGTTAAATATTTGCCGCGCATGCAAATCAAAGAATAAGGATAATATATTAATATCACACACTATATAAAATATATAATTATCGTAAATGTAAATACACTCTAGAAATAGGGTGTACTTGCATTTATTTACGTCCTACATGGTCCGGATCCAAACAACAACCTGTGAAATTTGAACAATATGAAAGGAGGATTTTGATCATAAATGTTCGGTAAAAAAACTGAAAATGAAAAGTTTAATGAAAATAGAAATCGTGAAACAGCTAACGGTTATAAAGCTTTGGATAATGAATATAAAAAGATTAATAATATTAGTAAAACAACTATTAATACCGATATAAAGAAACGTGGTGTCAATGCGTCTCAAAGTGCTAAAGATCAAGACGCTGCATATCGTAAGATTAATAGTATGATTAGTAATAGCTACGATGATAGCTCTGACTACGGAAATCCGTATAGCGATAAACCAGCTAATCAAAGAGCATCTAAAAAAGATGTGCTTAGTCTGTCTAGTGCGTCTTATGGAAACTCTCTTCTAGAAAAGCTTGTAGCCAATTCTAATCACGTAGAATATCAGAATGCTGTACTTAAGTTTCAAGAGAAACAAGTAGAGCTTCTTACTACTATAGCTAATAGTGTTGTGGCTATGGGTAAAGTAATAGTTACGTCTGAAGCTGCAAAGGCAGTAGGAGACACTCCTGAATATCAACGTAATGTATCTACTATGGCAAAAGCACTTGGAAGTGGAGACTGGGCTACGGCTGCATCTGAAGGATTCGGTTCTATATGGAAAAAAATAGATAGAAGTGGATATACACAAATAGTTACAGGTGTTTTCGAACTTATGAAAGGTATGGTCGAAGACGGTAAAATCAAAGAAATGTTCAAGGAAAAGATGAAAGACTTTGTTCTTGATGCTTTACCTGGAAGTATGGGGAATGTCTTTAGAGATATAGAAAAAGACTCTGTTGGAGCTATTCAAAAGTATCTTAACCAAGGTAGTGTAAGTAGTGATGCTGCTAAAAGAATATGGGCTAAAGACTTTGCTGCATTTAATCCTATTGCATTTAAAAATCAAAAGGTTAAAGTAGACTACAGCGAAAAGGCTATATTTACAAAGAAAACAGACAAGGCTATTACTGAAATAATACCTGAATATTTAGCTGAAATCTTAGCTACTCTTCGTAATGATGAAGCAAAGCTTTATGATTATAATGAAGGAAAGTATGTAGGACGTACAGAATTAGCATTTAAAGAGCAAAAGAATAACGACTCTAAATCATGGAAAACTGCGTTCCAAAAAGGAAATGATGACTTCAGAGATCTAGCAGGAGACGTAGCAGATGCATATGGAGAACATCACGCTGGATTAAAGCAGGCTTATTCTGTTCTTTTTAATAATAAAAAAGGTGTAGATGGAAAATACCAATTCAAAGATGAAAAGTCTTTTAACTTTGTAATGAAAAGAATCTTTGAAAAATATGGTAAAGACGCTATAGATATACTAACTACTCCTGATATGGATCTTCCTACTGTAATGAAACAGTTATTCGGATCAGATCAGGCTATGATACAAATGTATGCTCCAATAGTAGGATCATTAAATATGATGTACAGACTTGGTGCAGCTGATAAGACTAAGACTGTTGATGTAAGTGACTCTTATTATCAAATATTTGATTGGTATGATGATGCTATTGAAGGTAGAAATGGTATCACATCTAATCATAGTGGAGATGGAAGTCTTGGAGGATATGGAAATAAGGCTTTCGAGAAAGGTATAAGAGATTATGCTGCTAAATCTAATATTTTAGGACAGAACAGTGCTGCCGCTTGGGGAGCTCTTAAGAAGATGTCTATGGGTAATAAAAACCTTATAGATAGTGCTATAAATAGTGATAAGACATATGTAAATACTAATGTAGTATATATAAATGCTAACCAAGTTATCGGAGGCGGTAAGTTTAAGAAAGGCAAAGGTGGCGGAGGATGGAATGGAAACTTTCCTAAATTCGGTCCATCTGGAAATCCTGCTGATGATTTTAAGCGTCTAGTAAAAGAAGCAGAATCTTGGGATGATGCTCAAACTATGAGTAGAGGAGACGCTACTAACTATTACGAAGGGCGTAATGTAGGATCTCATGTTAGTGATGGAAACTTCGGAGATGCATACGATCAAGAAGAATGGAATGCTGCTAACTATAAGAAATACGAGCAAATGATGACTAGCGAGCAACGTAAGGCTATGGGTGATTCTTGGAAAGAAATAGCTCCTGATATGGAACAGGATGAAATAGATAAGATACTAAAAGCTCGTAAAGCAGTAACTGATAATAAAATTAAATGGGACGCTGCTCTTCAAGTCTATGCTACATTTGATCATGCTGGACTTACAGAAGGTTCATTTATAAAGAAATACGGTAAGAAACCATCTGATAAAATGATAGATAGTCCTATGTGGTTCTTAGACTGTATAGATAAAGATGGTAATATCGATGATAAAAAGATGGTTGATAAGGCCAATAGAGAGAAGATATCTCTAGGAGGACTAGATAATCCCGACGCTTATAAAGAAATGCGTAGAGAATTCAATGACCACGTAAATGCAAATGTAAAAGGTTCTGGTCCAGAAGCTGCTCTTAATATGCTTCAAACTATTTATAAGAGTCCTAGATTTGGTAAGTATGCAGGACGTGGAATTGCTACTTTAGGTGGACTTGCTATCGGTGCTGTAATGAAAGATAAAGGTATCATAAAGACTGATAAAGGTATAGCTGCATTTGGACTTGTAATGAATGCTCTTTCAGGTATTCCTGCTGTAAAGAATACTATGGAAATGCTTATGGGGCCTGAAGCAGATATAAAAGATAGTGCTGGATACTCTAATAGGCAAAAAGCAATGGCTAAAGTCATGAGTAAGCTAGTTCCTCTTACTGGATTTGGTATGGGAGCTGGTGGATGGTTTAAGATTATGAGTAAGATGGGTCCTGCTGGAATGGCTTTAGGACTTATAGGAGCTCCTTTTGCTGGATTTGCTGGAATGGCTTTGTCTAAAGGTATGAGTGGAGCTATGGGTCAATGGCTTTTTGGTAAGAAGGACAAAGATGCTGGATGGTTCAGTAAGTTAGGTAAGGCTCTGGGTGGATTTGTACCTGCTAAATTAAAGAGACTTATTACTGGTGGAGGAGCTGAAACAAGTGAAGCTGCATTGTACGCTCAATCTTTAAAAGGTATGCGTAAAAACTTTGAAAATCATATCAATAATAACCCAGGTCTTACTGATAAAATAAGAACTAAAAAAATGGCTGAATATGATGAGATTACTAAGAAGCTAGAAGAATTAGATCCTGATGATAAGAATTATGGTAGTGATTATGAAACTCTTAGAATGAGACTAAATAATCTTATGAAAGAGTACGGTACTGAAGCTATGTCTAAGGGTATCGCAGATGACTTTATGGAAAACGTTAAGGAAAATGACTTCAAGCTTAATAGTAACATAGATCTTAGAAACTCTGAATATGTTCATGCTGATGATGCTGCTCTTCGTGAACAGCTTGCTAAAGAACAAGCTGCTGGTAATCCAGATGTTAAAGATATGACTATAGATGAGTTCAGAAAATATAAGCATGAGAAAGTATCAGAGATTTTACAAAATGCAGGTATAAATGAAAAATATGATAAAACTGCTGAAGATATGAAAGGCTACTTTAATAAGGCTCAGATAACTGTAGGTGAAATAGATGATATAGCAAAAGCTCTAGAAGCTTATAATCAAATACCTATGAGTAAAAAGGAAGAAAAGTCTAAAGCATTACAAAATCTATTAAATATGTATATGTCTCTAGATCCTGAAACTCTTGCTATGATAGGAAATGGACCGTCTGAAGGTGCTCTTGTATTAAAGAAGACTATAGAAGACTATGTATCAAATGTAGCTCTTGGTGGAAGTACAGATAAAAAGGCTATACAAGCGTTTATTAGTAGAGATAAAGAATTATCTAAGTTATATAATGCAGATAAGATAAAACCTAGTGGTGGATATTTTAAGAAGTTATTTGGAGATAAAGATGAATTACAAGGAGCTTCTGTAGCTCTGTCTACTATGGGTCCTATATTAAAGCAATTAAATGATATAATATCTAATCTAGATGCTCTTAAAAATGCTGGATTAAATACTACTACCACATACGATGGAACTGCTAACAATGGTAGAGGTGCAAGTACTACTGTAAAAGTAAGTGATGAAGTATTTGAAAATATTAAGAAGCGTAAGCAAGAAATAGACGATATGCAGAATGACACATATACAGCTGATCCTGCATCTGGAAGTGGGTTTACTACTCCTATAAAAGATAGGCGTATACCTAAAGAACTTCTTAATATACTTGGATTTACTACAAAAAGTAAATGGGGTATGGATGATTTCTCTAAGACTACTATCGGTGGTCGTAGCGGAAGTGCTGTAGGATGTAGTGTTGCTACTATGAATAACATTCTGAAGTTCTTAAATCTGCCTGAGATAAGTACTAACTCTCTGGCTACTATAGCAAATCTACACACAAATAGTACAGGAGTAAAATTCTCATTCTTTAAATATATATGTAATAGAATGGGTCTTGCCTTTGCTGTATATAACTCTAATAAGAATAGATTTAATCATAATTTCTTTAAAGCATGGGAAGGTGCTAAAGACAAGGCTTATGCTGTATTACTTAATAACTATAACGGTAGTGGACACTTTGTGTTCTGTGCTGATTATAAAGACGGTAAGCTTAAAATGATAGATCCGATCGGTAAAGGTCGTGAAGAAAAGATATCTGTAAATGATATTGCTGTACGTGCTTCTATTGTAATAACTATTACTAAGACGTCTAATACAACTGCGGATCGTAATTTTGGAAGTTTTGGAACTGGTTATGGTTCGCCTGGTAGTAATGACTATGATGAAAAAGATATAGATGAAGACGATGGAATTATATCTGGTGCCGGAAGTGGTAAACATCGTATGGCACGTGCACATCAAAGAAAACAAGCAGAACAAGTTAAGGCTAAGACTTCGAGACAACGTAAATACGTAAACGATGGGCATAGCGCTGGTACTGCTGCCGTACTTGCGAAGCTTACTGCTATTCAATCTATAATAGCTGCTGCTGCAATAGTAAATGCAAATAATAAGCAACAGGCTAAAAAGATACAATCTACAGCTAATAAGATAGATCCAGATACAAAGACAGACGCGTCTGCACTTAACAACTTAACAAACAGTCCAGAAGTAGTACAAGGACAAACTGAAGAAAACAAGGCTGAAGAAGCTATGGAAAGAACTGCTGAAGCCACAGAAGCTATGGCTGGAGCTAAACCTGGGGAAAATCCTAAGCATGCCTATAAAAAAATGGCTAAACAAGCCGGTTCTGGAATACTATCTATGGTAGGTGGACTTCCTAAACTACTTGCATCTTTGGCGATAGCTGGTGGTGGAATATATGCTGGATGGAAAGGATTAAAATTAGGTGGAAATCTAATTAAAACTGGATGGAATAGATTCAAACACTTTACAGTAGATAATATGATGGAAGAGAGTAGAGATCAACAGATAGATCCAACTACAGGAGAAGTAATAGATAACGGACATTTTAAAGACGTTTCATCTGCTATACAAGGTGGAAGAGATATGATGAGATATGGCCGTGCAGGAGCCTTTCTTGCAAAAGGAAGTGCTGGATTTATGCTTAAAAGTGCTAGATTCGGTGCTAATGCTCTTGCTAAGTTTGGGGATAAAGCAGGTAAGATTCCTGGTGTAGGAAGTCTTATACAAAAGTTCTTGAGTCTTCCTGTTAAACTTTGTGATTGGATACTTAAAACTAAACTAGGTAAATGGCTTCAAGAAAAAGGTCTTACTAAAACTCTAGAATGGTTCAGAGGAAAACTACATAAATTACTAGAAAAGATAGCTCCAAAGCTTTCTAAGAAGATAGCTGAGAAAAGCGCTAAGAAAGGCGCTACAGGGCTGTTAAAACGTCTTCCAGGTATAGGGCTTACTATACTACTAGTACAGGCTTTCTACGCTGCATATCAAGGTTATAAGCACGCAGGACAGCTTTTAAAAGTAGATGATAGTAAAGTTGGTACTGGACTTAGAGTAAAGACAATGTTTGCTAAGTTACTTTATGACGTAGGTCCTGAATTACTTGTGGCTTTATTAAAGCTTACACCAGGTGGATTTGCAGGATTTGCTCTAGATATAGCTATAATCGTTCTTAAAGAAATGATTACTTGGGATGTACTTGTAGATTTCCTTGAACTTGGAGCGGAACTTAGAGAACAAAAATCAGAAGAAGTTAAAGATAAAGCAACAGAATCTAAAGTATCTGCAGAAGTAGCTAAGGCAGAGAAAGAAGAGACTGCTGATGCAGATAGTAATGCTAAGAAAGAAGCACAAGAAATATCTAGATCTCGGGATAAAGCTTGGAGTGAAGATGTATCTGCTACTGGCGTTGCTGCAGCTGGTTCTACGGCCGCTGCTATAGCAAATAATGCAAGCTCTAACTTAAATCTTAGTGGTAATGGTCTTAGCGATATAATAAGCTCTGCTACAGAAAAAGCTGTAAGTCTGGCTGTTTCTGCTGGAGTACAACTTCCAATGGTATCTACTGATAAAGAAAAAGTAAGTATGATAGTTAATAATGTTATTAAGAATAAAGTAGAGCAATACTCTGGAAGAGTTAAATATGGTATGGGATCTAAGGATCCAGATAGTGGTCAAGTAGACTGTAGTGGATGGGTTTCATTCATATTTAGAGCTATAGTAAGAGAATTCCAGGCTAATAATATAGAAGTTCCTGATAAATGGAATAGTCTGTTCTCTAAATTAAATGGAGAACAAGGAGCAGCAGGTATTACTGCCTTTGCTAATATAGCAGGAGGACTAGTTCGTGCTAATGAAGTAAAACCTGAAGAAGTAAAACCAGGTATGATAATAGGTCTTGCTCCTATTTATAGTGGTAGAGAAAAGTCTCGTACTGCTGGAAGATTCTTGAATATAAGTCATATTGCTATGGTATATTACGATAGTACTGGAGCATATGTAACTGAATCTGCTGGAAAGACAGGAGTACGTGGAAAAGTAGATATAGGAAGATATCTGCTTAATATGAGTAATAGATTCGCTTTATATATAGGAGATCCTTTTGGTATATACAGAGGACTTATGAGTAATGTAAAGAAATTCGATACTAATGGAAACGAACTTGATATGAAGCAAGTATTGGCTGGTAAAGCATTGGGTGTATCTGATGGAGATGCATTTAAGATGGTAACTGGTAGTGACAACGCATCTTTCAGTGTTCAAGGAAATGCTGCTAGAGCTGCAGCACAAGTAGGTGCTGGTGCTATGAGTTCTTTAGCCGGAGCTGGAGCGGCTGCTGCTGTAGCAGGAGCATATTCTAGTGGCGGAGGCGGAGGAGCTACTCTAACAAGTGGTACTGGAGAATCTGTTTCATTTGATTATGGTGGCGGCGGAGAATTTAAAGCAAATGATCCGAATGGTAACTGGAACAAACTTAAAGGAATGTTCGTAGCTGTAAGTAAATCTACTGGTATACCTGTCGAACTTCTTACTATGATAGCCGCACAAGAAAGTGGATTCGATCCAAATATAAAGGCTAAGACTACATCTGCTACTGGATTATTCCAAATAATTGGTAGTACATGGTCTAGTCTTGCTCCTAGATTGACTAAAGAATTTGGAATACAAAATCCAAATATACGTAATCCATTACATAATACATTGGCTATTGCTTTATATATGAAAGATAATGCTAAGATAATTAAGAATGCTGTAGCAGCTGCTGGAAAGCCTTTAGATGCTGCTGCATTGTATAGTGCAAACTTCTTTGGAGCAGGAGGAGCTAAGGCATTCTTCGAGGCTCTTGCTAGAGATCCTAATACTCCAATGACTAGTGTATTTAAACCTAATGTAATAGCTGCCAATAAATGGCTGGCTGGACATACTACAGGAAGTCTTTATAATTGGTTACAAGAAAAGATGAATCCTAAGAACCTTGGATCTAAATATG